AATTGCTTAAACATGTTTTCCGGTTGTTCAAGTTTAACTGAAATTCCAGAAACTTTAAGAATTCCTGATTCAGTTACTAATTGCTCAAGTATGTTTTCCAGTTGTTCAAGTTTAACTGAAATTCCTTCAACTTTAACAATTCCTAACTCAATCACCAATTGCACAGCCATGTTTTTCAGATGTTCAAGTTTAACTGAAATTCCAGAAACTTTAAGAATTCCTGATTCAGTTACTAATTGCGCATCCATGTTTTCCGATTGTTCAAGTTTAACATCTGATATAAGTAATATATGGCCAAGTACTTGGAATTATACTGGAACAATTTCTGTACGTCAGATGTTTTATGGCTGTTCAAAAATTGTTGGAACTGTACCTGCTGATAAATTGTGGAATTCTGGAAAAACATTTAATGCAGATTCTTGTTTTAGAAATTGTACATCATTAACTAATTATGATGAAATACCTGATACGTGGAAATGACAAGATTTCAAACATTATATAAACAAATTTTAGATGGATCAACATCAACGGGTGATATTTGTACTGCGCACCCAGATTTTAGATGTCCTGTTACAAGACCAGGATTTAGTGATGATTTTTCATTTATCGTAAATGAAACAGTAAAATCAGTAGAACTTACTCCAGTTCCTGATTATGTTTTATATGAAATTTTAAAAAACTTAAAAAGAAATAAAAATGTTTTAAAAATCTCATATAAGAAAATAATTGAAATAATAGATAAGTCTGAATATGCTTTATCTGACGTGTTTTTAAAATCTATAATTAAATATGCAAATGATATCTCAGGAAATCTTTATGTAATTTTACTAAACTTATCTAATTTTGAAGAAAGTAAATTAGTTTTATCAGAATTGCAAAGTCAACTTAACAATGATGAACGACTATATCAAGTTTTAAGTATTCTTCAAAAACAAAATGTGCAGGATCTTCAAGGTTTAACAATTATTAAAAAAGATATTCAAATTGAAAAATATAAAGATTGTTTTATAATTTTGAATAAAAAAGATAATTGGAAAGATACGTTAGAACATGAATTTAAACATTTTATTCAGAGAGTATGTTCATTTGATGAAAATTTGCCAAAGATAGTAGTTGGTTTTAGTTTAGAAAAAGTAGATTGTTTGAAACCATTTTTAAAACATGATTTTACTTATCAAGAGATAAGTCAATTGCAAAATTTTTTAAGAAATAAATTGAGCAAGTCAGAACAACATCAATCAATTACAAGTATGATTAAATTCTTTATTAGATGCTACGAAACTTCATCAGATAAATTTACTTTAAATCATAAGAAAATGAACATTAAACAAGTTGAAGGATTAGAGAAATCACTGAGAAATCAAATAAGATTGCAATGGTTAAGTGAATTTTTATCTAAAATTAATTCGTTTGATATATTCGATTATGATTTAATTAAGAATTATATTAGAAATCATGATAGAGTTTTAACTAAAGAATTAAAATTGCAGTTTATGTGCTTGTTATATCTTTATGTCAAAGAATTGAATGTGATTGATATTGATAAAATTTTGAAAGAAGAATTTGAGCAATTTAAATTTAGAAACATTTGATCCTTATAAATAAGGTGCAGAGCACCTTATTTATAAATATGCACAAGCTGAATGTCATTTTGATATTCAGCTTTTTTTTTTATGTGATTGGAAAAAAAAAATAAATAATAAAAAATTGAAAGCGTTCTAATGAAAGTAAAAATTGGAAAATGTTCTCATAGATGTAATTACATACATAGATGGGGAGAGTTAAAGCCTGAAAAATATAAAACTGATTCAGATATGGTTATTGTTCAAGTTAAAGATAAAGTATTTGGAACTAATTTGGACGTTATTCCAGGATTAGTAATGTCATTAGACGGAAAAATTATGATACATAGAAAGCCATGAAAGTACATTTTGGAAAAAATATATCTTTTAATTCAGATTTAGTTGAAATGCTTAGTCCATCTAATCTGGAAAATAATATAATCTATGTTAAAGATAATCAATTGATTTTACTTCCTGCAGGAATGAATAATCAATATCTTCATTTAAAAGATGGAGGCGGTCTTTCATGGGAATATATTAATCCAGATTTTGATCAAGGTGTATGGGTTGTAGCATTATATTCAGATCAATATCAAACTATAGATGGATATGGATCTCCAGTTGATCCAAATCCTTCTGGTGAATTTACATATCCAGTATCTATGGATATGCCTTGGGTAGATGTTGAAATTGCATCATTAACAGGATTTACTGAAGCTAGATGGAATTATGATTATCATCTTAGTCCACATCCTGATTTATTTCCTCTGGCAGAAATTGGCGGAGTATTTCTTGCTGAAAATGCAGGTGGAGATCATTTGAATATTGATGAATATGATTTATTAACAGTTAATGAAAATATTATTTCAATTAATCCTCCAGAAAGTGTTGATACAGATATTCCCAGTAGTATATTTGCTGAAGAAGTAACTCTTAGAACATCGCCATATTATCCTCAAAGTAATAATGATGGAATATGGACAATTTCTGCATCTAATTCATATAGTGATTGGTATCCTTATGAAATATTTAATAAATCATTTGGAAGAGGTAATGCCTGGTTATTAGAATATAATAAAGAACTTCCTCAATGGATTGAATGGTCAAATAATTTAGAAAAACCTGTAAAATTAAATTCATATACAATTAAAATGGCGTATGAGAATACAACAAAATATGGATTTAAAAAATGGAAATTTGAAGGATCTAATGACGGTAAAATTTGGGAAACAATTCATGAAGAAGAATTAGAATCTACACCTGCTGCTGGAGTTACATTAAAATATAATCTAGGCCAAACATTTGAATTTAGCAGATTTAAAATAACAATTTTAGATGGACGAGATAACAATTATACAGGAATAGATGAAATAGAAACATTCTATTCTGGAACCTACAATTAAAATTATATAATATTAGGAGAAACTTATGGCAACTTCATATGAAGATTTTTCGACTATTCATTATCAAGGTCGAGAATATTATGTTGTATATATTGATCCTCAGAATTTATTCTATGGAGGAGAAATTAAGGATGATTACGGTAATGTAATTTCTGGTGAATTAAAACAAGATTATACTGCACCAGAAGGTGATCAAATAGGCGAAGATGGACAAGATAAAAGACCACCTGAATCATTAAGAGATGGAACTACACCAGAAAAGGCGTTAGCTTCTTTTCCAGATGATTTACGTTGTCCTATCATGCCTCGTACAAGACATTTAACTAAAGAACTGCTTAATAACATGAATAGTTCTTCAGAACCATTTTCAATTCCTACATCAGCATATTTTGATGGAAATAAATATGGTGTCTGTTATTTAATTAAACGTACTGAAGCATATACTGATGGTGCATATACAAATGCTCAAAGAAAAGCATCACCAGCGATAAATTACGATGTTCCACTATATCCACACAATGAAACTTATTCAGCAAATAGAGATAGAAATGTTCCATATTCACTTAGAAATATTATGTTCTTAGGATGTCCAAAAGAAACAGATGAATTATGGTATCTTCTTCCAGATGAATTAAAAACAGATCCAAAATGGGGAGCTTCTCCTGCTGAACGTGCTCATATTTATGTTGATATTACTCCAGATGGATATCCAAATATCGTAGAAGATTCATCAAGTAATTCATCAACAATTAAAGTTGATGATAGTGGTAATAATGAGTTTGCGATTATTCATATTCAAGATCCAAATTTTCAATCTATTGTAATTAATAGATGTTACATTTATAGAAAATGCAAACAACATGATACTGGTACTTATGGAATGAGAGGAATATTTGATATTTTTAATGGTTCTGATCGTTCATCTACAAATTGCATTATTCAAAATTCAAAATTTGGTTTTTGTGAGCTTACAACTAGAAATGATGATGGAACAATTTATTGGACTGAAGAACATTGGAATTTTGAAAATGATAAATGGACTAAAGCTAAACATGATATTTTAAGAGCTAGACGATATTTTAATATAGAATCATATAGAAATTGTAGATTTGATAATAATATTATTAATTATCTTCCAACAAATTCAAATGGATATGGTCCATCAAGTGATAATTATGGATATATGGCTGGCTATAACCATAGTGGCCAAGCAAGTCCTAAAATATTTGATAATAGATCATCAAAATGGCTTACGTTTTATGGCAATCAATATAATGGAACAACACTTCATTATGGTGTTTCAAGTAAATGTAAATCTGATGGAGTAACACTTGGTCCAAAAGGAACAGCAATTCAAGCATTAAATAATAAACTTTGTATTATGACTGCTCCATCAAAAGTAGGATGGAATACAGATACAGAGACTCGTAGGGCTTCTACAAGAGCACAAGGATATTGTTTAAATATTTCAGCATATAACAAAACTGGTCAAGGTAATTTTAATTATTCTGCATTTTATGAAAGATCTAACGCAGAAATTTATGGTCTTGATGTAAAATATATTTTTAATAAAGCAACCACAAATCCAAATTATGTTCCTCAAACATTTTATATTAATGGATTTAATAAAACAATTATTAAAAATATTACCGCTGATTTCCAAAAAGATGAAGGTGGAAATATTATTGACGCGGTATTAAACAGTCCCGTTGAGCCAGAAGCATTGGCATTAATGTATGATTCTATCTTTGAAATTGGTGTTTCTCAATTTGATATTAAAAATATTGATATTAAATTACCAAGATGCTGGTATATTAGAAGTTGGGATCAGGCTAATCCTAGAGCGCTTTACATTTATAAATGGGAAGAAATTAATAGAAGAAAAGATTTAGGTCGCGTTGAAACAATTTCTGATCTTTCAGTATATATGGCTAATGGAACAGGAGAATCTGCAACTGCTTCAGAAGGTTATGGATCAAAAGAAATGACAATTAATTATGATACACAACGCATGGCAATGTATCTTGATTTTAGAAATTATGGAAAACAAACTGTAAGAGGAAATGGAATTTCTGTTTCTAATTACTGGGGTCCAGGATTATACGCCAGAGGTATTCAAATGCCAGAAGGTTCTGTTAGAGTTTATGGAACATTTGAATGCAATAATACTGTTGGAACAGTTGAATTTGTAAAATCTGCTCGTGAAGGAAATATTTTAAATACTGGTTCTGGATCTGTTATCAGAGTTAAAAAAGTACTTGTAGACGTTTCTGATAAAACAGACGTTACTCCAATTATTAAAAATTGGCCAACTGATAACAGATATTTTGGTGAAGCTGATGATCCAAACAGCAGAGCTATTGCGAATGATAACTGGAAATGGATACATGGATCAAACGAATACATTACAGATCTTGGTGATAATGCTATGCTTGAAAATGGTGCATATCTTCTTATCGATAGATGTAATAAAGTTGTGTTATCAGATATTGAATTTCAATCTGTAGAATATGGTGATAATTTCTATGGAATTACATGCTTAAATGAAAATGATAGAACTTTTGATTTAACAACAGAAGATGATGCAGTTGGAAACGGCCGCTACTGTCAAAGAACTAAAAATTATTACATTCAACCATTTTCAATTCGTAGAAAAGCTGGCTCTCAAGCTTCATTACTTGTTTCTAACAGATCTGGTAATTCTGATACAACTGAATGTGTAATTGGTAGAATCCCATTTAAAGGTATTCAAGTAAGATGCGTTGATGAAGATGGCGAACCATTAAGTCCTGGTAGATACAAACTTGAATTATTCTGCGCATTAAAGAATTGGAGATTATCAAGTGAATTTCTAGAAGGTGTTGATATTGAAGGAATGGAACATTCAGATCCCAAATTTGTAGATCAATACATTCTTGACGATTTCAAAAATCTTCTCGCATGGGAAGCTGTAGTAACAACTACACTTGATGAAAATAACAAATATGAAAAAATCTACTCAAGCGTAAGTGACGGATACTACGAAATGAAAGAATTTGATGATCATGCTGCAAACCCAAATGATCCAAATGATCCTGATTACGAATGGGAGTGGGAAGGAGACCGCTTCATTAACACTTATGATTATAGATTTAAATCTACAATTATATTAAATATTGAAGATCCTTCAAAACCAATTAATGTTAGACTTCATTTTAACACATATAACGCGCAAGGCGGATCGTTTTACTGCGATCCGGGCATGCAGTTAAAGCCTCTTGAATAACTGTAAAATAAATTTTGGGTTTAAAATGGTTATAGAAAATACTTCCTATAACCATTTTTATTTAGAGCGAGCTAAGATGATTGAACGTTTAAAACTTTTGTTTAAAGATAGAAATATTCGATATAATAGATTAGAAAATTTAATTAAAATATTAAAAACGGACACTGAATGCTATAACTTTTGTATTTCTATATTTGAGAAAGAAAAATGTTTTAAAGATTTAAAAGAAGTTTTAATTCATTTGGTAGACGGAATTGAATTAAGAAAGTGTAAAAAGTGTGGTAAAAATATTTTATTTGAAAAAGTCTTAGAGTATAAACGACATAATAGAGAAATTAATTATTGTGATAGAAAATGTGCTCCGAATAATTTTAATACAGAATTTGCTAAAAGAAAAAGGATAATGTTAGTTAATCCATTTTCTAGAGAAGATGTTAAAGAAAAAATTAGAAAAACAAATTTGGAAAGATATGGATATGAAAACGTTTCTTCAAATGAAGAAATTAAGAAAAAGAAAAACATTTCTTTGTTAAAATATCGAAATTCAATTTCTTATAAGATGAAGAGGTTAAAGTCATTTTCTAAATTTAAAAATTATGTTGTTCCAGCATTTACTGCTGAAGAATATGATGGAATTTTTAAAGAATATAAATGGAAATGTGTAAAATGTGGTAATATTTTTACACAAAAATTAAGATCAACTAATCACATAAAAGAATATGAAGAAGTGCCAAGATGTTTAAAATGTTATCCATTTTTAAATGCTGGTGTGAGTAATAAAGAGAAAGAATTGGTAAATTTTTGTAAGCAGTTTTATCCAAATTTGATTGAGAATGATAAAACATTAATTGATCCTTATGAATTAGATATCGTAATTTCTGAATTACATCTAGCTATAGAATTTAATGGAGTTTATTGGCATTCATGTTTTTATAAAGATGAAAATTATCATTTAATGAAAACAGAGTTATGCGAGTCTAAAGGTTATAGATTAATTCATATATTCGAAGATGAATGGAATGAAATTACTAAAGAAAAACTAAAACAAATTCTTGAAAATAAAGAAGTAATTCAACCTGGAATCTATTCGAGAACTTGGTTCAGCTTACATGATAAAAGGTACTTAGCAGCGATTCATTCAGAACCAATTTTAATGAATAATAACTGTTATAACTGTGGTGAAATAAAAATCTTAAAGGTTAACTGATACGAAATATGACGAAATTTAATAAATTATATGATAAAATTTTAAATGAATAATTATTCTATATTTGATTATGAACAACTTGAAAGTTACTTGAATACACGTGAAAAAGTAGTAACATATGATATTCAAGTACAGTTAATGTGTTTGTTTTATCTATATGTAAAGAATATTTTACCACAATATAAGATTGATGATATGATAAAAAATGAGTTTAAAATTTTTAAGTTCAGAAAAGTTTAATTAAAATGATCTTTTCTTCCTTTTAATTTATCATAAGCTTTATATGCATCTTGAACAGTGATATGTTCTTTATAACCAAGATAGTCTGTTTCAGATTGGTTATCACGTTTCCAACTTAATCCTTCATCTTTAATTAAATCTTTAATTCTATTAGCAAACCAAATTTTTATCTTTTCATCAGACATATCTAAATATGGATTATAATTGGAATTCCTAAAACGGTTTGGTTCAATTTCAATGCAAATTTGACCATTCTCAAAAATAATATCTGCAAATAACCAATATTTTTCAAATGGTTTATAATTTTCCCATTTTCCGTCAGACAGCTGTCCGCATAACACTTTTCATAATTTCATAGTCTTTTTCAGTAGTAAGACCTGTTGGAATTATACGAGGACTCTTATTATCAATACTTTCATTCATTTCTGAAATAAGTTTTAAATAAACATTTTCAAAGTTTGTCATTATTATTATCACTTCATTTATATAAAATATTTATAAAATCAAACGTTAACTTAATACTTTTCTCCAACATTCAATTCTGATATCTTTTAATTTGTTTACTAAAAAGTTTACCAGTAGAAAACTGATAAAGAAATCTAGACACATATATAGGGCAACCAGATATTAGAATATTTGTAGATATTAAAATAAAATTAGTTTATTTTAAAATTATAAAATTTTGAAAGGTTTAATTAAAATGGATATTATTAGAAATTTTCCAAATGTAATTGTATTTCATCATGATGATGCAGATGGTATTTGTGCTGCATTTACAATAAAGGAAAAATATGATAATAGTTTGAATGATCCTGAATGGGATAGAAATGTTACTTGTATTTCATGTAATTATCGGTGAAAAATATAATTTACAGTTTTTTAAAGATAAAGTTACTGAAAATATTCAAGATGGATTAAAAACTGTTATTTATATGGTTGATTATGCAATTCAGCCAAATGATGAAATGATTAAGTTTTGGAATTGGTGTAAAGCAATGGAATATGAATTTGTTTGGATTGATCATCATATTACAGCAATTGAAAATTTAGGTCATTATTCAATAACAGGATTAAGAAATATTAGAGAATCTGGATGTATGAATACATGGAAATATATTCATAATGATGAAGCGTCACCAATGATTCTTAGATATGTGAATGATTTTGATATTTGGAATAAAGCGTCTATTTATTCATGGGAAAAGACATTATTTCCATTGATTTATTTTCTTGAATCTCTTGGTTCTGATTTAAATGATAATGAGTGTGAATTAGTTAAAACACTTAAAGCTTGTTTTACTGATAATATTAATACAGATAATATTATTAAAATCGGGCAATATATTTCAAAATTTGTTAACAATCAATATGCAAGAGCACTTAGACGTATTAAAGAAGTTGAATGGAATGGATATAGATGTTTTGTTTTAAATTCATCGTTTAAGGGTTCTGAACAGTTTTATCAATATGAATCTGAAGATGGAAATCCAGCAGATCTTATGATAGTATGGTCATATGATGGAAAGAAATATACTTTTAGCATGTATACTACAAAAAAGAATATTGATGTAGGTCAAATTTGTCAAACATTTTTTAATGGTGGTGGTCATAAAGGAGCAGGTGGTGGATGTTCATCTAAATTTCCATTTTATGAATTATAAACCTATTTAAAGTTTACATTTTTTATTGTATTGCTATTTTCTAATAGAATCTCCGTAAAAATAAAAATTATGAAAGGTATTTATTAGAAAAATGAAGATTCCGTATGATGCAGATCTGTTTGATGAGGATAATGATTTCAATGAAGAAGTCAAGAACTTTGAAAAGATTAGACAGAAAAAGCAGCAGTCAAAAATGAAAATGATGTATCATCAGGACAATAAAAAGCGTAATAAGCCTAAACGTGGTGGAAAAGATGTCTGGGCTAGCAATTAAGAATATTTCACCTATCGAGCTGGATAATGTATTTTATACAGCTCGTTTTTTTCAAAAAAACATTTTAGAACCGCTTGATATATCTTTAGACAGTATTTCATTTTTAGGTTCTACTGGAAAAAAAGATATTTCTGGTGATATGGATATTGCGATTGAATATCCAACGGCGTCTAAAATTACAAAAGATAAGTATGTTCTTGCTGACATGATTTGTGATAAAGCAAGTTCACTTGGTCTGCAGACAAATAATAGAATTAAAACCGGTTTTCAGATGGTTCATATTGGATTACCGATTTGTGATAAAAATGGACCTACTGATAAAATTTGTCAGCTTGATTTAATGTTTGTCTTAGATTTATCTTATGCACAATTTAAATATGATGCTCCTGGTAAAGGTGAATCTAAATATAATGGAGCAATTCGTTCCATGTTAGTAAATTCTTTTATTAAAGAAGCGTCAATTTCATGTCCAGATAGATTTAAAGATAATGATGCAATTCCATATGTTGTAGATGGAAAAGAGATTTCTCCATATATTACATATGGATTTTATGCTCTTGGTCCAGATACAATTCAATATAATGTTAAAACATATCGAGGAAAAAAAGGAAAATTTCTTGTTAATCCAAGAAAAATAGAAGAAGAATCTAAAAGCTGTGGTTGTATGGTTAATCTTCTTATTTCTGGTTTATTTAATAATATTGTATCAAATAATACGAAACTTGAACAAACATATGTTGAACATGTATGTCATACATTTGAAAATCTTTGGAATTCTATTATGATTTGTAATTTTAAAGATTCAACGTTGAAAAATAGAATTACAAAAACATTTATAAGGTTGTTCAATGCAGCAAATAAATGGCAATATACAGATGATAAAAAACTTACAATGCCAGAAGAGGTTATAACATATGCAAAAGAACATAACATCAACATTAACGACTCCACGCAAGCCTCTTAAAAAACTAACTCAACTCAATGAAAAAGAGCAATTTCATTTTCTTGAATTGTTTAATAATCATACATTTAAAGTAACAGAAAAAGTTGATGGAATGGCTTTTCGTCTTTATTTTAATAAAGACAAAATGTTATTTGAATCATCTTATTCTGGGCTTGTTGAAAAGGATAGTTTTATTTTTCCAGATATAGCAAATATATTAGATGAAATGTCTAAAATTAAAAATTTGTTTGAGTATCCTATTAAACTTTCTGGTGAACTTATTTGGAATTACGGAATTGATGAAAATAAGAACGGCAGTACTTTTGCACCAGTTTGCACAAAATATACACCAAGCATCACATTTACTGGATCATATTTTGTAATTTTTGATATGTATAAAGTTGAAGATGATGAACTTATTTTAATTTCAGATAATGAATTTAAACAAAATATGTTAAATATTTCATTTACTGCCGAGGATGAAGATGCAGTTCAATATATTAATGGTAAGTCATTGACATATGATTTTTCTGATATTAAATCCAAACAATTTTTAAATTTTATTGATTTGTTAAAATTGTTTGAAATTAAAACAGATTCTTTACAATCTCATTTATGTGATGTTAATGTCGAGTCGCCTATTGAAGGAGTTGTGATTACTTTTGATACTGGCGAGCAATATGGAGTTTTTTCCTCAAAATATAAATCAGAAAAAGAAAAATATTATTCCTTTTTTAAAGAAGCAGAAGATATAGAAAAGAATTTTAAAAAAGTGGTATATGGATATTCATTAACTTCAGCTATTAAGAAGTATAATGCTCATTTAACTAAAGATGCAAAAGAAAAATATAGCACAAATTTTTTGAATTGTTATTATGCATTAGTTGATAAGAAAAATAAAATACATAGTGCTGTTAATAATGATATTATTCCACGTACATGTGGAATGTTTCAGGAATTTTTAATTCTTAAAAAAGCTGAAAAACTTATGAAAAATAATTATATGTCATATATTGATCCAAATTTATGTGATTTTAATCTTTCTACACAAAATTATTCATAATTTTGTGCTATTTTAAAATAAAAAAAGGTAAAATTATGCTTGGAAAAATTAAAGAAGTAATCGATCGTCTTAAAAATAATAATTCTGCAACTGAAAAGCTTAATATTCTTAGTGAATACAAAAATGATAAAGATATTGTAAAGTTTTTTCAGTATTGTTATGACAGCACAAAACTTTATGGAGCTTCTGCTAAGAATATTGTAAAATATTGGCAGAATTATACTCCTAACTATATTGCAAATTTTGATCAGGCATTTGATCTTTTTGAACTTTGTGATGATTTAAATGCACGAAAATATACAGGTAATTCTGCTCTAGAAAAGATTATTACATTTATTGATTGTAATAGAGAATATGAAGAAATTCTTTTGAATTTCTTTGATCGAAATATGAAAATTGGAGTTGCAGTTACTCAGCTTAATAAAGCATTTGGTAATGTGATTCATGTTTACGAAGTTCCTCTTGCACAAACTTATGATGAGAAAAAACACGATAAATACAATCTTTCTGATTATTATATTCAGAGAAAATTAGATGGTGTGAGAGTTACATCATTTATTCAATTTGATCAAAAATTAAAATCTATTTCTGTTAAAACTATGTCAAGAAATGGAAAAGAATATACAACTCTTGAAAAAGTAACAAATGAGGTTATTGATCTTTATAAAAAATCTCCATTTTATGGTGTAAATACAGTAATCGATGGTGAAGTATGTCTAATTGATGAAGATGGAAAAGAAGATTGGAATGGAATTGTTTCAGAAGTTCGTAGAAAGGATTATGTTGTAGAAAATCCTCGATATGTCATGTTTGATATTCTTACTGAAGATGAATTTTTTGGAATTCGTCAAAGTATGAATTATTCTGTTCGTTATTCTAATCTTAAGAAATTTTTAGCAAACAGTAAAAGTACAAAACATCTTGCTGTTGTATTTTCTGTTCCTTACACAACTGAAAATTTTGAACGACTTAAAGAAATGTATGTTGATAATGAAAAATGGGAAGGATTTATTTTTAGAAAAAACTGTCCATTTAAATCAGGTCGTTCGAATGATCTTTTGAAATATAAGCTGTTTAAAGATGCAGAATTTGTTGTAACTGGAACAATTAATGGCGAAAAACTTATGCTCAATGATAAAGGTGTCATGGAAAATATGAATACTTGTGCAGCACTTACAATTGAGTATAAAGGCCATCCTTGTCAAGTTGGATCTGGGCTTTCTGATGAACAGCGTCGTCTTTGGTTTGAACATCCTGAAGAAATTATTGGAAAAGTTATTAATGTTAAATATAAGCAGGAAAGTCATAACCAAGACGGTTCGGTTTCTCTTCAATTTCCAGTTTTGAAAATGGTTATTGGAAAAGAAAGAGATTTCTAAAATGAATGATATGATAAAATATCTTTATAATTGTCTTGTTGATATTTCTGAAGAAAATTATATTTAGAAATGAAGAACCTAATTGAATTGATTTCTGTTATAGTGTTATCACTTTTCTTGATATCTGGTATTGTTATATATATTAACAATCATGTAGAAAATACCATAAATCAGAGAATACCAGAATTAACACAAGCAAATATATCAACTTATTATAAGTTAAAACTGATTTATCAGGAGAATTTAAATGCAAAATATCAATAAAATTATGTTGCCAGCGGTTATATTTTTAATACTTGCACTAATGTTTCCAGATGTATCGATTTTAATAACATGTGCATTAACATTTGTATGGGGATTTTTGACAGCATTTGTTTTAATGGCACTAGTAATATGTTATTTGTTCTTTTCTAGTTTTATGCCTTCTATTAGAATTTTTTATTATAAAGAAGGATATAAAAATGGTTATGAAGATAAAAAGAAAGAAAATAAATTTGATGACATGAAATTTTTCAATGTTGATGAAAAACTAAAATGATTCGTTTGTCACAAAAACTTTTAAGAAATTATATTGAAGTCCATCCTGAATGTTTTTCTGAAGTGGAGAAATATCCAGGATGGACTGTTTTTGATGTTGTAAAAAATAAAATTCAACCCGTTTCTCTAAGATATTGTCTTACTTGTCGGCAAACTTCTTCCATATAAAGCATGTAGAAGAGGAACAAATTACTGTAATCGCTCTTGTCAAAATTCAAATAAAGACATAATTGAAAAGAAAAAGCTCACTTCAAAAGAAACGTGTTTAAAGAAATATGGTTTTGAACATCAATCCAAAAATCCAGAAATTAAAAGCAAAATTAAACAAACATGTTTAGATAAATATGGTGTAACTACAAATCTTATTTTTGCTCCGCATGACTCACAATCCGCAAAGAAAACTTGTTTAGAAAAATATCGGCGTCACAACCACATTTAACACTCCTGAAGTAAGAAAGAAAACTCTTCAAGCGCAATATTCAAAAGCATTCAAAAGAATTCTTACATGGAATCAGTATATTCTTCCACTATTTTCTAAAGAAGAATATAAAGGTAAACATGAAATCTATCAGTGGAAATGCGCAAAATGTCGGCAATATCTTTACATCGAGTTTAAAATCAAATATTCATAAATTTGATATTTTAAAAGGGATTCCTAAGTGTCCATTATGTTTTCCCATTGGTTCATCTACTCAGGAGCAAGAACTAATTATGTTTTGCCGTCAATTTTTTAAAAATTTAAAAACACATGATAGAACTTTAATTAAACCTTATGAGTTAGATATTGTAATTCCTGATATTCATTTAGCTATAGAATTTAATGGAATTTGGTATCATTCGATTGAAGCACGGAACACCACCTGGTTATCATTTGATGAAGACAGAGAGATGTGAACAGCTTGGTTATAGGCTCATACATATTTGGGAAGATGAATGGAATGAAGAAACAAAAGAAAGATTGAAAAGTGTTTTTGAAAATAAAGAAGAAAATGATAATGAAATTACTTTATTTAAAAGAGATTGGTACTCCATAAAAGATTTTGATAATGTAGAAGAAATTCTACCTCCATCAATTGAAAATAAAGGAGGATATCATGTTGAAAATTGTGGTTATTTTAAAATAAAAAGAAGTAAAGGTGTATAAAGAGAATGCCAAAAGTTATTCATTCAGTTCATTTCAGAGGTGATTCCTATGGATGTGGTTGGTATAGGGAATTGTTTCCTTCCATGTTGTTACAGACGCTGTTAAATGCGGATGTTCAGTTTAGAATTACTGATACATTATCTATAATTTCTGATCCTAACTTTTATCGAATGGTAGATGGTGGAATTAGGATGGTTCGTTTACAGAGATGGTATGGTAAAGAAAAAGCTGCATTTATGAAGAATTTTCTTAAGCCATTGGCTGATCAATTAGGAATGTGGTTAGTATATGAAATTGATGATTTGCTTATATATGATGAGATTCCATTGTATAATATTGCAAAACCTCATTATTCATATGAAAGAGTTGGTGATTCAGTTAAAGAAATTATGGAAATGTGTGATTTGATTACTGTTTCTACAGAATTTCTTGGAGATGTTTATCAAAAGGCATTTAAGATTCCTAAAGAAAAATTTGTTGTTGTTCCAAATTATCTACCAAGATGGTGGATTGGTGAAGCAATGAACATTGATCGTCAAATGAATTTATGGAGAAATACAAGAAATCAGCCAAGAATTGCATTTTGTTGTTCAACAAATCATTTTGATGTTCAGAATAAGAATAATGGTGTTGATGATTTTACTCATTTGTTTCCATGGATTAAAGCAAATATTAATAAATACAAATTTATTTTTGTTGGAGGATTTCCACAACAACTTAAAGAAGAAGTTCAGCAAAAGAAAGTTGAATTTCAGCCACCATCTGATTTATTAAATTATCCTAGAGAGATTCAATTAAGAAATATTGATTTGTTAGTTGCACCATTGATTGATAATACATTTAATAAATGTAAAAGTAATATTAAATTCTTGGAATTTAGTGCATTAGGAATTCCAATGGCTGGACAGAATATTTTGACATATAACAAATATACAGACGTTGTATTCAATGATGCAAATCAGCTTGACAATATTGTTCATCAATTGTTCTTTTCAAATAATGCAGAAAAAGTATATAAAGATTTAATTCTTCATAATAGAAATGTTATTGAAAATGGTGATAAGCATTCACCTAAAGGTTATTGGTTAGAAAATAATTCAAGTCTTTATTATAATCTTTATTCTATGAATCCGAAAACTATTCATTTGAGTTTGTGATTACATAAAAGTTGAAAATGGAAGTGTAAATAAAAGAAATTTTTAATTATTTTTCAATTATTTCTCTAAAATGTTTAGTTCTTTTTAAGTATCTTCTCAATTAAAATAGAAGATGATTAAATAAGTTTAGTGAGATGATATACACTTTGCTTCTTCTAGTAGAGCTAATTCACTTCCGTCTTTAAAGCTGTTTCACTCCTTTTCAGCTTTTATGTATATCATCTCACATTTTTAGTTTAATTTGAAGATAACAGGAGTGAAATATACAATGTTTATAAACTTTTTTAAAAATCTTTTTAAAAAAAGAAAAACTGTTAATAATTTAAGACGAAATTTGAATTCATATACAGATAGTAAGACTAAGAAAGAGACAAAGTCTTCTGTGTTTTATGATAGAAATAATAATCGTTTTCTTAAGCTTGATAATAATGATGTAGCACTTGTTATGCATCCTGGAAATGTTGTAGAAGTTGTTTTAACAAAGATGACAGATAAAAATAAAGCAATAACTCCAGAAGAAGATTTGGCTATGTCATTAGCTTTATTTTTAAAGCAGAAGGAATTTTGTGAATTGTTAACACACACATTTCATGATCTTGCTATGAGAAATGTTGGTCCATATAATGATAAATTAGAAGAGAAGTAAAAAAATGACAAAAGAATATTCTGTTAATGTTTATGTTGTAACTGATTCTTTAAATGTTCCAAATTATATTAATAATATTATTGATAAAGAATCAAATAATGGCGTTCATAAATTTGCATTTTTTGTTCAAAATGATATTTTTGCAAATTTAGTTGATAAGTATAAAATTTTTGATGATTATGTAGAATTTATGAAAAAATGGGATATTCCATTTGTAATGTACCCATATTATATTCATATGAATTCAGTATTGCCTAGTACAAATAATATACCAAATCCTAATTTACGACTTACAATTAACAGTACAATAACAGATGTGTTAAATTTTCCAGCTTATGGATTTCTTGGAATTAATATTGAAAAAGCTAACAAAATTAATTTTAGATTTGATAATAATTATCCAGTTATGTTTTATCTACAAGATATGATGCAAAAATTTTATGAAAATAATTTAACACTTAGCAATTGTTGCTATCTGGATATTCCAGAATCTTGGAAATATTTTAAAACACACAAAACTGACGGTTATCATGCTGACATTAATAAATTCAATGAAGAAAAGAAAAAATATCATTCTACTGAATATAAATATCTTGCAATGAATGACTTTATTGAAAAATTTAAAGAAAAATATCAGCAAAAGAAACAAAAAGAAAATTTAGTAGCACCATTAATTAATCCAGGTGATATTACTGTGCTTAATATGTAATTTTTAAATAAAGGAGAATTAAATGCAACCTATTGGTAACAAATATCTTATAAAGGTTGAAACTCCTCCTTCTGAAGAAAATATTGGAGGAATTTTGGTTCCATCTGGAAAATCATCAGAAGAAGTTCATTATAGAGGAGTCATTGTAGCTCATGGTACGTATATGACAGAAAAGGAATTAATTCCTGTTGATACAAAAGTTGTTTTTGATTGGAAAGATAAAGAATCTAAGATGAAAATTATTTTGGATGGACAGATTTTTTATATTTGTGATCCAAAAGCAATTTTAGCATTGGATGAGGTGACAGAATGAAATATGGAACTTCTGAATATAATGATGTAACACCTGTTGGAAAGATGGTTTTATTAAAAAAATTGAAGCCGACTCTTGAACGACATTATGGTGATATTGTTGTTCCTTATATTACAAATAAGAATACTGCAATAGGTGTTGCAAAAATAGTTAAATTAGGTAATAAGATTACTAATGAAGATGGAATTAATGTTGATGATTATGTAATGTACGATTATTATTCTGTGTTTGAAGATGGACCTGAATATGTTATTACAAGATCTGAAAATATTTTTATGAAAGTAACTGAAGAAGAAGCAAAGGAAATTTCACGATGAAAGAAGAAAAATTTACATTAAATGTTGCAAGAATTAGAGAAGTTAATCTCCCAACAAAATCATATGCGGCGGCTCGGATTTGATTTTTATATTCCAACCAATCTGCATATTACTGATTTTACAAAAAATGCTGAAATTTATGAAAATAATTTCATTAATCCTGAAACAGAAAAAGATTATGTGTTTTCAAATTCTAAATTTATTTTAACTGATGATTCAATTTATATTGAAGTTCAATTTGCATTAGCAGCAGATAAGCAGTCATTTGTTTATAAACTTGGAAAATCAAGTGATGGTTATCCATTTAAAAGTGTTGCAGAAGTAACATCATGGGTTGAAAGTCCGTCAACACGAATTGCTGCTATTGAGATTCTTCCAGGTGGAAAGGTATTAATTCCATCCGGTATTAAAGCGAATCTTCCACATGGAGTATATTTAAAAGCTGAAAATAAATCAGGAATTTCATCAAAACGAGGATTAATTTTTGGAGCTTCAGTTGTTGATGAAGATTATCAAGGAGAAATTCATATTTGTTTGATTAATCCTACAAAGTCTTCAGCTAAAATTGTTGCTGGTGAAAAAATCATTCAATTTCTTCCATGTTTTTCTCCTAATATGAATGAAGTAAATGAATTTGATGAAGTAAAACTTTTTGAAAATACAAAATCTGAACGTGGATCTGATGGATTTGGATCAACTGATATAAATAGAAGAGAGGCGGACCCTACTCAAACTTTTACAAATACAGAAACAAATATGACAGGGAATACACAGGAAGTTGTAACAAAATCTGGAAGAGGCCGTCCGAAAAAGAAAGTTCAATAAAGAAGTTAATGAATAAAGTTAAGAGGTTTATTTTACGTACCTAATATGGAGCTCATGTAAAACGTAAAAACATAAACATAAGGAAATAAAATTATGACTGATAAAGCAAAAACTGTCGTAAAAAAGATTGTTGAAATTGTAATTTATGTTCTTATTGGTGCTGCTGCAGCAACTGGAATTATCAATTTTGATAAGGTTACAGATGCATTTAAGGCAGGCGAAGCAAATAAGATCGAACAATCTGTTCAAATGTACGCAGAAGAAACTGTTACTACTGTAGCAGATGTTGCTAAAACAGTAGAAGCTAAGGCTGAAACTGCAACAAAGTAAATTTGAACAAAATTCTTTTTATAAAAGGAGTATCATTTAAATTGATGCTCCTTTTTAGTTTATTTTAACATATATAAAATAAAAAATAAAAGTTAAAGTTAGGAAAACATATGAATCTATTTGGACATAATCGGTGGAAATCAATTTTATATTGTAGATTTATCTTATATTATATTTTTTAGTGGATATTCTGCATTTACTACTTATAAACGAAATTTTGATATTAGATCAACATCATTACATCCAAAATTTGATCCTACTTTAGATGAAGAATTTTGTGAAATATTTCAAAGTACTTTAACATATACAATTAAGAAACCATTGCAATCTATTAATCCTTTTATTAATTTAGCTAATGTTATTTTTTGTACAGATTGTGCTAGAAAGAATATTTGGAGAAGAGAATTTTATCCAGATTATAAAGTTAATAGAGATGTAAAAGATACATCTAAAGACGAATTTGATTTCGGTAAAGTTTTTAATTATGCTAAGACAATTGCTATTCCAAATTTGTGTGAAGAATTTGGTTGCATTAGAGTATCTTGTGAATGTGCAGAGGGTGATGATGTTATTGCAGTTTTAACTAAAAAAATATTAAATGATGATATTAAAAATAAAGTTATTATTATTTCTAGTGATAGAGATATGTTACAACTTTATCAAGATAGGGTTACAATTATAACTGCACAAGGACAAGAACGAACTCCTCCAAAAGATATTGAAAAACTTACAAAAGTTAAAGTTGATGATTCTTTTTCTGCTTCTGATTTTCTTTTATTTAAAATTCTTATTGGTGATAGTGCTGATAATATTCCAAATGTAAAAACAGGTATTGGAGCAAAAAAAGCATTAGCATTAGTTACAGATAGAAATAAACTTAAAAAACTTCTTGTAGAAGATTCTATTGCTAGAGAGTCTTTTTCTAGAAATAAACGTCTAATTTCAATGAATGAAATTCCATCTGAAGTAGAAGAAATGATTTTAGAAAGTTATAATCATGAATTAGAAAATAGAGGCATTATCTAAAATGATAGAAGAATCTCATTTTGTATTGAAAACACGAGCACATATATTTTTAGTAATGAGTGCAATAAATCAAACTATAAATTTGTTTAAAGCACGTTATTATGTTAATGATAAAAAACAAGTTGCTGGAAATCCTGATGATTTAAATATTGCTCTGTATTTAAAAGATTGTCTATATCATATTATGCAAAAAGAAGAATTTTGTGATATAGATTATTTGTCAGATAAAGATTTAACAAAAATGCTAAATATTGCATACGAAATAATTTTTGATGATTTAAATGAATAAACCTATTGACAGAACTAAATCAAATTTAAAAATTAAAGAAAAAAAGAAAAAAGATTCTAAGATAGCTGCTATTAAAAGTGAAAGAAAGAAGTTTCGAAATGATTTGATATCAAATGCAAATTTGATATTTGGATTAGATAATGGATCAACTGGAACAATTTCTTGCATTGATAAAGTAGCCGGTACTCTTTCTTTTATGAAAACACCATCTAAAATTGAATTAGATTATACACAAGATATTAAGTATATTAATAGAATAGATACTGTTGAATTAAAAAAATGGTTTGAAAATAATATTTCTTTAGCAAAAGATGATAATAGGTTTATAATAGTAATATTAGAGCGTCCAATGAAAAATCCTACACGATTTGAACAGTCTATTTCTGCATGTAGGGCTTTTGAAGCGACATTGATTGTATTAGAAGAATTGAATCTTAAATATATTGTTATTGATAGTAAACAGTGGCAACACTATTTTTTTGGTAAAAATACGTCAAATATTGATTTAAAATTAGAAAGCATGAGGAAAGGACTTGATGTTTTAAATAAAAATTTTAAAAAACAATATAATGAAATATCGGAAATTATTCAAAAACATGGTGATGCAGATAGTTTATTAATCTGTCAATACATTATCGATCAACAACTTCAAAGGTAAAAAGGAATGCTTGCGTACAATTTTATTAACTTTATTCATGTAGTAGATTTATCTTTATTAAACTTCATTGATTATTCTGATCTTATAGAAGGATCATGTTTATATCAAGATGATGGAAAGCTTCATTTAACGTTAAATTCAAAAACAAAGAAATTTTTAACAAGTTTTATTGTTGATAATATTAATAATGCTTTACATTATGGAAAAACAAATATTGTTATTAATACGTGTAAGCCTATGAAAAACTGGAGACAAACAATTAGAAAAGCTGCAGTAAGAAATAACAAATACTGTATCACTGATGAATCAATTTACATTGATGAATTGAAATTAAATTCATTTGCTGATGCAATTTTTCAAAAATTACCAAAATTAGATTTGAATAAAGTTAATAAAGAAACACAAGAATTAGGTAAAGAAGTATTAAAATTAAATCCAAATGTCAATTATTTATCATTTGATGTAATTGATTTATGGGATGCAAATTGTTTAGCAAAATCATTATTGACAAATATTGGTTCATTAACATTTGATCCTGTTACATATAATGTTATTCAAGATCGGCAATAATGTTTATGAACATTCTCCAGGAATTCCTTCACAAATTGTTGATTCATTTAGATTAAATTTAACACAAAAAGGATTACTTTAAAATTGTAAGTAAAAGATTACTTATGTTCGTTTATTTAATTATTCACCCCTAACTATTAGGAAACAAAAATTATGTTTACAACTGTAAATTTGCCAGTCCAGTCCGTTCAAACAATTATTGATATTGATGATCCACGTTTGGAAATTCCAATTGATGAAGCTATTGCTCGTTTTGCTGAATCAAAGGGATCAACCGTAATTCGTTCACTGTTTGCTGAACCAACTCTTGTTTCTTCAACATTTAGAAAAGATCAAAACATTGAATATAATTATGGAGTAAGCTATATTAACAAAATTACAAAGAAAACTGTTGAAAATGTAAATTCAGATATTAAATATTTTGATGTAAAAGTAAAATATTTTAATGATCGTATTTTTAATTTTCTAGTTCCAGGTTATGTTAAATTCTTTTCAAGAACACTCAATGCATTTGTTCCAGTAGAAAACATGAAGAAATCTGATGTGCTTATTGATTATGCACATAATATTGTACAAATGCTAAAGAAAACTGAATGTGGAGAAGAAATTCCAATGCCTGAAATTTCAGAATTTTATTCAATTCGTCTTTCAAACGAAAAGGCGGAAATGATTGTTCCATTTTATTTTAATGGCATTTTGTCTCATGTTTATTATAATGATTTTCAGAAAAATATTCAACAACCTCAATCCAAATAATTTTTGGAGGATTTAGAATGACAGATCAATTGTTTATTGTAATATTGAACACGGAAGGTGTTCCTGATTATTCAAATCCAATGGAAATTAATGCGAAGTCTAAAAATGAAGCATATAATCTTGTGGCTCAAGACGTTCCTCCAGAAACAATCGCAGGAACATATACGGTTCCGGAATATCAACAGCTTCTTATGAGAATGAGAGGGAAGAGCGGAAATAATCAAAATCAAATTCCACAACAACCTTTAATTCCACAAGAAAATAATGAAGATATATCTGGAAAAGATTTTTTACAAAACAGCATTAATGAAGCTATAAAAGCTGCAAAAGGAAATGTAGAAACACCTCAATCTTTTGAATCATTTCCTCAACAAGTTCCGCAAAATCAAAAACAAATAATTCAGCAGCAACAACCACAAAATATTGTTCAAAATAAGGTTCAATATTTTATGGATGATGGAATTCAATTTAAAATAGATAATGGAGTTTTATATAAAAAGGTGTGGGAAACTGTTCCTACTGAAGAATATATAAATGGTGATGGACAAGTTGTTAAGCCAGAATTTCAAATTATTGTTAAAGAAACTGGTAAAAAGTTTAATTCAACAAAATATGCAGTTCAACAACTGATTTGGAAACCTGTTCAAGCACAACCTCCAACAACACTGATTCCATAAAACATTATTTTATCTTTTATTTAGGTCTGAAATTTTAAATTTCAGACCTTTATTTTTAAAATTAATTAAATAAATAAATAAGAAAAAGAAAACAATAATTATTTAAGTGTTTTTCTAGAATTAATGATTCTAGTTTCAAGTGTCTTTCTAAATTTCATATGAAAGATGAATTTAAATAAGTTTATAAATTTTAAAGGTTAATAAATCGATGCGTATAAGTGATCTTTCAACCTTTGATAGTAAACCAATTTTATGGTCTCAACTTGATGAATTACTTCGTAATAAAAATATTACAACATTAGGAAATCAAGTAAATGTTCCAAGTGGATTGGTTGTACTTGATGATAAAGGTAAAATTCCAGAAGATGCAGATATTCAACATATTTTTTATGTAGATAATGAGTTTCCAACTAGTGGTTTAGTTAAAAATTCATTATATGTAAACTCTGCTGGAGAAGCTAGAGCTACCGATGATAATGCTGAATATATAAACATCTCTTTACAGGTGGTAACAGATTTTTCAACTGTTTCTGATGAAACAGTTGCAACAACAAAAGCTATTAAGGATTATGTCGATACAGCTGTCACAGAAGTAGCAACCGGGACATCTGGTGTATTGTCTTCATATGCTACAAAGGAATATGTTGACAGCGCGGTTGCAAGTGCTTCTGGTGAACAACATATATTTTATGTTGATGCTCTTCCATCTATTGAAGATGCAATTGAAAATTCTTTGTATGTTGTTAAAGGAACAAAAGAGGCTCAAATATTTGATGGAACAGAATATGCTCCAATTTCGTTAGAAGCACTTACAGATTTTTCAACTGTTTCTAATGATACTTTAGCTACAACTCAAGCAATTAGCGCGTTTGTAGATGAAAAAATTTCTAATATTGACATTCCTGATCCAGATTTAAGTGCATATCAACCAGTATCTGGAATGAGTGATTATGCGCTTAAAACAGATATTCCTGATGTTCCTGAAGAAGTTATTTATGTAGATGAATTTCCAACATCAGGACTGCTTGATACAATTTATGTTAACCAAAATGGACAATCAAAAATTTGGAATGGAACTGAATTTGTTTCAATGTCATATGAAATTGTTGATTCAATTTCTACAGAAACATCTCAAAGCGGTGTAGTTGTTCCGTCTGTTCAAGCTGTTATTGATTATGTAAGTGCTTATACACCAACACTTCCAGATAATATTACAACTCAAGGTAATGAATTTAATACTGGTAATCAACTTGTTCAGCTTGTTAATGGAAAAATTCCTGAAAGTTTATATAATGGTGATACTCAGCATATTTTTTATGTAGATGAATTTCCAGTATCTGGAGTAGAAAATTCAATTTATGTAAAAAATAATTCAGAAACTAAATTATATGTATCTGGAACATTTGTTCCAATGTCAGTTGAAGTTGCTACAGATATTTTAACAGCATCGGCATCTAGTGTAGTTTCTGTTTTTGCAATGCAAACATATCTTTCTGGATATTATGCTGATAAAGCATATGTTACTGATGCAATTGCTAATGCTATGTTAAGCGGTGAAGTTGATTTAACACCTTATGCAAAAACAGAATGGGTAACTTCAGAACTTGCTAAAAAGGCAGATTTATCAAGTTTAGTTGATCATATTTATTATGTATCAGCATTACCAGAACCAAGTTCTGCAATTTCTGGATCAATTTATATTATTAGTGGATCTTCTGAAAGTGTATATTTTACTGGAACTGAATTTGTATCACTTTCTCTAGAAACTGTAACTGATTTTTCAACTGTTTCTGATGAAACACTTGCAACAACTCAAGCTATTAGTGCATTTGTTGATGAAAAAATATCAAATATTGATATTCCATCAACTGATCTTAGCAATTACTATACAAAAACTGAAGCTAATGATAAATTTATTACTTCAGCAAATATTCCAGAAGAAGTTGTATATACATCAGAATTTCCAGCATCTGGAGTCAATAATGCAATCTATGTTAACGATGAAGGTCAATCTAAAATTTATGTAAATGATAATTGGATTGATATGTCACTTAAAGTTGACACAGAAATTACCGCAGATGGAGTTAGCTCAGTTCCAACAACAAAAGCTGTTTATGATTTAGTTTCATCTTTATCAGGATCCCCTGTAGATTTAACTAATTATAATGGTAATGTTTCTCTTCATACTACAAATTCAGAACAAGGATGGATGGCAAGTTATTTTGTAGCAGATGGACAAAAAATTCAGATGGAATATACCAATGCTGAAAATAATTCATTTGCTATTGCAAGTTCTAATTTTGTTGGAATTGGTGTTTATAAAATTGATGGTAAAGAATCAATTGAAATTACAAATAATAATATTTCAATTAGCGCTTCTAATTTAACATATAATGGATTTAATACAAATACTGGAAATGGTTTGGTTGAATTAGTTGATGGTAAAATTCCATCAGGATTATATGATACTACAAATATTCCAGATAATACATTATTAGTAGAATCTGTTAGTGATTTTCCAACATCTGGAACTAACAATACTATGTATATTGCTGATTCTTCAGAAGCAAGAATTTATACAGATGGTGAATGGAAAAATATTTCTATTGAAGCTGTAGAAAATTTGGATAATCCAAATCAAACAACAGTTCCAACAACACAGGCAGTTAAAGATTATGTTGATGCAAATACTGGAAACGAAGGAATTTCTTCTGTTACAATAGGAGCTGGTTTAACTGGTAATGGAACTTCTGAGTCTCCACTTAAACTTGATTTATCTAATTATTCACAAGATGGAAATATTTCAATTACTGCTTCTGGTGATGCATATCTAATTGGATCTAGTGAAGTAAGACTTCATGCAAATGGGCCTGGATTAATAACAGTTACTGGTGAAGAACTTGATTTAGAAGCTGGAATTAATTTTAATGTTACTGCAGAAAATATAAATTTTAACTCTCATGCAAAAAATACTGCAGGAGGATTTGCCATTGTTGAAGATTCAGGAAAACTTCCAACATCAATTATTCCTGATGTTGATTTAAGTAATTATTATAATAAAACTGAATCAAATGAAAAATTTGCATTAAAAGATGATGTAAATTCAAAATTAGCATTATCAGTTGTTGAAGATTTTCCAGCTTCTGGTATTAATAATACATTATATGTTAATAATGAAAATCATGCTCAAATTTATGCAAATGATCAATGGAAAGATATTGCACTTGAAGTTGTAGAAAATTTTGAAACTGTAAATCAAACAACTGTTCCAACAACACAAGCAGTTAAAGATTATGTTGATACTATTCAGGTCGGTCCTTCAATGAAAACCGAAGCTACAACTAATGCAATAATATTTAAAAAAGATACTTCAATATATAAAATTGAAGTTGCTAATGCAACAACATTTACATTTGATTTTAGTCAATTAGATGAAAATAATTGTTATACATTTGAATTATGGGTAAGTATGTCTACACCTGTAACATTAACATTTCCATCAGATGTTGCATGGCTAAATGATGAAGTTCCTGATATGTCTGAAGCTTCTACATATTGTATTGTTGTTAGAAAATTACCTTCAACTATGGGAACAAGTGCAATCACTTCACCAAAAGCATTGCTTAATTTAGCATATCAATATCCATTGGTATTAGGATAAAAGGAGAAATATAAATTATGTGGTATAAATTAAATGAAGATAAAACAATAATTGAATCAATTGCTCCTACAAATAAAAAATTAGATGATGGAACTGTTATTATTAATTATAATTTAGATACAGAACGTCTTAAACAAGATGGTTATGTTGAATATACTGGTGATAAATTAGTTTCTCAATTAAAAGTTGTAGATGGACAAATTGTTGAAAAAACAGAAGAAGAATTACAAACAGATGCTGAATTAAAGGAAAAAACTTTATTTGAAGGATATTATCAACAAAATCCAGATTTAATTCGTTGTGTTACAGAATATAAAACTTTATTAGATCAATATTCTTTACAATATACAGCTACGACTTCTGATATTTCAACAGCAGTATTAGCTGATGATGGAAAAAATGATATTGAAAAAGCTCAATTAGGTTTTACTATACAAGCTGTATGGAATAATGTTGTATTAAACTTAGAATATTTGCATATTAATAATGCATTATATTACGCATGGCAAAATATGCCAAAATTAATTCAATATCTACCAAAAAATGAAGGAGATATTTGATAAATGAGTATTATATCAAGAGATGAAGCATTTGATAAGTTTGACACATATTTAAATGACCTATATGGAAAGGTAAAAATTGCGAATTATTCATTTTTTACTGCACATGCATTAAAATGTGTTGATGAAATTTTATATGAAGAAATGTTTAATGAATGGTGTGATGATTACGGATATAATGAAACGGATGACGGAGATTATATAATTTCTGATTCTGTTGAAATAAATTCAGATAAAAAACTTATACATGAATCTAAGAAACACCGTAAATTTGACGTAATTTTTGATAAAATCATTTCTGAAATAAAATAATTCATGTCAAAATAATATAATTTTCACTTTGCTATTTTAAATTTTTCATTTAAAATAGCATTTTTATTTGTATTTTGCTATCTTTAATAATAAACATAAAGTATTTAGAAAGATGATGAAAAATGTTAAATTGTAAAAAATGTCAATATAAAAATTCTGAAAAATGTAATTGCGAATTACAGTTTGAAAAACGTGGAACTGTATTTGATCATACTATGCATGTATTAGATGCACTTTCTGAGGATGCTTCGTTTGAACTTCAAATTGCTGCATTATTGCATGATATCGGTAAAAATGAAAAAACATTTGATAATGTTGATGGAAAATGCAGATTTATTGGTCATGAATTTTTAGGTAGTAAAATGTCTAAAAAACGTCTTGAACATCTTAAATTTACTTCTGATGAAGTGAATAAAATTACATTTTTGATTGAACATCATATGGATATTCATAAGCTGGAAGATGTTTCAGATAAGTCACTTAGACGATTTATTAGAAATACTGAAAATTATAAAGATGATTTGTTTGTGCTTGTAGATGCTGATGGTGCAGGAACATTGTTTTTTGATAGAAATGATAAAGAAATTAAGTGTATTGCACCAAAAAAATCTATTCAAAATAGAGTAAAAATTCTTGAAGAAGAACTTCGAAAAGCTTCTGAAAAACCGTTTAGATATTTTGATGGCAATGAATTGATGAAAGAATTTGATATTAAAAAGCCATGTAAAGAGGTTGGAAAATTAATGCAAATTCAGAATGATATTATTGATGAGTTTGGTGTAAATCTTGATAAAGAATATGTAATGGAAATGATCAAAGCTAAATATTTTGAATAAATGGAGTTACTTTAACTTTAAGTAGTTAAAAGTTTAAGTTTCAAGTATTTTTCAGGATTTTTAGTAAGATGATTAAAAGAGAGCAAAAAGAAAATACAGATAATCTTTTGGAATTAAATGAGAATGATATAGAGAAAATTATATGTAAACAATTATTAAATCCAATAAGTTTAGATAATTCTATATTTGTACATGAATTTTTTAAAGCTCGGTTGGTTTAAGAATGATACATTAAAAACAATTTATAGATTTCTTAATGCTTATTATACAAAGTATGAGCAAATTCCAAAAAGAGGAGATGTAGAATCTGTATTTAAAAATGAGTGTTATTCTTCTCAATATGCAAATATCAAGCCAATGTTAGATTCTTTGTATTCATTTGAAGAATCTAAATATTCTGATAAATTTGTTAAGGATAATATTGTTAAATTTACAAAAGCAAGAGCTATATATTTTGCAATTTTTGACAATATTTCCGAGATTGAAGAAAAAGGAGAAATTGGTGGATGTTTGTCACAATTTGAAAGTATTGTGCGTATGGAAATGTCTAGTGACTTAGGCACAAATTACTTTAAGAATATTGATAAACATATTGAAAAGTTGAGTGAAGTTAATTCTCGTATTCCAACTGGAATTAAAGAATTTGATAGAATGACATATGGTGGATTGCCAAAAGATGATACATGTTTATGGATTATTATGGCACAGCCTGGTTTAGGAAAATCTCAGCTTCTTGGTAATATTGCATATAATTGGATAAGACAAAATAAAAAAATTCTTATTGTTTCTCTTGAAATGTCAGAACAGATGTATTCTGCGCGTTTAAGCTCTCTTATAGCTGGAACAAATATTAATACTCTCAAAAATTCTACAGATAGATTAAAACGTGTAGTAACTCAATTACACAATTTATATCCAGAAAGTAATCTTCTTATTAAAGAATATCCAACTGGAACGTGCACATCTGCTCATCTTCGTCAATTTATTCGTAAAGTAACAGAAGCTGAAGGATTTGTTCCCGACATTATTATGGTTGATTATTTAAATATTATGAAACCAAATGGTAATCCATCTGGATTAACTTTATATGAAAAAGGAACACTTATTTCTGAAGAACTTCGTGCATTATCTTCTGAGTTGAAAAAACCAATTATTGCTCCAATTCAGACTGCAAGAAGAAATGGAGGATATGCTAGAGAAGATATTGATATCGATTCTGCTTCTGAGTCATCTGGAATTGTTGCAACAGCAGACGGTATTTTAGCGTTATTTCAAAGCCCTGAAGACCGCATAAATGGTTGTTTAAATGCAAAAATGCTTAAAAATCGTTTAGGTGGTTATGTTGGTGCAATTTTTCGTATGAAAGTTGATTATGAAACATTGAGAATTACTGATTGGGATGAAGATGATGAAGACAATAATTCTGCAAAAACTTCTGAAGAATTACAAAAGAAAGAAGAACTTGATAAAAAATTAAATGAATTACAAGAAGATAAAACATCTTCAGATAAAGCTTTAACAGAATTAGATGAATGTATTCGGAGGACTTAAAGAATTATGATCGAAAAAACATCATATGAAAAAAGTATTGATATTGCTCGTGAACAGATTCACGAAGGATTATCATCAGTATATCAAATTGGTAGTAATGCTGCTAAAAATATGGAATTATCAGTTGATTTAGAAATTTTAACAGAAATTATTGTAAATTATATTAGAAAACATAATCCTAATTATAATTTTACTGATTTTTATGATGAAGAATTCACTGAATCATTTAAAACTTTAATAAAAGATCAAGAAGAATTTAAAAAAATGTTAAGTGAACGAAGAATGACTGTAGAAGAATTTGTAAAAATTCGGAGTGTATCTTGTTCCACATTGTTTTACGACACATTTAATTAAATTTATTAGAAAAAATTATTTAGAACTTGATCCAACTCTTCCAAAGAAAGTTAAACGTACATCTACTATAAAAAGGACTAAACAAAAAGATGTGGACAATTCCAACGATTGAAGAAATTTATAATGAATATCATAAACAAAAATTCTTTCAGAGAAACGGTATTTATCCTAGACCTATTAAAAATTTTGAAAAATTAATAAATGACAAAAATAAAAAAGAATATTTGTTAAGATTTCAAAATATGATTAAAAGAAATAGAAATGTTGTTAATTGGAAATTGTATATTCTGGCAATAGCAGAGGTCACCCAGGGCAACTTTGATCTTTCTATATTGGGAACATTAAAAGGAACAAAAATTTATCGTGGTTACATTGAGTATAAACAGAAAAAAAATCTGGAAGAAATTGATATTATTAATGAAGTAAAAAGATCGTTGGCAGTTATTTCTAATTATATTGATGCACAAGAAATAAAGTTAAAAGATTACTTTTATCAAAATATAGAAACATCACCTGTTGCATTACAACATATTTTTTCTGATTTAGTATCTCCGTATTTTTATGCAATTTTACCTAGTCAACTTGCATATAAATTATTAAGTTACAGTGATGAATGTTTTTATGATTTATTTAAATGTGATAAGAATGAATTTTTTGAAACTATTATTAATCCATTACATGATAATGCATTAAAATATAAAAAAGTTCAAGATGCTTCTATAAAATTAGAAAAAGCTTTGAATATGTTGTAGAATAAAAAAAGCTGAACACTTGTTCAGCTTTTAACATCATTTAACCACTTTATAACTTCTTGAGTTATATTTTCTGTTAATCCTTCTTTCATAGTTGTTTGAAAGAATCTGCCTCGTTTTGTATTATATTTAGCGTCTATTCTATCATCAAGAATTGCAAATCGTTTTACGTGTTTTCCATTTCTTTTTAACCATGATTTAATTTCATCACATCTTGGATTATAATAAAGATTTGGTGTATATGAAATTAAACGTTCTCCAGGAATACCACGTCTTGTTAACATTTTTTGTGCATATTCAATATTACATCGATATTCTCTAATAGTTCTCCATGTAGTAGACCAAACAATATCACAATTTGTTTTTTCACATATATCAGTAATACGTTTTGCAAATATTGGAAAAATTAATTCGGTATAATAACAAAATTCTTCATTAAATTGTTTTCTAGCTTCTTCTTTTGTATAACATTTATTTTCAATTAAGTCGTCTAAATATTTTACAATTTCATTATTGGAATTTACAACACCATCCATATCTAAAAATAATATTTTATCTCTCATTTATCCATTCCTTAAATGATCTCATATTTGAATTTGACAGTGTTGCATTTTGAAAATTTTTAGCTACAAATATATTATTTGTGTTCATTCCATATTCTTTTAATTCTGGAATTTCATTTATCCATAACTTTGCAGATCTCATTATATAAATTGTTTTATTATCCGCAATAGCATTTCTTAATAATTCATTTCTATATTTTGCACTTTCTAATGCATATTTTTTAGAAAATTGATCAATATTAACAGATTTATGACTTCTATATGGAAAAAACTGAAGAACAAATATTTCATGCTCACTTTTTACAATAGGATTTTTACAAAAAATTCTTTGTTTCCACCATTCATATGCAGTTTTTATTCTGTTATTTTCATGAGGTAAATAAGAAAATTCATCATTTAAAAGATGAAATTGATTTTCATTATTTCTATCATTAGAAAATGTAAGCTGATTTAAACATAATTCAAAACGTCTAAATGCAGATGATTCAAATTCTTTATCTATCTTTTCAATTCCCATATGTTTAATATCAAACTCATGCCATGATGGATTTGTCATTAAAATATAATGTTTAGCTGTAAAATTTCCTATATATGGTTGAGGAATAAACTTTATATTAAAATATAAAGATAAAATATTAGCATTATCTTCATCTAAAACAAATCCATGATTATATTTTAAATAATCATGACGTAAATGTTCTGTTGTTAATGCTGACCATCTATTTACATATTTTTGCCACATATTTATCATAAGTCAAAATTATCCTCATGATATTTTTTAGAATAAAATTCTAAAAATGATTCTATAGAATAAATGTGAACATTTAATTTTTTTGCAATATTTCTGATTAATAATGTTCGTTCATCACTAAAATTACATTGTTTAAAATCTTGTGATTTCAAATTAAGTTTTTTAAAAAGTAATTCAAATGAATTTTTAAGATCACTTATATCAATAAAATATGTTGAAAAATTATCTAATTGTGGAATTTGCTTATAATGTATAATGATAAGTTTGTCATTATATTGTATAAAATCTTTATAATATTTGATGAAAAGATTAATATCATTTTCAGAGTAAAGTTCAATGAGAATCTTTTTCATTTAAGCTTCTCCTATTAGAACTTTACATGTTTTTTCTGCGGTTTTGATTTTAGAATTAATAATAGAAGGTTTTAAATTATATTTTTTTACAAGTTGTGAGATACTGAGATTATTCATATGTTTATCTAAAAAGATATTAAGATCATTTAAACCTATTTTTCTTTTTAGAGCTGCGATCATATCTTTAAATTCAAAAGATGACATTCCATAATCAGATTCTGACTCTTGTAGATATTCATTAATAAGTTTTGTTTCTACTTCTACATCACCATCATCCGTTTTATTTGAATTAGATACAGCTTGGAATGAGATATAATTAAAATTATTTCCACCATTTACATCAAGAATATTTTTAACAACTTTTGGGGACATTCCAATTAATGCTGATAATTGGTCACATGTTGGTGTTTTTCCATCATTTTCTTCTTGATATTTGGAAATTGCACGAGTTACTTTGTTTCGTTTACATACAAAGTTTTGATTGAGGCGAATTGGATACATTTTTCTAAGTTCTTCGTTGATATAATATCGTATCCAATTAATTGCGTAAGAAATAAATTTGCAATTATCTTGATAGGGATCATATTTTGTTGCAGCATAACATAAACCTTCTTTAGCTGCAGAATATAATTCTTCTTTAATAGCTGTTGAATACTTTCCGAAACTCTTTATTTACTGTAAAATATGCAAACTTTTCATTTTCTAAAATTAATGAATTAAAATCTTTTCCATAATCTGGATTTTTATGCTCTTCTTTAATCATAACTTATATATTTCCTTATCTTTATCTTTTTATAAATCTAGAATTAAACTCGGTGAAACTATTTATATGAGTTTAATTCTAGATCTTCTGTTTACCCAAGAACAGTTGTAAAATGTTTATACATAATGATATTTGCAGTACAATCAATGAACTTATCAAAATGGAATTCAGATCCTTTATCAGGATCATCAATGACATATGCAATCATTAGTTTTTCAAGTTTATTGAAGTCGTTACAATGATGCTCAATTGTTTTATCATTACATACTTCACCAATTACATAAATATCACCAATATGAACATTATTAGCATGTTCAACAAATGTTAGATTATCTTTTTTAGCAAGATTTTTGAATTCTTTTTTCTGTTTTTCTGCTTTATTTTTATATGAAGTTTGAAATCTTTTTACAAGTTTATGGTTTTCATCAAAAAGTTCGAGAGTATATACAATTTCATCAAAATGCCATTCAGTATGACCTTTAGGACCAATTTGATCTTTAAATGTTTTTAGCTCATAAAAAGTCTTTGGATCAACACTGCAATCGGCAAGAATTTTACTAATTTCTTTTTCATAAATTATCTTGTTATTAAGATCTTCAATAAACTTCATTTAGATAAATCCTTTTTTACATTGATCTAAACACTTCTGAAACAAGCTTTTTGTCACAACCTGGAATTTTTGAAAAATATGTCATGCAATCTTTAATTGATGCAAATTTTTCCTTATTAATAATAGCAATAATTTCTTCTTTAGTTAATGCCTTTGGAAGTTCTTTTTCCAAATATTGCATAAGATCTTTAATTCTTGCAAGTTCAAAATATTCTTTGTTTGCAAGATCTGTTCTTTCTGCTTTTACATAAATTTCAAATGAAGCTTCACGTTCTTTTGCCATCTTTTTTAGCCAATTATATTGAATTTCAGCAGTAAGAGGCTCTCTAAGCAGAGATTCTTTTGTCTTAATCTCTCTAAGAACAGTAAGTGTAGTTTCCTTTTCAAGAGATTTGTCCATGTTTTTCATTGCTGACGCAATAAGTTTAGAAGTATCAATCATTTTTATACCTTTCTTTAATCAAATATTCAATTTCTTTTGAAATTCTAAATTTCTTAAATAAATCATCGTCAAAATTAGCAGAAATAACCATAAATCTATTTTGAAAATATTCAAATGATTTTAAACTAATCCATGGTTTAAGATTAGATGATACTCCATTTGTATTAGTAAGAAAAATTGTACCATCATCTAAATTTACAATGAGATCTCCAACATAAATTAAATTATTTGCTTTAAAGATACAACCAATGCCTAAACATTTTTTCATATTAAGCTCTTTCTTAAAAATAATTAAAATTTTCAGAAAAATCAAGATGTGTTTTTGGAAAATTTTTGCTAAGAATATTTTCGATTTCTTTTACTGTCATGCCAAAAAAGAATGGAATTGCATTTCTATTATTAATTAAATCTGGATATGAATAACTCTTCCAGTAAGAATCAGGCTCTCTATGTTTTACAGGTAAAGCAATGAATGCTGCAATTTTTTTATCAAGCATAGCTTCTTTTGTGACTTCTTGAAAATAAAAATCGTCAGCTGGCTCCATTACAATATCATCATAATAAAATGAAAGCACAGCAGTATCTTTTATAAATTTTTCATAAACTCTGCCTGCATTGTGTTGATATGGTGCATCGTCCCAATCATCTCCCCATGGCTTTTCATCATCACCAAAGAAAAGACGAAGTTGATTGTATTTTTTCTCAAAATCAATTAATTTAAGTTCTTCACGTTTCATATATAACTCCTTTATTATAAAATAGCGAAAAATTTAAATTTGTTTATAGAAAATGCAGATAAACGATTTGTTTATCTGCAATGACTTAAATTAGGCAAGCATTTTAATTGTAATATAATAATCTTCAAATCCTTCAAAATCAATTTTGATATGATTTAAATCATCTTTTATATATGCATGTGGAACAATTGCCATTTCGATACTTTTTAATTCTTCTTCTGTACCTGTTTTTGGTGTAACATATACAACAATATATGGAATTTGTACACCTAAATTATGTGTACATGTCAAAATTGTTCCATCCCATGTATATCCAGTTCCATCTACACCAAATTCAATATCGCTTTTTACATATTCTTTACTAGCACCAAATGGGTGCCAAGTATTATCATTACTAGATGCATTATTAAATTCCCATCTTCCATCATTTTGATTAGGTTCATCAGTAATTCTATATCTAATCATTGGTTCAGATGGCTGTTGAATAGCATCATCAAATTCTTTATCAGTAGGCATACTTTTCTCCTAACTTTATTCAATTTCATTTTTTCTATTTATCTAAAATAAAAATGGGAAAGATATCTATCTTTCCCTGTATAACCATTTTTACAGAATTTTAAAGTTTATCACCAAATGCTTTATTTAGAATTTTACATGCTTCTTGAATAGCTTTTTTATCATTTTCAGAACATTTACGATTTGTCATCATTTCAATAAGACTTGCTGCAAAATCTGTTTGTTCTTCTACATCTTTTTCTTCTACTTCTTTTTCTTTAGAAGTTTCTTTTTCACATTTGCATCTTTCACATTCGTGATCTTGCCAACTAGTATCTTCATCATCAAAAATTGATGCTAATCCTTCGAGTTCATTTTTCATAAATGCTTTTTTAATACATTTTTGTAGATATTGTTGATTTGTAGAATCATTAAAAAATGATTCAAAGATTACAGTCTTAAATTCTTCTCTAATTTCGTTTTTAATAGATTCAGAGAGATTTCCCTTATTATCAAGAATTCCAAGTTCATTTAAAACGATGTATCTAATAACATCATAACAATCATTTGCATCAATCTTATTTTTTACAGAATCATAAATTTCTTTTCCTAGTAACATTCCAAGAGCTTCACTTCCGGTCATAATTTTTCTCCTTTTTGATTTTTCTTATGTGATTATAATTTTAAATTAATTCAAATATATAAATTTTAAACGAAAGTTATTTCGTTTTAGAATCAGCAATTGATGATGCAACCCATGCATTTGGTTTAATAACAGGTTTAAATCCTACTGCTTCAATATATCCAACAATAGCTTTTAACATATCATTAGAACGATATTTTTTATTTGAATTAATATCTTCGTGAATTTCTTCAACATGAAGACCATATTCTTCAATAACAGTATCAAGCCACAGCGCACATTTTACTGCTTTTACACATTCGTTCCACAAACGTCTTTGAACAATTGATTGAATTCGTTTATATTTTTCTTGTTTAGATTCTTTTTTATCATATGATTTATAACCAGGAATACTAGAAATTTCTTTAATATAATATCCCTGACCTCCAGAACCTTTACGTAAAAATACTATGGTTGTTACATATACAATCTTACTTCCATGACGCTGACTATCACAAGATACAATAAATTTTAATCTATCTTTTCCAATAAGATTAGACCATAATTCAATATTATTTCTTATATCATCTTCGATATTTTCTACAATATTACCATTTAATGTTAACCATTTTAATCTAGGTATTTGTTCATTTGTAGCATCATTTATTTGTAATGGAGTATCAGGCTGGTTACGGATTTTCATTTTTATTTCATTTTCTAATTTTCATTATATCTTTAGTAAAAAATTCAATGCTAAATCCTTTATTCATAAGCATTTTTGTGATATCATCTTTGTTAATATAATGGTACATTTGTGTTTTTACATAAAGATTGTTTAAATATTCAGTAAAATTAAACATTTTATAAGAATAGTGATAGATTATATTATTACAAATTGCTTCTACTGCTTCTTCTTTTACATATAAATTAATCCATCTTGTTGAAATGTTTCCAGTTTTTATATGTTTTTTTACTTTTTCTTCAATATTTGGAAGAACACAAAATCTCATGAACATAGTTTTTACACCTTCTTTAAAAGATTAAACAACAAATTCCAAATAGTTAACGAGTCTTCTATGAAAGTTTATAGAAGATTATTTTTGTTGTGTAGAGGAACTATGGGTGCCTCTATGTAGAATGTTTATTGCTGCATTTGTATCTGCATCAATTGTTAGTCCACAGTTGCAGTTATAAAATTCTCCATTTCGGTTTGATTTTATAATTGAACCACATTTAGAGCAGGTTTGACTTGTATAAGCTGGATCAATTTTAGTAAGTTTGAAACCTTCAATCTCACTAAGTTGATTTAGCTTGTCTAAAACCTGTCTATAACTCCAATACTGGAGTTTATTATTTAAATTTTTGTACAACTTTGAAGCATGCTTAACATTCTTTAAATTTTCACAAATAATATCCGTTTCAGGATAAAAATTAATAAATTTGTTAACTACTTCATTAATTTTACATGTTTTATAATGTAATAAATTCTTGTAATTTCTTGAGCCTCTTTTCTTTTTAGATAATTTATTATAAATTTCTTTAAGTTCTTTACCGCCAATGAACTCCATTAGAATCACTAATCAACTTATTATAACCAATATCAATACCAACTACACTTTCATTCTTCTTTATTTCAACTTCTTTTTCAAAGAATAAGACTAAGAAGAATTGATTATTCTTTTTTAGAATTGAAATTGTATTTTTTCTATTCCAGTTTGAATATTTTTTAGTATATTTGTAAAAGTTAAAAGGTAAATTGATTGTTTCACCAATCTTTAAATTCTGTTTCTTCCAAGGTAACCTAATTCTAACAAACTCATCAAAAGATTTTCCACTTTCAAAATCAACAATTCCTTGACCTAAAATCATTGAACATCTTTTTAAATCAACTTTAATTCTCTTTAAATAATTAATATTCAACTCTTTAAAATGCTTATCAAGAAATTTCTGGTGTTTATTTTCTTTAGAACATTTATAATAAAGTTTCTTGTACTTTTTGTAAACCCTCTTTTGTACAAAATTTATATTAGCTCTAATAATTCCTACAGCTTGTTGATAGATTGCAACTCTGATTTTGGAGTTTTGGATTTTGTTTATTGGTAATAATTTTGAGCTTAAGAAGTTTTGAATAGGTAATTTTTCAGTTTTAAGTAAATCAATATAAAACTTTAAATCTTCCATGTACATTTCATGAAACATTTCAAGCTTCTTCAACTTACCCACATTTCCTCTACCCAAATTAAATCTCAAACTTCTTATCATTTAATATAATTTTCTTTTCAGTATTACAAATTTATTTATACAAGTTTATAAAAAACACTCACAAAATCTTTTATAAAACTTCTTAAATTAATTTAAATAAATATAAGCATAATTGGAATTATCAGGAATACTAGCAAAAGAAATAACAAACATCCACAACATCCACCACAACTGTTAGTTACTAAAGTTGTATGCATACTTTTTTCTAAGCCAGACATATATTCTTCGTTATTTTGACATTTATTTTTATTTTTCATAATAAGTAAAATAGCATCTTTTTGTTAGTTGTTAAGAAAATTATCAATAAGCTGCTATACGGGAATCTAATTCATTATCAGTAAGTTTAAATATATCTTCGTAATTCCTTTGAAGGATTAACAATTTTGGCTTAAATCGTTCAAACTATAATTAGCTTTAAATTCTTCATACGTCATACTTAAATTTCTATTTTGATTTCTCTGAAAATTGTACCAATATTTTTATCAATATCTTCAAATGTATTTGACTGAAGCTTTAAAGTTTTTAAACCTCTATTTGTAAGAACATTATAGAGTTTATTAAATTCATTTTTAATAAATGATACATTTTTATCAATGTTACAACAACAAAATTTAGTATAAACTCTTGTATCTTCTTCAGATTCTTTGATACGTTTTGCAACAATATCTTGATCTCCATCTAGAAATACAACAATCATTCTATTTTGAAGTTCTTTATAAACATCTGTATTCATAATGGTTTCAACAACATAACCAAGATAATTTTGATTGATATCATATTGACATAAATCTTCCTTAAGAAGCCTATTATAATATTTTGACCAAACTGCTTCACCAAAGAAAGAACGATCAAAAATTATTTTACTTTTCTGAATTACAGATAAACTTTTTAACTGATTATAAAATGTAAATAGTTGGTAATAAATTCTTTCCTGTGTAGATTTAGCAATTTTTGAATCCGGACCTTCACAGTGAAAAATAAGATAATTACTATCAAGCTCTTCTAAAATTTTAGTAAACTTGTCAATATGGCTACCTTTACCAACCCTATCTAATCCTTCAAATATAATAATTGGACTCTTATTCATAACAATAAACTCCTTTTTATTTTTAAAGTAATTTCAATTGTCATGAAATTTAAATGATTTAAATAGATTCTACTAAAATTTTAGAATATATAAATTCATTTTTTAACATATTTTAAGTTTCCACAATCATAAACTTTATATCCGTTTCTAATTTTAATGGTTGGTTCTATAAAGTGAATGTCAAAATCTTGTGTTTCTATTGGAGAAAACCATGATAAATCTAAAATAAAATTATCATAAAGTAGTGTGAACATTTCATGTTTAATTAAAACATTTTTTAGTCTATCTTGAACTAAGTTATTATCCCATTCGTCTTCCCATATATGAATTAATCTATAACCTTTACTAAAACACTTTTTTGTTTTTTCATAATGATAAAACTTATCTTTAACATCACAATTATGCCAAAAGCTTCCGATTAAACTCTAAAGCAAGATGTAATTCAGAAATTACAATGTCCAATTCTTGTCCACTTAAAATGGAATAATCATGCTGAATCAAATTAGAATAAAATTGACGACAAAAATTTGCAAGATCTTGCTCCTTCTTAGATATATGTGAATGTGATATTTTACATGTTGGACAAACACGTACAGTTCTTCCAGCTCTGTATCTAGATTTAAACTGTGTTCCACACTTTAAACATTCCCACATATAACTTTTTGTAGAACCTTCGTATTCATCAAATGTAAATAATGGTTTTACTGTTGTCAAAGTTTGGATAAAATTCCATGATTTTACTGTATTATGGTGTTCTTTGCCATATTTTTCTAAACTTGTCTTTTTTAAATTTGATTGATTTTTAAAAACAATTTCATTCCATTTATCAGAACACTTTAATGCATTCATATATTGTTTGTAATTTTCAGATTGCGTAAAATATTCTGTACCATATCTTTGCAAATTAGTTTCTTTTATTTTTTCTTTAACTTCTTCTCTAGTAAATGGATTGATATAATTTTCTGAATTCACATAATGAGAAAGGAAATGTTTTACACCATATTTCTTTAAACATGTTTCTTGAGATTTCTTTTTAAATTCATCAGATTGCATAACATGTTCAACACCATACTTTTCTAAACATGTTTCTTTTACTTTTTCTTGAAATTCTGTGGATTGAGAAGGGTGCTCAACGCCATAATGCTCTAAATAAGATTTCTTTTTCTTTTCAATAAATTCTTTTATAGCATATGTGTTATCAACACCATATTTTTCTAAACAGGTTTTTCGATATGAATCCATTCTTTTCTTTTGGTAATCAGGATCAGAAATCATGCACTTATGTGAACAGTAAACAGATTTTCTATGATAATAATCTTGTTGTTTACCACAAGTTTTACATTTCATTGATTGTAAATCGATATTTTGCACAATACAAATAATGACATATGATTTCTTGATATATTCTGGATGTTTAATTAAAAAATTATCAAGAAACGAATCAACTTCTTTATAAACAAATAAAAACTTTGCAACTGAAGCGCCACAAAGTTTCTTATTTTGAAAATAATCAATAATTAGTTTATCAAATTTAGTAATCATAAATTCATTAAATTATCATAAACATTTTTATCTACTAAATTATGAATATCAAGTGTTTGTGTAAGTTCTGAATGTTTATCAATTTCTTTAAAAATTTCAAAATTTCTTTCATAAATATGAACATTATTTGCAAACATTGTATAAGAACCAAGTTTAAGATCTGGATAATAACTTGAAAGTTCTTTCAACATTTTTTCCATAAGAAGGAATTCAAAAACATAATCATAAGGGATTCCAAAAAGTAAATCCTGCGATCTTCTGTTTACTGTTAGGTGAAGCTTATCATCTTCAATATTGAAGATGTAGTTTAGAGTGCAGATAAAGTCTTTGTTTCCTTCAAATTGCACGTCTGGACCTGATACAAATATGAGTGCTTGGCGTGTATCTTTATCATTGATAAGTTGTTGTTTTGCAAAATCCCATTGATTTTTAAATTGTGTATTTCCTCCGAACATTCCTAGCATTGGTTTATGAAAAACTCTATAACCATAGTTTGAGTTGATTGTTCCATCTGGATTTGCTAGTTTGAGCCAGAATTTTGAAGCTTCGCCGAAGTCAGATGCTTTCAGTGTTCCAGATGTATAGAGTTCAAGTTCTTTATTTAGGTATTTTGTTTGAAATGGGCGAGCAGGATGATCAAACATATCTCCAGGATGATATACGCAAAATAGACAATTTTGAATATGTGAAATTGCTTGTCCTCGTGGGGCTTTTGTTACACCCTGATTTATTAGATTTTTGACAAGCCATAAATATGCTTCAGTAAAAGTTTCTTCTTCAATTTTATAATTCATCATTTTATATAAACTCCTTTTTAGTTTAAAATAAATTTAAAATTATGTGTTATAAAAGATAAAATGGAATTTCTGAATAATAGAAATAATGAATAGAGTGATTATCATATAATGTAAATAGTATGTTGTGGTTATTCCTGTTTACAAATTTTCCAGCACAAATGATATTTGTAACATAAAATTTTTGAGAAGGTTTAAACCTATAATGTCGAATTTTATTATCTAATAAACTTTGAACACATAATTTTTTAAATTGTTCCATAGAATTAATATTATAAAGAATCGTATCACATATTTGAATTATGTCTAATTCATTATTATAATATTTTATAAGTGCATTAAAAGCGTTTTCATAAAAATTATGTAATTGAATATCATTAAAAAACTTGTTAATATTTGTTTTCATTTTATTTTATACAGGTTCTTTAAATCTGAATAAGAGCTTATTTTAAAGTTCTCATTAGTTGAATTAATTAAAATCATATATTGAATATGTGAAATTGCTTGTCATCTTGGAGCTTTTGTTACACCTTGATTTATTAACATTCTAACAAGCCATAAATAAGCTTCAGTAAATGTATCTTCTTCAATTTTATAATTCATCATTTTAAATTGATCTCATTTTAATTTAAAATAACCTTTTTCAAACATATCGGTAAAATTAATTATATTCATTGCTATAATCCAAGAATTATCATATGAAACTTTTAAAATTATACGTTCTTTGTCAATTTTATTGAGTTCAAAGCCTACACTAGTAACACATATAATTCGTGTATGATCATTTAATTTACACATGCATGATAAGCCATATTTTTTAAATGTGTCTGTTTCATTTAAGCTTCTAATGCATAATTCTTTAAAATGGTTTGCATCTTTGATATAATGATAATTAGTATCACATATATAATGTGCAAATTCTAAACGTGAACAATAATCATTGAACATGTTCCACGTTTCTTCATAAAAGTCTGATAATATTATGTCATCATAAAATTCATTTATATTTGTTTTCATTTTCATCAAATTTTAGCATATTATACTTTATCATCTGATTAAACGTTTTTTCTGAATAGCTTTTAAATAAACCTTTATTAAGATTTAAAAATAGTAAATATTTGTACGATATGCGTTTGCATGACATATTTTTATCATTAGTAAAAATAATTTTTACTTTGCAAATATATAAAAAATGTTGATTATCTTCAACTAATGATGTCATATGAGTATCAAATGGTATTAATTGTTTATAATTACATTTTTCACATTCATTTATGAAATCTGGTAATGTCAATTTTCTAATATCTTTATTATTAATTGTGCAGCGATAATAATATGGGCTATGAATAGGAGAATGTGCTTTTATTAGTTCTTCTAATGCTACTTCTAACATATCATTGTATGTGATAGCATTTTGTAAATTGTTTATATTCATAGTCTTGTTTATTTTGAATAAAATAAAATTTTAACATTACTTTTGTTTGCATAATAGAATTCATTACCACAATCTTCATCATATCTATATAAAATTACAATTTCTTTATTTGGTACTGAAATATCTGCAATTTGAAGATAAATATTATTTTGCCATTCTACTAAATATTTTCTATTATTATTGACTTGAAAAATTATTTCTTTTGGTATTACACCATCTACTGATAATTTTTCAATTAGGTTTTCATATATTTCAGCATATTGCACGCTGTTATTGATAGTGTCTATAGTTGTTTTCATCGTAGTTTACTGGAAATTTCTTTTTAAGTTTTTTAAATTGTTTTAAAGTCTTTTTATTTAAAAAATAAAAGTTTTTCCATTGTACTGGTTCATTATCTAAAGTACACCTAGACCATTTATGTACATTTAATATATTTTGTTGTTCATAACAATTATGTGTTTTGCAAAAACGAAGATCACTTAAAAAATTAATTTTTCCATTTTTTACATACGATTCTGTAAATATGTAGTGAGAAATGTGATGATGTTTAAAATGATCTTCAATAATAGTAAATACACCAAATGCAAGTAAAATAATAATTATAGCAGATAAGAAAATAACAAATATTGAAAAAAGCATTTATTCTACCTCCATAATTCGAAGATTTTCACCAAATTCCACTGCTTCATTTAGATTAAAGCTATGTGTAAATTTATTGATTGGATGATTAAACATATTACGATGTCCATGAATCTGATAAAGATTTTCATTTTTATTATTTTTCTCAAACCAAGCATCTACATCTTCATCATATTTACCGCCTCTAATCATTTCTTGAGCTGCAATACACTGAAGATGAGTTGGCATAAATCCCATTCCAGCATGAGTACAAATGAAAGTTTTTTCATGAAATTGCAAATATGCACATTGAATAAACTTTCTTGAAAGCTGACGAAGATCTTTAATATTAAACTTCTTAAGTTGTGGCAATGTATTGTTAATAAATTCTTCAGATTTACAATCTTCAGGATTTTTATATTCTCCATTTGAGTATGCCATAAACCACTTCTCATGATTTCCAGTAAGAAGCATAACATTTTTCATAAAATAATGTGAAAGAAGCCATTCACAAACAAGATCATTTTGAATTCCTCTATCAAAATAATCACCCATAAAAACATACAAATTTTCTTCAGAAAATGGATGTTCTTTAAAATATTTTTCTAGAGGATTGAAACAGCCATGAATATCGCCAATAAACACAATTTTTTTGTAATTGGAAACATTAAGCGGTTTCTGATTAAGAAAATCCCAAATACAATCTTCAGGATTTAATACAGTAAAATACTTTGGAATTTCAAATGATTTAAAACGAGCATAGATATTTTCAAGCGATGCACGAATAGATTCTGCAGTACCATAATATGGACGATTCAAGTTTCGTGCAAATACTTCTTCAATAGGAATATTTGAAAAATCTACACAATACATACGATAACGATATTTTTCTGCAAGATCCTTATAACGAGAAAAATCAACAGGACGAGAATGAACGGCATCAACAATTGTCAATTCACCCTCTTTCATACGTTCTTCAAGAAGTTCAAACAGCATTTGCCACGCTTTTGCATCATACTTAAAAGATACGTCAGAATATCCAGCTTCATGATTCATTCTTGGAGAAATCATCATGTAACGAATTGTGTCAAGACACAAAGTGTATTCTTTCAAATGATTTTTTTCAATCCAAGTAGATTTTCCAACACCAGGAGCACCTCGAAGAACAATCAATGTCCGCATTTATATTAACCCTTTCATATATTGTTTAATATAAAATAGCTAATATATTGCAAAAAATTAACTCCATTTTATGATTTTTCCTTCTGATTTTTTCTTAAAAGGAGTATTTTTCTTATCTTCAAGCATTTGATTATACATTCTTTCAGCTTCTTCTGGATCAAAAGGTTTAATGTATGGTTTACTTAAAAGTTTTTTAAACATAAGAAGAGTCAATTTAATATCATATAAACCATCATGCAGACTAGATTTATCTGTTTCGATTCCCATTGCTTTTGCTACAGTTCCCAACTTAAAGTTAAGAAGTGCAGGTCTATAGTGAACAAAATATCTAGAAGCTTCCGGCATAACGTCTATCGAATTACTCCAAAAATAAGAACCAAAATAGTTATTGTTATTATCTATAAACCATTGTCTAAGAAAATCAGTATCAAAATGAGTATTATTATATCCAGCAAGAATAGCTTTATCAACTTTATTATATTGATCAATATGTTTATCAAGAAATTTTATAAATTTTTCAAAAACTTCTCTATCATCTTGAAATGTTGCAAGTTCTTCCATCGTATAACCATTAATATCAAGTGCGCTAGAATCAACTTCTCTTCCTACACGAGGTTTCATTGTATAATTAAATCCACCTAGCGGTTTTACTTCATTATCTTCAGTAAACTCAGTCATAATTCCAGCTAATTGAATAATTGATGCAGTTTCAGGATGAAGACCGGTTGTTTCAAGATCATAGAATAAAATTTTCATAAAACTATCCTTCTAAAGTTGTTTTATTTTTAAAATAACTTTAATTAAATGATATTTTTAAAGAAAGTTGAAATTTTGTTTAAAAAAAGTTTTATTGATAAATGTTTAATCTTATCTAAACACAATTGCTCTTTCACTAATTCTTGCACAATTTCCCATCGTTTAGGAACAAATTTTCTACATATAAAAGCAAAAATAACTGCACCAGCAATTGGTTCTTTTAACTTAGAAAAATCATTTGACTTAATATAATTTGCTGTAGTCATTTTTAAAAATCTGTTAAATATTGAAAATTTATTTGTATCTTTTACATATAAACTAAGCCAGTTGTAAACATTTGCACACATTTCTATAAATTCGCTTGTATCAAACATGTGAGTTGAAAAATCATTTAATTGAAATAAGTCACTAAAATTATTATAAGAAACATTATTTTCTACAAACCAATTTATAACTTTATCTTTGATATTTTTATCAACTGAAATATGTTTTATCTTTTCATCATTTAAAAATTTTTCAAAGAAATGATTTAATTCGTGATCTAAATTTAATTCCAATTTACGTGAATCAAATCTGTTAACAACGGCTTCGTTAATAACAAGAATTGCAATTTCTGATGGATGTTCTTTATCAATTGTTTGTTGAAAGTCATTAAACATTGCTGCAGGAACACTTGGATTATTTTTAAAATATTTTTCAATAAAAAATCTATGATTTGATTTAATTTTATCAATTTGTTTAAACGGTTCAATAAACAATATCCATAACGTAAAATTTTTAGATAATTTATTTGATTTAATTGCAGCATTAAACAATTTATTTGATTTTTCTGATGAAAATTTCATCAAATCATCTACTGAAAACTTTAAAACTGAAGTTTTAGAACAATTTTGTAAGATAAACATTAAAAGATTTTTAGGTGTAAATAAACCAGTTGCGTGTTCCATAATAAGATTAAATGTAGAATCAAATTTTGATGTTTTACCTATATGTGGAACAAATACAGACAAATCTTCAGATGTATCAACAATAAGTTTAGTATTCATTTTTTATTTTTAATTTAACTTAAATGATAAAATATTTTTAGCGTGTCTCGTTCCTGTGAATCATATATTATAAAAATTAAAGAGGCTAAACTTTTGTTTAGTCTCTTTTAATTAATTGTGCTAATATATGAGATTATTAAAATTCTGGTAAATTTTCTGGTTCTGTATCAAAATAGTCTTCCATAAATTCTTCATATTCTTTAGGAAAATGTTCTTTGAATTCATCCTTGGAATATTCATCAACATATTCTGTTCCATTATAAACAGTTACATATAGAATTTCATTTCCATTTTTAAAAATAGGCTCTGCAGGTTCAGATGGCTCAAAAGAATTACCTTTAAATCCAGGATAAATTTTCCAATCTGCTGTCATTGTTACATCAAAAAACATATTTGGATCATCACCAAGATTTAAATGTTCCCATGTATATGGAACATCGCTTAAATCATTATTAAAACTTGCTTCTTTAGCTGCATCTATTTCATATTCTCGACGACGTTCTTCGTTCCAATCAATATCTGAGAATTCTAAAATAATTTTATTATAAACTTCATCGAATTTCATAATTTTTGTCCTTAATAATTTCTTCCTAATACAGCTTCTCCTTTACCAGCAAGACTTTGAGGATATGATTTTCCTATAGGAGCTGTATCGGGAGCTTCATTGAAGTAATCTTCCATAAATGCTTTATATGCATTTGGATATTTTTCTTTGAATTCTTCCCCACTTAAGTCATCATCTACAGTAGTTCCATCTTCTGTATATACTTCTACTGTTGTTATTTCTTTGCCTTCATCAAATTCATATACATCTGGCTCGGCAGGTTCCCAATAACTTCCGCATGAACCTTTATAAAATTTCCAATATGCAGTCATATAAACATTAAAATATAACTTTGGATTTTCAGGATCTAATTGTAAATCCTCCCATAAATATTCAAAATCTTCAGATGGATCATCGTAATCATCTTCAAATTCATGCGGATCATAATCATAATCATAATCACGCCATTCATTAATAATTTCATTAAATCTTGTATCAAACTTCATAATTAAATTTCCTTATGCAACAAGTTTTTTGAGTTCTGATAGTTTTTCATCAATAACGTCTGCACGAATTTCAGTTTTCTTAAGAATATGTTTAAATACTGTGCTGACTTTTTGAACAGCTTTCTTTATCCAGTTAGCAATTTTTTCACCAACAGACTCTTTAATAATTTTACCTTTTTCATCTTTCTTATTAAGATAGATTTTTTCTGGTGGAGCTTTTTTCTTTTCTTCTTTAATTACATCAGCACCTTCAATAAGTGCTTTTACAGCATTACCTAAATCACTTGTCTGTGCTTCGCAAAGATTAATAATATCAGATAAAAGCTTTTTAACTTTTTCTGGATCTGCTTTTACTGTAACTTCATCTTTTTCAACAACTTTTGAAAGCTTTACAACAGAATTCTTACATTCAATAATTCTTGTACGAACTTTATCTGTTTCATCAAAAAAAGTTGTTCCAAATTCTGCTTTAATAAGATCAGAACGTCTATCATATTCTTTCTTATTTTCATCTATCTGTTTTTTATATTCAGTAAGTTCATTAACAACTTTTGTAACTCTTTCTGCAAGCTTACCAGATACAACAACAGTTACAGAATCAGGATTTCCTTTCTTATCATTTTTTTCAGTATATTCTAGGTCTTCTCTACGACCTTCCATTATAATACTATTAAACAATTCTTCAAATTGTAAATTCATATCTATGTCCTTTAAAAATTTAATACTATTTATTTAGTTTAAATGATATTAGGCAATTTTAAACACAATTTTCTATATTCAGATTTTTGACATATAAACATTGAAATAAAAAATAAAAGATCCATTTTAAATCCATTGTCAATTGATAAAATATCTTTTGCTAAATCCGTTTCTAAACATTTTGGATTAGAATTCGAAAAAGTTTTAATAAACATATTAGCAAATTCATTATCGTTTAGATGTTTATATTTTTCTAACTTTTGAGTTTGATGAATCATATAAAGAAGATTATCAAGATGCGTAATATATTCTTTATCAGAAAAGAAATAGTTATTAACAAAATCTAAATCTAAATTAAATTTTTTAAGTTGTTCATTCTTTTTTATGTTGAACTTACTATGATTTGTTAAAATAACTTCAAATTTTTCTTTTGAAATAAATTTTTGTAAAAAATGTGTCCATTCATGATAGATTGTTCGTGAATTTGCTTTTTGTTCATTAAATAGTAAAATCACAAATGGAACTTTAAATACTGTCAAATCAATCAGCATTCCTCTAGCTTCTTTATTTGCTATAGCAAACTTGCATGCTTTTAATGATGACTCGTTTATTTTTGAAATTGATTTTAAAAATGATTCATAATCTTGTTTATTCGAAAAATCTAACCAGCCTATGAATACTTTTGGAATATCAAATTGTTCTATTTCTGGTAAAACTTTAAGTAAATCTTGTTTTGACACATAATCATTTAAATTCTCTTTAGTAAACGTTTCTAATTCTTTGGATAATTGAACATTATAAGTAGGATCTTCTGATTCAAATATGATTGCATTCTTAAATCCTTCAAGAATAATTTCTTCATCAAATGGAAGATAATCATTTTGATCTGCTTCAATAATAATCTTATAAATTAAATTAGAATATCTATTTAAAAATTCGGAGTATTTTTGTGATTCTGATAAAAGTTTATCAAATTTATTCATAATTAAACATCTTTAATTTTTGTTAAATATTGTTTCCATTCATTAAATAGTTCTTTGTGTTCATTGTAAAGGTAATTAAAAAATAGCAACGGCCCAGAATCATTTGGATATAATTTTAGATAATTTTTAAACAAATTAGAAGAAGTAAAATCTTTATCTGAAATAGTTTTTATGATGAAATTAAAATATTCTGTGGTTGTCATTTGATTTTTATAAAATTTATGATATAAAGCTTCCATTTGATGAAAGAAATCAACTTTTGCATATATAGAAAATTCACGTTTTTGCATCATATGTTCAAATTGTTTTAAGAAACTTATTGGAAGGTTATCTTTTGTATGTTTTCCTAAAACATATTGAAAATAATGTCCAAGTTCATGCGATACAGTTTTTCCTGTACATTTATCAGTATTTAACATCATAATTGCAAAATTAACATCTGAAAATAACAAGCCTTCTGAATCTTTAAACATATTTTTAAAGTAATCTATTTCAAATTGCATTTTTTCTTTATAATTTCCGTTCTGCTTAGAAAAACCAATTCCAAATGTTCTAAGAATATAGATAAATTCTTTGGGATTTGAAAAACTAAATTTATAAACATATAAAGGAATTTTGAGTTTTGTTTTTATTAATTCTTTTTTATTTTCTTCTATAAATGTTTTAGAGCAATTCATTACTATGTGTTGAAAGGTAAATTGTGTTCCAAATCTTGAATTAAAAATCTCATTTATAATTTTTGAACCAAAATTTACTTCTGGATAATCTTCTAAAATAATTTTATCAAGTAAATCTTGTGAATTTTTAAAATTATGTTTTACAATTAAATCAGATTGCGTATTACAAGATTCATAAAATAAACGTGAATCTTGAATCATATTTAAATAAATTTTATCAAAATTGTCTGTCATTTTGTTTTTCCTTTATTGCTTTTTCATCTTCAATAGAAAAAACAGATTCTTGCCACCATTTTGGAAACAGATATCCATATTTAGCAACTAAGAAGTTAAAGCAGCTATCGAGAATATATGTAGACGCAATATCTTTTTCACTCCTTACAACACGACCTGTCATTTGCATTAAAATTGTGCATGTATTTGTTGCATACCACGTTTGATCTTCTTGTTGACGTTCTTTTACCCATTGATCATTTGTATTAGCGTATGGCATTTTACATACAATGCAGAAGCGCGATAGATCTTCTTTTAAGTCTAGTCCTTCTGTTAAACTTGGTGATAATAACACAAGTGGATCATTTGAATTATAAAAATGATTTAATACTTCCTGTCTGTTATTCGGTCTAGGAATTAATAATCTCCAGTTATTTTTATTACTAATACCGGACATTATTGCTTCAGTAAGTTCATAACTAACTGTATGGATTATTCCTTTTTCATTTTTATATTGTGTAAGAATTTCATCAACTCTTTTTACCATTTTTGGAATTGTATTTCGTTTATCTTTGAATGCCATAGAACCAATTGGATTATAAAATATTGGTCTATTATATAAAGGAAATCTGGATTCGCAGGAGATATATTCAGCATCATCTGGATCAATGCCAAGACATTTACAGTGTTGTTCTTTTGATAAAATTGTTGCTGACATATGTAAAAAGCAATTAGCAGATTCACTTACATATTGTTGAAATAATGAAGAACCATGCAATAGTTTAAATTCAATTTCTTTATTTCCAAAAGTTGCAATAAAACGATTTCCTTCTTCATATTGATTAAGAAGAAGTGAAATTTGATTGATATAACTTATAATTCCTTTTAAACGTGTATGAACTTTTTTATGTTCTTTAAGTTCATTTGGTGATATTTTTCCTTTATCAGAAAGTGATTGAAAAATATCAATTTTTTGAAGTAAATGTCCAACTTTGACAACTTCAACTTTTAAACCAGCTTTAACATCATTTAACCATGCAATTAAATTTTCTTCAGATGTACCTGCTACTGGAATATACCCTTTTGTGTTATAACCAAGATATTGAAGACGATCATCTGTCATTTTAAAACTGCACATTGATAAAATTTCTTGTTCCAAATTATGGCATTCGTCAAATACAATAAAATCAGCATAATATTTACCGGCATTATGACAAAATTTATTTCTTTGAAGAAAAAATGCATAATTTGTAGAACAAATCGGAGCAGAATGTGCAGTGCTTAAAGCAAGAATATAAGGACAATCTTTGCAAGTTTTTTGCTTATTTCCACCACATACACCACACTCGCAATTAAGAACAGGACTTAATTTACATTGATAATTTGCTTTTCCATATATAATTGGAATATTTAAATCATGAAAATATTGCTCTTGTAAACATTTTTGACTTGTAATAATTTCTGAATGAAAACCAGCATTTTTATATCCTAATGCATTTGCAACAGTAACTGCAATTACAGATTTTCCAGATCCAGTTGGAGCTGCTAAAATTACATGATGTTTTCCATCATTAAATGCTGTTAAAATCTTTTCAATTACATCTCTTTGATCATATCGTGGATATTCAAATGGGAAAAAACGTGAAAATTGTTCATCTGTTAACTTCATATTTATATGTTTTTAAACTTTCAAATTAATTTATTAAAAATAGTTTTTGATTCAACATAAAGCTTAATATCTGTTCCTTTTTCTTGCATTTCTTTATCTAAAATAGTGTAAATAAAGCAAAAATATTTGTAATTTTTAATATCAGCTTTCGAATGTCACTTATGCTTTAACTAAATTAAATTCTTTTAATTGTATTGAACGCAAATAAACTTTTCTATTTTTAAATAATTTTTCTAAAAATATGTTTAAATTTTATAAATTTCAAAAAATTTTTAAAGCATTTTGATCAAATTTAATTTCAAGTACAATTTCATGTTTCTTAGATTTTTAAATTTTATTTTGCTTCAAGTTTTTTCATCATTTTTTCTCTTTTCCATTCCATAAATTCTTGCATTTCTGTAGAATTCCATTCTGGTATAACTTGTGCATCTATTGCTTTTTCAGAAGTAACAGTATTTTTTAATTCAATTTCTTTTAGTTTATGCTGATGTTTTACTTCTAATAAATTAAGAGTTTGATTATATTTGATATTAAGTAAGTGAATTTTATTAAATTCAGCAATAACTGATTTAAGAGCAGAAATTAATGCAGTAACAGCATGTACTGTTTCTGGGCTAGAAACATCAGGATCAATAGCTTGAAGAATGCTCATTGCATTATTTCCATTTTCCAAAAGTTTTTCCAATTGTGCATAAGTTCTTTTAAAGTCTACAGTCATTCCTTGTTTTTGATCAACAAGATTGTTGATAGCAGGATCAACTACCGTTGGTGTTTGATTATCATTATACTCAGATAATTCTTCATCAATGTCATTTATTGATCCAGCCACTTCATTTATTAAATTATCTAATGCAATTGGAGAAAACTTATTACTCATTACTTTTCTTCCTCAATATTACTATTTTTCAATGTAACATGAACATTAACTGTTCCACGTAAAGACTTTCTAACATACCATGAATTTGATGAATAAAACAAAATCCATGCATTATTTTCGGTTTTATCTTTAGAAACATTTACAATTGTAAATACATTTTTAGGATCATTCCATACACTACAAACTTCAAAATCAAATTCTTTCTTTTCTTCAACATTAGCTTGAGAAACAGTAAGAATTGACCCTAATACAACATCTTTTGGATCTGCATCTTGAATAACATCCTGTACAGGCGTTATTCCAGCATCTTCCATAATAAACTTACGATATAAGTTATCTTTTTCCTTTACCTTATGAATCAAACTCATTTTTTAAAGTCCATTTAAAACTTTTACTATTTATCTAGTTTTTATCATAGTACTTAAGTGATGCATAAATATCACAAATATTTTTAGAAGCAACTTTATTTTTATATGTGTGTAAATTTGTTATCATAGTATTTTCATCAATATGTTCAATTGTTTGAACTTCATTAAAATGCAGAGACTTCATTTCAGATAATGTTGAATATTCAAAACATTTTGAATAATTTATATTACGTGGAAGTAATATTGATGCAGAAAAACCACATGTATTTTTTGGTAAATTTTTAATTATTTCAAATAATTTTTTATTTTCACAAGTCATAACATATTGATAATAATCAGTACTAAGTAAAAGATAAAATGTATCATTTAAATTATCGATTGTAGAAGAACCAAATACTTCATAAATTTTTTCAATAATTGATTTATTAATTTCATATTCTGGTTTAATAACAGAAAATTTCCACTTTTCTTCATTTTTTGGTTTTATAAATACAAAATATTTTTTAGTTTGCTTACATTTCTTTTCACCCTTTTTTGGTAACACAAGATTATTAAATTTATAAATGTCATTTATTTTAATACACATTTTTTCAGGATGTGTAAATTGTTTGGTAAAAGTATGTTTTCTATCATTTGCATTACAAACATAAATTTTTGAATCATCTATAAAATAGATATAACCAATTATTTGTTTATCACGACGATTATCATAAAATGACACAATGTCACCAACAAATAGTTCAAATCCAAGTATATCACGATAAACTATTTCATTTTTAATCTGATTCAAAATTTCATTTAGATTTGTTTTCATTTTTCTTTCTCACAAAATTAATAAAAGAAGTATAAACTGTCATTTCTTTCTTTGAATAAATCAGTCTAAGACACCTACCTTTTTTATTTGCTACCGTTGATAAAGCAATTGGAATAACTGTACCATAATTTGGATTACCCCAATAATTTAATCTATAAACAAGATAATCTTCATTATCATTAATATTACACAACAATGGTCCATCATTAATAAAACGATTAGAATTAGAAGATTTCTTTTTTGATGGTGTAATAAAATTATTATTAATTTTTTTATAATCAATAATATTTGTTACCTTTACAAATGAAAGATCTTGCATTAAAATATGAAGATCTTTAATTTGTTTATTTTTAAAGCTAAATATATTATAATCACTAGAATCATAAAGTTCATTTATAGCTTCATCAAGAGCTTCTTTTGAACCACAATCTTTTGACATAACAAGTTGTAAACAATAAAATTCATCTGTTAATTTATATGCAAAAATATATGAATAAAACAATTTGAATGGTTCTGCAAAAGCTTTTTTAATATTATCTAGATCATATTGAGGAATTTCATGATTAATAATACAACACATTTGTCCAACAAGAGCTCTTGTTGGAATATATTGACGTTCATCAGTAAAAAATGATTTGTATTCAATAACTTTAAGATATTTTGAATCAGTTTTTTCAACAATTCCAATATTAAGCTGCATCATATATTTTGATCCAGTTGTATTATTTAACACAGCAACAACATCACCTGGATGAATAATACGATCAAGAACATCTTTATGTTGATATTTTGAATTTACAACATCTACTATTGAATCAATATTTGTTTTCATTTAAACCTCTTTATAATTAAAATAATAAGCCTGCTATATAAAATAGCAGGCTCATTTTAAAAGTTTATTTAAATTATTGCTGATCTACTTGATAATTTACATAAGATGAATCTAAAATATTTTGAATAGAATTATTTTGTTTAATCCATGAACAGTTTTTTCCAATATAAATAGGTTTCATTGTAGAAACGTCGAATGTTGCTGCAACACCAATTGATATCATATAAGCATGAATTAAATGAGGTTTTTCTGTATGCTGTGATGAAAACCATTTACACGTAACATATTTAAAATATGCGTTTCTAATATCATCTCCAGATATAATAGAAATCTTTTTTCCATTATCTAAAACATAAACCATATATCTTTGTTTTCCGTCTGCTGCTCTAAAATACTTTTCAAATTTAGATACAATTAATGAAAATTCAGGATATTTCTGATTAAATAATGGAGAATTTTCTGTATTACGCTCAACTTCTACTTCAACAGAATAATCATCACTTACTAAGTCAATACAATATTGACCTTCTACAGCAATTTTATCTGTGCCTTTATATGTAAGACCGGGATGTGGAATAAGATTAATATTAAAATATTTTTTAAAGAAATCTATTGTCACATTTCTAGTAAAACTGTCATCATAAGTTCTTTTAGTAGAATTTAGATTTTGCATATTATAATTAATTACAGGTTTATCCTGATAAAGACTTGGGTTATTTGTTTTAAATGATGGATCAATATTTTCTAATACTGATAAATTTCCAGCATCAATTTCCTTAATAGGAATTCCAAAATATGGAATATGCCCATAATCTTCGTAATCATCATTTTTTGTTACAAAATAGATAAATGTACTTTGTTTAGGAATAGTATATCCATATGGATTTTTAGTCGCTGGAATTGCAAATGTGTTGGGTGCTGTTACTTTAGGAATATAAGTGTAACCGATTAAATTTGATTGTTTCTCTTTTCATTTTTAATGTTTCCTTTTTGATTAAAATGTTAGGACTTTTATTTAATAGAAGCATATAAAACATAAAATGCTTCTAGATCTATTTTAAACCTAGAAGCATTATTTTTTAAAAATAATTTATAAAAATTATTTAGGTTCAATGATGACACCTTCATTGGTATCATACATTTTCACTTCATCACCTTCACGAAGGCCAAGCGTTTTTGCAACATACAACATAGCATGATCTTCAAGATTAACTTCAGATGTAAGATCTACTCCGTTCAAAACAATTTCTTTACGTTCTGGATCACGAAACACCCAAGTGTCAGTTGCATCGATATCAAATTTTACTCGAACGTCACTAGGAATATAAATTCTTCCCTGTGAAACAATTGTAGTATAATATATGAGTTCATCTTCATCAGAATCATCAGAATCATCAGAATCGTTATCAATCTTGTCATCTTCGTCAGAATCATCAGAATCGTTATCAATCTTGTCATCTTCGTCAGAATCATCATAGATATCAGAATCGTCATCTTCTACTTCGCGTTCATATGGAATATATTCCATATATACATTGCCTTCAGGAGATTTCATAAAACGCTTTTCAAGGTCAAGTTCAAGAACGTTTGCGACGTCAAAAATAATTTCATCAATTTCATCACGAACATCACGATAACGAACAAATTCTCCAGTTCGACTGCGAGCAATTTTAAGAACAGCATACTTGTTCACCGTGTAAAGATCCTTGAATTTTTCTTCAACAATGCTGGTGATTTCTTCGAACATTCTAGTGCTAAGTTTACTCATTGTAACCTCACTTTGGTTAGTTTATACTTTTATTTTACGGATATTTGTTTAAATAGTATTTTTTATGTAAAAGTTATCGAGAATTCAAAAAATTTTCACGAAGTTTAATAATGCTAGATTCAGAAAGATAATTTCTATCTTGTTTTTTACACCATCCAATAAATTCTGTTCCAAGTGGATCTTTACACCATCCAAGAGGAACATTGTGACCTTTTGCAATTCTATCTTTTACACTACGAAGATTTTTCCAGAATTTGTAAAAATGATTCTTAAGTTTGAACATATAATTATTTGCATCTTCAAATACAAATCCTTCGTGTTCAATATTTGAATTTGATTCATTGATTAAAAATTCTTTCAACGTTTCAAAATCTTCAATTTTTACAATTTGCTTTTTGATTTTAAAATTAAATTTAGTTGCAATAGAACATTGTTCGTCATACAAAAGAGGAGTAAAGTTTACAAGTCTCTTTACAGCTCCAATCATAACAATTTCTTTCTTGTCATATTTCACAATATGCGGATCATTAATTGGATCAATAACTTCAAAAATCAAGCAAAGATTTTCATTTTTTAAGAATGTTTTAAGATCATTTTCATCACCAGTCCAATTAGAAACAAAAATTTCTTTAAACCATGTAGAAAAATCAGATGAAGTAGATGACTTAGAACAAAATACAAGTGAATCACTCATAGAATCATATCCAAGCATTCCAAGAAATCCATTGTATTTTTCATAAACATAAACAGGATATTTAACATTTTCTTCAAGCCAATTTAAAGTATTAAACTGACCTTCTTCAAAGTTAAAAAATTTATCATAACCACGTGCTACAATTTCATTTGAAGTTGTATTAATAAACAATCCACGTGCAATTTTAGAAAGTTCATTCCACTTTCCTTTAAAGAAAACATCACGACTAAAATTAAATGAATAAACATTAGGAATAGATGTTTCTTTCATTCTAATTTCTTTCGAATGCTTTTTCATTTCAGAAACAATTTCTTCAACTGAAGCAGAATCAACCACATTTACATTTTGTATATTTGAAGAAATCCGAGCTTTCCATGGATTAATAGAAGTCTTAAAAACATCATTTTTGTAGGAATAGAACTTAAACATAATTTGACCTTTCTTTTATATAAAAGATAGCAAAGAAAGATTTACAGTAAACTTATTGTGGCAATTGTAGCAAAAATTTGTTCTTCAAATTGTGGATATGTATGATTTTCTAAAAGAATTTCATAGTTTTTTCTTATTTCACCAATTTTTTGATAAAAAATTGATTTTTTTAAAACATTCACAGCATTATTATTTTCATCAAGTTGTTTTTTACATGATAAAATTATATCAGGCAAATATTTTACAAAATGAAGTGTGTATTTTGTGTTTGAAAAACTAGCTAAATCAAAAAACACTTCAATGCAAAAATGATCAACAAAAAGAGGAATAAGATAACGATTATCTTTCATAAAATAATTGAAAAATGTGCGATAAAATGAATCATTTAAATATGGTTTTATAATCTTTAAAATGTTTTCACAATCCTTTCTACGAAAAAAATGCGCATAATATGAAAAGTTTTCACTATTTAGCGCATCAATTTCTTCTTTATAATTAACTAAATTATTAATTTCATTTATATTCATTTATCAAAAAATAAAAACTTTCAATTTATAAAGTTCTTCAAAATAAATTTTTATAAATTTCATAAAATATTTGATAATATCATGAGAAGATCCATAGCATGAACTTGGATAGTGTACAGTCATACCAGATATATCTGGATTATTTCCAGATTCAAAACATTCAATTTTCATTTCAGTTGATGAAATTTTGATTGAAAATGCAAGTTGATGTCTCCATTGAACACAAATATCGATACTGTTATTGTTTACAACATCAGCATAACAATTAAATTCATCATTATTTGGAAGAGTATTTTTGATCTCTTTTAGTACTTTTTTGAAATTACATATAACAAATTGATTAGCATTTTTTACCATATCAAATGTAATAGAACTATTTGATTCTGATAAAATAACTGCATTATAATCCTTCATTTTATATAATTTTAAATTAGAGCTAAAAAGCTGCTTAATGTCTCGCTTATTATGATTCTTAGAAAATAGATTACGAATACAGTTTTTATATTCATAATTTATTTTAGTAAGATCAACACGAAAAACATCAAACTTTTCATCATATTTCACATCAATAATATCATTATCTTGAATAAGATTATTATTTTCTTTATATGATGCTAATAATGAAGTAAAATGTTTTGTTAATTCAATAATTACTGAACTAATGATATCTCTGTCGTTAGTCAACATTGTATTTTTCCTTGCTAATAACATCAATAAATACAGGACGAATCCATTCTTGAACTTGTTTTTGAAATTTCTTTGTAACTCTAGAAAAAGTAAATTCTTCTACTGTATGGGTTTCTTCAAGTTCCTTAATCTTTTTTTCATAATCTTTATTAAATTCTTCAAAAAGATCTTTCATAAACATTCCCATAATCTTTCCAAAATCTTTTGTAGTTACAATACCAATTTTAGAAATTACAGAATATAGACGCGATTCAGTTTTATATTCATCTAGCCATCGTAGAGTCATATTTTCAAGATCAGTCAAATCACGCTTCGGCTCTTTTGGTTTCTTTCCTGTCTTAGCAGACATTTTTTCTTTAAACTTATCATTTTTATTTTTAATAATAAGTCTAGATCCATTTGGCAACCAAATAGGAGTAGTTGGTTTAATTACAACACCTTCGGTAATATTATTTTCAATCGGAGGTAATCCGAATAATGTCTGAGCAACTGGATCTTGAAAGTCATTTGGATATTCAAGACATTCTTGAAGTGTACCAGTTTTCACCACAATACTTCTAATAAGGTTTACTTCTTTGCAAACTTTATCAAATGTATCTTCATCAAGATAATAACGATGTCCTTCTTTGTTTACAACAGAGATATCGAATGCATAAAAGAACACAAATGGCGCATACTGGATTCTAGCCTGAACCGCACTTACTTTTTCCTTTGGAACATCTGGATGATTATATTTTCCTCCAGCAAGTTCACCATAGACATTTACTTCTATTACATCTGGAAGTAATTCTTTAATTTTTTTAACTTTTTCTGGAACATTATCTCTACGCATTGCAGATTCCCAGCTATAGAAATTATCACCACGTTCAAGTTCCATTGTTCTCTTTGAATAATGAAACTTATCATTTTCATCAATAGAAACACAAAAATTTGCTCCATCAACTTTGACAGAAGCAACATATTCAATCATTGGATTATCGTGTCCAAGTTCATGAATTTTATTTAGAAATTCAGTTCTATAACTATTTTCAATTTCATTATATTTTTTAAATTCAAAACTCATATTTATTCTCCATTTAAAATATGTTTAAATACATTTTTTATTTGATTTTTAATTTCTTTTTCAATTAAATCTTTAATAGCTTTATCAGTAAAATCAGATATAAATGTCTCGTGAATTTTATTTTTTATTTCATTTTCTAATTCAAAGTTAATAATTTTTTGAACATATTCACTTGCAATACAAAGAATTTCTTTACGAAATGAACTGTCAAAATGTGATGCATTTACACTTACAGTTACTCTATTTGGATGAGCCGGATTAACTTCATATTTTATGTCGCTGTCTTCGAGTTCTTTATTAATACGTTTTACAAATGCATCCATTAAAGATTCATAAGAACCTTTAACAATATATTCTGCAATTTTTTCAATAACTTTATTACTAAATTCTAATTTAAAATCAGGATGAGTATCAAGATATTTAAAAAATACTTCAGTATTAGTATCAAGAATTGCTTTCATTATTTTAAATATTCCGTCATTTTTAATTTTTTATTAATCAATAATATGCTCATTACCGTTAAGATGAATACAACGAATATTTTCGATAACACACTGACGATAACATCCACGACTGCCATCCTTGTTTACAACGTCCATATCAAAATATTTAAGACGTCCATCTTTCAGTGCTTCCTCACCAGATTCTCCAATATACTGACCACAACCAGGCTTTGTGCAATTCTTAGGATTCTTGACACCAAGCTGAACACGACTGTAACGTTCTTTACTCAATTTACCGCCACAAATTGGACATTTTTCGAGATTATTCCAAGCCTGATTGGACTTTCCACAGTGTTCACATTTTGCAGCTTTCCGAACAAAAATCATTGAAAACATCCGACCGTTAGGAATAGAATGAACGAGATCAAGAATTTCATCTTTAGAAATGTGAATGCTGTTCATATAACCACCTCTTTATATTTTGTTGTTTATAATTATAAAATAGCAATCAAAGTTAATTTGTTAAATATATTTGTAAAAATTACGAAATATACGTTGTAATTTCGTATTTTCCCGAAGGCATTTCATACCAAGAAAATTGAAGTGTAGAAAATTCAGCAATATCACCTTCTTTTCCATAATTAATAGCAGTTCTACCGTTCGATCCGCAAAAGAATGCACAAAATTTAGTGCCATCTTCATTCAACAATTCAAAATCATATTTCTTAAGACAATCATTAATTTGTGCAATAGGAAGTTTATCAAAGTAACAACTACCGTTTTTCTTAATCATTTTAGAAATTTCTTTATTCAATTTCTTTCTAAAAGCAACTGTTACTTTCATATTTTTACCTCCAATTAACTTTATTATGCATTTATATTAAAATAGCTAAAACCATTTTAAATGTAAACAGAAAAAGAGTAAAGAAACAAAATTCTTTACTCTTTTTATAGAATATTTTGATGAATTAAATATTAATAATCATCACGCCAGTTACGATTTTCTCCACGATATAGGGTTCTGCGAGAAGCCTTATATCCACATCTACGTGCGTTATTACGTTTTTCAGTAGCATATGTTAGAATTGCATTGTAATCGATTCCAGAACGTTCACTGATAACAACTGCTGCTTTATCAAGCTCATCAACAAACTGCTCATATGAAATGTTATTCCACGTACGAGGATGAGTAATTTCATGAATGCGATTTAGAGCAGAAGTAGAGTTTGCATCAAGAGTTACGACAGTCTGATCTTCACGAGTAAAATCCTTAGGATTGACATGAAGTCCAAGATGTTCATCACAAACTAGACGCTTATGATGTGTGAGATTGTTACAACCAGGGACGGAACAAATACGGACGTTGGACTTTGTTGCGGTGTTGAAACACATAATAATGTTTCCTTTCTTTTTATTTGTTGTTTGTTTACGTATTACGATGTATTTTTTACATCATAACAATGATATTATCCAAAATTCTATTAAGAGAACCATTGTCAAAAGCTTCAACAAAATCACTTATGAATGTTTTTCTCATACAAAATTTCTTAGAAATAAATGAAGGATCTTTCATAATTTCAATAGCAAGTTCTTTTGCTTCATCAGAACTTCTACGAAAAGCATCAATAAAGTTGAGTTCATCAGTAGTAGGATTAAGAAGAGCTTTCATTATGATCACCTTTATTTGTTGTTTGTTATATTAATAAAATAACGAAAAACAAATAAAAGTAAACCTATTTTTCAATTATTTTTAAATAAATGTGACTAAATGCATATGAGCATATTTTCCGGGTTATACCATTTTCTATCCACTGTCCGCGAACTGTTGAATTTTTTCTAGTGCTCAACTTAGCCATATGAATTTCACCAAGACTATCTTTAAATAAGATAGTTTTTCCGTTATCACAGATTTGATATATTATACCTGTACATGGCTTTGAGCCATCACGATATGAAACACTCATACCAATTTTAGGTATAACTTCTACTTTAACATCGCCAATGTATTTTTCATTCTCAACCATAACAAATAATATTCCGTCTTCGAATACTATTTATAAAGTTTTAATGAAAGAATATTAAAATGGTAGAGTAAAGTATTTGGTAATAGCTTTAGAATATTCAAAAATCAGTTTATTTCTAAGGTTATTAAGTTTAGAATGTGACTCTTCAAGTTCATTTTTATAAATTATGTCAAATTTTTCAATATCAGGATTAGTGATATATTTTATTCCAAATAACCAATCTACAAAAGTAGGATAAGTTTCATTTTTCTTAAAAATATCTTTGAATTTTGCGGGTTTGTAAATATTTGCTGGCATTGATATGAAATCTGACCAAACTTTATAAATTGACTGTTCTTGAGCAGTGGTATGAATTTCAAAATACCAACTTTTTACATATGTCGTATCTTTATGATTTATTTGTAAATCATTATCAAATATAAAATTATTCTTTTTGTATTCATAACAACCAGATATTTCTGTAATAGCAATATATGGAATAAATCTTTCATTTCTAGTTAATTCTATTCCACATTCAGTAAATTCAATATTATCCATCTTTAAATCCTTTCCATTTTATCAATCATTATAATAGCGTTTTATTTTTATTTGTAAATTTTATATCTGGTTGCCCTATATATGTGTCTAGATTTCTTTTATGGTTTTCTATTAGTAAACTTTTATGTAAACATTGTAAACATTAAAAATGTTAACGCTATTTTATATTTTGATAAAAGAGAAAGGCTTAAACGATGAAAACTGATATTAATTCTATTAATGTGTTTATTGAATATGAAGATACATTAGAAGAAATGTTTCAAGTTTGTAAAAAGGTTATTGAATGTGATCATGAAGATATTCATATGCCAGATTCAAGATTTTGGAGAAAATTTCCTGAACTTATAAAAATTGCTAATTATTCATCAATAGATTTTACGGATATAAATGTTGTCTATGATTTTATGAAAGCTTTTGTTGACTACATACCAACTAATACTAGTATAAGGCTTTTTATTGAATTTTATAATGATAACAAAAGTTTTATTTTGGAATCGCCTGAAAGAACTGTAAGATATTTTAATTGTGTTGTATTTGATGAAATTTTTATTAATCATATTATAGAAGTTAGACCATTTTTATCTCTTCCTATAAACAAAGTTAATTTAAAAGATAGAAAGTTTTATAAACTTTTTTGGAATTCTCTTATTATGACACAAAATATGAGACCTGAATTTTATCATAGATATCCTCATGTATTTTTGTCAGATATCGATTTAGCTGCATGTCTTAAATGTAGTTATATATTTTACAAGTTAAATTCAACATTTAGAAATATGATTTATCATAAATGGTTTCAAGAAAAGGATTAACAATGAAAACACCAGAATTTAATGTTAAAGATAGATATGTAAATGGATATTGTGGATGTCCATTATGTGTAGGTACTTCATCTACTACAAATAATTCATATGAAATTATTGAAAAATCGTTTAATGATAGTGTAATCTTTTTTAGAGTTAGACAATATAAAGATGAACGTGGATATTTTCAAGAGTGTTGGAATGATGCTCAATTTAAAGAAGAAATTGCAAATTGTAATTTTGTTCAAGATAATATGTCTGTATCTAAGAAAAATGTATTTAGAGGAATGCATTTTCAATATCCAAATCACCCGCAAGCAAAATTAGTAAATTGCGAATATGGTCGAGTTATTGATTTTGTAATTGATATTAGACCTGAATCAATTTATTATGGAAAAGCTAGAGGATATGATTTAAATGATCCTTCATTGTTTTTATTTATTCCAGAAGGATTTGCACATGGATTCTATACAATTAACGATATGAGTAAGTTTAGATACAAAGTATCTGATTACCGTTATGCAGAAGAAGAATGTGGAATTTCACTTAGTAAAACAATTTATCCGCATGATATTATAACTTGTGTAGATCAAAACAATGAAGAATTTGGCTTTTCTTGTTTAGATATGTCAAAGTGTATTATTATGAGTAAAAAAGATGCAAATACTACATCTTTAGATAAATTTATGCAAATTCAAAAGGAAAAACAACAAAATGAATGAAGATTTAGAAAAACAACTTTACGAGTTAGGGCCAATTTTATATCAAGAAAAAGATCTTCCTATGCAACAAACATGTATGTGTTGGGGATTTGAATGTCCAGATTCTTGGTTTGATTTACTTAAAGAACTTACAATTGAACTAGAAACATCAATTAATAACAAATATAAAGGAAAATATGAATGTGTTGCTCAACAAGTTAAAGAAAAATATGGATCACTTAGATTTTATGGAGAAATAAAAATTTTAATAGAAAATCCCACAAAAGATGATCTTAGTTTATCAAAAAAACTTTATGAGCAATTTCAAGAACTTGTAGACAAAGCAGAATATAAATCTGAAAAAATTTGTTGCGAATGCGGAAAACCTGCTACAAAAACTTCATCAGGGTGGATTGCTCATTTTTGTGATGAATGTGCAACAAAATTTAAACTTTAAGAAATATCACGATGACATACAAGATATCTTCCAGAAATTTCTAAATTATTTTTAGGAAGAACCACATTAATTGTATTGTCATCTGTGATTTCTATCATATCACCAGCTTTATATCCTATTGATCCAGATATAGTTGCATTAATAACATTGTCATCAGTAATTTCAATATTATTACCTGCTTTATATTTTGGAATATCATCAGCTGTAATAAAATCTTGAATTTTAGAATCTACAAATGATGATATTGCAAGTGTTGTTGCAACAGTTTTATTATTAACATGTTCTGTTGTGTTAAAATCTGTTAAAACAGGTAATGACAAATCAATATAAGAATCATTAATATAATATTTAGTTTGTCCAATATTGTTTATATATAAACCACCATTGATACCAGAAACTGGGAATTCTATATCATTTATATAATAAATTTCTTGAACACCACCAGAACCTAAACCAGAAATAATGCCAGAAAGATTATCTAATGTTTCAGATAATGAATTTACAACATGTTTAATTTCATTAATATTATCTGGAGTAATTAAATTTTGTTCTTTAGGAACCCCAGTTCCATGTACCTTATCTAAAAATGTAATTTTTGGAAAAGCCATATTATTAAAACCTAATCTGCTTGCTATTATTTAAATTGTCTTTTTTAAAATAAATGAAAAGACACTTAAAACTAAAATATAAGAAAAATTTTAGAAATTACATAAAATAATCCGTATTTTCTTTTATTTATGGAGAATAAAAATGAATATTGATAGACTTCAAAGTGCAACAGAATTTAATGAAATTTTAGATGATCCAATGCGAATAAAAGAAAAATGTGCGTCTTTAGAAGAGTATGAAAATATCATTCAAAATTTAGAAGATGTAATGACATTTAAACAACTAAGTAACGCTATTTATCTTTTAAGAGATGATATTGGTAATTATAAAATTAAAAATAAATTATATGATATGATTTTACAATTAAATATTATAAATGATAATAATCAAGAAATTAATTTTGTAATAAATAATCAATTATCAAATGTGAATTTTAATATTCAGGAAATGAATGACCATATATATGACTTAGAACATAGAATTACGTTTTTAGAAGATTATATTCATCATATGATGAAAAACACATAAGGTAAAAATATGAGAATTATTTCAGACTTTAAAGATTATTATGATTTTTTATCAGATCCATCAGATACATATCATATTTGGAATAGAAAAACGGAGATCATAACTATTCATAAAAATGATCCAGATTTTAAAAATTTTAATAATTATTATTCAAATCTTAATCCACATACACATTCTATTATTGGTTCAAGAACTTGGTCTAAATCTATAAAAGAATTTAATAGAGATACAATTGAATTTAGAACATCATTATTAATGTTCTGCGGAAATCCTTATATTATTATGACAACTAATGAACAACCTGATAGATATTTTTATTTTGGAAAAGATGATTTTGAACAAATTGTTAAAGAACATTCTGCTAAAAATTCTAGATCACACTTTTGGATTAAAGGAAATATATCAGCATATGAAAGTATAATGCAAGGAAATATGCCACATTATCTTAAAAATATTAATCTTAATTTTAAGTGCCCAATTATTTATATTAAACATATTGATTACTATGACAACAGATTTAAAGAATTTAGATTTGAAATTGAAATTAATTCATTTTTAAAATCTATTCAATTTGAAAAACTTATAGATCCATATAATGTTTTTCAATCTCTTGATAGATATATTTGGAATGATCTAGCTGCAACAAATGACATTGTTGATAATATTTCAAATCAAGATAAAATTGAAAGTCATGGATTTGATAAATGGTCATTTAGAAAGCAATCATCGAAAAATTAAATAAAATAAAAAGAGACCAAGTTTTAACTTGGTCTCTAAATTTATTTAATCATATTAGGAGAAAACCACTTCAGCATCAACGCCGTGACTTTCCATAAATTTACGAAGTTTTGTAAGCGCTCTAATAACAAGTGATCTTGCACCAACTTTAGTCATATCAAGACGCTTACCAATTTCATCATAGGTAAGACCTTTGTCTTTACCATCTGTATCTTTTTTATTTCCATCGCCATAGAAATAATATTTGATTGCTTTAAGTTCTTTATCTGGAAGCTGAGACATAAATGAATTTAACAATGCATAAATTTCACTTTTGTCTTCTCCTGGAATTTCTGTATTAGGATCAGCAATTTTATCTCCAATTGTTTTTACATCAGAGTTATTATCACCTTTACCATAACCACCAGCTTCAATAGGAGAATCAATTGAAGAAATTGTATTTTCATGTGTTCTTTCATCAATTGATTTCTTACGCTTTGGTGTAGTAAGATTTCTGATTGCCCAATAAACCTGTTCTTTTACCCATGGACCAAAATGAGTATTTTTTACTGGATCCCAGGTATCAATTGCACGCAATAAACCATGAATTGCCGCATCATATGCATCTTCAGCTTTTTCTGAAGGAACAACTCCACCAGAAACTGCACGATTTGCAAGATATTTTGCAAATTTTACTCTATTAAGAATTACTTTTTCACGAGCATCTAATCCTTCTTTACTTGTAGGATCAGCAAGATAAGTTTTCATAAGTTTATCTTCTTCTTCATTTTCAAGATAATCTTTTGCTTTTGCCTTATCATTAAGCTCAACATTAAGCGCTTCGATTTCAGGATCATTTAGATCAGACTCTTCATTTACAATTTTCTTGTAAATGGTCTTATCCATGTACTGAATATCTTCCAAAACAATATATTCTTCGTTGAAAAACTGTGTAAAAGATTTCATTTTCATTTCTCTTTCATTCTTAACATATTTACTTGCTTTCTATTAACCATTTAAGAAAGCACTTAAAAAGAACTAGAAATCTAGAGAAACTCATAAAATAATCTGAGTTTCTTTTAAAATATAAAATCAGATTTTCAACTTTTTCACTCCTTATTTTGTTATTATATTGATAATATAATACATTTTGTGAAAAAGTACATAGTAGAAATAAAAAATTTTTAATTTTTTTGCTTATATTAAAATAATTTTATTAGTTTCTAATAATGAATATTCGTTTTTTGAAGCAACTTGTATATTACGCATTTCAAATCCTGCACTACGTTTTACATAATAACAATTTTCGTTAATAGGATCTATGGATGCTTTATATGCTGTATCGCCGTTATTAATTTTAATTTCTTGTATTGTCCTGTTAGGAACATCTATTAAACATGAACCTTCTATAGATGAAGAATATGGAGATACATATGTAACAATAATTTTATCAGGTTGTGTTGAAATAAATCCCATTTTTGCAAAATGATATCTAAATGCGGCTTTAATTGTAAAAATTTTATTATTCTCGTTGATACAGTCATTAAAATTTGTTTGATTATTGTTGTAAAAATGAATAAGTCCGTCCTTCCATATTATAAGAAATATGACCAGTACATATATATTTTTCATTAATCAAACCAATTTCATAATTTAAAGGCTTTTCCCAATTTAAATTATTTAAATCTTTTCCAGTTGCATGCATTAAACAACGATGATGTTTAATCATATCATTAAATGTATATGTTAAATGATATAAATTATCTTTTATATAAAGCATCGAATTACATTCAGAACACATTGTATTTTTTTCTGGTGTTTTTACTTTTTTAACTTCATTTGTTTTTTCATTAAACCAGTATAACTTCCATTCTTTTCCAAAACGAATATCAAATAATATATTATAAGTTTGATATTCATCATAAAATACAAATGGCATATGTGTTCTACCAAATGAATCTTCACCAATGGCTTTATCTATTTTGTCTTTTAGAAACATAATTAACCTCAGTTATTACGAATTTGATTATAATGATCTCCTGAACATATTGAGTTCATTGAATAATCATTTTCGCCCCATTTTCCTCTATCAACAAATAAATGATTTTTATCAATGCTAATACCCGTACTATAATTCATTCTAACATAAGTAATACCTCTACGTGTAGCAGTTTCTAATTGACCAACTGGATATACTAATTGACCAATAATTCTTACAATATCTGGACCAGTAACACTTGATGTATCGAATTCGCCTCCACCACCTCTTATTGCTCCAGTACAACCAGTAAAAGCTGTAGTTTTTGAAAATTTAATAATATTAAGTGTTGAAATTAATTTTTCAAGATTACTTGTGTTTAAAGCTTTTCTATAATATCTATTAAGTTTTGACATTACAAAAAATAATTTATGTGTATAATATCTATAGAATATTTCCCATTCCCATGCATTATTAAACGTAATTGTTGTTTTATAAGATCCGCTAAATCCATTTATTTCAGTGTTATAACTTCCTAATGTATCGCAAACTGAAATATAATTTTCATTTGATATATTTGTAAAAACATGTTGATATGCTACACCATTAGTATCAGGTTTAGGTGTATATGTTATAATAATAACACTATTGTTATAATTAACAACATTGTTATAATCATTATATATTTCATTTGCTAAAAGACTACATACATTTTCTAATGTCTTAGTATCTTCAGCTGTTTCTGAAAATAAGTTAGTATTACTATACATATTTTTATATGATAAATTAATATCATATGAATCAATACGATTATTTAATTCAAATAATCTTGTATAATGTAATTTAAGTGGAAATTTAATATCTCCATTATATAATTTATTATGGATTTTCCAAATATTATTAATTTTTGGTAATTCAATATTTCTAGCAAAAAAACCTTTTTCAGCATCCGAATTTGTTAAATTTAAAGAACTATTCCATGATAATGCCGTTCCTACATAACCTTTTAATGCATTTATTTTGTTTAATTCTGTTTGTCCACCAACAAATGTATCACATTCATTTTCTGTGCCATTATCATCATATGTTATACTACCATAATTATCATGAATTAAATATGGAATTCCAAAATATGCTGGAGTTTCATTTAATTTGGTTGGTGCTGACGAAAATGGCAAATATGTATCAGAATCTTCATCTTTTGGATTATGTAATGAAAAATCTACACCAGAACTTAACATTTCACTATTAGATAATAAATTACCAGTAATCATTGGATATGCTGCACCAACACTTGCTTCAAAATATAATTTAGCTTCACCACTAAATCCACTTAACCAATAATTTGTACTTGATGGAGGATATGATGAGTTTGCGTTTTCTGTTAAGCTTGCTGAAGTTACACCATTCGTAGTATAATTATCATATTTATAAATATCAGACGTAATATTTAATCCATTAATTATATCAAATACTTCATCGCATGAACATAATAATTCATGTCTAGCTATCATTCTTACCATAACATTTTGAAATTCTAATGGTGATTGTAGTATATCATTGTCACTTTCTGGAAATACATTTGTAACAAAAGCTTCATTAATAACAGATTTTGTATATTCTTTTTTCGAATTAGCTGCTGTACTTCTAGGTTTTAATGGAAAAAATTTTGCACTAATAGGAGTACCACTAATAAATTGTATAGAATCTGTAAAATCATACATCGTATTAAAATTTAAAATATTAAATGTGTTTGTTACAGATATTTCTGGAGTCATGACAGATGAAGGAATATCTTTATTAAATCTTACTAATGTTTCATTTATGGTTTCATAATGCCAATTTTTTAATCCAGCTACAGCTTTTGTATAAATTTGAGGTGATGTAGTAACAGTAACTAATCCAGACATTGTTGATTTGTTCATATCTAATAATTCTGTAGTATTGGTTCCAATATCATGAACTAAATAACTAACACTATTTCCAAAATTTGATGTAAAATAATAACTTTTTAATTCTTTTTCAGATAAATTACCACTTACTGTTACATATTCTTTATAATTATCAATATCTTTTGATCTATAACTGTTTCCGGTTTTAATATTTAAAATTGTATCTGAAAATAAATACCAGTCATCTTGTGTTATATTAGAATTTCTAGAAGCTGGAGACATTTGAATATATGAAGTTGTTCTTGGAAATTGAGGACCCATATCATAATCATATCTTGCATTTCCAGCAACTGATCTTTTTTGATATCCATTAACTCCAACAACATTTTTTAATGGATTCTGTAAACTAATAGAAATATAATGAATTTTACTAGTAATTGATACATAAGGAACATATAAAATAATATTATTCAGTGACCATGGACGACTTCCATAACCAGTAAATGGAATTATTTTTTCTACACCTTCACCTTTTTCATTTTTTAAATCTGAATAATAATATGTTTTAACCCCATCATCATCTGAATTTTTGTTTCCAGTAACATAAAATGAAATATATGCATAATCCAGCAAATTAGATGGAATATAATTTTTTAATCCAGAAAGATTTAGTTTTAATTTAATATTAATATCTGGATTATTACCATTAATAATTGTATTAATAGCAAATCCGTTTTCAGCAATTGACCATGACAATGTAATTGATGCGCGTCTACGAGCATGAACATTATCTGGATCAATTTCGTATAATGAAAGATATATTTCATTAGAGGTTAAAATTTCCTTATATATATTTCTTTCATTTTTTAAATTACTCTCTTTTATGAGATTATTATTATTGATATCATCATAAACAGAACTGCTTGGATAACCAGCTGCAAATCCACTACCTGGATTATTATCATTGTATAATTTATACCAGTCAAATGAACAAAACGTTGTTTTTCCAGTAGATGTTTGTATACCAACTGGTGTTACTCTATGTGTAGAAAGATAATTTGATGAACCATATGTATATGGAGAATTATCATATGATCCTGACATATCTAACGGTAAATCACCAGATGGAAGATAATTAGATGTTAATCCTGCTATTGTTGGAATAACTCCAACTTGATATGTGTCAGGAAAATCATCACTATTTATTGCTCTTTTAATATCACCACGAGTATATGCTCTAGGCCATCCATATACTGATCCAATTGGATATGTATTATTAATATGTTCAGCTGTAATATGAAAATGATTCGTAAGATTCTCTATATCTTTATTTGAATTCATTCCAGCTTTTGTTTCCGATGTAAAATTTTTATCTAATAATTCTTGTGTAGTAGAAACACGATTTATTGAAGAAACTTGAGAACCTTTAGAAAATGTAATAAGTTTATTATTATTAAGTGTACATTGATCAAAAAGAACTTGTGCTCCTTCATTATCAGCTACAATTGGATTACTTTTAAAACTTGATTTAATACAATGACATTTTGATCTATATACATTTAATTGTTGATATGTTCCTCCACTAAGAATAACATTATCACAATCTGTAAATGTCAATATATTATTTGCTGTAAATTTATTAAATATAACATTCTGACATTCAGTAAATTCTATTAATCCTGAGTAAGTTCCTTGTAAATCAATCGTTCCACCATAAAATCTATTAAAGATACAAGTGTCAGTAAAATTATTATTAAATTTAAATGTTAATGTTTTTCCATTTAAATCTCTTGGCAAATTATTTAAAAATTTAGTAAAATTTGTTCCTGATTTTGATATATCTACATTATAAAATTGTTTATAAGTTGTTGATAAATCAATTGTTGTATCTTGTAGTAAAATTCCAGTAGATAAAGCTGCCATTTCTGTATCAATTCCATTATTAACTACTTCAGCGGCAGCAATAATATCTGTATTGATTAGTGCAGGATTTTGTTCATTTACAGTTTTATAAATGTCTACATATCCAGGATTAGGACTTGGAAAATTTGTACTATTTGAAATATCAGTTGCAGATTTTCTAGTGATTCTTGTTTTAGAATTTGTTTCGCTTTTATCATCCACTTGAATGTTATTGTTTTCTAATGCAACTACAAATTTACTATTATCTATTTCATTATTTTTACCTGTAGAAAGCGACTGTTCAACTTCTATTTTAGAATTCTTATCTGCTAAAATTGGAGATGTTCCATCTGTAAAATTATTAGCAAATACGTTTAAATTTGTATTATTTGCAATGACACCAAATGAACCTGAAACCATATCAATTTGATCATGAGACATTTCATTAACGTGATTTGGTGGAACAGTTAATTTTGTTCCATCTTGTCTTGTAAAAAGAGTAGTTTTTCTATTTGAAGCCATTGTTTATTTAATCCCTATAATAAGTTACGTTATGATTATATTTTATTATTGTTAATATTCTTACATTTCCAACAGTAATAATTGGTTGTGCAGTAAATTCAATATATCCAGAAGAAAAAACACCTTTATCTTTATATAAAGTCATAAAATCTAAGTTATATGAATTTGATGAAGGATCATCTCCATCAATATAAATTCTAATTTTTCCATTTTCATGAAATTCAGAATTAGATGTTAAATCATAAAATCCATATGGAACTTTGGGTTTTCCATTTACTTGATACCAACCCATTACTGTTCCTAACGGTATTGGATTCATAAGAGAACGTCTAAGACCCAATTCCATAGTTTTTTCATAATTAATATTGTTGTTAACTGTTCTTACTCCAGTTGAAATATTATCGCTTAAAGCTTCAACAGCGACTGTATTTAAAGTAACTCCAGCAACATTACCTTCATAATTGAAAATGTTTTTATGAGAATGACGAATTAATGAATACTTTGTTGCATTATTAATTAAAATTGAACTAGAATTCGTTATAAAAATGTGTTGAGTTTGCTCGCCTGTAATAAATTTGTTAATTTTATCTGTATTTCTAACAAACATATTTTCATCATATAATGAATTATTTGTGTTAGATCTAACAGCATTTATAAAGTTTGTAGAATTATTATATAAATCATAAACAGAAATAAATGATACTTTACAAATATCTTTTAAATTTGGAACAATATAATTTTTATAATTTATAAATGACGCAACAATTGAATCAGAAATATTCTGTATTCTTGATGTAAAATCTGCATGAGATCCATATACTGAAACATGATTTAATATATTTTCATTTGTAAAAATAAGTGTAAGTTTTGAAACATTTGTAAATTCAAAATCATTTACAATAGAATCTCCAGAATCTATATTAAATTTTCCTTTAACATTTGAAAAGCTAATTAAATCGTTTTTATTACCAGATTCATTATAAATTTGTAATGTAATATCATTTCCATTTACATCTGGAAAAAACTGATCAATAGAACCGGGTGTTGTTATAGTTTCATAATTAAAAGAATTTTTGACATCTGGAGTATCTTTACTTACAATATGCCATAAGAATGTTCCAGACTTATAGAAAAATGATTCTTTTCCATTTTTTTGCCAATTAATACCGGTTATCATTAATTAAATGTGTAGACCAAGATGTTATATCACCAGATGTAACTGCAGCATTTATAACATCTCTAAGTCTATGTGGTCTATTATCACTAATTCTATCAACAGCTGTTGATTGAAATGTAACAATACCACCTGTTCTTTTTAATTTATCAACATGAAATATAGGTTTAGGTAAATTTATTAAAGAATTACAATTCAAATATGCAGATTTTGTATCTAAATCTTTATAAGAAATCCAACAATTTTTAATTGCTTTAATTGTATAATCTTTATTATCACATTTCAAATCTTCTACAACAAGTTGAGAATTATAATTTAATGCAATAGCGCCTTTACCTTGAATATTATTATTTTCAATTAAAGATTGCGTATTTTCTAACACAATAGGATAAACACCAGCTAATTCATAATCATCACTAGTTTGTGATCCAAAATATGTTTTTATTCTATTCTTGTTACTCATAGCTTTAATTTATCCTTCTTTCTACTGGTGTATTAATTGTATATTGATTTTGATCATTTGTTGTTAATTGAAATGTTTGTTCTTTATTAATAAAAACATATGAACAATCTTTAATTGCTTTTGTTACATCTTTTGTTACACCATTTAAAAATCCACCAAAAAATGTTTCTGGAACATAAAATGTCATGTTAATTGAGCGTCTATCTTGTGTAAAATTCGTAGATGCAATAAGATGTCCTATATTAAAATTATAACGAAAATTATCAAATAACATTCCATTTTCAAATGTTCTATTTATCCAATCATTAATATTAGTTGATGATGTAATATTAGTACTATGCGGAACAATTTTTTGTGTTACTGGATTTGAAACAGTATATACAATTCTATTATGTATAGTATCTATATCTGCATTTTTAGCTGTATATAATTTATCTGTTGTAAATGTTCCATAATTTCTAACTTTAAATACTCTATTACTTATATAATGATAACCATATGTTAACGTACTATTATCATTAGGTGTAATTCCTGCAGTATTACCTGATAAAAATGTATATGATGGATTATTAATAGTAGCAAACATTGCTCCAACAGGAGGATAATCTTCTAAATTTAATCCATTATTTGAGTCATTTTTAGTTGGAATTAAATTCAAATGACAATGATTAAATAATGAGCCGGGCATTGCAATACCGTGGTATAAAAGATGTTTTTTTATCTCTCTGATCATTATTTAATGTCATATCAGATAATGTTGTTGTTTTACCGCCAATTGTACATTTACTTGTTACATCATTGATTGTAGAATTATGAGTAGAAATATAACAAACTGGTCTAAATAAAATATTGTTTATTGTTATATTGTTTGTATATGTAAATGTATTATTTTCACCAGCAATTAATGTATTACATGAACCAATAATAGGACAATAACAATTTTTAAATGTGCAACTATTAATAACAACATTAGAACTTTTAATTTCTAAACATGTTTTCCACATTCCGTCTTTATAATACTCATATAAATTATTTTTATAATTATAAAAATTTAAACCTGATTTTGTAATTGCTGTTTTATTGATATTAAATGTTAAATCATGGATGTTTACATATTTAACATTTTCAATTTCAATTACAGAACCTGACGTTTCAGGTGTAGAAATACTTCCATTATATATTTCTAATTGATCAAGATTTGAAATTTTTAATGATGTTACTTTACAACCACTTTTAAATTCTATTATAACCTTTCCGTTATAAAAACCATTAATTGAAGTACTATTAATTGATACACCAGAATTAATAATAATTTTTAGATCTCGTCTATGAAGATTTTTAGGTAAATGATTTAATTCAGTAAGTGTCGTACTTGTTAATACATTTAACTTATATGAATCAATATCATATGGATAAATAAGGTCTTTTTCATTCCAATAAAATGTTGATCCATCATTTAATAATCTTGGATAACCTTTTAATTTTTGTAAATGTATTTCTGATCCTGAATTTAACACTGCATATAACGCACCTGTATCAGATGGTAATGCTTGTGGTCCAACTGTTGTAACATAATAAGGAAAATTTGCAAAACTATCCTGTGTCGTAGTTAAATAAGGATATGTATTATTTAATTGTGCAGGTTTATCCCAATAAATTTTACTATTTTTAATACCAACTATAGGAGTAGTTCTTCCAGCTTGTTGACCTGATAAAGTAGAATTTGTAACAGTTGCATTAGAATTTGAAGCAATTATGCAGCCATTTGTATTATTGTTTATAATACAACCTTTAATATTAACAGTTGAATCTTCCATAACCACAGTCCAAATGCCATTAACTGCTGTATGCGGATCTACTTCAGTTAACGTATTTCTTTTATTGAAAATAACTGCTGTTTTTGGTGTCGATAAGATATTACTCATAGATTTTTATTTTAATTTTTGTATAAAATTATTATTAATCATATTTAATTGTTTGACATTATGTGCGTATACTGTACCAAAATAATTGTTTTTGCTTAAAGTTTTTATAATGTCATATTCACCAATGTCATACCAATCATATGCCATTGTTCCTGGACCTTGTTCAAATATTGCATAAATCTCTTTCAATGATAAAAATTTATTGAATAATAACATATTTCGTACTGATCCAGAAAAGAAATCAAAATATGATATTGATGTCGTACTATCATTTTTAGAAGGTATAATTTGATTTGCAAAAAATCTTAATACATTATTTGATGAATATAATCCGTTCATTTTAAATTGTAAACCAGCATTTATTAAATCTGTAGCTGACGTTGCACTTTCATATGTTGTCAAATTAGGATATAATAATAATTTAGTATTTGGTTTTACACCTGTTTTTGTTGTTGATTTATTCCAATAAACAGTCATATTAAGACGAGTATAGCCATTCTCTATATTTCTATAAAAAGCTTTTTTATATGGTTCTCTATCTGCAAGTGTTGTATTAGTATGTTGAAATTCTAATACATATAATGACCATCTATTATAATATGAATTAGATGGATTATTTGTTTTATCATTAAAATATTCTTGATGAGAACTTTGATATGCTGCTTTATCTGGATATGCTGGATCAGCAATTAAAAATTGATCAAGATATAAATAAAGTCCTTTTGTTCTATGTTCATCTGTATTAATATTACCATCAACAAGTAAAGGTGAATGTGTATTATAGTCTGTCAAATTTGCCCAAAATATCAATGTAACATTATTTGATGTATTTGTTTCATATAAAATATTTCTAACAAGATTGGATATTGGTTTTTGTGCTTCTGCATTAAACGTGCTATCAAATATTAAATGATCTGGCTGATCACCTTCAGTAAAATTTGTTAAATTAAATGTTGCACAAGAAACAGAGTCGGTAACACCAAATAATGTTTGGGGATCTCGTACACTATTAATAACTGGTGTAAATTTAGGTTTAGTCATTTCACCTAAAATACTTTCATTTTCATATTTACATTCTGTATTATTTCTTAATGGCCACATACAAATAACATCATCATATTCTGGAAATTCCATTTCTGTAACAATATCTTTAATATTATCTGTAGATGAAAGTGTATTCGTAATATTCATATTATATACATAGGTATCACATAATAAATTTCTTAAAGACATAACAGAATATCTGGAATTAATAGCAGTACCAGATAATGGAATCATTGAACCTACAGTTGATGTAATTTCTGAAGATGTTTTTGGAGTAATCATTTGTGTTTGAAGATGACTAATAATATTAGATAGTTCTCCTCCTGGTATTTCTTCATCAAATACATTTGGATTTGTTATATCATCCACAAAATATTGATTATTTGCCCAAATTAATAAAGTTCCTCCAAAGAAATCTTCAATATTTAAACTTCTATTATTGAAATTATATCCATATGTTCCACCAGGAGCTTTTCCGCTGCCATTAATAGATATTTTATAGCCAGATGTTGTTTTTGATGCTGCTGAAAGAGGAACACATAACTCTAAAACAAGAACATAACCATTTAAATTACGTGGAATTTTATTAACAATTTCCATAATTTCTGCTGTGGTAATCATGTCACCTGTTCCAGGTTTTCTAATAGGAATTCTATAACCAGTATTGGCTGAAAGACAAGCTATTCTATCAAATAAATCCTTAACATCATCCCAACTAAAGTGAATATCACCATTATTAATATGATCTTGAACAGTTGTTTCCAAATATTCGTTAATAGCTTCTGTCTTTAAATCAAGATAATAATCATTATTAAGAAGATTTAACAATCCTCTATTAATGGTAACATCATTAATAAACTCAGAACTTTTAATTGTTATTTTTGCAGGATTTGTCCACGGAAGACCTGCGTGTATTAAGTTATTTTCAGCCATATTTTAACTTCTCTTTATAGAACTTTCTTTTTCTTATTTATCTAGTTTTAAAGTTCAAACAAATCATTATATTGATATGTCTGCTCTGTTGTTTCAACATCTTTTATCTTTTTTGGTTTTTTAATATATCTAATAAATGAGCTTTTTTGTTTAGGAATTAGTGAATAAGCAAGTTGATAAAAACATTTTTTATCTAAAATTGTTTGTACTGTATTTAAATATTCAGCATATGGAAGTAAATGTTTACTCATACTTAAATATCTACAAACCATAAATGGAGAAAAGTGTTTATCAAAATCATTTGATTTATATAATTTTCCATTTGTTAATTTTAATAAAATATCTGACATACAATCAAAAAAATTATCAATTTCCAAATGTTCTATTTTATATTGTTTTAATTTCTTTTCATTGTTATCCATTTGTAAAATCTCCTTTATTTTAAATTAAAACAAAAATGGCTGGATTTTTCCAGCCATTAGAATCAAGCATATATTTTTTATTCGATTTTTTATTGGATTTCTAAATATTTTGGTGTGTGTTTATCAAGTTCTTCTTTTTTAACAGGCACAACAACTTTTAGAATTCCGTCATTAAATGAAACTTTAATATTATCAGCATCTGCTGTTGGTGTAAGTGTATAAGAAATTGAAGCATTTCGCTTTGCAATTCCTCTAGTGTGAAATTTAAAATTATTATTTTCAGATGATTCTTTTACTTCTTTTTCAACAACAACTGATAACATATTATCTTCAATCTTTACTTTAATTTCATCTTTTGTAAATCCAGCAAGAGCAACTTCTAAAACAGTTTCAACTGCTTGTTTATCAGAATAATTAGTATAAAGATTAACTGGATAAGGAAATGAAGACTTTCCGAATTCACGAAAATCTCCACTTAGTGAATCAAAAAGATCTTTGAATGTTGGTACATCAAAAAACGTTGGAAATTGAGACATATATTTTTCTAAATCATACATAATTTAACTTCTCCTTATAAGCAAGTTTTATTTAAGATTCCTCATTATGAGCAAATCTATTTTGTTTATGCTTGATTCTTAATTATAAATTAAACCTATTTTTTAGGTACAGCTTTGATTTTTTCTATTTCTGATGTTAATGGAATTACTTGTGCAGGATGTATAGTTGGAGTATTTTGTATAATATCTTTACCCGCATCTTTTACATTTTTATCAATTAAATTTTTAATTTGAAGCATTCGTTCTGCATATTCTTTATTAATATTATGTAAAATTTCTAATCTATGCGCCTGTGCTGCTTTAAATATTTTAAGATTTTTTTGTCTTTCTTTATATTCAGCATCAGATAAATCCATTTTTTCTAAACATTTTTCATAACAAATAATAACATCACTCAGGGCTTCAGTATATTCTTCAGATGTAATTAATACATAATGTGAATATTCTGATTTATGAAACATTAATTGTTTTTGATTACTTTCATCAATCTTTAAAAATAATTGATTAATTTGATCCAACTTATTACTAGTTTCTCTATCAAATTGATATGTAATAGATAAAACAATAGGAAAACATGCTAACGCAGCAAAAACAATTAACGTATTCAAATAGTTTAAAAAACGTTTCATAATAATCCTAGAACGCATATATATTTTATATCATTTTAACATTATTTAATTGTTTTCTAATTTTAAATTATATGAAAACAACTTTAAAAGAACTAGAATTTAATCTAGAGAAATTTTTTAAAATAATTGAAATTTTCTTTTTAAAAATAAATATATTTAAAGGAGATTTCAATTATGAAAAATGTTTTAGAAAAAATCAATTGTAATAATAAGCTTGAACAAAAGCTTTTACTAAAAATTTTAAACAGATTTTCTGAAGAACATGACTTAACCAAAATTATAGATGAAGAAAAACGAAATATTTTATCTTCATCAGATGATAGTGATGAACTTGGAAAATTTAAGCTTATTAGATTTTTAGATAAAGTTTATAAAATTTTAAGCGAGACCCTTTAAAGAAGCAATCATTGCTGTAAATTGAATTTCTTTATCTAATACAATAGACATTTTATAAATACCTTCAGCAATTATCATCATCTCTTTTGGATTTCCATTATAAAAATTGAATAATTCTCCGGCTAATTTTATATAATCACTAGAAAATAAATCTTCGTTATTCAAAAGATATTCTCTAATTTGCATAATATCTTTACATTCATGAATGAATTGCAAAATTTCAGAATAATCAGAATGATCAATTGTACCTGGAGTTAATGTTCCTGATGATGACATAATTTCAAGATGTGAAATTATACTTCTGATATCTGGAAATTTTGGTTTAATAACATTTTTTACAAAAGCTTGTAGTGTTTCTTGTGTATATGAAATTGATTCTTTTTTAAGAATATCAATTACACGAAGTAAAACATCTTTTGTTGAAAATTTTAATTGAATAACTGGACATCTTGATTTCAATGCATCAATTAGTTTTTCAGAATAATTACAAGTTAAAATAAAACGAGTATCATTAAGTGATTCTGATATAATATTTCTTAATGCCATTTGAGCACCAGCATTAGATGTATTATTTGTGAGACAATCTGCTTCATCTAATACTACAACTTTATATGTATCAGAAACCATTTGACAAAAATCATTGACACGAGTTTTTACCATCTCAATTGATCCATCAATTGAACACGACTGAACAATATATTTTTCAATATCAAGTTCTTTTAATAGAATATTAGCTAATGTACTTTTGCCAATTCCTGGAGTACCAGCTAAGGTCATTGATGGAAAATCTTTTGTTTCAATCCAATGTTTGATTTTCTCTTTAATTTCAGAATCTAAAACCATTTCATCAATAGTTTTAGGTGCATATTTTACAACCCAAGGATCATTTAACATATTCATCCTCTACATTTTTTGTCATAGTTTTCTTTAAAATCTTAATAATAATTTCCATACTCATTGTTTTTAATATAAATTCTTTTTTCTTTTGTCCTTGAAATTTAAAACAAAATTCCTTTGTAACATTATCCTTAAAGCATGTAATAAGAATATTATATTTGTATTCAGTATTTTTAGAATTTACAACAATAGACCATTTACGAAGATCATCTTTTTCGTATGGAATATTTAACTTTGTTATAGAAAAACCATTATCAGTTAATCTAGAACAAAAATAACCTTTACAATATAACTTATTTTTTGGTTTAGATTGATGATTTACATTCATTTTATGAAGTTCTCCTAAGAGCTAGCATAAGTCTTTTCCATAAAAACCATTTTTTATAACTCTTCTTAATTTCTTGTTTTATAACATTTTCAAATTTAGTAATATCAAACATGAGTATATCATTTAAAATACAAAAATATAAAGGTAAATCTTTATCATTAATAAAATTATATTTGCATAATCCATCTGAAGTACTTAAAAATGAACACGTTGAATGACATGATTTACTATCATAAATTTTATTTCTTATGTCAAATTTTTTAAACATCATTTCTTTTACATGTTCATAGACTAAATCATCTTTAATTGTTTTAATGCGCATATATTGTTTTATTGAAAACTCAATAAATGATTCGATTTTATTAATTTCAATGGAAACTAAATTACATTTTGAACAATAAGGTAAAGGATACCAATGAAAATTATATTGCTCAGAAATATCTGAAAAACATGAAAAACACTTCATTTTATTTTCCCTTCACCTGAGATGTGATAATTTTTGACTTAATCCACCATTTTTTATCCTGATCTTCAATAGATGATGTTACTTCTAGAACTTTATATTTTGGACTAAATTTACAATGAAGACCATTCTTTTCATTTGTTCTGAGAATATTTAAAATATCATATCCTGTTTTATGAATAATGATTTCTGGCGTATCTGTATCGATTAAGTTTCCTTCATATGAATCTGAAATTTTAAGAATAACATTATTTGAAAATGATACATTACGTGCACCAAGTTCAATTTTCATAATTTTATTATCAGGATAGATGTAAATACTGCCATCTTTTTCAAGATCAACAAAATTTGCAGTTTTACTTTGAACAAGAGAAAGAAGAGGGGGATCAATATCAAATGAAATTTTATGTTCAAGATCACGTGTAAGTTTTTTCATTACCATCTTCTTTACAACATTTTCTTCAACACAAAATTGATTAATTTTACATTCATCTTCATGAAAATATAGCTTTTGAGCAACATAAGTTCCTGGCGGATTTTCGCTCTGATCGCCTTTAGATGCAAGTGTAGAAATATCAACTGAAAATTCAAATGAATTCATTTTATGAAATGTTTCCATGATATCTAAGTTTGCTCTAAACTTTTGAAGTTCATTAAAACTAAGTTTTACTGTTGTAACTGCAATTTCATCTTTTTTCTGTTTAAAAAATGAACCTTCTTTTAATGTCATAATATTAGTTTCGAGCTCTAAACGTGTAGATGGAAATTCACTTGGATTAATTGCATAAAATGTTGTTTTATCTTTATCAATTGTAAACATTCCTTGAGAAACAAATCGTGCAATAATAGATAGAAAGTTAGAAAATGCTTTTGCATCACGCATTTCGGTTTTAACCATTTATACTTCTCCCTTCAATTTTGGTAAGCGAGTTTTATTTTACTTTTTTAAATTAAACTTTTTAAATCATACTCGTTATTTGATACATAAACGTTATTGAAAATATTTAAACACGAATCATTTGTTATTTCATCATATTCATTTGTATGAGTAACTGCAAGTGATATTTTAGCACCACCATAAAAATTTTCTGAATTAAAATCTTGTACTACTCTATCTATAAGTTCTTTATTATTCAATAATCCATATCTAATATTACCTTGATATGGATTATAAACATTTGTTTTATCAAAAATATTATATTTTTTAGCAAATTCTTGACATTCTTCAGGAAATGGGCCAGCACCATGACGTGTAAGATATGTTCTAGTAACATAACAAATTTCTATATCAGGCTGAATATCCATCAATAATGAAAATCTCATAATATGAGCAACAATATCTTTAATTCCAGTATTACTTGGTGTTGAATAAATTTCATCAATATTTTGATCTAATAAAAGTCCTTGGCCATTTTCTAACACAACTGCATCATAAGGAAAACATACTACTACTGAAGATTCAATATGGTTTTTAAGAAAATCAATATCTAACAAAAAATTATTAATTAATTCATCTGAATAAATTATTTCTTTCCATTCATCAGAAATTGTATCAATATCTATCTTTTTCAAAAGATAATTATCTCGAATATTATAAAGCTTTTGTTTTAAATCGACACTATTAGAATTAATAATATGTTCTAATATTAATGGCTCAAAATTCATACGATTTCTAACTATTGTTTCCCATATCCCCATTCCAGTAGAACCATGCTTATTTTTTCCGCGTTGTTCTTCAACAATTTGATTTAAAATCATATCAAATGGAGTTGTAATAGAATTACAATAGCTCATAAAATAAGATTTCGGCTCAAATCCTAATGCTTTTAATTCTTTATATTCTTTAGCAAATTGCATTGGATTAATAATGAAATTTGGAGAAAAAAATGTATCAGCACCAGAAAATGTTCCTGATCCAAAATGATGAAAAACATGGCGGAGCCCAGAAGGTGTACATACTGTATGTCCACGCTGAGCTCCGCCATTTGTACAAATTACTGCACATCTTTGATTATTATCAGCGAATTGTTTACAAAAATAATTGGTAACAAGTCCTTTTCCTTCATCACCATAATTTGCACCAATAACTGCTTTAATAATCAAATCTGACATGTTTTATTTTTCTTTCTTTTTACCAGCTAATTGCACCACTATCTTCAGTAATACTTGAAGCAATATTAGCAGCAGTATTTGCATGTTTAATCACAATATCAACAATATTTTCAGCAATGTTGTTTACACTTACATTTCTTACATGGTCTACACCAATAAATTCTGCAAATGATTCTACATTATGCTGATTCGACCCGGAATATGTGTCTTTTACATTTAAATGATACAATTCATATTTTGGCAAAACTTCTTCTAAGAGTGATTTGGTTCCAATATCGTCCTGTAAAGAATCTCCAGTAGTATTTTCGAGTTCATTTTTTAGAAGATAAGGATTAATTAATTCATCTCCAATCGTAATAATTAATCCTTTCTTACCGCGATTCCAACAATCAAGCTTTGTATGGCGTGCGCCAAAATACCATGCTGCTGTATAAGACTCATATGCATTTCCACCACCACCACCCTCAAAATATACCTTATCAAGCTGTTCAGCAATTCTGATATCAGATTCGAATTGTGAAGCTTGAATTGGATAACAGTCATATGCAAGATCACCAATTGCCATAATCATAAACTCAACATCTTTAACTTTTTTATAAAGATCAGTCATAACTACATTGAGTTTTTTGGCAACTTCTACTGAAGATTTTCCCATACTTCCGGTAACATCTAGAGCAAGAATAACTGGAATTGTTTCTGGATGTTCTTCTGAATCACAACATTCTCTGATAACATTATATGGATTTAATGCTTCATCTAAATGACGCGCTTTAAACATTTCTTGAGTAGTATATGTTCCTTTTAGATCACCACTAGAAAGGTCAACATCACGACCAACAGATTTAGAATAAGCAGTAAATGCCGATCTTGTCCAAGATCCTCCACCCATAATTACTTCTCCTCTTCTTCAGTAGTTTCACTGTCATCAATAACTTCATCAGAATCATCTTCATCATCTGAATTAAAGTCAAACATTCCATCAAACATATTTTCCATTTTTCCTCCCATCATCATAAATGGAAGCATTGAAGCGAATCCATTTTGAGAAGATCCATTTCCACCATTCATTGACTTCATCATTTCACTCATCATCATGTATCTCATGATGTTATTTGCTCCATTCTTCTTTCCTGTAATATTATTTCCAAACATAGAAACAATCTTTCCGTAGAAATAAGTATTACCCATAAATACATGACGTTCTGGAAGAATTGTATCAACTGTAGAATCTTCATAATTGATGACAGTAATCTGATTCTTTTCAGCTTTAATAACACACTTTGGCTTACGATTTACAAGAATAATATCGCCAATCTCAACTTTATTTGTTGGAATAACAAAGAAAAATTCTTCACCAATATTAAAACAGAAGTTTGAGCAATTTGTTAGACGGCCTGTTTTAATATTGTAACTCTTATATCCATTACTTGTCTTAACTGCAATATTGCCATTCATTGTAAGGCGGCACATTCCTGCTTCAATACGTCCAAACATTCCATTGAAATTAAACAAGTCGTTCATACATACATCTCCTTTAGTTTTATTAGTTACACGTAAACTCATTAAAATTTTATTTAACACATCAACAATTGACATTATTCTATCATTTTCAATAATAGAATAAACCGCTTTTTGAGCACTGTTTAATTTGTTTAAATCTTTTTCAATAAACCAAAAAAATCTTGTTGGTTTATCTACACAAAGAGAATCGAAAGAATCAAAATAATCTAAACCATTTTCATCTGCTTCTCCATATAAATTTTCAGATTCAATTAAAAATCTACCAGGTTCATAACGACGGATAAAACTTACTTCATCATATGATTTAGACAAAGATACAATTGCTTCTATAATGTCATTTTTGCTTAATGAACTAAAATCATTATTTTCTATAATAGCATGTTTTGAGGCAATATTAATTGTATCTAAGATCCAATTTACATCTTTATTAGGATTTTGCTTATATTCTGAAAATGCTTTATCAATTATTTGACAAACTTCTTCAGTTGTATAAGTAGGACTCCAATTATCAAACATACATTTGATTTGCCAACGATCATTTGATATTTTTGATAATTTTGAAAAAAGATCTTGCAAGTCTAAATAAAACATACTTTAAACCTTAGCATTAGCTCTTACTTCTTCAAATGTATATTCTTTAAGAAGTTTACCATTTTCAAAAACAGTTTCCAGATAATTTGTTTTATCACTAAGTTCTTCTTCTCTAATTGTTTTAAACTTTCCATTTTCTTTAATTAGAGCAAGACGGCCACGTTTACTCGCTTTAGTAATATCCTTTGGTTTTTTCCATACATCATGCCATGCCTCATCATAAAATTGAGCAGAACTTTTAAAAGCAAAACGCTGTGTGTCACGATTAACTTTCTGAAGAAGTCCACCACCTTGACCAAAACATGCAAGATTTGCTGCGCTATACAAATTATTAAACATTGCAAAAAGAATATCTCTCATGCCATAATAATCAATACCATCGCCCCATAGTAATCTGACTTTATTATTTAGCAACTTAAATTTACCATATTCTGTTTCAATTTCTCTTTCAACACCAAAATATTTTTCAAGAAGCTCAAGACAACGAAGAGAAACACTTACAGGATCACCACTATCTGGACGAAATACAGTTATGCCGTTTCTATTAAGAATTACGTCTTTGAATCTTGTTCCAGCAACTTCAATAAATCTTTCATAATTATAGCTGTCAATAACAAGAGAAAGAATTCCATTGGGATTATTCTTAAAAATATTTTCAAGAACGTCCCATTCTCCTTTTTCTCCTCTGGAAGTCATGATGCTATGTTCAGTTGCACTTACAGAAAATGCCGGCATATTTTTTGCAACAAATTCAGCTGTTTTTGTTAGTGGAATGTCTTTTAATTCTGCGTTATAATATTTCATTGGAAGAGTAAGTGCACAAACTGTATCACTACCTTTAAAATTCACCATGTGAGCACTTCCGCCGATCATTGCAGCTTCAACAGAAGTAGCACCTCGAAAACCAAAATCTTGCAGAGCGAAATCCAAAATACTGTAATCATCTGAAGTTTTAGTCAGATAATCTTTAATCATAATTTTTTCTTCACGACTAAGTGTACAAACAGTCATTGGATACCAAACTTGTAGAAGAATTGTTTCGAGAAAATTTGTAAGCCATGGAACTTCTGGATCAGTATTTTCAACTGTCATCATAACATTGCTTACATCAACAGGAGTTCCTTCAGCAACTGCTTTAATTTTAACAGGAAGATACCCGTCATATTTTTCAAGAATATAGTCCCATCCTTTTCGATTAAACATTCCGGGTCCCATGTGAGCGGTAATAACAGCTTCAGCAAAATCAATTTTTTCTTTTGTAATAACTTTACCTTCAAGATAACGTTTCAAAATATATTGAAGGCCGTACATAACAGTTTTATTAAATTTTGCTCCATTACGAGCTTCAAGATATGCATAATTATACTTTGTATTAGGCATGTAACTCTTCCAGTGAGAATATTTGTAGCTATCACTCAAAAGAATTACATTATCAAACGAATCAAAAAATGGCATTTCATTCATAATTAACACTCCTTTAACTTTTTAACTTTAGTTGTTTTTAATTATTTTTATTTGTTTTTAACCAATCTTTTAACATTTTCCAAAGAACAATATGTTCTGGAACAAACATTTCTTCATAAATATCTGATACTTTTACTTTATGTAATTCAGCAATGTCATCTTGTGCCTTTGGAGCTCCGAACATTCTTTTCATTATATAAAAAGAAGTAATAATTTTATCATTTTCGGCTCGATATCTCCAATCATCGATAATTGTCGATCCAATATAAACTGGATTAGTAACTTCAAGTCCAGTTTCTTCTTGCGCTTCTCGACGAGCAGTTTGTTCAAAACTTTTATCTTTGTGTGGATCAGCAAATCCACCTACAAATCTTAGTTTTTTCTCTTTTTCTTTTTTTGCTAAATACAAATATTCATAGTTATCATCATCAAAAATAGCGCAATCGACAGTTGGAAATACTGTATCATATCTATTTTGAGTAGCATAAAGACAACCAAGACGCCAATCTTTAGTGCCTTTTACTTGTTTTCCTGCAGTAATTCTTTGTTCAGTTCCATTATCTGGAAGATATACGGTTGGTTCATAAATAACAACTTTTACAGTATCTGGAAAGTATTTTAGACTATTGTCACGTCCACCATATAAAACAATATCACGATTTCCAGCAATAGGAGAAATATTTTTTAGAACAGCATTTGCCCAGTCTTTATCGTCTGGTAAATCATTTTGATACATAATTGTAAATTTACCAGGAAATGCTTCTTCAATCATTCGTCGGCGAGAATCAAAATCTAGTGGATTTCTTTTTGTAGCTTTTGTAGGGGCTAAACCTAATAGCATGATATTCATATCATGATTTTGATTTAGCACAAAATTAATATAATCTAGATGTCCCTGATGTAGTTCTGCAACTTGAAATCTGCCAATTACTACACCAACAGCATTTTCATTTTTAAATGTATTTTTCATGTTTAATTATTCCTTCTACCGTTTAACTTTTTTAACATATGGCAGTTTAGAATTAAAAATAGCAAAAATCAAACAAAAATTAAATCATATAATCACATTTTGTTTGAATTTTAAAATAATGTGGATATCGTTTTTGATATCCACATTCAAAAATAATTTTAAATTTTAGATATTATCTAAAAGTTTATCAACATCGATTTCACCATTTTCATCAGTAAAATCATCTTCAGTAACTGTTTTCTTTGCTGAAGTTGTCTTAACTTCAGGTTTTGGAGTTTGTTCAACTTCATCAGAAATTACTGTTTTAGCTGGTTTCTTTTCAAGTGGTTTTGGCTGAGGAATTGTTTCATCATCATCGTTTTCAGTAGAAGAACCAACATCTTCACCAGCTGTAATATATTTCAGTTTAAAGTTTTCACGATCAGCTGCAGATGAATTAATATAGAAATCTTTGTCAAATGAAAGTTCTTCATTTAGTGTATTAAAATATTCTGCAGTAAGTTCAACATCACCAAATTCTGTAATTGTTGTTTGATTACGTTTAAAATCAAACGCATAACTTGGAATGTCAACATTTTTTCCATCATCAGTTGGAATACTCTTCGTAGTAACGGTAATTGTAAGATCATATGCCTTATTTACAATATTACCATCATCATCAATATATGTAAATGCAGAAATACCAAGAACATCATCGGCATCTACTTCAATTGGACTTTCTCCCTTGCGTGGTTTTGGCGCAACACCAAATACCTTTAGATTAAGAAAATCTGCAAGTTGCTTTCCATAACGAAGAACCATCACTTTTCCAACAACATCTTCTGGTCCATTCACAATATATACTGGAATATACCCATTGAAATTTCTCTTAAACTTTTTATAAAGTTCAGATGCAGTTTTACTATGAGATTCAGTTGATTCCTTATAATATGCAGATGCACAATTACAAATTACACAATTACTAAATCCACGATCGCCATCAAGATATTGTGATGTTGGACATGCAACAACCTTCATCTTATTTCCAGTAGCATTATCATCCCAAAAACTATGAGAATAACTATTAATCATTGGATACATACGATCACAATTTAATGGTGGAAGATAAAGTAAACGAAGTTGATACTTAGATCCTCTCTGTAACTTTAGAATATTCTTATTACCAAAATTACCACCTTCTGATGCTCTTTGCTGTTCTCTCTGTTGAAGCTTGTCAAAAATTCCCATTGCGTGAAAACTCATTTTTACTTTTCCTTTACTTGTTAATTTACTTGTTTTTTCTTGTCAAAGATACTTTTCTTTGTTTTTCTCTTTTATAATTTTAATATAAACCAAAATTACATACTTGATATATTACTTATTACATTTTTCACATAAGAATATGCTTTTTTATCAATATTTTCAAATTCATCTATTGGCATTGCATATTCTAACAAACTTTTGTTTGGATTGTTTGTTGATTTTAATGTAACCCTAACAATTGGTTTTTTAGAATTTTTTTCCCACAAATATATAGATTCTTTATTTGGTGATTTTTTATAATCTTCTGTATTGATAAAAATTTCATAAATTTTATAAATTTTATCACTAACTTTCATTTCAAACTTGCCTACAATATGTGGATCAGAATCATGTACAATTTCACCATATTTTGGTTTACCATTTTCTACAGGAGCCCATGATTCTGTATCTTTTAATGAAGCTCGTAATTGATCTTGAGGATCAACTCGATTTTTATCAAATTTAATTCTTTTTGCCCAGTCTTTACCAATTAATTTTGTCAAACTTGATCCATTTATTTGTGCATTTTTTGGAATATCTGAAGTGTTATCTTCTGCATCTCTGTAATTATCTAATGTTAATGTTTCATTTGAATCAAGTTTATAATTTTCCCAAGTAATGTTTATTACAACATCTCTACTATTAGATAATCCAGAACCAAATTTAAAATTAGCTTTAACTTTATCTTTTTTACGTCCAGTTGCTAATTTATGAAATCCTTTTCTTATTGCTCCACCTATTGCAGAAAAAACTTCTTGCTGAGACCAAACATGATTTCCTTTTCTATTAAATTCAGCTAATTTACTTAATAAACTCTGTTTATTTGTGAGTGTTACATCAATATTACAAATTTTAAGTTTTGATACATTTCTTTTTGGACCACCAACAGATTCAAGATCGAAATTTACAAAACCTGATCCTTCCCATCCTGATATTGTATGTTTTTCAATTTTCTGTGATTTTGAATAATCATATTTGTTATCATAATCACCTTCTTTTCCTTTTTTAACATACATATAAAATTCAAAATACATATTAAGTTCTTTTTGTTGTAAAAGTTTTTCTACATAAGAACCTAACGGATTATTATAAGAACGTTTGATTTGCATAGCCTTATAAAATGGAACAATTAATGTTCGTGCATAATCATCCATTATATTAAGTTTTACAAGATAACCTGGTTTATCTGATCCAGCATCTAAAGCATTTGCAGACAAACTAGTTGGATCATATTCTGGTTCTCCAGGCAGCCCATTGCCAAATAAATCAGAAAATCCTTTATCAATCTTATTTTGAATCATTGGCCATATTGCAATAATTTCTTCTTTTAATGTCCACTGTGTAGCTTCAAAAATAAGATTATCTAAACCATTTTCTGACATTATATCTTCATAAATGATTTTAAATTCATCAAAATTCATGTAACACCATAAACACATTTTTTGTACTATCACTATTTATTTAGTTTTGATTTACTTTAATTAAAAATATGAAAAGAATGTAAGAATTATGTTAATATTTAAAAGATCTGGAAAAAGAGCAAAAATAGTTTATGATCAAGAATATCGTTTAGAGTTTGATAAACTTAGAGAATCATTTAAGACTGAAAATAGTGCGGCTAGATTTGCTAGAACAGTTTCATATTCTATTAATCCATGGACATATGTTCTTAGTCCATTAGGATCATATAATATTGGTTTTACATCAACACTTATAGATAAATGTGATGAATTAGGTATTGAATATTCTATTGATTCAGAATTAAATGAAATGATTCATCCAAATCTTTATGTAAACAAAATTAAACAAGTAACAAATCCTAAATATCAATATAGAGATTATCAGCTTGTTCTTTTAGCTAAAATGTTAAAAGAAGGCAGAGGTGTTATTTTATCTCCTACACGTTCAGGTAAGTCATTAGTATTAGCTCGGTTTGTGCCATAATACTTTATTGAATTCTGATAAAAATGATATTAAAAATATTTTAATTGTTGTTCCAAATCTTCAACTTTTAGAGCAAATGGCAGATGATTTTGATAATTATATGTCAGAAAAAACACATAATATACATGTTACAATAAAAGGTGGAACACAACTTCATTATACAGATAATGATAAAATCATATTGGATAATAATGAAGAAGTTTCTCCATTAAAATTAAAAAGAGGAAATATTATTGCTAATCATGGAAAAGTAACTAAAATTAGTATAGATGAAACCGTTATTACGCCGATATCATGGAATATTGTAAAATTTGGTGCAAACGAAGCAAAAACCAATAAAGGAATATGGAAATTTCAAGATATTAATATTATTATTTCTAATTCTCAATGGCTTTTATTACATGGTGATGAACTTCCATATATTGATATGATGATCATTGATGAATGTCATGGAATGTCACATGGTGCTGAAATCACAAAACTTGTTAGAAATGTTGAAATTCCATTTAAATTTGGTTGTACTGGAACAATGCCAAAATCAATAGAAGATCAATGGAGTGTTATTGGAACATTTGGTCCAGTATTAGAAGAACTTAGTATTTCAGAATTACAAGAAAAGAAAGTTCTTGCTGATGTTACTATTAAACCTATTGAATTTGTTCATGATAAAAAAGAAGATTTTAAAAATCAAATATTTGATGCAAATGGAAATAAAATAACAGACCCATTTGAAGTCGCTCAACGCATATATCAAAAAGAATCTATGTTTTTATCTGAATTAACATCTACAAATTCAATTATAGCGAAATTAGCAGAAGGTGTAATAAAACAACATCCAAATTGGAATGTTCTAATATTATTTGACTATATTAAACAAGGAAATAGTTTATTTAACTGTTTAACTTGGAAAAACAAATTCTATATTGATGGTTCAGTAGATGTAAAAGATAGAAAAGACATTGTTAAAGAAATGAATGCAGAAGAAGGTGGAAAAATTACCTGCGCAAATGCAAAATGTTTTGGAACAGGTATTACAGTCAATAGAATTCAGTGTATTTTTATTGTTATAAATGGTTCTGCACCAACAAAAATCATTCAATCCATCGGTAGAGGACTTCAAAGAAATGTAAAAAACACATTACTTATATTTGATTTTCATCATAACTATAAATATAGTCTAAAACATTTTAAAGAACGAGAAGATCTTTATGTAAAAACTTACAAAAAAGATCTTCTCGAATTAAAACAAATTAATATAAGATCAAATATTCAAACACTATAGATCATGAATAATTGAAAGAAGTCCAATAAAATTACTATAAAGTTTTTTTCGTTCATTTATGTAATGCTTCTTATAAAACTTAATAGGAATATTATCAAGATTTTTACACTTATGAAACATACCTATTGGTGTTTGTAAATTTCTGTATCTTTTTTTTGAAATTGTTCCAAAATCTTTATACAAATGTTTTAGTTTTTTACAATAACCACATAGGTAATCTATATTTGTAATATTTTTATTAAATTTAAAACTTAATGGAATTGTTTTTATTGATGAATTATAAAAAATAGAAGAAAAATCTTCAATATTTTCACCAAATATAAATTTATTTGAAATATATGATCCACTATAATTATGAAAAAATGATTTTAAATTTTTTCTAGTTAAAAGTATAGGATCATTCACGATAATTTTTTTCGTTCCATTAGTTAAAGAATTTTTACAACCAATATTTTCTTGTGTCAAATTAGTCATATCAATGCATTCACATCTAAGATCTAAGTGACTATTATTTAATTTAGTATTAAATGAAACAGTATTTACATAAATATTTAAAACTGTAAATACAGAAGAATTTATGGTATTTACTTTTTCTACAACAATATCTGCATTAGTTGATGCAAGTTCAATTCTATGATCAATAGATTCGAGTTTATATTCTACCCACTCATTAGTGAGTGTTATTTTTTTATGAAAAATAAAACTAGACATCGATCTAACAAGAAGAATACTATCCTTCTTGTGAATATCATGCAATTTTGCTTTTATAATAATATCAAACAGTTTATTTTTCATATATTCACCTCTTTATTTATTAAAAATAAAATAGCATAGATGTAGATTAAGTTATTTTTTATTTTTATAAATAAGAAAAAGAAAGGTGAATAATTATGTACACATTGTCATATGTAAAAGCATTTCTTGTTAAAAATTTGAATTCAATTATAAATCAAATTACCGGTTCAACTTTATCTACAGATACAAATGCTTCTTTGTCTGAGGGCGAAGTTCAAAATTTATTAGCGATTGCAAAAGAAATTAACGGATAAAATAAGTGGTAGACGAGGCTCTAACTCGCAACTGCCGGGTCGGAATCACGGTGTTTTAACAATTAAACTACTACCACATTTAATTTTTATATTTGATATAATAGCATATTTTAAACAAAAGTTTACGCTTTTGGTTTTTCTAACATCGAAAATGTTCTAAAAAGAACAAGTGAGTTGTTGTAATGATTTCCTTCAAACACATGAAGGATTCTATATATTTTCCATCTTCCTCCAATTATAGGTTTAATATTATTATCATTACATTTTAATTCAACAGTTTGTCCTACTTCTCTAACAATTAATCCTCTTATATCAATGGTAATCGTATTTGTACCAAAAAGCATATCTCTGTATTTTTTATATAATGTAAGAAAATCAAAATTTGGATGATAATGACGGATACCATATGTTTCATAATCATAAATTTTAAAATTTGATTTTATATCTTTTTTAAGTTGTTCTGGAACCGGAGAAAGTAAATTATTTATTTTATATGGTGTTGTAATATTTTGACTCCATTTTCGTGAAAGTTGATCATAATTCCATACAATATCTAAACCACTTTCTTGTATAAATGAATCTACTGGATTAGCATTTATCATACTAACATTTCTTACTAAAAGATCTGGAGAAGAGATTTCTCCACCCTGACCAGTGTAAAAAGATAAATCATAGTTTCCAGAATATTTGTCTTCATCACCCATATCCATATTCATTGACCAAATATATGGAGTTTCTAACTTCATATTCCAATAATAAAATGCAGGTTCAGAATCTTTATTTACTCCAGCTGCTAATCCATATTTAATAATATCTTTTACTGTTTGTTCTTGTGTAGTAATATAATGAATTCGATTTGTTGTTTTTGTGATATTTTTTTCATTAATTTCAATAGACACCTTTTTCAATGCATCTGAAATAACTTTATATGGTGATATTGGTGAAAGATCTTTAGATGTAGCATAGTTAATATGTTTATTCAATTTAATAATTGATTCATGAACTGCTTCAAATTCATATGTAGCATACGTTACAGCAAAATCGATAATTTTTGCACTAACAATCATATAAATGTTATCAAAATATTTTGGAACTGCCACTTCATCCATTGGAGTAGGCTGTTTAATAACTACTCTAAGAAATTGGCCTATCATTTCATGACCATTAGAATAGATATTATTAATGTCTTTATACATTAAGGTTATCTTTGGTGTAAAACATTCTAAATCATTTTCAATAACAATTTGTCTAATACTTTCTTGAGATAATGCATAAACAGTATCATGAAACGGACTATATAGTGTTATTCCAATCTCATAAGAATTACCATTATACTGTCTTGATTCAAGATTTATCTGAATGTCTTCTTTTTTAATAGGTTTTTTTAATTCTTTTGCCATATTTTTACATATTTGATTTGTTAAGCAATTCTAACACTGTATTGACAATTGTATCATTTGGAACTCTGATACAAATACCGGGCGTTAAACCGTTCAAATGGATCAGTAATATTATTAAACTTACATAATAGCCACCACAATCTTATTGTACCAAATAAATTATGAGAAATTAAAGTCCATGTATCACCAGCTTTTACTTCATATAATGAACACATAGATGATGGTATTTTATGAATATTATCAAAATTTATTGTTGTACATATATTAAAATAACTTTTTTCGCCTTTATTAACAACTTTGAAAAAATTAGCAAAATCATATTTTGAAAATTCTAAACCTAATGAATTTTCATTTGAAAAGTCTTGAATTGTTTGAACCTTCATTTCCATTTTATGTTTTAACTCCCAAATTCTCCATTATAGATAAAATTTTCAGCTTTTGCTTTAGATTCAACTAATAATTTTTTCTTTTCTTCAAGACTCTTAACTTTTTCAGCATCATTTGATTTTTTAGCGGCTTCAATCATTTCATCTAGTTTTGCCGTTATTGCATTCCATGCAATAGACGCTTGTGATTCTCCTATTGTATTTGCTCTCAATCTTGCTCCAGTAGCTCCATACATTTGATAATTTAAATAATTATTAAAACAATTAATCCCAAGATCTTTAATTTTAATAGAAACTTTCCATGCATCTGGCCATAATGTATCTTTAGTAATTGCTTGTAATGCTTGATATTCACTACCATTTGGAAATTTTAATTTTGTCTTTTCTGTTTCTTCTTGTGTTTCACCAGGAACTTGTGCAGTTTTATTAGAATCTTGTGTTACATAGTGATCATTTAATTGTTCTTTTATATATGAACATTTACGCAATTTACCTTCCATTGTTGCTGACATTGTTACACTAGCCCAGATTATTTCAAATCTACCAGGAACAACAACATTATAAACGTTTGGACTCTGAACAATACAATGTTTTAGCATAACAAATTGTGTTCCGGAAAATAAAGCATGCATAAATTTATAATTTCTTAACATCCATTCTTCATTTTTATTAATAAGATAAAAATCTACAGCTAATTCATTTCTACCAGCATTTTTAATATCCAAATTCCAGCTTGGTGTAGTTGGATAATAAACTCCAAATCCTTCTAATGCTGTTGCAATACCATCTCCCCATGAACGTTTTGATCCTTCTTGTGTCCAACTTCCAGCATTTGATTCTTCAAGATATGTATTTCCATAAAAAGGAAGTTCATAAGTGTTTAACCAATGACCATTTGTAAACATTCTTATAATTCTTAACATTGGATCTTCTTGTACAATTCCAAGTATAGAATTAAATGCAGTTGTTTTTTTACCTTCTTTTTCTGCACCAACATATTCTCCAACACTATTATATGCACCATTACCTGAATAAAAAGAAGCCGGATTTTTAGCAATTTGATCAACCATTAAGTCTTTTAATATTGCTCTTCCTCCGAGCTTCACCTAATGCTTTTCCAACTCCACCAGCAAAACTTAAAATACCACCTAATAATGCTTGTATTGTTTGACCTAAAAATATCTGATCATATGGCTGAAATTCATTTAAAACAATCTTTTGAATTTCTGGTTTACTCATAAATGACGGATTAGTGTTAAGATCAAAGGTATCACAATATAAGAAATCATAATTTGACATTCTATAACTTATTGATGTGGGTTTTAATAAACCAGTCGTATTACTCATTAATTGTCGAAATGTCTGGTAAACTGATCTTATATCATCATGTGGTGTTGTAGATTGTTCAAAAGTCTCAAACTGAATCTGATAATTACTACTTACAGCGCTAGATGGTTCATCTTCAATACCAATAAATGATTTTGCCGCTCCAACCATATCTTTGCCAAGCTGTTTTGCTTGACCTAAAAGTCCATTTTCAGACTTTCCAAAGTTAAAATCAATATAACTTCCTATTCCATTTGGAACTTGATCTGCTGGAAGTGTATTTCCTGTTGATGCTACTGCTTCTGGCATATTTTAATTTTCCTTTAAGCTTCTGCTTTTACCATTACATTATCTGCTCTTCTATTTTGATAAACAACTACTTCTTTATTTTCATTAGCAGTTTTCATTGCAGTTATTATTGCGTTTTTAATACTATCTGGTGATTTTGGATTTGTCAATGCTGCTGTTTGAGCTGCTAAACTTGCTGCTGCTGCCGCAGCTTGAGTTGCTGCTTTTGCTGATTCAGTTGTGCTTTGTTCTTTACCAGCAGCTGCTTGTGCTGCAGCATCTTTAGCGCTATTTATAGCAGTCTTAACACTCTCATTGTTTTCTCCAGATTCGGCATTTTCTGCAAGCAGTTGTTCTTCTTGTTGTTGAGCTAATTCTTGATCACTCAGTTGTTCTTCTTGTTGTTGAGCTAATTCTTGATCGCTCAGTTGTTCACCAGATTCTACTGAATCAGGTTCCATTAATTCATAAAATGTTGGTGGTGGAGGTGGCTGTGGTTGATCATAATATTTCGCAAAAAATTCATCTTTTGTCATTGCAACAGATCCATTATCAGCACCTATTAACACAACTCCATTTTTATATGTTTTAAGCCAATTTTCTTTACCAAGTTGCTTTCTAGATTCTGGACTTCCACCTAATGCTTCATTATTTGCCATATATTTAATATATGACAGATATGCTTCTTTTAATGTTTCGTCATTTTCTATAGTGGCATTTTCTTTTTTATCATTAAATTCTTTCTTTGCTGTTTCATATGCTTCTAAATCAGTATTATAACGTTCTTCTTCTGCTTTATTGAATTCTGCACGATCTTCATTTGTCATACTTTCATCAACTGATTCAGCTGGAATAACCATTGGTTCTACTTCTTCATCAAGAATTTTATTTTGTTTTACTTCTGGTGTAGTGTCTAATACTCGAACAAGATTTGCGTCTAATGCTGCTTTTGCATATTCAGTCTTATCTAAAGATTCAACTCCAGACTGATCTTCTTTCCAACGTAACACTTTTCCATTTTCATAAAAATTCTTTAACCATTCCTGTCTAAAATATGTAAAGAACTTAGGATAATCACCCTTTTCATACCAATGCTTGCCATACGCTTTTTGTTGTAACGCTATAGATGTCTGAACATAATTTCTAAACATATTTCCAAATAAACCATTATCAGCACTATCACCTAATTCAAGTGATTTAATTAAATTTTCTTTTTCTTCATCTGTTAGTTTATTTGGATCAACATATGTTGATGAACCATCTACCATTTTATCCTTTGTCAATTCAGCATTAACATTAGATTCATTTTTAGGTATTTCATGTTCTTCAATACCAGTATTAACATCAACAAGAGGTACTGGTTTTTGATTTTCTTCATCTTTACTAGGAGCTTTAACTGTTTCAGGTGGAGGTGTTGGTTTTGGCTTTGGCTTCTCCTTAAGTGTTTCTTTCATCTTTTCAATATTTTCTTTTGATTTTTCATAACGCTCTTTTTCCATCAATAATTGTTTTTGTCTATTCAATTTATTCCAAACAACATCAAGTGCTGCCAAATCCATAGTATAATTAGCACTAGTAAGCCATGTAGCATCTCTCTGCAATTTATTAAGACGATCCTGTTCTTTTCTAAGCATATCTAGCGCTTGTAATGTAGCAGGAAGTGTTCCGGCTTTACATAAGCTAATAAACGTTTGATTATATAACAAACTTGTATATTTTGTTTTTTTAGCTTGTTCTTCTATCTCAGAGCCAACAGTTTTAAAATTATTTAAAAATTCATCTTCAACTTGTTTTATTGATTCATCTAAGAAATCAACCATTGCTGTTGCATCTTCTTTATTTAAATCTTCTTCTTTTGTTTCTTTAAATTTATTTAAAATATACACTGCATTTGCACTACGAGATGATTTAGCGGCTTCATCTTTAGATGCAGCTAGAAATATTTTATCAGTAGCAGATAAATTTTCACCTTTCTTTTCTCGTTCTTCAATAGCTTTTGTTCTATCAGCAAATGACATTCTAGCTATTTCAACATTTTTCACTCGTTCATCACTCATTTCTTTCAGTTTAGCTGCATTTTCTTCATTTGCTTTTTCAGCTTTATCTTGACCTAATAATTTACTAATTTTTTTATCCATTTCAAGCCAATTACCAAGCATCTTACCAACTTGCCATCCAATTAATGCAACACCCGCGGCGGCGGCAACAGGACCAGCAATTGGCATAATTTTTGACACTAAACCACCAATGAGCTTTCCTCCACCTTTAAATAAGCCTCCCATTAATTTTCCAAGAGGTCCTTTTGTAATAAAATTTAATAAACCTGAAAATCCAGTTTTGATGAAATTCCATGCAGTTCCACCAAGAAATTTGAGTAAACCTCCTAATGGCTTAAACAAAAATGATCCAGCTTTCCATAAAAGTTTTAAACCACCTGGAAGCCAATTTGTAACCAAAGTCCACAAACCTTTAAGAGAAAAATTCAAAAGTCCTCCTAAAAGATTCATTCCCGTTCCTGAAAGAAAATTTAAAATTCCACCTAAAAATCCAGATTTGCCAAGCAATAAAGCGCCAAGACCAGACATAATTAAGCCAAATAATCCGTTGCCATCTTTCTTTTCATCTTTTTCTGGTTTTCCTTTTTCAGTTTCTTTTTCAATAGGAACAAGTTGAATAGAATTATCATCGTCTTCTGATCCTTCTTCAAATGCTTCCTGTAATTCAGCTTCTCTAGCTGCTTTTCTTTGATCTTGAACTTGTTGAGTTAAAGCTGCTCTAATTAAAGTTAATTGAACTAATTGGGCTTCCAATTTTGCTAAAACAGGATCAGTTGCTTTCATTGTGCTAGCAGTTTGACCACTTCTTTTACCTTCTTTGCTTTCAGCAAAATTGTTTATTGCTGAATTTCTAAGCATAATTGCATTTGTTACTGTATCAAATGCTCTAGATAATAAACCATTAGATGGTGCCATTACACCAGTTGATTCTTTTTTAGACACCATTTGATCTTGAGTAGCTAAACTTGCATTTGGTCTATCTGGAATTGCTGTTCTATCTTGTTGCATTTCTAGTACAACATCATCTGAATCATTTTTTGTTGATACTAGCATATCAGCTTCAGCTGATCTTATATCTTTTATTGCTTTTTTCTCAGCATGTTCGGCTTTTTTCCTGTTTACGTATTTTACAATTCCACCACCCATTAGATAATTTGTACCAGCTTTAGCTTTATTCAATAACCAATTATCAACTGCACTAAATAAATTATTGTTTGGATTTCTGTCAGCTCCCATATTAGTTTTTTCAATTTCATCTTGACGTTCTCTAGACGCCTTTAAAGCACTAATTGCTTTATTTAATCTAGCAACTGGATCATTTTGTTCATTAATAACTTTTTCTGCTGAAGCAATTTGTTTTGCAGTATTTTCATTTAATGTTTCAATTAATTCATCATGTCTATGAGATTCAACAAGTGTATCTCCAATATCATAGAATTTTTGATAATTCCAATTAGCATTTGCAGCACTATAAAATCTTTGTGTTTTATTATTAATGTTATTAAATGTTTTTTGAAGTATGTCTAATCCTTGATTTAATTTTATTATATTCTCATTAATAGAAAATAATAATTCATGTGTTTCTTTTTTATATTCTTCTGTTATTCCTTCTTCAGAATCTATCATACTTCTATCAATATCAACTCTAGTTTCTCTATGCATTCCAACAATTTCTTCTAATCGTGTTGCAAAATTATTAAATGCATTTTCAATATTTGTTGTATCAATTTTTATGTTATATTCAGCAGCAGATGCACCAGAACCTGATGGATTTTTATCCCATCCTGATAATTTACTTGTAAATTCAGATATTGCATTAGAAAATGCATTCAATTGTGTATTATCTGTTGAAGTTTCTGATGATGAATATTTTGAAAGAGCATTATCAATTCTTAATAATCTTTGCTTAATTTCATCTAAATTTTCGGCTGCAAATGATCTTGTAAGATTTGCAATAGTTGCTGGTCCTAATTCAACTTGCTGAGTTGTTAAAGAACCTCTACCTGCTTTAGCAGCATCTTTTTGAGCAGTTGAATTAATGTTTTTAATCTGTGTCAGAGTAGTAGCAATATTTTTTAGCTGTGTTAATATTGCGCTCAATGCTGGATTTTGAACAGTTTGTTGCTTCTGTGTTTGTTGTGCTTGTTGAACAGCTTGTTGAACTTGCTGTTGAGCCTGTGGTTTTACAGATTGTTGTACTTGAGCTTGTTGCTGATTATTAGAAGCCATCTGAGCTTCTGCATTTTTAATTTGATTATTTGGTGTTGCTCCACCTATTTTTCTTCCAATTCCAGCCATATAAACAGATTATTTTTAACTTTCTTTTTCTTATTTATCTAGTTTAAATTAAATTAAATTAAATTAGAAACATTTTTGGAGATTTTATATGAAACATATATTGGTTATAGGTGGTGGAGGATTTATTGGTTATAATTTTATTAAATGGATGAATGAAAATCATCCTGAAATCTTACTTTCTGTTTTTGATTTAATGAATTACGCAGGAATGTATAAATGTGAAGAAAAAATAAAATTATTCAGTAAATCATGTATTTGTAAATTTTTTAATAAAGATATTAACAATTATACAGATCTTATAAATGCTATTTTTGAAGCAAACAAAATCGCAACACAATCTATTGATACAATAGTAAATTTTGCTGCACAAACCCATGTTGATAATTCTTTAATTGATCCAAGTGATTTTTGGAAAACTAATATTCAGGGCGCAATTAATGTTGCAACAGTGGCAGTAGATTTAGGAATTAGATTACATCATGTATCTACAGATGAAGTATATGGATCAGTAAAAATGACAGATAATGTTACTGAAACTTTCAATTTAAATCCAAGTTCTCCATATTCTGCATCAAAAGCTTCAGCTGATTTATGTTTAATGAGTATTGCAAAATGTAATAATGCAAAAATTACAATATCAAGATGTTCAAATAATTATGGTCCACTTCAACATCCAGAAAAACTTATTCCAAAAGTTTTATATTGTATTGAAAATAATAAACAAATTCCTGTATATGGCAACGGCCTTCAAGTTAGAGACTGGATTCATGCTGAAGATCATTCTTCAGCAATTTATACAATTCTTGAAAAAGGATCAATTAGTGAAATTTATAATATCTCTGGAGATACTTTAATTTCAAACATAGATTTAATCAATTTAATTATTAAAGAAAAAAATGCTTCTACAAATCTTATTACTCATGTAAAAGATAGAATTAATCATGACGTTTTATATCATGTAAATGACAGCAAAATAAGAGCACTTGGATGGAAACCAATACATAATATTAAAAATGAAATAAACTCATTATAAAAATGAATTTAAAAAGCTTCTTTATAAGGAAGCTTTTTCTTTAATCAATTTGTTTACATAAAAGTTTACTAATAGAAAACCATAAAAGAAATCTAGACACATATATAGGGCAACCAGATATTATAAAATGAAATCTAGATAAATAAGAAAAAGAAAAGAAAAAAATGTGATGATTAGATTTAAAGATATCATGTATGAAACATTAGTAGTTGAATCTGCTGAATTAATTAAAGAAGGCGGAAATGCTATTACTGGTGTAGATAGAATAGAATTAAAAAACATTGAACCAACTGTAAATCAAGTTATTAAACAATATATTGATCCTGTATTTCCTAATTCTTCTTTAAATCAAAATGTATTTTTATTAGGGTCAACTGGAAAGAAAGAATCATCTGGTGATTTAGATTTAGGATTTGATTTAACATTTAATAAAGAATTACATGATATGAGTATTGAATCTGCAGTTGGACAATTATATGATTATATTAAAAGTACATCTCAAACTGAAGTAAAAATTAATGAATTTACTCATGATATGGTGCACTTTGGCTTTCCTCAATATGATAAAAAAGGAAATCTTATTGGTAAAACTGTTCAAGTAGATATATTATTCACAGTGACTCCGGATTTTTGTAAATTTTACATGTATTCTCCATCACAAAATGAATCTTCGTATAAAGGGGCACACCGAAATGATTTATTAAGAGCTGTGGCAAAGGTTATATCATTTCAACCTATAAAAACGGATGAAAATGGGAATCCATTGACATGGATTCAATTTGATATAGGATCAAATGGGTTATTTAATTGTGTAAAAACAATTATAGATGAAGATGGAAATCATCTTAAATGGGGTAATACTAATGAAGATTTAGAAATAGGATATGCAATTGATTTAAGTAAAAAACTTATAAGTTCTGATCCTAATGATGTCATTAAATTTCTTATTGGAAATTATTCTATAAAAGAAATTGATACTTTTGAAAAACTTTTAAATATTATTGAAAATGATGATAAATTTAAATTTCATTTTATGAAAAATAAAATTTTATCAGAAGCTGCACAATTAATGCATGAAAATACTAGAATTCAATTTCCAGAAGAAATGGAGAAGTATCTATGAAAACATATGCGACAATAGAATCTCAGTATTATCTTTTTAATAAAAAGAAATTTAATACTACTGAAGAAGCATGGAATGAATTAAAAAAATATGTTATTGAAAAATATACAAATTCTACTAAAGAAGAAATTATTATTGATGAACAAAAACATTCAATAAAAATAATAACAAAAGATACAAAAAATCTTGCAATGGATCGTTATGTTCCTATTAAAAATCCTGTAAATATACAAGATTTAGATGCAAACGTAAAATAAAACGGAGAAATAATTAATGGGTGTATTAAATGCTGCACAAGGTGTATTAAACACAGCTGGAGTTGTCGCTAATGCTATAAACGGAATGACTCCAAAGCAATTTTATTCAGTTGCTGATTTTTATAATTTTATTAAAAAACCAGATAATGTTCCTACGAATCACCCATTATTTACTGTTGTTCCTCATATGTCAAATACAGCTGATTCTAAAGGAAACATATATCCTATTATGAGAACAATGTTTACTGATGAATGGTTAGCTAAATTTGCAATTTCAATTCAATCAATTAGTTTACCGTCTCTTACTCTAAGCTCAGGAAGTAAGTTTGGTGAAGCAGTAGTTGATGACACACCACAAGGATGGTTTCAGAGTATGGCAAACGTTTCACCAACATACGCATCAAAAAAAGAAATCACAATAAGATTTTTAGATACACAGGATCCTGTTATAGAAAAATTTATTTACCCATGGTTCATTTATTGTATGAGAACAAATGACAAAAAATATGACAAAGATGAACTGGAAGAAGTATTGAATAAACATTATTCAGTTAATTCTATGATTAAGGATACTTTAAAACAAGGCGCAATAGGTGTTATAGATTGGGCAACACAAGGTGTAAGCGCTCCAGATAAAATAAAACAAGCTGGAGAATCTGCAATAAATGCATTGAAAAAACAAAAACAGATATTTTTACAAGAAAGTCCTCATACATTTCCAAGAATGGATATTGTTATTAAGTTTTATAGAACTGATGAAGTTATGGGCATTTCTGAATTAATGAATCCAAATTTTGTTTACAAAATTTATGGTGCATATCCTATTGAAATAGCTTTAGTAGATCCAATGTCTGGAAAAGGAACTGGCGCTTCTGACATTCAAAGACCTGTACAATTTGCATATAATCATATTGTTTGTTTACCAGATGCAGGCTGGGAATCAGATTATTTTGGTACAAGTCACTTCCCATTTAAAGGTCTTTCACCTGCAAAATTACTTAGTCAAGCACAGAATATTACAGCAACTGTTGCTGGTCAAGCTGATTCATTATCAAGGGCTTTTAAATAAAATGTTATTTTTTAAGAAAAATTCTCCTATGTCTATTCAAGCAAACAGACTAAATGGAATTAATAGAGCAAACAATAGATTGTTACATATGCAAACTAAGCAAATGCAACAATTACAATCTTTATCATCTATTATTTCTAAAAATGAAGGTCCAAGAGAACAAGCTCTTCGACTAAAAACACAGGCACTTAAAGGTGAAACATCATTAAGAAATATTAATAAAGTAAGTAATGTCAGACAACTTTCAAAAAAACAACTAGCTCAAAAAGATCTTTCATCAACATTAAATGCCAGTCCATTAGCAGCAGCTCTTGATAAAAGATTAATGAATAAATTAATTGGTGATGCTTCTAAATTTAATCAAAAACTTTATTCAAAAAAAGAACAGTTACAATTTGCTGAAGAAGCATGGAAAAGAAAAAATGAAAATCAAAATATAAAAAAAGATTTAGAAGATATTCAAAGTTCTACTAAAACAATTTCATCTAATAAAATTGTTGATAGAAATAATTTACCGATTCCACCATACAAAAATAAAGAAAAAGAAAATACAAATAACCTTCAGCAAGAATCAGTTAATCCAGTTGTAGATATTAAAAATTTTTCACACCAAGAATTACAAAAGCTTGTTGATGTTGCTAATAATGGTTCTGGTAAAGAAAAAGAAGAAGCAATTTCTATATTAAAATCAATGATGGAATCAAATAAAGAAGCACCTAAAATTACTTCTCCAATGGTTAAAAGATCAGATACATCAGAAATAACAAAAAGTATTGAGGCTGATAAACAACTTGCTGCTAATATGAATCCAATAAATGGTGATTTAATGGAAAAAATTGTAAAACGTCTTATTCTTGAAGTTTATGATGAAAAAGAATTTGAATATCAAAAATTCATAGACACAATTTACAATATTTCAGCTGCACATAAAACTAGTCCAGTTCTTATTTCAGTATTAAATAAAGCTCTTCGGAAGAGTTAACAGAATGTCAATGATAAAACTTCCAGAAGAACTTATGACACAATTTATTAATGTTGTATTAGAAGAATTATATCCAGATATGTTTAAGAAAAACTAATTTTTCCATTTCTGACTCATCTTTAATCAAATATATAGCATAAGAATAAAATAAATAACCTTCAATTCTTCACATATTTTAATAAAATAAAGAAATCTAGACACATATATAGGGCAACCAGATATAGATAAATATGAAAAAGAATGAATGAGAAAAATATAAATGAAATTACGAAAGAATAAGCAAACGACTAAAGAAAAAAGAAGTCCAGGAAAGCGTTATGTAAGTGATGCTGATCAATTTTCATATGTTAGTTATTTGGATCAAACTGTGAATAATCCTCAAATATTCTCATGGGCAGATCCTAATAGACAAGTTTTTTCTCAGGATTTAATGAGAAATTATTATGACAATATGATCAGATTAAATGGTGTTGAACTTGCTTATTTTAGAAAATACAACACATTCTTTAAAGAAGGTGAAGAAAATCATTCTAATATCATCTATGGCGAAGATACTACAGCTGAGTATTATTTGTCTGCAGATGTTAGAGCATTTTTAAACATTTCAAAACAGGATTTTGCTTTTAACATGATGGGTTATGAAGCAATGGAAGAAATTGAATTGTTTATTTCCATTGAAGATTTTAGAGCAAGATTTACTTCATTAGTTGGAACTGTTTCTTCAGAGTTATTTGTAGTTCCAGTACATGGTGATTTGTTAACAAATGAATATTTTGGAAAAATAGATATACCTGAATTTTATGCAGAATTTTATGGAACATTACCAGAAAATACTAGATATTTAACAAATGTCTATCCAGAGACAAAAGAACGTGCAATGAATTCTAGATTCTTTAAATCTGTTGCTAGAATTTCTAACTTATATCCATTAACAGGAACTTTAGAAGGTTGGCTATATCCAGAAGAAGAGCAAGGATATAAATTATCAGGGTATTTATCTGGTGAACTTATGTATCATACTCTTGAAAATATTGAAAATTCTCCAGGATGGGAAATTGCTCCACAAGTTGGAGATTTCTTTAGATTTAAAGCTGGAGAAATTGAAGAAGAATATGAAATAAATCAAGTAATTGATAGACAATTAACAAATCAAGGCGGAATAAATCCAATGCTTGGTAGATATATGTTTATATGTAAAGCAGTTAGAAGAAATTCATCACATGAAGAAGTTGCTCCAACAAATATAGAAAAAATACCTGGTGAAGATCTTATTAATGAACTTATTAATAATATTCAACAAAATGAAGTAGAACTTCCAGTTTATACAGAATCTAGTAATAATAGAAATCAAAACATTATGGCAAGCCGGAATATACAATTATCCAAATAAAGAAGATGAAACATATGGTGGATATGGCGATACACCAAATAATAGTAGAGGCGTTTAAAATATATGTCAAAATTTCTTGATTTGTACAATTTAATTATGGAAGAGTTAATTACAGAAGGATTTCCATCATCTAAAATAAATGTAATTGACAATCTTCCTAATTCAAAGAAACTTGGTTTGCAAAATTTTAGATGTACTGAACATTCTGGAAATAGAGATTTTGAACGCTTAGGAACATATGAGATCAGCGATTCTAAGATGTATGAGTTAGTTGATAAATTGTGTACCGAAGTTTTAACTCATAGAAGATTTCAAATATCAGAATCAAATAGATTTTGTGGATTAGCACATGTAGAAGATAACTACTATAAAATTATTGTGGCATTTGATACTTCTAAGAAAGCAACACTTATTACTGTTATTTCTATAAACAAGCATAAATATGAAGAGTTATTAGGCGAAACTGGATATATTAGCGAAAAAGGTTTTTATAATTTTATAGTAAAACTTTAAGAATTAATCTTTCATGTAGAACAATCTCATCACCAATATTTACATCATATGATTTGCTATAAGTATAATAATCTAAAATTTCTGCATTTACAATACCATGTATATTTCTATCATTTAATTCTTTTGAAAAAACTTCAGGATTATCGCCATAAAAATTACAATATTCATTAATAAAATTATTAGAAATATCAAGTTTTAGCATCATATGTTTTTTGAATATGTGTTTAGAGCGATTTAATTTAGGATATCGTCCTATTTTTTTAATTGATGTAGAATCTATCGTATAACATTTTTTAAAATCTAGTGAAGTAATTGTATAGCGTGTTCCAAGAAAAAAATGAATTTCAGTAATAATACCAATATCATATTCATTTTCATAATTAATAAATTTAACAATATCTCTTATTCTAAATTTAGTATGTTTTAATCTATTATTTCGATATGTATTATATTTAGCTATTTTGGCCTGTTTTTGTTTTTTAGTAAGCATAATTGTTTTTATTTTTTAAAATAAATAGTTTTTAATAAAAGTGATAGAAATTGTGCAAAAATGCCTATAAAAAGATGTCAAAAAGATGGAAAGTCAGGATGGAAGTTTGGTGATTCTCGGAACGTGTTATTTAGGTCCATCAGGAAAATCTAAAGCACAAAAACAAGCTAAAGCTATGTTTGCAAATGGATATAAAAGTAGTAAATTTAATGAAATTTATGAATCCGTAATGAAGTCATTACAAACAGAAGCTGAAGAACCAGACTTTGAAGCATTTGGAGAAAAATGCAATTCATTAAAAAATAAAAAGGCTGAAGATTTTATTCAGCCTATTGAAGATATTACTTTAGTCAACGACTCTGATTTTGAAGTAGATTCGAGTGAGACTGTTTAATTCATACATGCAAATTTTAAAATGTAATATGCTGTTGAAGAAATATCAGGTAAAGTAAATTTATCAGGTTTACCTGATCCATTTGGATTTACTTTATTTGGAATTATCATGCCACAACAACACCTTCACCATTATTTTCTAATTTCATTTTATTTTCTGCTTTACGTTTTTTATAGATTCTTCCAATAATTGCCATATTGTCACAAATATATCCAAGTGTTACCGCACAACCTATTACAGCAAGAATTGTTGATAATCCAAATGTTGCAAAAGCAGCAGCACCACCTAATGCAAGTGATAATGCAGAAAATCCAAGATCACAACCTATTCCCAACAATGCATCAAATTCAGGTTCACTTAAATCATAATTACCGTGCAACATAATCTTTCATACATAAAAAGAATTGTCCAAAATCTGCTAATGTTGGTTTTTGAGAAAATGGAATTAATGAAACTAATGTTTCTTTTGAAAATATTTCTTTCATTGTTTTCATAAACCATCCTTCTTGCTCTAAAACTTTTTTAGCAGCTTCTTTATCTGGTTTTTTCTTTCCTTTAAATGAATCTACATTCGTTCCCTGTTGTTGTCCTTGTTGTAAAAACTTAGTACCCTTTTCATTTAATTGTAGTGGTGTTGCCCCATTTGATTTTAATGCTTGAGTAACCTTATTTGCTGTATCTTCATCTACTTTTCTTAATTCTTCAATTTTCTTTTCATCTGTTTCTGCTGATTCAAATATGAGGTATCTGGATAAATTCTGGGTTAAGTTTGTTAATGAACATAGTTCAATATTAGTATCAATGCTTTCATTAATCAGGTTTTTCTGAAGCAATTCAGGACTATCACCAAATTCAGCTACAATATTATCATCTTTATCTAGATGAGAAGCTTCTTGAGGATGTTTAAGTTTCCATTCTTTATACTTGTCTAATTCAGATCTACAATAACCTAAAGTTTTTTCTAAAATATTATCTAATTCTTCTGAATCATCAATTTTTTTTCCAAATTCTTCTGGTAAAAGAACATATGCAGCTGATGCACCTAATAAAGCAATGATTGTCCATGGAGTAGATTTATAATTTCCTTTAATATAATCTGTTAATAATTCAAATGTTGTTTTAAAATCATCAGTATGTTCATCTAAAAAATTACTGGCAATTAATGTTCTTACATAACGCTTATTTGATAACATTTTCATTATTTTAGATTTATTCATCTTTTCTGCAACAGTTTTAAACATCTTAGTTGCCATTTTAGGTGTAATCTTTGATGCAGCTTTAGATGCAGTTTTCTCAATAGTCTTTTCAGCTACTTTTCCGTGCAATCTTACTTCCAGTCTTTTTTGCTACATTTTCACCACTTTTTTGTGCAACTTTTTTACCAGCCTTAGCAGCTACTTTTAATCCAGTTTTAACTAATGTTGATGCAATTCCTTCATTCAATCCACCACCCTGCTTAGTTATACCAATAGAATTCATATATGCTTTTTCAAATTTATCCATTTTAATAAAATCACTGTTTCTTTTTCTTATTTATTTAGAATTTAATATATCTGGTTGCCCTATATATGTGTCTAGATTTCTTTATTTTGTTGAAATATGTGAAGAATTGAAGTTTACTTATTTTATTCTTATGCTATTTTACTATTACAAACAACAAGAAAGGGTAAACTGTAATGAGTAACAACAAAATTGTTGATTATCTTCTCAACGAAATTTCTAAATCTGAAAATCTTTATTCTGCTGGTGGATTGAAGAAGATTTTTGCAGAAATGCTTGAAATTGAGAAATATGAAAATAACACATTGAATAAAGCTGAAGAAGAAACTTATACACGATTTCCTGTTGCTTTGACTTACTGTGGAAAGAAGAAGATTACTCTATGCTGTGCTCCTGGATGTAATGTTCCTACTTATTATGGTCATCGGTTTTGCGAATGTCATAAACATGAATATGAAAATATTAGTGAATATAAGCTGAAGAAATTGTTTCCTGAACAGCGTAAGATTCCCATGGTTGGCATTTATGGATCTTTTTGGACTTGGCTTCATGAATATATGAATAAGCGAAGCAAGAAAACTGGATTTGAAGCTGCTAAACAAGAACATCGTATGCATCGAATTGTTCAATATATTGCTGCTTCTACAATTCTTACTGTTGAAGATATTGAAAATTATCTTATGATGAAACCTAATTGTTCGAAAAATTATACTAACAAATGTAATTTTGAACGTGGTGAAAGTTACAAACCTACTCAAGTTGTTGATAAACTTCTTAAAAATGAAGCAAATCTTACTAATATTTTCATCAAATAAATAGAGGTAAAAATCATGAAAACAAATTTTGACAATATTGTTCAACATGTTGTTTCAGATGAAAATAACAAACTTGAACAAAATTATCTTAAATATTGTGATAAATATGGACTTCAATCAAAATGGCTTCATGGATATTTTAAAACTAAAGATAATCACATTTTTCAACTTAAAGGTTTAGTAAAAAATGGATCTAAAATGTTTGCAGCAATAAAATATATTGATCGTACTGATCCATCATTCATTTCTATTCTTACTTTAGCTTACTCAATTTTTATTGGTGACGAACTGCCTGAATAAACTTATAACTAAATTCAAGTATAAAAGGTGAAATAATTTATTTCACCTTTTTTATTTTATATAAAGAAATCTAGACACATATATAGGGCAAATATACTATTTTTTGATTCAGATATTTTGATTTAAAATTTTTCGATATGTTCTATTAAATTTGGATTCAAATGGAATAAAATTATAATCATGATAAGTTACACATTTAAAAAAATTATTATTATCTTTTAAAAATGTATATACATAAGGCAATAAAGAACCAATTTCTATTTTTCCAATAACTGTTGATTTAATTTCATCATCTAAAATCCAACATTCTCCTGTTGCTATCGCATCTGGAACATATTGAAAGGTTTCTTTATTATTCATTATTTTTTTAGGTTGTAATAAATGAACGTAATATGTTTTTATAGTATCTATTTTAATAGCACTTATTGCACCAAATATACTATCACTACAACATATTCTTGGAATTGTTTTATCTTCACTGTATTGTTTAAAATTACCTTTTAAATCAAATACATTTTTAGGAATTCTTGGTGTAAATGTTATTGGTCTATTTGATAAAGATATATGAATATATTTTAATCCATTTTCTTCCATATCTCTTTTATCATATCTTTGTCTAATGTCAGTTAATTCAAAATAATTTTCATCATGCCATTCATATTCCATTATAGCATTGTGGTGTTCTAAATTTGTCATTCCACTAAATAGTTGTTTTGATTTATTATCTGATTTTTCTTGTAATGATTTAGACATTGCAAGCCAATTATAGAAAATTCTTTTTTGTTCTCGAAAATCAGGTTCTTTATGAATTAATTCAATTCCATTTTTAGCTCGCCATTTATGAACAGGATCTTCTAACAATTTAGGATATAATTCTTTTAATGTTTCAATATCATAAGGTTTTTCATATTTCTCTGCACCAACTGTCGCAAAGCCACATCTATCACTTTTACTCTTAGAATATTCACATTCCCAGTTTAATTTTAATTTTTTAACTAATTTAACTGGAATTTTCTTTTTACCATTATAAACAACTTCCCATTTAGGATCACTATCATTAAATTTTTCTAAATGAGTTAAAATATAATCATCTACATCTACACTATAAAGATATCCAATAGATGTTCCTGTAGTTTTAATCCATTCTTTGGCATTATTTTTAATTTTTATTTTTTCTGGAATTAATTGTTTATTTAAATAACTTTCAGATTTATTCCATTGGTCATAACCCCAATTTATAGATGTGTATTTTTTATTTAATTCGCCATATACATCATTCAAGTCTATAGCAAAACAACAAGCAATACTTTTAAATGATGTTAAAAATTTGCCTTCACTTATTTCTTTTATATTTGGATTACTAGTACCAAAATATAGTATTTTTGTATCTAATTTAATCATTTTATTTATTCCATTATAATTTAAATGTTAGTCCATCAACTGTAGGTAAATTGTCAAAAATTTTTTATGGGATTTATTTGAATAATCAAAATCTCCATGAATTATTTTAGGACATCCTTCAAAATTTTTAAAGTTGTTAAATTGAATGTAAAGCGAACCAAATAATTCATTGATAATATATTTATCTTTTCAATGAAATCTAGATAAATTCATTTTTACATTTTTGTGGAAATTGATTTAAACATATTGATTTAATCAAATACGTTAATTTTTGAAATTCTGGAAATTTTTTTCATAATTTATTTTTGCTGTTAAATGATTTTCTATTAATGCTTGATTAAATATATTTTTTATTTGTTCAAACAAATCTTTGTATTTTTCATATTTTTTATCCATTTCTAATTTTTTCCTATTCCTAATATTTAAAACTTAATAAATAGTACTAATACTATTAATTTAAATTTAGTTATGCCAAGATTTAGAAGTTATAATGAAGAATTTTTAATTCGGATCTACATTAGTTGCTAATTGGCTCAATGATATAGAGATAGATCGTAGAAAACATGGAATAGAGCGTGATTATTCTAAGGTTGTTAAAATAAAGGATATTATTCAGAAGAAGTTTGAGGTTCCGTGTATTTTTGGTGATCGTGGTATAATTTTGAAATCATTAGAGAATTATTCTGGAGCAATTCAATTACCATTATATATTCTTTCTACTGGTTCAATTAAGGCTGATCCTAGTAGAAATGCTGATTTGCATGTTGATATATTTTATCAGCAGGATCCTCAATTTTATAAATTAGATCCAAGTGATCCTCATTATAAGAAATATGAATTGTCTAAAAGAAGAGGATTGCCAGTTACAATTGATTATTCTTTAACATTGGTTACTAAATATAGAGAAGATTTAGATCAAATGTGTACGAATTGGATGGTTCATATGAGACCTGATGTATATTTTAAATGGTGGCATCCTAGAGAAAAGTCAGTTCCATTAGAATCAGAGTTATTATGGGATCAATCTATTTCTTATGATGGTCCTGATGATTTTGATCCTACTGCTAAATTTCAATATAAAGCAACTACAAATTTTACACTTAAGACATGGATTTTTACAGGATTAAATGTTGAGGAAGACATGGTTGATCCTGATTCTGAAAGTTTGATTTATTATTTTAATTGGTTTCCAGTATCTGGTGATGATGCTCCAGAAGGTTATCCTGTATTAGGTGAATTTGGATATGCTGATGTTGGATTTTATGCAGTTGATAGTAAGCAAGAATTTACAAATGATGGATCAGATGTTGAAGGAATTTTATCAGGAAAATATTTTGAGAATAATTTAATGGGTGTTCCATCAAGTTTATATCCAGATGGACCTAAGATTACTGAACCAGATGTCGTTGGAGATATTTTAACTAAAGATAGATATTCAAATCTTCCAGAATGGAAAATATATCAGGATTATTGTAGATTTGATAAAATTATGAATGAAAGAGCTGCTTTAAAAGCAATTTATTTTGCAGGTGGATTTCCAATGTCCGCAATGTCTGTTACACCACCATCTGGAGATTTCTTATTTCAACATTTTTATTCAGAGAATTTTAAACATTTAAATCCTTCTGCTGGATATTGCCCTGAATTATATGAAGAAGAATTTGGAATGTGTTATACTGAATCCATGCCGGTATGCTACAATTATGATGTTTATTCTAAAGATTTTACTGCAAAAGGAATCTGTAAAAATGACAGATATAACATTACAATACAATCAACCATGAATTCAATTTCTGGATATACTCAGATGATTCAGGTTGAAAATATTCCAATAGCTGAAAGATACATTAAAATGGAATATATAAGATCTCTGGATATTGATCTAAATAAAATAGAATTACCACCAGATAGATTTATGCATATAAATTTATGGAATAACCATCCTAAATCTGCAAATACAACACCCGTTATGTTTTTAATGGAAACTGAGCAATATAAAAAGAGATGTTCTTTGTTAAAAGAAATCATTAAAGCTAAATGGAACAAAATTGAATTAGTGCATTGTGTTGATGATGATACTCCAATTAGAGCTAAACATAAAGATCCAAATGTTCATTATTTTATTGATTGTGATGATATGCAATTTTGGAAAGGATTGAAAACAATATCTAAACAAGAAGAAATTCGCTTAATGAATGTAAAATGTGATCTAACAGTAGATGAAGTTCATTATGTGGTAATAGCTAATAATTATTATTATTTTGTATTAAAAAATGATGATATTTATGACTGGGGTATTGTTATGCTTCCACATTTTGAACAAATGGGACATCCTGTATTTAATGTTGTATATCCAGATGGAAAGCTAATCTATGGAATTAGTGTTGACATGAGCATAGGAAGTTGGTGATGAGTAAATTTTTAGAACTTTATAATTTAATAATGGAATCATTAAATCATGGATACAAAGCACATACACCTATAGATTTAAGTCATTTTCCATTAACACAACAATTAAAAATTCCATTTTCATTTGAATTTTCTTTTCATGTATTTTCAACAAAGAAAAATCATGGTGTTATGCGTATTCCACAATATAATAATAATGAAATATTTGATAAATTAGATCATGCAATGTTTAAAATTTTATCTAGACCAACACATTTTAATAAAATTAAACAGCTAAATGGTAAGGACATCAAATATTCTGTTTTTACAAAAGATAAAAATATTCTATTTGTTCTTCGGTGTAAATTTTAAATCAAATATGTTCAATTTTACACTAGTTAACACATTTAAATTGTCTAATTCACAATATAATTATAATAAAAACAATCAATATAATAAAAATTTAGAAATTAATATTCAAATAGAATCTATTAATAACGAAAATGAGGTGTAATACGGTTACACCATCATTTTCTAGATAAGCGAGAAATCGTTTAGAGCTCATAAGTTATCCGTTATTCTTATGGCAAGCTCAACTTATCTTAACTTAAGAATAGCATTTTTTATTAAAAAGTTAAAAAGTTTATGCAATCAAGAGCAGCTGTACATCCATTTTCACATGCAGTTATTACTTGTTTAAATTAGAAATAATAACTATATTCATCAGAGTTTTGGGTAATCTTTTTTACAGATTTAAAAAATTCAAATTGTGTTTCGAATTTAGAACATTGTTCAATTATATTATTTGCAAGTTCTTGACTAGTTATTGTATTGTAAGGATGAATTCCAGGATAATTTTCAAGTACTGCAATCTTGTTTAATATTCCATCTGGTTCTTCACCAACACAAATTACATTATATCCGCCTCTTGCTAAATACAATGACACAGTTAATCCGGCATGACCCGCTCCAATTACAACACAATCATACATAATTTAATCTTCTTTCTTTTCAAATTCTTCATATACACCATCATCAATTTGTTTTTTATGTGATTTATAAAACTTCTTCCATAATGATGTAGCAAGAAGTAATGTTTGAAATGCTCCATTTTTATATTCACATGGATTATTTGCGTCAGTTATTGGCACAATTAATCCATCTTTTGTTTGTCTAAGATCATTATAAATTAAAATATTTTTTAGTGAACTTTTTCTAAGCTCATTTATTTGATCAATCCACTCATTTATGTCTATTGCATTTGTTATTTTTTGATATTTTGATTGCATTTTATTCAAGTAAATAATGACAGAAATAAAATCTTCTGCGCTAATTGTATGAACTTTTAAAAATTCATATTTTGTAAAAAAGCTAAGATCAATTCTAAAATGAAAACAAAAACGCAAATTCATTCCATTCATATATGATTTTTCATACTTTTCAAGCTCATTATTATTAATTTTCCAATCAAGTAATGCAGAATTAATCATTATTTTTATTATTCCTAACAAATTATAATAAATAGCAATAGTTTGAGCGGCTATTAAGCTAATTTGTAAAATAGCATTTTTAAAATTAAAGGTAAAGTATTTATGAAAATATTATGTGATACAGCTATTCCATCTGATGTCACATTTAACGATCTTAGCATTATATGTGAACAAGCAACTCCAGATAAACCTAATAAAATTAAAATTAAAGGTTTATATATTGCATGTAACTGCAAGAATGTAAATGGACGCAGATATGATTTTGATTATTTTAATGAAGATGTAGTTCCAACATATATAGAAACTGCAATCAAACCACACCAAGCTTACGCAGAATTAAACCATGCACAAAGTTATAACGTAAATCCAAAAGATGCATGCGATATTATAACAGATCTACATGCATCAGGAACAAATTTTGAAGGCGAATCAGAAGTCCTCAACGGTGATACACGTCTAGGAATTCCAGGAACTCCAAATGGTGATATTCTTGCAGCAATTCTTATGCACGGCGGTAAAATCGGCAAATCAACACGCGGCGCAGTAGATAATCCAAAAAATCCTCTAATTGATAGAAATAACACTTACAAACTAATAACAGTTGATACTGTTTTGAATCCATCACGGACCAGGATGTTATATTAATGATGTTATATTAGAAGAAAAGGATTTTATGATTAACGAGCACGGTATTATTGTAGAATGTGCATATAATCAATTTGAAAAAGAACAAGATGAAATTGCTAGACAAAATATCTTAGATATAAAGAAAAAACAAGAAGCTCTTTTAGATAGTTTCAATAACTTCTTAAAAAATATTAGATAATAACAGAATAAAAGAGTGAAAAATAAAAATTCACTCTTTTATTTTAATTTATTTTAACTATAAATAGTATCAATAATAATTAGAAAGAATATATTATGAATATTGATGAGATTCCTGAGAATATAAACGGAATGAAGTTGAAAAAGTTGTTAAGTCAAAATGAAGAAATAAGGAATGAATTAGAGAAAAAGTTAAAAGATGAACCGGCTTATGGTAATATAAAGAATTTAATTTGGTGTTTGCAAAATGGTTTTGATATAAAGAAATATGTTTGCAAAAAATGTGGTAAACAACTTAAGTTAAAACATATCAATGATTTGAGACAATTTTGTTCTATAAAATGCGCAATGAATTCTAAAGAGCTTCAGGATAAAAGAAGTGAAACAATTGATTCTATAGAAGATTATTGGAAGAATAGACAAGAAAAGATTAAGCAAACCTGTTTAAAGAAATATGGTGTAGAATATCCTGTTCAAAATCAGAAAGTTAAAGAAAAAATAAAGAAAACAATTGAAAAAGATAAAGATTTTTGGAAAAATAGAAATGAGAAGATTAAGCAAACCTGTTTAAAGAAATATGGTGTAGAAAATGTTTATCAAGCAGAATTTGTGAAAGAAAAGAAAAAGAAATCTTATTTAGAACATTATGGTGTAGAACATCCAATGCTGTCTGAAGAAGTTCAAAATAAAATTAAGAAAACAAACTTAGAAAGGCATGGATATGAAAATCCATGGCAAGATAAGTCAAATATTTTTAAACAGTACTGGAATATTATTTTAACATGGTATAATTATGTGATTCCTTTATTTTCAGAAAAAGAATTTAAAGGTAAACACATTGAATATAAATGGAAATGTCAAAAATGTGGAAAAGAATTTGTACAAAAAATCTACAATACTAAGTTTATGAAATCTGTCTCCAGTTACATGCCTAGATGTCCAAATTGCTATCCTATTAGAAAATCCGGTAAAGAGCAACTTATTGCAGATTTTGTTCAATCATTAGGATTTACTATAATAAGAAATGATAGACAACTAATTAAACCATATGAACTAGATATCGTAATCCCAGAAAAGAAAATTGCCATCGAATTTAATGGAATATTTTATCATAGTGAAGAACTTTTACATAATCCATATTATCATCTAATGAAAACAGAAATGTGTGAAAAAGAAGGCTATCAATTAATTCATATATTTGAACATGAATGGGATTTTAATCAAGAACTAATTAAAGAAAAATTAAAAGCTATTCTAGGTGTATATCAGGAAAAAGTTTATGCAAGAAACTGCATTGTGAAAGAAATTAAAGCTAAAGAAAAGAATGAGTTTTTAAACAAATACCATATTCAAGGTGAAGATAAAAGCAAAATTAAACTTGGTTTATTCTATAAACAAGAACTAATCGCAGTAATGACTTTTGGTAAACCTAGATTTAATCAACAATTTAATTGGGAATTAATTAGATATGCAACATCTAAACATGTAATAGGTGGAGCTGGCAAACTTTTATCTTATTTTAACAAACATTATTCGGGCTCAATTATCACATATGCAGATAGGCGTTTTAGTAAAGGTAATATGTATGAAAAATTATGTTTTACACTTTTAAAATATTCTGAACCTAATTACTGGTGGGTTAAAAACAATGAAATTTTATCTAGATATCAAACACAAAAACATAACTTAAAAGATATTTTAAAAAATAACTTTAATCCAAATAAAACTGAAGTTAAAAATATGATTGATAATGGATATTATCAAATTTATGATTGTGGAAATCTTATTTATAGCTTATGACTTTTATTTAAAATTTCATATTCATGTTTATGATTTTTATAAAATATTGCATTTTTATAGATATTTGTGTTTAAATATGTTATTAAAATTAATACAATAATTATAAAATAGAAATTATATAACATTGGATTAATTATTATTATTGCTCCAAATAATGAAAAAAAGATTTGAAGAGAAATCCATTGTGTTTCAGAAGAAGGATATAGATTTTTATCATAACAAATTTTATATGATTGTGATATTTTTTGATACCAGTTTAAATTTAGTGGGTGCCAAAATAATCTTTTAGTTAAAAAAGGATAAATTGATATTGGAATACACAAAAATATGCTACAAAATTGTACAATTTTGTAGCATATATAATATTTAGCTTTAAAGCTTATGAATTTCATTTAAGGTTTCAATTCGATCTTTATTATTATCATAAAAACGTTTACAATTACATATTGTTTTAATAAGAAATGGAATTATAACTAATACTGTTATAATTAATGCAATTAATGGAAACGCGATAAAAAATAATAATATAAAAAATGATGAAATTATTATTAATACACCAAGTATAGATGCTAATAGAACATCTGAAGAGTCAATATTGTCATTTGTTATATTTTTATCTTTTATTGATATGCATTTCATTTTAATTGGATGAAAATATACATTATATGTACTTATAAGTAATGGACTTGATAATATAGTAATAATAAAAATAAATGGTACAATAGGAATAAAACAATATTTTCCAATATAATACTGAATTAGTTCTTTATTCATTTAAAAGACCTTTCAATTTTTGAATGAAATCTTTATAGATTCTAATGTCATTTTCACGATTTGAAATACGATCTAATAATTTATTAATATAATTTTTAATAACAATAAGTTTAAGTTCTTTTATCGATTTTGTATCAGATACAAGATATTCGTAATTAAATGAATTATTATTTTTATTGTAATTCATTAAATCATTGATGTCAATACTAATATATGTATTATAATTGTTAATCGTTAAGTTAAAAACAATTTTTTTCTCATATTCATTTTTAATAAATTCATCAGCTTTTTTATTTGTAAATTCATAGATTTTTGGATAGATAAGTTCAGAATATGATTCAGGTTGAACTTCAAGAACTACAATGTTATATTCTTTTGTTTTATCAAAATCTTTAAAAGCTTCTTCAATTTCTTTTTGTTCTTTTTCATATTCTTCTTTTCTACGATCTTCTTTTGCTTTTTCTATTACTTTAATATCGTTCATTTCAGGAACAACTTCACTAATAAAATCTTTATAACTCATCCATTTATCAACTTTTGACCATGGAATAACAAAATATCCTTCATCATTTTCTACTGTAGGCTCAAAATTTGGATCATCATTAAAATTATCGTCTTGATAATAAAGCAATCCGCAAAAACCATAAGACTTTGCAATTACAAAAAGATCATGATCATCGTTAGTTGGATATTCTTTATTTGATTTCCAAGTAAGCATATATTCTCCTTTTTTAATTTATAAGAAGATAGCATGAAACACTATGAAAGTAAAATCATTTTGATTTTTTGAAAATCTTCTTCTGTTAAATTATCTGGAAACCAATCTTTTTGAAGATTTTGAATATTATTTCTGATATATGTTGCACTAATATTTGTTTTTACATCAACAGTTGCTTCAATAAATTCATTATTGTTTTCTTTATTAAAAGAGTTCATAAATGACGGCCATCTTGCTCCGTCATCACCTTTATTGCTAGTTCCTAACAAAATTTTACAATTTTCACACTCATCATTTATAATTGGTACTGCAGAACTCATTGGACTTGCTTTTTCACCAATTTCAACAATAACTTTATTTTGCATATTATAAGCTTGAACAAAAATATCAAAAATTTGTTTTGCTTGTTCTGGAGTAATTTCTGATCCTGTTGCAGTTTTTCGTATGCTTTTTAGTACAGATTGTTTCAATTTTGATATGTATTTTGTAAGTTCTTTATACATATCTGAATCTTTATCAAGATATTGTAATAAATTGTTTATATAATTTTCTACAGATTTTAATGTAAGTTTATCAGCATTTTCTTTAATAGAATTTACAATAGAAATTGCATGTTCATTTTCTAATGTATAATCTGCTAAAATTTTACTTAAAGATGATAGTGAAGATTTTGATAAAACTCGTTGTGAATTAGATTCCAATGATATATTGCTAATTAATACAAGCACTTTATCTGATTGCATTGCATATTCCATAATCATATCCCAATGACCTTTGTGAGGTGGCTTAAAGCTACCTGGAACAATTGCAAGCGTTATATTCTGAAAATGCTTTTGATTTTCAGAATATTCTAAAATGATTTCATTATATTTTTTATCAAATTTCATATTATTATAAACCCTTCTGAAATTGATTGAAATTTATTGTTACAAAATGTTATTGTTAAATTTGTTGAAATATCAGGAACAAATTTATCTGTTAAATCAAATATTTTAACTGTATCTGTAGTATCTTCAATGTTACAATCATACATTTGTAAAATAAGGTCAAGCAAATTAAAATCATCTGTTTTTGACTTTGCATAATCTAAAATAGCAATATCAATATCAAACAAAAAACCATTTTTTCTACGTGGAATAACCTTAATATGGTAAAGTGTCTTTTCTTGTTTTATATACACAAATCTAGCATTAAATGGTTGTTTTTTATAATATTGTTTAATTATATTTTCAACTTTAGATATGCTATAATCCATAACTTTACTCAATTAACATTGTTCCTTTGAAATAACCTTCTTCATTTAATTCATTATCAGGATCGCCAAATTTAATTAATAAACTTTCAACAAGAATATCATCTTTATAATCTTCATGGAATGTGTATAAAACAGTTTTTAATTCACAAATATAATCTGGAGGATTAGAATTTATATCATTTAGAAGTTCATTAGCTTTGCGTGAATTTGTATAAAATAATGTTTTAATTTTTATACTTGGAAATTTATCTGTATATGCTAAAGTAAAAGATTTATTAACATTTTTATTAGATAATTCATTTTTATATTTTGGTTTTGTAAACAATGCTGTTAAAGCATGATTAATGATTGTAGTAATATCTGATAATTTATAAACATTTCTTTTAGCAATTCGTTTTGAAAAATGATCCACTTCTGGATTATCTGTTGATTCCTTGACTAAAACAGTCTTTTTATTTGGTGCTGTAAATGTATATGATGAAAATTTTACATATGTTTTGCTAGTTTTCTTATTTTTATTTTCTAATATAATATCTAAATATGCTTGTTCAAAACTATTCATAAATTATAACTCCGGGTGAACTTGATAAAAATTCATTATCTAAAAAATCTAAAGTAATATCTATTTGTTCACGTGTATCTTTAGTTATTAGATTAAAACTATTATATGCATTTGTAGTATCTTCAATATTACAATCATACATTTGTAATATTAGGTCTAAATAATTAAATTCTTTTACTTTTGATTTTGTATAATTTAAAATTTTAACATTATAATTATATGGAATTCCATTTTTTCTATATGTTATTATATCAATATGATACAGTGTTTTTGTTCTTTTCAAATATACAAAACTACCATAAAATGGCTGTTTTTTATAATATTTTTTTATAACCTGTTCTATCTCTTTAAGACTGTGTTTCATATTGTATTCTTTCTTTTTATGCTAAAATAGCAAATTTGTATGAAAAGTGCTTATTCTGCCTTTTTAATTAGATAAAAATCAACGTTAAAACTTGCAATATCATATTTCCAAGGTTCTTTAAATACAATTTGTACAGTATTATTGTCTAAAATGTAAGTGTCATATCTTTCAAAACGTGTATCTCGGATATTTGTTTTTACAATTCCATTCATATTATGTTTAATTTTTACAGTTTGCAATTCATATCCATCTGCACCATGAAAACTTGACCATTCTGCATATTGATTATTTTCTTTATACGTACAATATATACTTTTTGATAATAAACTGATATAAAAATAGATTGAATGACATTGATCTTTAGATTCAAAATTTGGTACAAGTACTTTTATTTTATCATTTTTTATATTAAATTGATATGTTGGTTCAATTGCTAAATTTGTATTAATTGTAGTTGTATCAATTATATCAGATCCAGCAAATTCATGTATTTTTGAATATCCAAGAATACTGAATCTAAATGGCAGGTCGCAAGCTAAAGGATCATCATTATCATAAACTGCCCATTCTACTTCATCTTTTGTAAACTGTTGTAATGTAAATACATTTTTCTTCCATTTACTATTAAGTTCATCTACTTTCCATACAATTAACTCAAAAAATTGATTTAGTGTTTCTTCAATATTTGTTGTTGCATAAATTCTATATCTAATATTCTTTTCAAATTTATAAGTTTCTGGAAGACTTTCATATGTAAATGTATCAACTAATTTTAAACTCCAATTATCTGGTGAATCTTCTGTATATTGACAAAATTGAATTTTACTTGTCTTAGCAAGATCAAATAATTGAAAATTAATAATGTCTGGTAATTTTACTTCATCATCTGTATTAGATATATAATCTGTTAATAAAACCGTTTTTGAACCACTTAAATAATTAGAAAAATCAATTTCCAATGTATCTTTATCAACTATTCTATGTGGAATTCCAATAATTTCATTTATTCCATTGTTTCTAATAATAAAATCGATTAAACCGTTTAAATTATGTTTAATTGTACAAATATTTTTATTCCATGTATACCATGATGATTTATCATTGTTTTTATCAATAAAAATTCTTTCTGATAAGAGAACATATTCTGCTGGAATCTGTGTAAATCTAGAATATTCTGAAAAAGATTCATTCACTGTTAAATAAAAATTTATTACTTCACTTTCCGTTTCAGAATAATCTGTTTCTAATTCACCAAATTCATAACATAATGTGGTGTCTAATGCAAAATGAGTTGGAAGCTTATCATATTCATATTCACCAATTTTAGTTTTAATATTAGGTGAACTTAAATCATAAGAACATATATAATATTTTTTATTATCAGCTTCTTTTACTAATGTTTTTAAGTTAATAAAATCATTAACTGAAATAAATTCAAATGTTCCATCAATATAAGCGGCGGGTTCAGATTCGTTTTTTACATTTATATGAAATTCAGTATTAGCAGGAATAATATAAGTTGAGTTAGATGAAGACTCAAATACTTGATCTGGATTATTAGGATTTGAACCTGAATATATGAATAAAGAATCGTTTACTGATCCATTAAAGTGTATTTTAATATCATTTATATAAGGTCCAAATTTTTTTCCATAAAATACTTTATAAAAATATTGACTTTTTCCAGTATATCCAAAAAAATCTTTTTTAAAACTTTTAGTCCAACCGCCGAAAATATCACAAATTTTATTTTCTATTGTAGCATTTTCATTATATGGAATTCTTTGTAAATGTTCATCTTCATCTAATGTTAACTTAATAAAGTTAGTACCAAATACAAGAACATCTTCTGCATATTCTTCGATAACAGGAATTAAATCACTAACAACTCTATCAAGCAATCCGAGGTTTTCCAAAAGCTAATGTTGCATCAGATAATTTGCTATAATTTGCTGCTCCAATTGCACCTCTGTAATCATAGACTCCAAAGCTTTGAATTTTATTTGGATATATTGTTCTCATATTATAAAATCTTCCTTAACCATGATATATAGCTAATACAGGAAATCTTTGTAACAATTCTGTTCTTAAAGCTTCCATTTCTGTCGTTGCTTGATTCAAATAATCATCACCATTAATTGCTGCTCCTCCTGGCAATGAAACTCCTGTATATGTTTTTCTTAAGTTACCAATGAAAAACTTAGCTTTAGCTAATGCCATTCTTTTAATCCATGACTCTCCATATGATTGCTCTTCTGGACGCATTTTATAAACTTCAACAATAATATAATTTCCATCATCACCATATATTCCATTTCCAGTAGCAGGCTCTGGAGTAATATGCAAATATCTAATTGGATCTGGATATAATGTAAGCAACTTAGTTCTATTATTATATTGCCATTCAAATCCCTTTCCTGACATTTGATATGATAAATCTAACCAACTCATTACCATATGATAATCTAACCATCCAGAACGAGCACTTCTACCATTAAATGGATTAGGAACAAACCCACCATTTGTCATCATAAAATTAAATGAAAATGGATTAATACCATTAGCCATATTACTATGAACACCATAATCATATAAATTAGTAACAGCTAATACATCTGATGGTAATACAATTCCTTTATCAGCTTCATAATCACGTAAATTTACAGCAAGAAACTCCTGTTCATTAACTGCATATTCACCCCATTCTTCCATAGCTTCATTAATAAAATCATTTATGTGCTCTTCCGTGCATTCTGGCGTGATAAAAGGAAACCCGAGTGAACGGAATATCCAGTTTTTAAACTCAGTGCGTGTTTGAATACTAAAATTTAGATAGTTGCTCATAGTAATTAATCATAATTAATTACTACTATTTATCTTCTTTTAATTTAAAATATCCACAATTTTCTACTTGATAATTTCCTCTTTTAATTACATCTGGAGATAAAATTTCAATATTTTTATTTTGTACTTGAAATATGCTATACCAGCTTCTATCTAAGGTTTTTGAATAATCTATAACCTCTTTATCTTCAAAAATATTTTTCAGTTTTTCTTTAATTGATTCTTTATCTTTATCCCATTCATCTTCCCATACGTGAATCAATCTATATCCAAGCTTTTCACACATTTCAGTTTTCATTAGATGATAACCTAACGGTAATCCTGCTTCTATACTGTGCCAATACACACCATTAAATTCTATAGCTAAATGCAACTCAGGAATCACTATATCTAACTCATATGGCTTAATTAATGCTCTATTTCTTCTTTGTAAATTTAGATAGAAGGATTCACAAAAATCCACAACTTCTTGTTCTAATAAAGATGATCCTGATAAAATTGGATAGCAATTTAAACACCTATGTGAACTTAAATAATCTTCAAAAATATTTCCACAGTTGACACATTTCCATAAATATAATTTATGATGTCCTACATATTCATTTTTTGAAAAAAGAGGAATAACACTATTTTTTAGTCTATCTGATAACTCATTATAATGTATGTTATATTGTGTTCTTCTAATCTTATTTTTAATATTTGTATCTTGAAATGGATTTTTTACACCATACTTTTCTAAACATGTATCATTACGTTTATTTTTAATCGTTTCCGATTGCATTGCTCGTTCCACACCATATTTTTTCAAACATGTTTGTTTAATTTTATTTTTTACTTCTACAGTTTGTGTAGGATGTTCAACACCATAATTTGTTAACCATGCTTGTTTTATTTTATTTTTAACTAATTCAACTTGGTTTGAACTTTCCACACCATATTTTTTCAAACATGTTTGTTTAATTTTATTTTTTACTTCTACAGTTTGTGTAGGATGTTCAACACCATATTTCATTAAACATGTGTTTTTAATTTTATTCTTTGTTTCATCTGATAAAGCAGCACATCTTTTACAACAAAATAATTTTTGGTCTGTTATTTGTCTAAAATTTAATGTTTTTCCACATTTTTTACAATATTTAAAATCAAAATTATTAATTATAAAATGAAAAACATTAAATTTTGTTTTAAAAATATATGGAAATTGCTGCTGTTTTCTTATACAAAAATCATTTATTTCTTTATTATGATTTAAGATTCTAACTACACTACCGTCCAGAACCGATATTTTTATCTTTAATTTTTAATAAAAAATCATTTCTGGTAAGAATTTCATTTTCAAATAAGTTTATCATAAATATTTTTCAAATAGACCTATTATAATTTTATCTCGTATAACAATATGTTACTGTTCCAGGATTTGGAATAACTAGAATTTTTCCTTCTCTCATCTGTTGCATAATAAAACTATGTCGTGCAGGTTCTCGATTTTTGGCTACGCCCAACTCAGTCCAATAGTTCATAAAGCTAGGTGTTTCCTTTAAAGTTTCTACTTTACCAGGAAGTGTAGGTGAATCCATAAGATGTTTGATTGATCTACCGTCGTAGTATCTAGAATCAGTGTAATATACAATGCTGTTTATTTGTCCTGGTGTTCCATCAAGTTTTTGTTCACTATAATGCGTTAAAATAGCTTTCCATATTTTGCTTGCGCCACCGATAACTTGAATGCCAACACCTGAATTATGATAATTTGTAATGCAGCAGCCTCTGGCAATTTCTGCATCATATGCGCCTTTGCCAAAGAATGAATGCCCTACGGTATAACACATTAATGGTTCTTCTGTATGTTTATCTACAAGGACAAATGCAGTTTTTGCAGTTCTATAACCCTGAATGTTATTTGCTAAAAACATTGGTTTCAGGTCTATTGCTTTTTTAATGACAACTTTTGTATTTCGAGCATAAATCTTTTTTGACAGATTACAGCTATAAGTTATCATATTTTTAAATACATTCCACTTATTTTCATTAAAGATTTCAGTTTCATATGCATGTAAAACTCTGATACCTAATTCATTTGTTTTTTTCCATTCAAGATATGGAGTATTGTCTTCAATTTTTGTTAATCCAAAAAATGCTTTTCCAGAATTTCTAGTAACAATATCATCAATTTTAATAGCAAGATTAAATCTTTCTAAGAAAAAATCAACAATGAATCCATCAAATAATTGAACATCTTCTTTTGTATATTGAAGCAAGTCATAAGTCTCTAGTACTTCTCTAATCATTGCTTTCATGTATTTGATATTTTCTTTCCATTCTTCTAATGAATTAGGAAGAAATACTGCCGCTTTAGGTTGCCATAACATACTTTTTATTCCTCATCTGTTTCTTTTTTATTTTCAAAAAACGGTTTAATAAAAGATATAAAATTTGATTGTTTAAACCAAACAACATATGAAATTGCGAATGTTGCACAAAATACGATAATTGATGCTAAAAATGCAATAATTGTTGTTGGAATTAATAAAAGTAAATCCTGTAAAATAAGAAACTCACAATATAAAAATTTTCTATAAACAAACAAATTAATTAAAATTGATAACATTATAAATAATACAACATATTCAGCAATAATTGTTAGCATTTTTTAAAATACTCCTTAACGAAAAAATGAATATATAAATTTATATTAAATAAAAACTTATTTTTAATTTAACTCAATATGAAAAATGATTTACTTATAGCATGTACATGTGCTGAAAATAATTGTAATTATTATTTTGATAGAATTCGTAAATGGTATGAACAACTACAATCCATACAAAATGCAGATTTTAAAGTATTTGTAGATGGAAGCGTAACACCTCCAGAAGATCTTACAAATAAAGGTATTGAATTTATAAACTTAACTCCAAAACTTGGAAGAAAAACCATAAGTAATTTTCCAGGTTGGAAAAGGTCATTTAGAGAAGAATTAAAACTTGCAAATGAACAATATGATTTCTTTGTTCATATAGAAAATGATGTAAAAATTTACAATCTTCCATTAATTGAATCATATTTTAGAAAACTTGGATATTTTATGAGCTATTGTTCTAGACATTGCTTTTTAGAATCTAATGTTATGATTTTAAATGATAAAAGTCAAAATCAAAAGATAATAGATTTTTATTCTAAACCTGAACATCTAAATGAAAATATTGATTTTGAAACATCTATGGGAAGACTCATAACTTATACACGAGTATTTAAATCAGATAGAGTTGATGGTAAAAAAGATAGAATAAAAGATGGATATGACTTTCTAGCTCAGTATTTCTAAATATCCACAATTTTCTATTAAATATCCGCTATGATTTTCAATTTTAGGTTTATAAATTTTTACATTTTTAAAATCTAAAGTTGAAAACCAACATCTATCCAACATTTTTGAATAATCTATAACTTCTTTATTTTCAAAAACATTTTTCAATTTTTCTTTTGTTTCTTCATTCCATTCATCTTCCCAAATATGTATGAGTCTATAACCAATTTTCTCACACATTTCTGTTTTCATTAAATGATAACCACTTTTACGATTTGTCAACTGATGCCAGAATAAACCATTAAATTCTATTGCAAGTTTTCTTTCAGGAATTACAATATCCAATTCATATGGAAAAATTAATTTTCTATCATTTTGAATTAAATTATTGAAAAACTGATGGCAAAAATCAACAAGCTCAAGTTCTGTTTTAGATGAATATTTTAAAAATCCATTTGAACGACCATATTTCTTCATCAAAGTTTTCTTACTTTTTTCTTTAACTTCTTTACTTTGAAAAGAATATTCACATCCAAATCTTTTTAAACAGGTCTTCTTTCTTGTTTCCTTTGCTTTTTCTTCATTTCTATTTTTAATTGCTTTTCTAAAATTTTCAGTTTGAGATGGAAATTCAACACCATAATGCATTTTTGTAGAAATCTTTTTCTTTTCTTTTACAATAGGATTTTTATTTGAACAAGCTAAAGAACAATGATGTTTACCTTGAATTAAATAATTATATTTTATTTTTCTTTTACAAACTGGACATATTTCTAAATCTTTATCTTGAATAATTAGACGTATGACATTTGTTTCTTTTTGATATGCTGGCTCATTTTTTAAAATATTTTTAATATAAAATAAAATATTTTCGTTTTTACACTGTTTTAATTTTGCATATACGGTTCTACCATTTAAAGATTCACCAAAATATTCTTTAATTTGTTTAGAAATATTTTTATCCCACATAAAAAAAATCCTATAAATTAAAAAATTTATAGGATTTAAAGTAATTTCAAAAGAATAATTTTTATAAACTTATGAATAAGCAGCTAATATTTTTGCCTGTGATAATGGATCCATAGTTAAATCAAGATCATCGTCACGGTAATAATACTGAATTTTGAAGGTTGCTGCAACAGTAATTGGAGTTACTTCAGGACCGCTACTATAGTCAAATGTAGTTGCAGCTAAACTTGTAATATAAGCACCATCCATTACTACAGATGTTGTAAAATATTGATGCTCTGAATCTAATAGTTTTATTCGTAGTTTGCATGTTGGAATAACTTTAATACCACCACCAGAAATTTCATAACGTGAAATCATTTTCAACCATGTTTCAAGCTTCTTATACATGATCATATCTTGATCAAGTAAAATATTTGTTGAAAAATCATGTTCATAAGTTTTACATGCAGGAACATGAAATTTAGCACCATAAAAATTAACATCTGTTTTATTAATATTAAATCCAGGAATACTAGCAGACTGCGCCCAATAAGAAAACGTCTGAGATGGATCATCTGGATTATCGTTAAACAACGTAAATGGCTTAAAATCTTGATCTACCCAAAAACCACCGTTACCAACAAAATCAAGAACATACTGATATTTGTAAAGCAATGGCTTTTTCTTAGTTATATTATTATAATAAGAATTAAGATGATATAAGTTATCCATTAATCTACCATAAAATTATTCTTGTAAGTATTTATAATTTTCTATATTATAATTTAGAAAATTCTTTAAAAGAACTAGAATTTAGTCTAGAGAATATCATGCACAAATAAACATACACATTCTTTTCTTTTTCTTATTTATTAATTTTTGTGCATAAAAGTTCATCTTATAAATAACTGTAGTTAGAGCTGAGATTTTCTTGTTAAAATTTTTCACATACGTTGCTTAATATAATGTTTCCACAATTTTCAACTGAAAATCCAGCTCTAATTACTAATTCTGGTTTAGATAACTTATATGACTTATTTTTGATTTGTAATATGCTAAACCATGAATGATCTAACGGCTTTGAATATTCTATAACTTCTTTATTTTCAAATATTTGTTTCAATCTTTCTTTTGTTTCTTCATTCCATTCATCTTCCCAAATATGAATAAGTCTATAATTTTGAGCTTCACATAATTCAGTTTTCATTAAATGATAACCTAAAGGTGTTCCAGCCTCAATTGAATGATAGTAAATTCCATTAAATTCTATGGCCAAATTTAAATCTGGAATTACAATATCTAACTCATAAGGCTTAATTAACGTTCTATCTTTTATAAGCAAATTATTAAAAAATTGACGGCAAAATTCAACAAGTTCTTGTTCTTTTTTAGATGTGCCGAGCATTTAATTGACATGTACATTTTCTTGTAATCAAACCAAATCTCCATGCAGATTTAAAAGTTTTACCGACAAAATTTACACTTCCAATCTAAAAGTTCATCCATAGATTTTCTTTTATCAAATTGTTCTTTTGTAAATAGTGGTTCAGCTTCATCTATAGTAGAATCAAAAATTCTTTTAAATGCTCTAAGTGTAGATTCAGATTTTACTCCGATACTTTTTATAATTGTTTTCTACTTCTTTTAATTTTATTTCTTTAGCACATTTTGGACTATTTGCGCCATATCTAGCTTGATTTGTTGCTTTTATTTTTTCTTTTACTTTATCAGAGCAGCCGTGGTGTAATTCCACCATATTTTTCCAAATTAGTTGATTTTATTTTGTATCTTACTTCTTTAGCAGATAAAGCTGACTCGACACCATAATGCTTTAAATTAGTTGATTTGATTTTCTTTTTAGTAGATTCTGCTTGTGTTGGATATTCAACTCCATAACGTTCTAATGAAGTTTTTCTAATTTTATTTTGTACTTTATCACTTCTAATTGCGCATGATTTTGAACAAAATTCAGTTCTATATGTTTTCTTAAACGGTAAAATCTTATTACATATTGAACATCTTTTTAATTCAACTTCATTTACTTTTGCATAAATGACATTTCTTTTAGATAAAAATTCTGGAGTTTCTTTTAAAATTTTTTCTATTTCTTGATCTATTTCAGGATATTGTAAACAAAATTTACTTACTCTTGGCTTCGTTATAGACGCAGATGTACATTTACCAAAATATGATTTAATAATGTTTAATTGTTCTTCTGTAAACATAAAATAAAAACTCCTATAAATTTAAACTAAATTCATAGGAGTAAATTTTAGAGCTTTATTGAAAAATTTTAAAGCATTAAGTTGTATATAACTTTATTAATGAAGCAACATTATCAGCAACAGATGGTGAAAGAGGATCTGAAACTGTTGGATTTTCAAGATCAGAAGCTTCGTAGAAATATTGGTAAGTAAAACTTGCTGTACATGATGCTTTATCAGTACCACCAGCTTGAGGTGCAAATTCTATTTTGCCTAAGCTTGTAATCCAGATGCCTTCAAATACAAATGTTTTATTTACTTTTTGCATTGTATTATCAAGAAGATTTAGTTTAGCTTGAACATTTGGAACCACTTTTCTACCACCGCCTGATTTAGAGGTATCAGAAATAAGATCCATCCAATTTTGGAGTTTCTTATATTGTGTAAGTTCTTGATCAAGAAGAAGATTTACATCCCATTTTCCATCACCATAATCAATAATGCCTGGAACTACAAAATCATTTGCCATGAAAGAAACAGTTGCTGTAGAAATCTTAATTTCAGGAAGTGTTGCAGATGTTCCCCAATATGTAAAACACTCTGGATCTTCATGTCCAGCTCTACCAAATGCAGTATCATCCCATGCTCTACTAGTTTCGCCAGCTGGAGCTATAAACTCAATTGTAAATTGCTGTTTATAAAGCAACGGATGTTTCTGCAACAAATTCTGATAAAATGTTGCAATATGAATATTATTTTTTACATTAGACATAAATTAAAGCTCTTTAATATATCAATTCTGCATTTATTTATGTTTTTTCATATTAATTTAGAAAAAACCTTAATCAAATAAAACAGATTTTCTTTTTCTTATTTATAAAGAAATAAAAAAGGTGTAAAAAAATCTTACACCTTTTAACTTTAATTTATGTAAAAATGTTTTATACAGTGAATGTTGCAAAATCGCTTGTAATCGTGAAATTATTATCATCGATTTTATCAACTTTTGCAAGATTTCTTTTGTACATGCGGTATCCGTCAAGAATAGAAGCACCTACAACTGATTTTACTGTCACATAGAATCCATCTTGATCCTCTGCAATAATAGCCTTTGAATAATCTTCGTTATTAAAGATATCATTTGCAGTGAGATCAGTTTCTTTAATTACCATTTCTTTCTTTGTAGATGAATATGCCATACGCGGATCAGCATATTTTACGTCCTGCTTGGACTGTGTGTTGTTAGTATTTCTATTACCACCTCGCGCCATATTAATTCTCCTTTTGTTCTATAAAATTTTTACATGTATATTCTGATCCTTCTAAGTGAATTAGACGAGAATCAGGTGCTTGATAAATTGTTTTTAGATGATTAACTTCTGGAAAAATATATTTTAAAATATCAAGTTTATCCATTAAAATTATAGCATTTTTTAATCCTTTCTTTACTTTACAAATATTTTTGAGTTCAGCATAAATTCGTTCATTAGAAAGAATTGTAATTCTTTCTCCAACTTTTTTCATTGCATTGAAGGTTTTTTCTTCAATTTGAAATCCATATTTTACCGAAAATCTAATTCCTCTTAAAATTCGAAGAGGATCTGCTGAAAAGATTTCTTCTGGATTTACATTTGAATTACAACGAATAATTTTATTTTTAATATCATTAATACCACCAACTAAATCAATAATATTATTGGTAGTTAAATCAAGTAATAAACTATTAATAGTAAAATCGCGTCTATTAATATCTTCTTTTAATGATGCAAATACAACATTTCTCTGTCTAGAAAATTTATCAGGAAATGTTTCTTTCATAGTATCTGCAATTTCAATTGTCTCATTTAAATCTATAAATTGAATTTGTCTAATTGGATATGCTCCAAGTTTAATTGGATTAGTTGTAATATTTGAATATATTTTTTTAATTGCATTTGCAAATTGAATATTGCCGTTTTTTATATCAACAACTAAATCTAAATCTTTTGGTTCAATATTCATAACGAAATCTCTAACATATCCACCAACAATATACACATGATTTTTAAATTGTTCGTGTAAGTTAATAACATTGATAAGTCTGTTTTTAACTTCGTTAAGTTTTTCCATAATTAATCTCCTTTATAAGATTAAAATAGCAAAAAATATAAATTTGATAAATAAACTTTTAAAAAATAGAAAAGCATAAAAAGTTTACTTTTAATTAAAAAGATTTTTTCATATATGCAAACATTAAAAATTAAGTTAGATCATGAATATAAAGAAATTATAGAATATCAAAAGCAATATTCTATACTTTTGCATACATCTGTAAAATTTATATTAAAAGACACAGAATTAAAAAGTTTATATGATTATACATCTAAAACTAATAGTGATCTTTTAAAAAAATTAAATGATCTTAATCATATTGAATTGATGAATAGTTGGTTTATGCAATGTGCTATATCTGAAGCATATTCTATGGTTAATTCATTTAAATCAAAATTAGAAATTTATGAAAATAAAAAAATACAAAGAGATAATCTTTTAGTTAAAAAAGATAGAACTTATGTTGAAGAAAAAACATTACAAAAATTATTAAAAATTAAAGAACCAAAAATCATATTTGGTGGAAGAAAGAATCTTGAGGACAGATGTAAAGGATTGATTTCTAAAGAAGAATTTAAAAAACGTAGATTGAGTTCTATATATTCTATAGGAACTGCTAAACCATATAAAGGCAATCAAAAATTTAGAATAGGAAATGATTTTAATTCTATTGTCTTTCAACCTAATAGAAAAACCCATTTTGAATTTAAGTTTTTGAGCATTGCTAAAAATTATACAAAAATAATTGAAAAATTGTTTGTTCTTCAGGAAAATAAAGAATTACCAATTACTTATAAATTAACTAGTGAGTATGTATATATTAGTTTTGAAGAAAATAAATTATATAAAAATGATTTCAATTTTAGAAAAATTAAAGATAGATATATGAGTTTAGACTTGAATCCAAATTATATTGGATATTCTATTATTGATTGGAAAGATTCATCTGATTTTACAGTTATTCATGCTCGGTGTTTATTCTTTTAAAAACTTAAATGATTTATATATAAATGAAAAACTATCAAGTGATGATAAAAAATTAAAATATAAATCAAATAAGAAAAATTATGAAATTATTCAAGTTGCAAAAAATCTTATAAACAAATGCTGTTATTATAAAGTTGAAAACTTTGTTGTAGAAGACCTTAATATCAAACCTGAAGATAAATACAAAGGTAAAAATTTTAATAAACTCATTAATAATCAATGGCTTAGATGTAAATTTTTAAATAATGTCAAAAAAAGATGTAAAATATTTAAAATTAATTATTTAGAAGTTTTACCTCAATATAGTTCTTTTATTGGAAATATTATGTTCAGAAGTTTGAATTATCCTGATCAGGTATTAAGTTCAATTGAAATATCAAGAAGAGGATATGAATTTAAACATCAATATATATTAAAAGATAAGCCACAACTTAAAAACATAATAAAAATAGATATAATCAATGATAATATCTTTAAAAATTTGTTTACTAAATCAATGGAAGAATTTAATATTCATGAATCTTTTAAAGATATTATTGATGTCTATTTCTATTTTAAAAGAAATTCATCATTATTTTATAGAATTTCTCTAGATAATTTTTCTAGTTATTTAAGAACTTTCTTAAGCAAAAGCTCTAAAGTTCAACAATTTTGCTTTAATTATAAACAGGAAGTAGATAAATAGTGTCAGTACAAATAATTGTGAGATGTTAAATGGCTCAAGAATTTAGTAAAAAGGGAATTGAAGATAAACTTAAAGAAGCTTCTCAGTCTGTTGAGAAAACAAGTTTTATCAATCAGGACATTTCAGATAAACAACTTAAAAATTTAACAATGAAAGATCAGTTGTTTAAGAATTGTAATTTTTATGTTACTTCAATGTATGGTTGCAATTTTGATCATTGTGATTTTATAGATTGTAATTTTGATTCAGTTGATTTTTTAAATGTAAAATTTTTCAATTGTGTATTTAATAGATGTAATTTTGATAATGCTAAAATGCAAGATGTTCTTATGGATGAATGTACAAAAATGAATTGTAGTATGAATGACTTGCATATAATTGAAAATGTTATTGGTATTGATGTTGAAGAAAGTAAAATTATCACTGAAAATAGTGTAGCTAAAAATTCAGGTATTTATTATGAATACTTAAAAGAAGAAAATGGAGCATTTATTCATGTTTCATTAGATCCTGAAATGGGAACTGGTGTATATCGTGTAATAATTGGTGATAAAGAAAATCCAAGTATTATTTCAGATACAACTACAGAAACTAATCCAATTAAAATTTCAGAATTTATTAAAGAATTAATTGATATTGCTATTGGAAAAACAAATAATCAACTTACAAAACAAATGCTTAGAAATCTTCAAGAACAATCATATGATGATATTTTTGAAGGCCAATTACAACAAGTAAAACAAGATATTCAATCATGTTTTGATGCAATTGAACAATATCCAAAAGCTACAGATGTAAATACAATTTACACATATCTTATATCTGCAGTTGAAGGATTAAAACCACTTTTAAATGAAAAGGAAATCGAATAAAATGTCAAAAACACTTGATCTTTTTAATAAAATTATTGCAGAATCTGAAGAAGATAAGCAAGATAAAAAATCTAAAAATAATAAAAAAGTTGTAGACGGTGCTGAAGGAAAACCAGCTGTTATTCAGGAAGATGATGATATTACAAAAACTGATGAAGAAACTTCATCATCAGATATTACTGAAACAGACGCAAAAAACACTGAAGTAGAACCAGAAACTACACAAGCTGTTGCAGTAGATCCAACTGAAGAAGAATTTATAAAAAATATTATTAAAGCTGCTGAACTTCAAGCTGCAAATGAAGCAATTAAGTCATTTATTAAAGATGTAAGTTCTAGTTTAGGAACTAATTCAGCTTCATATACTGAATTTGCTAAAACTCGCCTTAGTGAAATTAATGAAGAATTTAAAACAGTAGTAAGTTCAATTAAAGAAGCAAGAGAAAAAATTCTTGAAGAAGCCGAAAAAGCAAAAAATAAAGAAAATTTAATTTCAGTTTTTGATAAAGCTGTTGATAAAGCAGAAGCTTCTGAAAAAGAAGATAAAAATGAAATTGAAACAATTATTTCAGATTCTGCTAAAAAGTAATTAAAAATAAGCCGGAATTAAGTTCCGGCTTTTATTTTATTCATATTTTAATCTTCATTACAATATTCTATAATATCATCTTTACCTTGACCTATTGAAATTTCAGAAATCAGATTGAATAATTGATTATTAATAAATTCAATAAAATTCATAAAATTTACATCAGTTTTTGATTCTGATTTCCAACATGGAAGATATTCATAAATTGGAGTATATTTTTCAAGGTCATATAAAGAAATTTTATTATATGGAATAATTTCATTATTTAACATATAATTGGTACATACAGGAATCTTTTTTCCATTAAACATTTCTCTAACTGTATCAAGTCTTGTAAGAACAACTGATTGTATACCAGAAATATGAATTGAATATTGTAACATAGGAAGATCTAAAAATCCAATTTTACGAGGTCTACCTGTTGTTGCACCATATTCTTTAGATACTTTTCTCATATGTTCAAGATCATATTCTGTATTATCTTCTTTAATTTCTGTTGGAAAATAACCAACACCAACCGATGTCATATAAGCTTTAACAATACCAACAACTTCAAAGATATCATCAGCCAACAATTTATCAAAGTTAATTCCAGTTCCTGTTAATACACCTCCAATACCTACAGAAGAACTTGAAACATTTGGATAATATGCTGAATCAATATCAAGCATTACTCCTTGTGCACCTTCAAACATAATATTTTTAAGTTCAATAGAATTTAAATATGTTGTATCATCTATTAACATTCCATTTAATGCATTTTTAGCTTCTTCGGAATCATAAATTCTAATTCCGCTTCTTAAATACTTATCTCCATATGCAGGACTAATTCCTTGGCGTGTAGATCCGTTTCCTTTTCCGGTTTCTTCTCTTTCAATGTCAAGTTGTATATGTTTATCTTGAATTAAATGACATCCATATGCAACTTTTAATAAATCCCTAACAGTTTTTCCCTTAAGATCAATTAAACCGTCTTTAGACCATTTTTCTACTTCTTCAATTTCATTTAATAATTTCTTTAAATTTACTAGACATCCATGAGCAATTATACAAGGAATACCAGAAATAATAGCAGATGGAATTTGATGTAAAACAAGTTCTTTTCCATTTCGTACAAGAGTATGACCTGCATTACAAGAACCATTAAATCTAATAACAAGATTTCCAGAATATTTAGTATAATAATCAACTATCTTGCCTTTACCTTCATCACCTCGAAATGCTCCAAGTATCAATGTATTCATTTAACATCTCCTTTTTATATTTTTTAATATAATTCCTTTATAAATAAGTAATACAAAATATTAAGTAAAGATAAATAAAGTTCATTAAATAAATTTGTATTTAATGAAATATATTTTAGTTAAAATTAAATAAAATGAATATTACAAAATTCTTATCTGAAGAAATCATATTTGAAAATAACGTTGAATTACTTCTTTTAGAGGTAATTCAACGTAATCATGGCTCACAATATAAAGGTAAAATAGAAAGAAGATTTTCAAATGTTTTACAAGGTACTTTAAAAAATACAAATGTGTATTTTTCAACACATTTTACTGATCAAATTTCAAAACGTTTTGAATATAATTTAGAATTAACTTATAATGAATATCAAGAATTTTTATCTCTTTTTAAATCTAGAATTCAACAATGTATAAAACAAATAAATTCTAAATTTCCATTTGATTCTTTAGTAGATTCAGAACATTGTTTTTTATTTTGGTTTCCAAAAACAAAAGATTCATTTATAGTCATAATTGATAAAGATTTTCGTCATAAAGATATGAATGCTCTTGTTTTTACAACAATTCTTCCTAGAAGAACAGATGATTCACTTCCAGAAAAACGATCACCAAATGATATTTTTATTACTATTCAGGAATAGAAATAAGCGGAACATTATCTACATTATACTTGCATTTTTCATGCTTATTAAAATTAAAACGAAATTTACGTTTTCCATTAGGAAGAATAATACAGTAAATGTTAGATCTTTTACATTTCCATTTATCAAAGTAAACAAATTCTTGATCTACTTTTGCAACGCAATCATGAATAAGATATTTTCCAATTTTTACAAGAACTTCAGTTCTAAATTTAACTTGATGATCTCTTTTTGTTCTTAACACATATTGCATACGTGTATTTTCGATTGTATCTTGAATAAAATCAAATATCTGATTTTTATCATTTTCATCATTAAAAAATGAATGATCAATATCAAAAGATGTATAAGCAGAAAAAGAAATTAAATCAAATCCACCAATAAAATTTTCAATAGGATATTTTTTAAAAGATGTACAAATAAAATTGTCATCAATTTGCTTTAATTTAACTACATGCAATTCATTGCCGTTTTTAACAAGAACATGATTATTTTCTTTTGTAATTTTATACATTTTTATAATTTTTCTATTTTATTTTTTTTTTAATTATAAAAATAGCATAAAATGTTTTAAAAGTTAAATTCAAGCTGAATCATTTCATCTTGTTTTTGTTCAATGATATTTTGTTCAGGATAAATGTTCTCTAATTCTTCTTTAATTTCTTCATACCAATAATAAATTTTATCACTTATTGATTCTCTAAGTTTTTCAAATGGCATATTTACAGATTGTCCTGGTCTTACAAATACGTTTATATGAACTTCAACATATTTTGAAAACTTATCAAAAAACATTGTTACATGCAATTTATCTTCATATGCCATATAGCCAAACGTAACTTTTTGCTTAAACTCATTAAAACTAATCATTTATTTCCTTTCTTTTTTTTGGTAAAGTTTTAAAGATTTAATTCTAATTTATGTTTATTTTCAAACATTTATTTAAATTTAGCATAAACGTTCTATACCTTTTTCGGTCATAATTCCGAAAATGCCATCCTTTATTTTTACAAAATTGTATAGTAGCTTCCCATTTATCATGATTTCTTTGAACAATAATTTGTTCAGCAAGTGCTTTTTGTGGATTTTTTCTTTTAGAAAATTTTGGTGTTACTGATTGATTATAAGGTTTAATTTCAATTAGCCATTTTTGTTCAATTCCATTAATATCTATAACGCTAAAAAATAAATCTGGAATATACCAATGTACTTCTCCACCACGTGTTTTATCAGAATATGGAATGGATAAGGTTTCTGAACCCCATTTTTTTATTTTAGGATTTTTATCTAATCCAATAAATGCTTTTAACTCCCAACCTGATCTATAAACTGGTAAAGCCCTACCACAATATTTGTCTTTATTGATAGGATTATATGTTCCATGTTTTGTACCGATATGTTCTCATTATTTAGAAAGCTTTTTTAAATTTTGAACTGCTTCACCTTTATCTTCTGGATATTGTTTATTCCACGCTGTTAACGAATCATTCCATATCATTGAGCAATTTCTAACTTTAAGCTTTTTACCATCTTTTGCTACACGATTTAAGTCATCTTTTACATGTCCCCATTGACGGCTAGTATTTTTGATAAGTTTTTTACCACAAACAGGACATATAATTTGATCTCCAGCATCATAACCTGTTACATTTCTAGAAATCTCTTTAGCAATTTGCTCAAATTCTCCATATGTTTTACCAAATAAAGGATTTTCTGCGTTTTCTTTGTCTGTCTCTAATACAGATTGTTTTGTAATCTTTCCAGATTTAACTAAAGATTTTCCTTCCATTATAATACTTAAATAAGCATTTGTAAATTTATCAAAACTCATAATTAAATTCCAAAATAGTAATTAATGCTATTTATCTGTTTTTATTAGATTTTAAACTAAATCGATATTTATCAAGATAACATGAAAACTGTATAGGGATAAAATTTAAACACATATTGTAAAGAATGTCTAAATTTAATTTTTTACATATAGAAATTAATAAAATCGTGGTAATATCATTATTATACTTCATGTATTTTTTATAATATTCTGATGCAAAAACTGTTTTAAAGTCTGATAATGCATCTAATACATTATTAATAAAAATTTTTGGATTAGTATTTAAATGCTTTTCAATATATATTTTTACTAATATTTCATAAAAGTTATTATCAAGCTTAAGATTTATTTCAATTGGTGTTAAGTATTTAGAAATATTAGAACTTTTAATATTAAATTCAGGAATATCTTTTATCTTTGATTGTTCCAAATAATTGATAGAATGTATTTTATTAACATAAAATTTAATAATAGGCATTATACTAATTCTATTACATTCTTTTTTGTCAAACAAAAATATAAACTTATAATTTGTAAACAATACAATAATTTTATTATTCTTTAATGAAAAATTTATTTTATCATATTTGATATTAAATTCATCTAATAGATTCTTGATATCTTCATTAGACATTATTGGCGCAAATATACACGGAAATTGATATATATTTGTTTTAAGTTGACGATTAAGTTCTTCAAGATCTTTATATAGATAATCAAATAAAAATAGCATATTATGTATTGTATATTTTTTATCTTTTTCTAGAATACTAAATAATGACATAGATTTATTTGAAGTGTATTGAATTTTTATAGAATATTGTTCAGCGCTGTTTAAAGAATCAGAATTATATTCTACATAAAATTGAAAATCAGTAAATCTACGGTTAAAAATAGATTTAAAAAGCAAATCCTTATTCTCTATGAATACATTTGGCATATCTAAATAATTCATTTGTTATTTTTTGATATTCTTCAATTAATTTCTTCATTTTAACACCTTTAGAAGTTCGTCTAAATCATGATTCCAAAGATTTTCTACTGTCATCTTCTTTGCTTCTTGAAGTTTAGCTTTATCTTCTTTAATTTGATCTTTTAACTTTTGATACTTTTCTTTTGTAAGTTGCGAACATGGAATATTAAGAAGATACGAATAAGAATCATCAACACGTTTAATTGCATCAATTTTATCAAGTTGAGAATAAATTGCATCATCAGATTTATTGTTGATAACAATTGTTCCATCAATAATACCTTTAATAAAAGTATACTTAGACGCATTTAAAATAAGTGTATCTGTAATCTTTTTAATCTGATAATCAATTCTCTTTTGATAATATTCATAACGAACTTTATAAAATGCTTCTAACAACTCTTCTACACTTTTATATTCAACAACTTTATTATCTTCATTTAAAGATGTATAACTTTCTGTAACACTCTTAGAAAGCTTAAGCTCCTGCATAATGTCACATTTATCAATATCTAATCCTTGATTTCGCCAAAATGTTACAATAATATGAAACTCATTACCTTCACTTAAATCTTCATAATCTTTAATTTTCTTTTGATCTACAAGCTTATCCAGAACCTTCAGATAACTCTGAAGATCATAGCCAATAGGAACATCATAAATTTCCACTTTATTTCCTGAAACCTTCTGGAATGACCCCAAAATTGTATAAGATCCTTCATTTTCATTTTCAACAACCGAACCTTTAAATCCATTAAAATATGGTAAAAGTTTTCCGTTAAATTTTTTATTAGAAAGCTTTGCTTTAATCCATTTAATAAGCTCTTTAGGATCTCTACTAAGAATTTTCTGACTAAATCCAGTAGTCAATCCAATCGCCCCATTTACTAAAAGCATTGGAATAATAGGAACATAACATTTAGGTTCAATAATATCTCCTTCAAAAATCTGCTCTTGAAGATTTGGAGTATCATCCTGCATAAAAATTTTAGGAATAATGTCTTCCATACAGGTAAAAATATAACGATCTGCAGCTGCATCTTGAATAGTTCTTGTACCAAATGCACCTTTTCTTTTCAAAAGAGGAATATTATTCATGCCAGGAAATTCTTGCGCCATTCCAACAATTACACCATATAATGAACCGGCACCGTGTACATAGTTAGTTCGTTTTGCAACTTCTGATATAAAGTTTTGAACTTTTACCGGATTTTTAATATTATCTTTTAGAATAACATATAAACATTTTCTACTGGAGATTTTGTTTCCATCTACCATAGAAGTAATTTTTCTATAATTATCGTAAGAGCTATAATCGCAATAACTTGTATTAAAATATTCTGAAATCTCTACACTATTCATTTCTTATTATAAGCTTTCTTTATTAATTGTTAAAATAAACCTTATACTTATATAGCATATTTTTTAACAAAATTCAAATATATTTAATTTTTATTCAAATATTGCTTTAACTTTTCTTTATTCTCTTTTGATAAATGATTATTATCATAATATAATACAGTTAATAATTCTTCATCACAATATTTAATCATTATATCAGCAGGAAAATCTTGAGAAAGTAAAAAATCTTCTTGTTCTAATATTAGTTTATCCTTTTCAATAATTAATGACAAATATTTATGCAATAATTCATCACTTAATTTATATTTAGTAAATAATTTTCTTATAATATCTATCGGTAAAAAATTGTTATTAATTAATATATTTAATATTTTATCTAAATGATCTTGAGTAAATTTTATATTTTTATTTTCTAAAAATGCAAAAATTAATCTATAACTATCTTTTAAAGTATTACTATATTTAATAATTAAATTTAATGCTTCTTTAGTTGTTAAATCTTTTGCATATTTAAATGAAAGAGTTATAATATTATTTTTTAATAATAATTCAATTAATTCTTTATCTATATCATAACATTTTAATGATCTAACATAAAAAAAATCAAGATGTTTAAATGCATATGAAATATCTTCTGGATATGTTTTAATTACATATTTAAGAACTTTACAAGAAATAGGTTTATATTTTAATATTGAACTTTCAATATATTTTAATAATGTATCTTTATTTTGCTTATTTAAATTATCACTATTAAACCAATAATAATTTTTATCATAAGTATCACTATAGCTATTTTTATCTTTTCTTATATATTCACCACCTATATTAGCAGTTAATTTATTAGATTGTTCAAGTATTTTAATTAATTCTTCTTGAAACCCGATTTCATTAGCTAATCCTTCATCTCCATATATTCTATCTTCAGCTGCAAATATAAATTTAGATAAATCATTTTTAGATATAAAACGTTTAATGGCGATACGGGCAAGCGGTTTTTCAATGTTTTTATCATCTGCAAAAATTAAATAAGCGCACATTCCTCCATATTGAACTTGTTTAAGTGGTGTAGTTTTATATTCACCATTATCTAATTCCATGCAAGATGTCCAATTTCTATCTGTGCTCATTCCAGCTATATCATAAGGATTATGAGTTATACAAATTTCAACTTCAAGACCTTTAATATCTTTTTTTGAAGTTCCTAATCTCTCATTAAATTGTTTAAGTAATTCAGATTTATTTAGTCTACCTAATATTTTACCGATTTTGATTTGTCTTAAATCTTTCTGTTCACCTGGTTTAGCCTTTTTCATAGCTATACCAGCTCTATAATCAGTTATATAAAAGCCAGCATCATCTAATGTTTGTATAATTTCATTTGGTATTTCTATATTAGTAATTTCTGTAATATTAAGCGGAAAATAAGTTCTTTCTTCTTTAAATATTGGTCCAAATGATAAATTTTGATCACGCTTAGCAGTATATTTATCAGTTAATTTCTTTTGTGTATCAGTTAGCTCTTCTAATATTAAATTATATAAATTAAGAAACTTCATATTAAATACTACATTATAATATTTTTATTTATTTTTTATTATTTTTGCAGTTCCATGTCGTTTAATAGAATCTTCTGATGTTATACATTTCCATTTAATAGTAATTTTTTCACAAAGTAAATAATTAACATTTCCTTCAATAAGAAATTCAACATCACTATTAGGATTTTTATTAAACATATGTGCTTTATTAGCATATTTTGTATAATCAATTGTATATAAATATCCTGTTGATATTCCAGAAAATGGTATAATATTGCGTATATTTAAAAATATAATTAATTCTTTTGGAAGTGTTCTAGCCTCATTAACAGGTTTATTCCATATGTCATATCCAAAATTTAAGTTAATAATTTTTCCATTAAATTGATGTTCAAGCTCATCTAAAATAATTTGTTTATTTACAATAAAACATGCTGCTAATCCTTTAATAGGAGTAACAAATATATTTCCTTGTTCACCTGACCATTTTCTTGTATATTCGCCTTTTAATATATCATATTTTTTTGGCGATGCATGATATACTAAACCATTTTTAATATTGTTTTTAACTAATTGATTAAGTTTATTATCAATTAATTGATTTTGTTTATCAGTTAGCTCTTTTAAAATTAGATTATATAAATCAATAAATTTCATATTAATAAAATATTAATGTTATTGCTATTTATTTAAATATATCCTAATATTTTATTTTTATATTGTTGTGATAGATGAATAAGCCATTTACAGCCAAGTGGATTATTCATACTATAATTTGCTTGTACAATTTCATTAGAATAATCATAATCAATTGGATATGGTTGTTCTATCATATAACGTTTACCATCTGTTACAATAAAATTTTGAAAACTTCCCACACCATTAAATTCACCTATATATAATTGAATTTTTGTTGGTGATTGTGAGTTTAATTTATTAATCATTCTAATAAACATGTCATTTTGTTCAAGTGTAATAATTTCAATATATACACTATTTCTTTGCATTGATACAAGTAATTTTTCAAGATCTTGCCCAGCCAACATCATATTATCAATATGCTTAACAAAAATTGTACATGAATATTTTGATTCTGACATTAATGTCACATAAAGAAACGGAATTAACCTTTTCTTATATGTAGCATAGATAGCAGTATCATCATTACTAAGATGCGTTAATATATCAGTTTCCTTTTCTATAATGATATTACACTCATATTTTTGTTTAGAAAATAATTTTTTTATAAACTTAATCATATAATGTTTTTATCCTTGTTTAAGTAACCAAATAAATGATTTTTAATCGTGTTTATTCCTATTTTAAAATAACAGGCAAGTACAATTAAGGCAATACATATTTTATTATGACTACATTCGACAAAAATTTTATTAAAGAATTTTTTATAATTTTCTATAAAATATTCATTATTAAAATTTTTCATTTCTTTATAAAATTCAATAAATGACTCACGATGTTTGATAGATTCTAGTTTTGTAAATGATGCAATTAAAAATAATCTAAGATCAAATAATTTAAATCCAGTCTCTTCTTTGATGTAAGAATATGCATTTTTTAAATATGTTGCAATTTCATCTTTACTAAAAATATTTTGAATTTGACTTTCTTCTAAATTCAAAATACGTTTAATATCAACTTTATCTTTTTCAGATATATTAAATAACTTTTTTTGATTAACTTTATATTTTGATCTTCCACTTATTTCTTGAAATAAATGAATTAATTCATGACACAAAATTTCATGTTCTTCGTCATGATTTATATGCAGTAAACTATCTAAAAATATAAAAGTTAAATTTTTATCATAATTTTCTAATTCAGAAAGAAAAAATCCTTCCGCATTTTTCATATGTTTTTTGATTTCTGCTATTTCGTCATCCGTAAACTTAAATTTAGAAATTATTTCATCTACTTCAAATTTATTAGTAAACCTTACTTGAACAATAATCAAATTTTTCTTATTTTTCAAGTATTTTTTACCGGGCCATGAATCTGGCAATTTATCCAATATTTCGTTAAAAGATAATGAAACAACTTCATTATCTTTAAACTCTTTTATAATATAATCAGTTAATCCTTCAAAAATGTCATCATAGTAAACATCTTCAAGAATGATATATTTTTCTGACATATATCTAGGTTCAGGGCATTTAAAAAGACAATTTGTTATTTTCATAAATTTTTATTTCTCCACAATTATAACAGTTATTATTCATTAAAATTGGTTCTGAATAAGTTATTGCTGAGTATCTTTTATCATTTAAGTTAAACCAAGTTCTAGGATATATTCCAGGAATTATAACCTCTTTATTGTGGAATACATTTTAATTTTATTTCATTTAGACATTTTGATGTTAGATTTAAATCAGATACTGAAAATACTAAATTCATGATCGCGAAGATATTCCTTTCTTTTATCAGCTTTTTTGCCATTCAACCAATCATCAATCACATTTTCAGTCATTTTATCAATTTGTAAATCTTCTAAGAAATATTCCAATCCATATTTTGCAATTAGTGGTTTAAGTGTAGCTGGCTCCCACGAACCGAGCCCCTTATAGTAGTGCAAACGAGTTCCAGCTTGTTGTGAATTTGATGAAATAAATTTATTATATTCATCAAATGTAAAAAAGAACTTTTTAACTTGGTCATTTTTATCTACAAACGCCATAATTGGAGTTCTAAGCTTTTTTAATTGGCCATTTTTAATAACAGAAGGAGCATAACGCATAAAGAATCCAATGTAAAGACCAGCAATTGCATATCCATCTAAGTCAGAGTCACTCGCTAAAACAATATTTTCATATGTAATATTTTGTTCTTTTTTATTAGTAACATCAATATTTAAAATTTTAATAATATTACTAAGTTCTTCATTTTTAAGAAGATCTGAAAATGACGCATCGTATGCGTTAAGTGGTTTTCCTCTAGAAGCAAAATAACCGATATCAGCTCTTCCTAAACACGCTGAAAGACCAGAAGAAGCAGAAAGTCCCTCACAAATAAACATGAATTTTTGATTTTTTGTTGCTGGCAAAAATTTTTCACATTTAAAATTTTTTGTAACACCCTTATTAAGTTTATTAAGCGCTTGACGACTTTTAAGTTCTTCTCTAATTTTAAATGTTTCAATAATTGGGTCAATAATTTCAGGAGTTTTAATAATTTGGTTTACAAGTTTATCCCAATCAATATCACCAAAAAATGACTTGATATCAGAAATGTTACTTGTAAACTTTTCTTTTGTTTGTGAATCAAATAATGGACTTTTAAAATCTCTAATTGTTACAACATAAGTAAGTTTATTCTTAATATCACCGGGTTTAATATTAGGATATTTCTTTTCAAGTTTTGCTTTAATTCTTCCAATCAATTCAGAGTGAATGTAATCAATATGATTTCCACCATTAATACAATCTGCACCATTCACTACTGACTTTGAATTAAAATCATCAGATGAATTTGGAACAATTCCAATTAGATATTTTTCTGTATTAATTTGTACAAAATTTTCATTAAAAGAACTTAAAAAATTCTTTGTGTTTCTAAATCTAATAATTTTTCCATTAAATTTAAACGTAATTTCAGGATATGAAATGGAAAGAAATAAAATTCGCTGATATACAAGATTCTTATGAGTATCATCAATCTTATCAACTTCAAATCTTGACATATCTGGTTCAAATTCTACTGTTGTTCCAATTTTATCTGAAATATATGAATTAATTGTACATTTTCTTTTATCAAGATTATTAGAACATGTTAAAACACCCTTTTCTTTTCCTGTAATAGATATTGCTTTAAATTTTGTGCTCATTACATTTGTTGCATAACTTCCAATTCCATTCATTCCAATAGAATTACGTTCATCATCATTAAAATTTGTACCAGCACGTGGATAAGCTAGAGCCAATTCAAGTTGTGAAACTCCAGAATCTGGATCTACTGCTAATGGAATGCCTCTACCATTATCTACAACCTTAACAGATGTGTCAGAAATTTCAATATTAATTTTATTTGCATACTTAAAATCTGTTCTTACTGCTTCATCCAAAGCATTATCAATGATTTCTGAAATAATCTTTAAAAGAGCAGGAACATATGAAATTTGTGTAAATTCAAATTTATTTGTATCTTCATTAAAAATAAATGCTGGAACCTTTGTTAGAGTTGTTGCACCAATATATTGGCCAGGACGCAACAACATATGATCTCGTTCTGACAACTGTTTAATTTTGTTAATTCTCATCTTTAAAATTCTCTCTTATCAAATATTTTTACTCTACTTGTTTGTTTTCATTATTAATTATAATTTTCTGATATTTGCTTTAAACTATTTAAATGCTGATTATAATCCATATAATCATCATCAATATTTTTCAATATTTTATGTGCAATAGAATTTAAATTTCTATAATATCCATAATCTACTGTAATGTCATGAATATTTAATAAATTTTGTATATTTTTTGTTTTATTGTAAAATAATTCAACAGGTGCAGCTGAAAATACTTCAAAATTATCAAAATTTAGAAAAACATGATAAACACCATCATCTAAATAACAACACCCAATATATAAAGAAGCTGTGCAATTATTAGCAACAAGATGATGTTTTATCATCACAACATCATATAAACTTAATTCATCAATATGATCTTCACTATGAGAAAAATAAAAATCTCGAAAATATTCTAAATCAATAACACCAATAAGATCTTGCAATTGATTAACTTTATCTAAACTATCAATATCTATCATAATTCTAGCATCCTATCGTTAAAATAAACCTAACACCCTATTAAAAAATAGCAGTAGATAAACAAAATGTAAACTTTTTAAATTTAGAAGCTATTTTATTTTTAGAGGTTATATTATGAATTTTACAAGTTTAACTACAGCAATTGCACTTGATACATTTCTTGATAGTCATCCTTTATTTAAACATGCATATGATATGTGGAAAGAAACTAAAGATTATGAAAATGCTATTAAATTTGAGCCATTTACCATTTTGCGTGATAAATCTAGTTCAGAAAAAGAAATTTTCTTAGGCGAAGTTCTTGTTTCAAATGATCATAATAATTGGTTTAAGCTTAATCATATGTTTCTTCCATTAGGTAGACAATATAATGGTGATTATTGTAAAATTCCGTCATTTTACGAGAGTGAATATACAACACTTTTTAAAAAATATGTAAAATGTGATGATAAAATTGAAAATTATATTAATAATTTATTGAAAATAGACACTACTTCTCCATATTTAAAAATGGCATATGAAGAATCATTAAAATGGTGGAAAGAACTTCATAAGTATGAGTAAAATATATATTACAAGCGATACACATTTTTCACATACAAATATTATCAAATATTGTAATAGACCTTATTCTTCAGTAGAAGAAATGAATAATTCTCTTGTTGAGAATTGGAATTTTACTGTGAATAATGATGACTTAGTTATTCACCTAGGTGACTTTGCTTGGGGAAGAACTATTCAAAGTATTAAACAACATCTTGATAAGCTCAATGGTAATAAAATTTTAATTCTTGGAAATCATGATTCTTTAAGTCAAGATGATTATATTAAATGCGGATTCTCACATGTTTACAGCAAACTTGAAGTAAATTTGTATAATCATCTTTGTGTATTTTGTCATTTTCAAATGCTTTATTGGAATAAAAGTGAACATGGATCAATGCATTTTTATGGACATCAACATAAAGAAACAAACAAAGAAGCAGATATTGCAAAATTAAATGCATCTAATAAACGATTTAATGCTGGCGTTGATTTAAATGATTATAAACCTGTAAATCTTTATTCTGTTATTAAAATGCTTGATGAAAAACCAACAAATGCATTTTGGATAAAATAAAGTTTATTTTAAAAACAAAAAAGGAATTAAAATATGATTCTAAAATTTTTTAAAAGTCCTACATGTGGTCCATGTAGAATGTTTACACCTCAAGTAAAAAAAGCTGTTACTGATACAAATATTAAAGAAGAAGATTACGATGTGTCTACTCAAGAAGGCTTAAATGAAGCAAACAAATATAAAATTACACATAGCGGTGTGGCAATTTTAACAAATGATGATGGAAAAATTCTTTTTACATGGGAACATCCAGTTCCATCCGATCAACTCATCAAAGTTATTAGACAATTTTTGTGATATTTTAATAAAATTATTTTACTTTACCTCTTTAATATGCTATTTTTTTTATAAACATATTAAAGAGGTAAATTTTTATGAGCATTTGGTCTAAGTTTTATGAATCAAGAGTTGGAAATGGATATTTCAATTATGCGATTCAGCGGTATGAAAAGTTTATTTTTTCAATTTTGAAAACTGGAGCTTCTACATTTAGAGAAGAAGGTTGTGGAATTGGAACTATTTCTCGTGCTATTATGACTTCAGTTGGAGAAAAGAATGTTCAGCTTTTTGATTATGATAAAGATCAAGTTGAGCTTACAAAAAGAAATTTAAACATTTCTCACGTAACTCAAGGTAATATTTTTGAAAATCATGAAAAAGTAGATTGTATTTTTTCTCATGGTGTAATTGAGCATTTTAGTGATAATCAGATTTTTGACATTTTGAATAGGCAAAAAGCTGAAGCAAAACACGTAATTCATTATGTTCCTACAAATGGTTATTCTGTTCCTAGTTTTGGAGATGAACGACTTATGCCAGTAGAATGGTGGGTTAAAAACTTTAAACCGACATCTCATTTTACATTTAATGATAATAAAGATCTTGTTCTTATTTGGTGAAAATTATGATTAATTCTAAAAAAGTTTACAATGGCAAATTTCTTGATATGTTCGTTGATACTATGGTTGACAAAAATGGAAAAGAAATTAAATGGGAACGTTGTTCTAGAAAAAATAAAACAAATGCTGTCGCAATTGTTCCATATCATGTAAAAAGAAATAAATTTGTACTAATTGATGAATATAGAATTCCAATCAAAGGAAGAGAAATTGGTTTTCCTGCAGGTCTTCTTGATAAAGAAAATGAGTCAATTGATCAGGCTATTACAAGAGAGTTAAAAGAAGAAACTGGATTAGACCTTGTAAGTGTTATTAGAGTTTCTCAAATGGGATTTAATAGCGCTGGAATGACTGATGAAGCAATTTCGTTTGCATATGTTCTAGTTGATGGAGATCTATCTGATAAATTCCTAGAAAATACTGAAGATATTCACGCATTTTTTGCATCAAAATACGAAATTAAACACATGCTTTATGACAAAAATGTAAAATGGGGAGCAAAAGCATGGGTTATTTGTGATATGCTAGTGAATGGAAGTCCATTTGCATAAACAAAATAAAAGCTCAGATTTAAATCTGAGCTTTTAAATAATTTAGTCCTGAGATTTTGTAGGAATCATTGAATTTACTCCATCTCTAACACCAAGAAGAAACTCAATGCCATCACTATCAGTGAAATTATTTTCAATTACATCTTTTACCTTATTTAAGATATCATTCGCAATACTAACTAAAATTTGTTTATCTGCATCTGAAAGTTTATCACTACTATCAAGAATTGCTTTAAATTGAGCATCTAAATTATCATATGAGAGTTGAAGATCATCTTCTGATGTAATCGCGTTTACAACTTTCCATAAAGCTGAAACTTTTTCTTTGAATTCTGCATCTTGATCTTCTGCAACCTTAACATATGTTACATAAAGAATTTTCCCAGTTGTTACACCAGTTGTTTCCGGCTCAAATGCAGTAGAAGCACATCCAGCGCCAAACAGTAAACAACAACCAACAATACTCATCATAAAAATTTTAATAATTTTTTTCATTTTTAAATATTTCCTTTTTATTTTAAATATCATTTTTTAAATGAGTTAAATATCAAATTTATTCACGTAAGAGTATTTATAAATTTTTATAAATATAGATTTAATAATATTTAAGTACATATAAAGATATATAATTTGTAAATAAAATTTAATTTAATAAGCTTTATAAATATATAAAATTAGTTTATTTTAAATAAAAAATCTATGAATTGACACTTAGATTTCTTAACTTTATGTTAAGTTTTTAAGCTAATATACATATAAAATTTTAATTAATTTATATTAAAATTTTATATTATTTTATATTAGTATGTTATTAACCTTTAATTTTCCTTTATGTTTGTTTTGTTTTGATGAAAAATTAGTTATATTTGGATGTTTCAATTTCCATTGAATAAAATTATTAAGTTGTGTGTTTTGTTTAATAAGTTCAATTGAATAAAAATTTTCTGACAGCTCTTTTTCCGTAAACATACTGTGTAAAGTACTATGACAAGTAAAACAAAGAAGAATTGTTTTTCCAGTTAATTCCTCTTTGTTTGTATTTTTTATTTTTTTTCGATTTTGAATGCTTTTTGGAATCAAATGATGTTCAGTTAAATTTGATGTTGTTCCACACATGGAACAACATTTATTTTTATCAGTAATCATCCTCATAGTCATTTTCTTCTTCATCTTCATAAACATCAGGATATTCATCATAAAGTTGTTCAATTGCATTTGGAAATGCTCCAATAGATGGACTATCACCTGATGATGGATCATAATCAAATTCAAATATTTTTGATAAAACTTTTAAATCTGATTGAGATATTGGTTGTGCTTCAAAATCTGAATATGAATAATCATAAAATTCACCACAAATTTCAAATTCACTTGCTTCATTTTCTAATCGTTTTACAGCTTTCATAAATGATTTAGCTTGTTCACGATTCATTATTTGAAATCCAAATAACTTGTCTACATCTGTAATTTCTTTATTAAAAATTATTAAATATGGTTTCATTTATCTTCCCTTATGTCTAATAAAACGTCTAAATTCAACTGCATCTGCAATTCGTTCTGCTATTGTTTCAATATCAAATCCTTCAATGGGACATGGTTCTTTTGCTGGAAGTGTATCTTGACTTCCTTGTATAGCTGATTTAAGAACTAGTTCTTCTTGTTCAGGTTCTAGACCGGAATCGCCACTATCTGACGGTAAAGAAGCATCTTCTGATTCTCCTGATGATCCAGAAGATTCAGACGATTCAGATGAGCTAGAAGATTCAGAAGGCTCTTCTGTTGTTTCTTCATCTTCAAAAATAAATTCATAATCTTCTTTATTTTTCATTTTTAATTTGTACCCTATCAAAAATTGATTCTTTTACAATTCCAGATGCAACAAGCTTTTCCATTACAGTTTTCATTGTATTAAAACAACTACAAAATCCATCTAAACTCGTAATGATTTCTTGTTCTGGAATAACTTCATATTCTGCTTGTTCAGTATTTGTATTAGTTTGTGATTTTAATGTATAAGTTTTCATTCTAATCACTTGACTAATATAGTCAATTTCTGAAATTCCATCAATAAATATTCTATCATTTTTCATTTTAATAATTATTCTCCTTTATTATTGAATTATTACTTTCGGATTTGCTAAACTTCCGCAGACAATATCTCCACACGAACATACTGCACCATAAACTGCAAATGGTATACCATTAAAAGTAATCTTGTTTTGCATAGGAACAGTAATAATATTTGGCATTGGTACAAGTGGATGTGTAACTCCTACATGCACTGGGCCGGTTGCGCCGATACATGCAAAAAATTTACCATTAAAATTAATTTTCGTATTAGTTGGTTCAGTACAAATTGGTGCTCCATGTACCGTTAAATCTGTTAATGCTACAACATTTGGCATATTTATAAATTCCCTTCATTTAAAAGTAAATAAACCATTTACTAACCATATAACAGATGATGTTGTTGCATTCCACACACCACCAACTATATGTGTAAATGTTGATGTCCATTTTTTACTAACAGGACCTAATATTGTTTCAGTTAATGAACTAACTAAATTTATTGTAACAGCACCAATTACTGTTTTTGCATAAGTTTTTTTATAAAGAACGGTTACGGAATCTTCAGTTGTTTGATTTTCTGTTCCCTGATTTACTCTAAATTCATTTCCAATTCGCAATTTACTAAAATTACCGTTTTCAGATTCAATTCTATTCCCAATTAATGTTTTTTCAACATTTCCTTGTTGATATGATAATAAATTACCTGTATGAATATTTGTGATATTTCCTTCTCTTTGAATTACAGTATCACCTATATGATGAAGATATCTATTTCCAATATGAGTCTCATATTTATTTCCAATGTGTTCCATGTAAATATCACCTTCAATATGAATATTAACATGACCTGTTACTTTTAAATGTACTGCAATATCGTCTTTATTTGTATTGAATACTTCAATATCTAATTTAGCCTTTTTTAATTCTGGAGTAAATATTTTTTCTTCTATTTCAGATGGAGATAAAAATGATTGCTGTCCAGCAGAATTAAGTGTTTGTTTTACACAATTTGAATTATACGTCTCAAATTGACATGTACTTTCTTTTCTTGTTGGTTCTTCATCAATTCTTACACGTATATTATCAGAATGAAATACATGTTGATTTGGATGTTCTGAAAACCAACCAAATCCTGATTGTGCAGCAGCAAAATATACTGGTTTATTTGGATCACCTGCTTCAAAAAATAAAAATACTTGTGCACCATCAGTTGCATATTTTCCAGCATGTGGAACAGAACAATATCCAGTTTCAGTGTTTAATCCTTTTGGTTCTTTGTTTTCTGTATTTTCATTATTTTTAACTGGAACTCTAGTTTGTTCTGTTGTATTATTAACTGCTTCTTGTTCTTCTTTATTTTGAATTGGATTAAAACTGTTTATAGTTGATGTATAAACTTTTTCATTTGCCCATGATCCACCTTCAATAGACATAGCTGGTTCAGCCCATGGCAACATTTCATGTTGATTTTTATATTCAATTGGATATATACCAGGTACATATATTTTTACTCTACCAGAATATTTAGGATCTTCATTATATACTACAATACCACGATATATTCCATTTAATGTTTTAAAATTTTGTAATGGCATTTTACCTCTTGTATATTCATTTTTTCTATATGTTAAAATAATTTTAATTGTTAAAATAATTTCATTTTATATTATCTGGTTGCCCTATATATGTGTCTAGATTTCTTCATCATTTTAATTTTTATTTTTCTTTCATATTTATAAAAATACATTCATTTATATATCTGGTTGCCCTATATATGTGTCTAGATTTCTTTATTTTGTTGAAATAAATGCAGAATTTTTGATTTACTTGTGAACTTTTGTTATATGTGTGCTATTTATTTGATATAAACAAAATCAAATAAAAGAGGTGAATAAAAATGGCTATGAAAATTGCAAGTGCTTCCATCAAGTTGAACAATATTCGTTCGTATATTGCTGCGAATGTTGATCTTCAGTTGACTCAGCGTTCTGCCCCGCGCCTTTACATTCAGGGTCCTCCGGGTGCTGGAAAATCCATGATTATGGAAGAAATCTGTCGTGAAAATGGTTGGGGTTTGAAATGTCAGTATATTAGTAACTGTGCTCTTGAATATCTAACTGGTCTTCCTTGCAAGGTTGAACATGGAAAGACTGTTGAATGGTCTAAACCTGCAATTCTTAATACCGATAATCTTGATTACTGTCCGCCTAACTATGAGAAGGGAAAGACTCCTGTAATCATTCTATTTGACGATTTTCATCTTTGTGATCGTGTAATGCAGAAATATATGTTTCAGCTTCTTACTTACAAAGGTCTGAATGATTATCGTCTTGACGATAATATTGCAATTGTTCTTGCTGGTAATCGAATTACTGATAAGGCTGGAGCAATGCCAATTCCCGCTCCAGTGTGTAATCGAATGTTGTTTGTTGAAGTCGAAGTTGATACTCAAGATTGGCTTGTGAATTTTGCTTTCAAAAATAATGTTCGTGATGATGTCATTTCCTTTATTCATAATAAGGGTGATGTTTATCTGTCAATGAATCCTATTGAATCCGCTTCTTGGGCATCTCCTCGTGCTTGGACTTATCTTGCGTCTCAGATGGATTCTTATGAAAAACGTTTTGGAAAGATTTCTCTTGATGTTCTTCGTGTGATGGCAGTTGGAGAAGTTGGACCTGAAGCCGCAAGTGAATTTATTACTTATCGTGAGTTGTTTGCAAAGTGGGATTTTGATAAACTTTCTAAGCGCAATATCAAAGAGCTTACTGAAGAATTTGCAGAAGAATCCACAAAGAATCCAACTTCGATTTATGCAATTATTTCTGCCGCAGTTTCTTGGATGGTCAGAGTGTATCGTGAAAATGATTACGACATCAATAATGAAACTGTAAAGAGAACTGTTGCATTTACATATGATGTTCTTGCATCTTTTCTTATTATGAGAATTAAAGGTGTAAATCCTGTTCCAATGGTTCTTGCTGGAGTTCAGTTCATTAATCTGTATTCTTCTTCTGATGGTAAGCAAGATGATACTAAGACTCGTAGATTGTCTAAGTTGTTCTTGAATAATCTTAGTCGTGATCGAGATATTGATTATTTGTTCTTGGAAATTATTTGCAATATTTTCCATGCAAAGCTTGAAGAAGAAGATATTGAACGTATCAAACAGGCAAAGAAGAACCTTAATTATGATGGTAAGGTAATTGAAGATTAAGTAAAAGAGAAATATGGCTTCTCTTTCGGAGAATTAGGTTCACCTCTTTCCTAATTCTCCGTTCTCTTTTATATATATAATTTAAAAAATAAAAGTATAAATGTAGTTATGCAAGAAACATCAGCTGGAATTCTTGTTTATAGAATGGATAAACGAGGAACAATACAAGTTCTTTTAGGCAAAAATGGTGGTCCACGATATGAAAGTAGAAATGTTGGAACATGGAATATTCCTAAAGGACATGTAGAAAAAAATGAAGATATATTAAGCGCAGCAGTAAGAGAATTTACTGAAGAAACATCTTTACAGTTACCTAATTTAAATTCTTCTAATTTATTATATCTTGGAACAGCATATACAAGTAATAGAAGAAAATGTGTGCATATTTATGCATATAAATATGATTTTAATCCTGATGGAAATCATGTTGAAATTAAATCTAATATGTGCACAACAGAATGGCCACCTCATAGTGGAAATATGATTGAAGTGCCTGAATTATGCGATGCATATTATTTTGATTTATCAACAGCAAAAAATTTAATATTTCCATATCAAAAAGTGTTTATAGATAGATTAATGGATCAAATGATCTAAACAAAAAAATTGGAGATTCAGAATTGAATCTCCATTTTCATAAAATTAATCTTCATCAGGATTATCTTGTGTTGGTTGTAATCCTTCTTGTTGTTCGAAGTCGTTGTATTTATTTTCCCTAAATCGTTTTTTAGTTTCCATAAATTTTTTTTCAGAATTAATACGACCTCTAAAACAATTAAATGCTATTGCAGTAAAATAAGAAAATGGATTTGAACCTGGACGATCTGGATCAATTTTATCAACACCTCTTGATAAACATGTATAAATGGCATCTGCTACCATTTCATCTCTATATGAATATCCATAAAATCTAGGATGAAGAGAAAATCGTATACATATTTTCATTATCATAGTTCCAAGTTCTTCAGAAATATGTCCGGCGTCCTTCTGGATCCTTTTTCTTTGATTCGCAATATTTTCTAATTTCACGCAACAATTCTTTATTTGTCACATAATAATTTTTATCTTTTTCTTTCTTTCGTTTAGCTTCAATTGAATCTTGTTCAATTCTATCGATTTCTTTAGCAATTTGATCTGCATCGGAAATATCTAATTCATCAAAATCATCTGTATAGTCTGTATAATCAGTATCAAAATCAGAGTCTAACATATTTTTAATACCTTAATTATGTTTAAATATAATTTAACTCATTTTACCTAAGATTATCCATCCAAATATTTGCATTAGAAGATGTATTAAATATGTCTGCAGCTTTTGTATAGCCAGTTGTATGTTTATCAGTATGACCTGTTCCAAGATTTTCAGTAATTTTTTGAATAAACATGTTTCGTTTTGATTCAAATTCTCTAGTAGCAATACATGGAACAAATAACCAACTCATATAAGCAACTTGACCTTTAGAATAATCTATAGTGGGTCTAATATAAGTTTGAGTTCCTGGAAGAATTGGAACACAAATACTACTTTGATCTCTATCACCATTACCATAGCCTTCAGAAAGTTTGAAAATGTTTGAAGCATTTTGTTTTAGATTTCTTAAATATTCTGGTTTAGATGCTGCCCATAATACGTAATCAACATCAGAACAATGGCCAAATGTAACTGTAATATATCCTGGAACATTTACTTTCCATATATATGACACATCACCTTGTTGCAAAACTTTTAAATTAGCATAATCTGGCATTGATCCATAAGGCATAATATTGCTAAATGCAGTTTTACACCAATCAATATTAGGAATAGCTTTACCATTAGAATCATTTACAGTATCTACAGTTCCATTTAATGCTGAGAATACTGATGTTTTAATATTTCTAAAATTACTATTTCCATTTGAATCTAAAATTGTAACATTATAAGCATTTGATTTTCCAATAATTGCTTTATTAGATGTTAATGTTAATGTTGAATTAGAAAGAGTAATTGAATTATTTTCAAATTTTATATTTGGTGTTATAACATTTCCACTAACATATGCATTTTCTTTTATAGTAATATTCTTAGAAAATACTGGATTTTCTAAATTAGCTTTTTTATTAAACAAAACAGTATGAGCATTTTCATTTGTATTATGTGTATTAATTGTATTATTTGTATATGCTTTTAATGTATTATTTTCATTATTAACATAATTTTTTATTGAATTTTCTTTTGTGTCTATTTCTTTTTTTGTATAATAATTTGTAAGTGAACTTAAATTTGTATGTGCATCGCCATCAGTATTATGCAAATTAAATCTTGCTTGATGTGTACTTAAATCTGTAGATTCATCATGTAATGTTAACATAGAATTAGCTTGGCTAACAGCAGTTGCTAACATATTTTGATCTTTAAGATCTACTAAACTTTTATTATAATAATTTGTAAGTGAACTTAAATTTGTATGTGCTTCAGCATTTTTATCATGTTTAGCATAAATTTCAGGTAAAACAGCACAGGTTAAAAATGAGTTAAATGCAGGAACATGAACGGCATTGTACATTGGAACTTTATTATGTTCATCTAAACTTGAATTCATTACATTTTTTAATTGAGTAGCATTAGATTCTACATAATCAAGAGATGCTGGTAATGGATCAAAAGAAAATACAAGATAATCACCTGTTTTTTCAAATCTTTTTTGTAAATCTACACCACTTACAACAGAAGTTTCACCACTAATATATCCATTTGAGTCAATTTGCCCTGATGTACCTGATTGGTAACTCAATTTCATTTTTGCGACATTTTTATTATCATTTGTTCCAAAATCTTTATCTAATACAGAATAAATTTCTTCACAACGATTTACTTTACCACTTATTTGTGGCTGAAATGCAGATAATATTTGATTTGCAACTAAAGGAACCATTGCTGATACAAACCATGCACTCAAAATTTCATAATCATCATTTGTAATCATAATTTATCAAAATCCATTTTTGTTTATTTATTTAAAATAATGCATTGCTATATAAATAAAATGTAACAAATTATTTTAAAATGTATAAAAGTGATTTAAATAAAAATTTATGTGTCGATATATGGGTTTCTTAATTTATAGAATTATAAATAGAATAAATTTTTATTTTTGATTTGTTTACTTTTATTTGATATTTGCTATTTTACAAATATAAAGATTCTAACAGCAATTAATAAGATTTGACTGATAATCAAAACTCTTAAAAATGAATCTTGTTGTTCTTTGAAATTTTAATAGATAGGTCGGTAGTTTAATGGCTAGAATATACGTCTCCAAAACGTTAAGATAGTGGTTCGAATCCATTCCGGCCTGAGTTTAAGTACTTTATAGACAAACTTAAACACCGTTTATTGTGGTTTCCATATACATTCCTCCTATTTTGTTGTTTGGGTTAAATTGTTTAAGTTTGTCTATAAAGTACTTAACTAAAAATAGTCCTGTGGTGTAATTGGCAACACATCTGGTTTTGGTCCAGAGATTCTAGGTTCGAGTCCTGGCAGGACTGCCAATTTATGCAGTAATAGTTTAACAAGCAGAATATTTTCATTCCAGAAGATGGTTTTGGTGCAAGTCCAAATTACTGCTTTGGTCTGTTAGTTCATCGACTAGAATACTAGTTTGTCGCACTAGTGAGATGGGTTTGATTCCCATACAGACCGCCATTATATGCGGCTATAACTCAATGGTAGAGTTTCTGACTTCCACTCAGACTATGTCGGTTCGATTCCGACTAGCCGCTCCATTTTATAAAAGTTTAAGTTAAGTTAAAAAACTATAAATTGATATGTAGATTTCTTAACTTTTAAATGTTGATTGAAAATTGAATAAAAAATATGCCTAGGTGGCGGAATGGGCAGACGCAGCAGACTCAAAATCTGCTATCCTTTGGATGTATGGGTTCGAGTCCCATCCTAGGTACCAATTTATTAATATGAACATGTGAAGGTTGTTTGGTTAACTTACCTGTTACGATTAGTCGGGGTAAAATAGTTCGATTCTATTAATCTTTAATGCAATAATAATGACGATTATAAGTTGCGGCGGTGAATATCAGTGCACATATTCTTAAGTTCATTTTGTTTTTATCTCATACTAGTCATATGAGGAGCTTTAATTTGCAGCTTAAAATGCAAATTCGATTGAACACGTTATTGTTAAAATGTGTTCGTTTTTCTTGTATACGTAAATAACAAGATTTGCTTTATGTGCTTATACATTAAAAAGAAGTTAAAGCAAATTAAATAAAATTAACAAAATTTAATGTAGGTGATGCTTTTGCCTTCTTTAACACGAAAAGGATGACTACCAAAGCTATGCCGGTAATGGCTGATGGACTCGTACTTAACTGCAACGCTTAGCAAAGCTGTAAGAGGTCTGACGTACGGTACCTAAAATAAAGTAATGACCCGCCTAGATGGAAACGCTAGAATATTATTTTATTATGGGTCTACTTATGGAAAGAATTGTGGTAAACCGACAAATGGAGCCAACAATTGTAAGGGTTCAAGTCCCTTTAGATCCAGCAAATTTTTCGCTTAACCAGCGACGTTTTTGATGAGTAAAACGTTAAAAATTTATCTTTAAACATGCTAAAGGATATAAAACTTTTCATATGTTGCACGCATGTCTATATCATGATAGTTTCATGAAAAAAGATATCTAAATTGTAGAGAGTCTGTAGTGCAGGAGGAAAACATTTAGATATACTGTCAATCATACAGTACTGGTAATCCAGATGAGTGGTTCTCATTGATAATTTGTTTAGCGGGATGTAGCAGTGGTAGCTTGCCAGCCTCATAAGCTGTTGCGGTCGTTGGTTCGAGTCCAACTCCCGCTACTATTTTTCATCGCATGATAGTTGCTAAAATTACTTATTAAATTAGAAATTCTTTAAAATGGCAACATTATAATATCATGCAAAACCTTACAGGTAGAGCTGAAGGAGCTAAAACAGAAATGTTTAGCAGGCGAACTCATTCAACTTAGTGAATCGCCCTTGATGTTTGAAATAGCATCATATTAAATTATTATACTTTGGCGATATGCTTGATTTAAGAGTTGATGACTGTTGAAAATAGATCAACATAATTTTAGCTATGACATTTAATTATTAAATTTATAGAGCTAACAAATAAAAAGTGTATAATACTTTTTATTTAAAAAATGTCATAGCATTTTTTTTTGTAAAAATCCAGAAATTTGATTTATTTTTAGTATATTATTGCTATTTTAAAAATAAAGTAAAAATAAGAAAAAGAGGTGATAATATGCTTCCTACTGATACAATTGTTAGATCTGGTGTTAAAAGTCTGTTGTTTCATAAAAGCAATGCAAAGCTCATTGTTCTTTCTATTATCATGACAATTATTGCAATTGTTGATGTTGGTATTAGAAATGATTTTTGGGATCTTAAAAATGGTTATTGGGGATTTGTAAATCTTGAAGCCGTTTCTGATTATTGTGAACGCAGAGCGGAGGCTCACTAAAATGAATCGAAAAGCTATATTTATTGTTTTAATTCCTGTCATTCTTATAATTTTACTTATTTCTACATGTAAAAATAATGAGCAAGAAGTAAAAGAAAACAGTCTTAAAATTGAGCAAATTCAGACAACTGTGAGCCAAGATAATGCATTTGAAGTTGTACGTCTGAATATTAATGGATGTCATTTTCTATTGGTTAAAGAAAGAGGAGAATATCGTTGTTTTTCATTTCTTGTTCATGATCCAAAATGCTACAATTGTTTAGCAATGAAACCGCCATATGTAAATGTTAACGAAAAAATGACAAATGTTGATATTAATAACATTTTAGAATACTATTTAAAGAGATAAATTAAATAATTTTTATAAAATGTATATGTTGTTTTATTTTATAAATAGATTTAGAATAAGGAAATATATTCTGAAATGATTAGAGTAAGTAAACATACATTAAAATTTTCAAATAAAGAGAAGCTTGAAAAGTTAAATTTATTTTTTCAGCTTTTTAAGGGTGTTGTTGCTTACTATATTGAGTTAATTAAGACTGGAAAGCTTCCTTTAAAAGTATTTCTTTCTACTAAAGATTGTCCTGATTGTTGTATTAAACATTCTAGATATAAACAACTTGCATATAAAGTAGCTTCAGAGATAGTTAGATCAAATTTAAAATATACTCAGAATAAAGTTTATGCCAAATATAAAAAGCTTTATTATAAATGTTCAAAAGAAAATAAACATCAAAATTTTTTAAATAAACATTTTAAAGAATTAGATATTAATTACTTAAAAAGAATAAAAGTTAATTTGAAAAATATATCTATTCCTTTAAATGAAAATATGTTTGATATTGAAATAATTTCATCTGGAGAATTTAATGAATTTGTAAGAATTTTTCTTCCATGGTTTAAAGAAAGTAAAAAGCGTGCGGAAACTATCAATCTTCCAATTAAATATCATAAACATTCATTAAAATTTAAAAATTGGAATCGAAAAAAGACTATTCAACTTGAACTTAAAAATGGAAAAATGAACTTATGTCTATTCTGGGAAAAAGAAACAACAATAATAAATCATAAAAATAAAGTGGGAATAGATCAAGGCTATAGAAAATTAATTAGCGACTCAAACGGAGTTCATTGGCGGAAACGATCTAAAAGATATCTATGAAAAAATATCAAGAAAACAACGCGGAAGCAAAAAATATAAAAGATTGCTTGAATATAAAAAACAAAAAGTAAACAGAATAGTAAATTTATTCATTAAAACTTATCAAAATACTGATATAGTCTGCGAAGATTTAAAAAGAGTTAAACATGCAAGTAACTTTTATAAAAAAGTTAATAATAAACTCCAGTATTGGAGTTATAGGCAAGTTTTAGACAAGTTGGAGACTTTAAGTGAGCTTGAAGGTTTCAAACTTATTAAAGTAGATCCAGCTTATACAAGTCAAACTTGTTCTAAATGTGGAACAATTTTAAAGAACAACCGTCAACGGTGAATTTTACCATTGTTCTTGTGGACTAATTATTGATGCAGATACAAATGCAGCAATAAACATTCTACATAGAGGAGCTTATTGTCCCTCTACACAAAAAACTTAATTTTATATATTTTATAAAATTAAGTACAATATAATCGTCAACTTTATGAAAAAGAACTTAAAGTACGAACAAATGTACAAGTGAGGAATTGAAATGGGAAAACCATATATGTACCATCCTTGTTTAGAAGTATCTGATGACGGGATGGAATTACAGCTTAAAATTTTCAATTGTATGTTTGACGAAATTACATTGCCAAAATTTCAAAAAGCAATTGAAAATTCAAGAGAGAAAAATGAAGATATTGATGCATATATTAAAGATTTTGATTCTTTAAATGACGCAATGGTTCTTAGATATATTAGTGCTGGAACAGATAACAATAGTGTTAATAGAACCTATGGAAGATATTTAAGCGGGATTTCTGATTTTTTCTTTAAAAAAGATAATTCTATTAAAAATCTTGTTAAATCTATTTTTCATAGAACTGATTCTCCAGAAAAAACTTTTAATTTTGCAAAAGCTGTACGCGAAACAATTAATCCTAGCACAGAACCAGAAGTTGTTCAAAAATTTAATAAACTCATGAAAAGGGCAATTGATACAAATCAGTTGTCACTTCTTGAAATTTTGAAAAATCATAAACAAATTTTCTTAAATGAACTTACACTTGCTAAAAATGGATTTGATCTTTATATTACTGAAGAACAAGCAGTAGTTTTTATGAAAAATTCAAAGAAAGGTGTACGTATTGATTTTCTTAGAGGATATACAAGAAGCATTCCAATTGAAGTTGCAGAAAAGAAAGCTAAAGCTGATTCATTAAACATTTTTGATAATTATTGTGTAATGCATTATGATCCTTCTTTAAAGGTTCTTAAAGAACAATCACATACAAAGAATGTAAAAGAGGCAAAAAAGACTTATAAAGATCCAATTTTGTTTGGGCTTATAAAAGGATCAAGACGTTTATATTACATTGCTGATTGGATTACAGACGACGATGATCTTACACTTGATAAATTAATGTCTGAACTTGATGGTCCTATTTCTAGACAAAGAAAACTTGATGAGCAATTTCAAGATAGTCTTGAAAATCTTAGAACAGCATTAGATCGTGAATTTGAACCTGTAAATTTTTAATATGAATAATATTATAGAAATAACATTAGAAAAATTATATAAAGAAAATCCTACATTTGGATTTAAGGATATGTTTACATGTAAAAAACTATATCCAAATAAATTATTTTCTCTTGGAAATAAAGTTTTATATGAAATAAAATATGCAAAAGCAATTCTTATGTGTTTTAATTTTACAGATCTAAAACCAAAAGAATTTAATTTTATTATTAATAATATTGAAAAATTTTCTATAACACATGTTAAAAATAATACAAGAAAATTTACTGATGATATTTCATCATTAAGAGAAAATAATAACTTTATATATGTAGATATTCCAGAAAATATGAATAAATTTTATTCTGATCTTTCTGTGAATAAAGTAAATGAAGTAAATGAAGAAATTAAACAAGAAATTAAGAAAAAAGAATCTAAACAAGAAAAAAGATTTATTCCAAAAAATGTAGATAGGGCATATGATTTATCTGTATTAAATACGAGTTCAAATTATCCACTTGATAAAATTATTTCTGGTGTTCAAAATTTTGCAAATCAATGGAAAAATGGAACAAATAAAGTAAAAACATGTACTTTACTTTTTCACGGGTTTCCTGGTACTGGAAAAACAGAATTTGGAAAATATCTTTCTGCACAAACAGGACTTTCTTTTACTGTAAAACGCGCTTCTGAAGTATTTGACAAATATGTTGGTGAAACAGAAAAAATTTTAAGTTCAATTTTTCTAAATGCAAGATCAAATAAATCTATTTTAATGATAGATGAAGCAGATTCATTTCTTGAAAGTAGAACAAATGCTGATCATACTTGGGAAATAAGTAAAGTAAATGAATTACTTTGTCAACTTGAACAACATGAAGGAATTGTAATTTGCTCTACAAACTTTCTTTCTAATATTGATTCAGCTGCATTACGTAGATTTATTTTTAAAATTGAATTTAAACCTCTTACAAATGAAGGAAAACATATAATGGCACAAAGAATGTTGTCAGAAGTGTGTGATATTCCTGCTGATTTAACTGAATTAAATGAGATCAATCTTCTTACACCTGGAGATTTTAAAGCTGTTAGGGATAGACTGCTTATTATTAATAATGATAAAATTTCATGGGAAGAAGTACTTAAAGAAATAAAAACAGAAATTCAATATAAAATGAACGATGACTATTACAAAAAATTCAAATTCAATTAAATTAACAATTGAATTACCTGAATTTGATCAAACTATATTATTTTCAAATTCAGATTTTTCTATGTTACAAGAATACATTACCAAACAATTTAAAGAACAAATAGAAAACAAATCTAATAATGCAGCATTAACATTTGATTTTGAAGATGAAAATATAATTTTAATTTGGATTGATTCTTTTGTAAATAAAAAAGACTTTTTAAGACTTGTTGTACATGAATCTGTACATGCAACAAATTTTGTAAAGAAAAATACTCATATTAGAGCAAATGATGAATTTGATGCATGTATCACAAGTTTTATAGTGAGCAATATTTTAAATAAATAAGAAAAAGAAACTTATGTGAATAAATTATGAAACCTTTATATAAACTTTATAAAAAGATTATTTCTGAAAGTGAAGAAGATATTAGTTTAGACTTTGCTGAAGACATTGATGAAACATATATTGAACTTTCTCGTGAAGAAGTTGAAAATATATTTGATGAAGAACTTAATGAAAAATATGAAAATATGTTAGTAAATGTTGATGGTGAAGATATTACTATTGCAGAAATTATTCATGATATGAGACCAGAATTCTATAAAAGAGAATTTGATGATTTTTGTATTGAAAATGATATTAAGAAGATAGATGGCAAATATTATGCTAAAGCAGATGATCCTATTACAAATGAATGTAATAGTGGAATGATTACAGAATCACAATCAGTTCCAACTGTTGTTAAAACCGATACATATTGTGATTTTGAAATTTCAATTATTCCTAAAAATAAAGAATTTGAATATCAATTAAAATATACAAAAGAACCTAAATTAGAATCAGGTTTTATTAAATGTGACAATTCATATGATTCACTCGAAGCGGCATTAAGTGCTGCAAAAATTCATGTTGATAAAATTTGTATTAAAAATGAACTTAAAATAAGAAAAACAAAACTTCATAGCAAATGAGTTAACTTTTTATTATTATTTGCTATTTTACAAATATAAAGATTCTAACAGCAACTTCAATAGCACTTTTAATGCTCAAAAATGAATCTTGAATTTTAAGTTTTAAACTAACAAGGATATTATATGGTAAAACGAATTAACAACTTTAAACATAAACACTTTATCTTTATTAAAGATAAAGTAATTGGAGTTGTGTCTAATTCGTAAACAATAAAAATTTTACATAGATTTTTAAGTGGATCAACTTCAATTAAATTGAGTTGATCCATTTTTTTTTACTAATTTTAGTTAGATGTTCTTTGAAAATTTTATAAAAATTTTATAAAATAAATTAACATATTTAATTTGAATGCTATTTTATTAATATAAAAATAGAGGTAAAAATATGAGTAATACATTTCGTAATCAAAATTTTGCATATGTTAATTCTGTAAAATGGACGAAGCACATTAAAAATGTAGATCGTAAACATCATATTTTGAAAATGAGTGATGGTGTAGTTGGACGTGAGTTTTTTGATAAAGATGTTTTGCATGATCTTGTATATGGAAAGCATTCACATGAAATCAAAAAAATGATTTCAAGAATTAAACGTGCTCGTGCAAAAAAATATGTTAACATGTGTTATGATGAATACGAAAAAGATTGATATAATTTTTAGCAAATAATAATGGAAAATATTATGTAAAATCAGAAAAAAGCAAAAGGGAGAGGTTAGAGCGAGTACTTTCATAAAAATTCTAGTTAGAAAGAATACTCAGGCAACTAGAAATATATTATTTAGGATTGCAGGTGATACTACGTCCGGATATAACAAATAATGTTGTATGTAGAAATAATATATGCACCTCATAGAAGCCTTGCAGCTGGATGATTTAAAGCTGGCTAATCAATGAAAGTCAGTAATTCTTACTAAAATTCCAGCGATATTGTAAATTACTTAGTTTCTTAAAGATTTATGTTAAAATTAGTAAGAAGTTTTGTAAATCTGGATGTGAAACGAGTCGAAATATTTACAACTGATTTTAATATTATTTTTTAAAATTTAACAAAAAATAGGTGACAAAATGAAAGTTAAGTTTAAATTTTCTAAAAATGGTGGAGTGAATTTTGGAGAATTTGTAAAAGATGTAAAAGATAGCGAAAACAATATTTTGGGTATTGATGTAATAATTGATGATAACTGTATTCATTTTGTTCCTAATGATTTGATTATTGAAGTTATAAATGAATAATATGGGTTCATAATTCAACGGTAGAATATATGACTTTTAATCATACTATCCAGGTCCGACTCCTGGTGAACCTACCAATTTATATGTGCTCGTAGCTCAATCGGTAGAGCACCGCCCTTTTTCAGAGCATAAATGAAATAAAGTGTGCTTTGAAAAAGGCGGTGGTTATGGGTTCGAGTCCCATCGGGCACATAATATATGGAAAGGTAGCCAAGATGGTCAAGGCATCGGTCTGAAAAACCGACTATAGCAGTTCGAGTCTGCTCATTTCCACCATTTATGAAAATAATTTATATTATTAATAATAATATAATAAAATACGAGAAAATTTATGGAAATTTACACAACTGTTATTTTTAGTATTATACTATATGTTATAGCAGAAAAATGCATTAATTATTTAAAAATTTTATCAGAGTTTTTAGCAATACATGATTTATATGAGTTTCACGCAATTTTTACTGAAAATACAACATACATTGTTACAGGAAAAATTGAAGTATTATCTGAAAAAAATAAAAATACAAAAAGTGTAATAAAAAATAATACAATAACTAAAACATTATATTTTAAAAATTGTGTAGGATTTAAATCACATCTTACAATTAATGAACTTATAAAATTTCATTTTAAAAAAGCAATTTTTATTTATGATGATTAATATTATTAAAAGTACAATTTCATTTGAATATAATATAAATGCATCAAAAAATATGCATATAATCAATAAATTGTGCAATATTATGCATGATATTGATTATTCGTATTTTTATGATTTTAATAAATTGTATGAAGCTGACGAAAAAATTTAAAAAAAATATTTGACATTTATTGATGAAAATATATATTCAATAATGGACGCAAAAATTTTCTTAATGAATTAACAAATAAAGAAATTTATCGTTCTATATATAAAAAATATAATAATGTTGCAAAATATAACATTGAAAAATTAATTAAATTAAAATATTCATAATTTTTATGAAAACAATTCAAAATACAGCTGATATTGAATGGTTTTTATTTCAGAGAGAGTTAGAAGAATCTGGACAGACAAATAATCCATGGTATGGAATAAGATGTAAATCTTGTATACATTGGAAACAATATATAAATAAACCAGAATATGGTGAATGTAAATATTTTGAAGAATTGAATAATAATTTATCTGATGAGGAATATAATCCTAACTTTAAAAATCCTGAATATTGTTTGAATTGTCATCAAAATAGTGGTTGTGAAGTTTGGGATGGAATTTGGATGAAATAATTTTACTGGTGTAGTTCAGTTGGTTAGAACGCAACTCTGATAAAGTTGAGGGCATTGGTTCGAGTCCAATCACCAGTACCAAATATATGTCGGCATATGTCAATGGTTAGACAGCTTCCTTTACACGGAAGAAGTTATAGGTTCGAGTCCTATTGCCGGTACCAATTTATATATCTGTATAGCTTAATAAGATAAAGCACATGTCTACGAAACATGAGAGTAAAGGTTCAAGTCCTTTTACAGATACCATATGTTGACTGAAGCCAAATGGTTAGGTGCGTGATTGTGGCTCACGTTATAGCGAGTTCGATTCTCGTCAGTCAACCTTTATTAATTTTATAAAAAGGACAACAAAAATGTTGTCCTTTTATTTTATTTAATAATAAATATTTTTAGAGTGTTAAAGGGATTATTTTGCGTATGCTAGAAATGAATAGCTGGTCATTAGAAGATACCAAATATGTTTTTAATTATGCAAAACGTTTATTTGGAGATAAAGCTACAGAAAAAATATTAATAGCAGATTGTTGGCATGCGAGAAAATATGGAAGAACAGTTTCACAGTGTAATTATTGGAAAGGATTTCCATATGAATGTAAAGAAAATGAAATTGAATCAACATTAGAAGAAGAATTAGATCATTTAAGTAGTTCTGATAAAGAAGCCTTTGAAGTTGCAAAATCAATAGAAGAACCAGTTATTATTGACAGAGAAGAAGAATTTTTTGATGATAGATTTGATTATGTTTATCATGATAGTCATGAAAAAATTCAACTAATGAAAACTGCATATTTTGATATTCATTTTTGGTATTGTTTTACACGAGAACAAATAGAAAATCCAGAATAAAAGAAAAAATCAATTATTTTACAATTATTTCTCTAGATTTTAATCTAGTTCTTTAAGTGCTTTCTTAAAAAATTATAGAAGGTAATTAAATAAATTCAATTAAGTATGGTTTTAAGAGCTACCAAGAAGAGTTCAAATAATGGCAGGAAATAATGCACAAGAACATTTTTATGGGGCCGAGATAGCTGAACTTTCTAAAAGTATTAAAGATCTTAATTCACAAGTAGCATGTATTAAGGGTGTTTGTGCAGAAAGATATAAAGTTGATTTTTATTCAGAAATTAATGTATTAAAACACTCTTTTGATGATATTCGTAAAGATGTTGAAAAATTAGAAAAAGAAGGTAAAGAAAATCTGAATTTAATTAATGAACTTAATAATCAAATTATTGAGTTAACTGGACAATTAAATTCTGTTAAATTACACATTGATGAGCTACTCAGTTCACAGACTAAACAATCAGAGTCTAAAGCAGATTTATGGAAACAAATCATAATTATCGTTTTAGGTTCATTGATTGTATCTTTAACTTTGTGGATGACAAATAACATCGTATCATCTATTAAAGAAGACGTTTATAATAATATTAAACAAGAGCAGATTGTAAATCCCGGCATATATCAAAAATTAAATGGAATTAAAACTCCAATTTATATATACGATAAAGATGCTCGAAAAAACGATATAAATAGCAGTAGTAGTGAAGGGTCTACAAGATGAAGGACGAATTGGTTTTAAATATACTTGCAATAGGGTCTGTTGAATGGTATAAAAACTTTTCAACTAGATATGCAGGTCTATCTAAAACTTATAAATTTGAATTTATTTCAGATTTAGATAAAGCATTAGCTCGTTTAGATCATAATTCATATGATGTTTTAATAATAGAAGATAATTTTATTAAAGATAATTCTATTACATTATCAAAAAAAGCATATGCAATGTCACGACCAACAATTATTCTTTGTAGTTCATATTTAAGATATATTTCATATATTTTATGGAAAAAATTTGATGCATGGCCAAATAGATTTACAACATCTAAAGAAATGATTTTTATTAAACATGCAAATGATCTTTCTATATTAGATAATATTACATCAATTCAAAACTGTCATAAAAATCTTAAAAAAATTTCTAACGAAATTTCTTCTGTTATTTTCTAAAACTTAATAAATAAGAAAAAGAACAATATTTATTAAAGTTTATGTCAGAACAGGTTTTTAATAATGCAAAAGAACGCCAAACATTAATTGAGCAATTAAAAGAATTTTTAGATGAAACTAAAGATGAAAAACTTGAATTAAAACCAAAAGATTTTAATGAAAGTTCAAATGATGATAAATCAAAAGCTCAAGTTAATAAAGATCTTGAAGTTTTAGAAAAAGATTATTCTTCTGATATAAACTCGCAATTATATAATATTGCTGAAAATATTGTTTTTGTTCTTAGAGGATTATCTGAAGAAAAATTTAAAGCAGTATTAGATCGTTTTTTGACATGGGGAATTTTACCAACAATGGAAGAATTCATCATGGATTATTATCTTAATATAAAGAAAGATGCAGATTTAAGACAATTTATTATAATACATTTTGCTAAAATATTAAAATTAACTGAAAACATATTAAATTCACAATCCATTCTTAGAATTGCTAAACAAGATTTTACAAATGATAATGATGAAGAAATTCAAATCTTACGTAACAAACTTAAAGAAAAAGAAAAAGAATTGTTGAATGTAATGCCAGATAAGTTTGTTAAAAATGGTTCTCTTGATTTAATAAGAAATGAAAATAAAAAACAACAGATAAGACAACAAGTTCTAGATGATTTAAAAGCTAAAAATCCTGAATTAGAGAATATTTAATTATGTCAAATATTAATTTAGATTATTCTATTGCAACAATTTTTGAAAAAGAAAAAGGTGTTTCAACATTTACTTACAAAGATATTGGAACATCAAATATTCGTTTTGAAGAAAAAAATAAAGTTAGATATATAAATGATAATAATACATCTAATATTAATGAAGAAGCAGTTAAAGCGTCTTTAAATAATCTTTTTTCATTTATTCCCGGACAACGAATTCTTGATCCTAACTATGGAAATAGTCTTTATCAATTTTTATACGAAGAAATAAACACATATACAGCAGATAAAATTGGTAAAACTCTTAGATCATTGATTGCCAAATATGAACCTAGAATATCAATTACTGATATCGAAATTGTTCCTGAAACAGATGATTCGTCTTATTATATTGTCTTAAAATATAAAATAAACGGTCTAGGAACAAACTCAAGCACCGTTTTAAGTATGAGTTCAAATACTGGCATTTCTATTTCATAAACAATTTAACTTTTGCAGTATATACGCTATTTTAACTTAAACAAACAATAAAAGTGATGGAGGTTAAAATATGCTTGTTCGGATTTATATTGCATATTATGCATGGGCGTTGTTTTGTTTGAATGGCGGATGGATTGAAGATCCTACTCTTGAAACTGGATTTTTTAATGATATTTGTTGGGCGTGTTGGGGTGATCTTTTCCATTGTATTTTTACTGTAGCACTTCCCAGTCTATTTTTTATCCAGATTTTGGTTTTTGGTAGAGTTTATGAGTGGTTTTCAAGTCACTTTTAATTAAGAAATTACGTTTGGATTTTTTACAGCAGTGCCAGTAAAGGCATTGCTGTTATCTTTTCCTGTTATATAATCTACATTCATATATCTGTTATCATAAAAATTTTTTGGTTTTTCAGTCAAATTTTTACAATCTCTAAACATATTATTAATAACACATAAATTTGAATTTATTTCTAAATTTTGTATAACATTTCCTGATAATCCAGCAGATGCAAACATTCCTTCTGCATTTAGTAAAGCATAAGAAAAACGAAAATTTTTAGGAAGTTCATTTAACTGATTACAACCAGCAAATGTGTACATTGAATAATTTACATTAGGTAATGATTCATTTGGAATGTTCCATAATCCTTCTGCTTTATAAAACATATTATTTAAAGTTTTATATTCAAAATCACCCCAACTTAACACCTGAACTAATTTTCCAATTTTATTAATCGTATAACTTACATTAGGCGTTCCACCATTTGATTCAGATCCAATCATTGTAGATTCCTGAATAAAACAATTTCCAATAGATGCATTTTCACAAGCAAGCTTATTATCTATACCATCAAAATTACCAGTTATCTTTACAGTTTGCATAACTTGTTTTTCAATATTTTGATATATATGATTAACAACTTGTAACACACCATTATTTGGATCTAAATAATTATCATATATATCTCCGATCACCCCAGTTAATTACAACATGTGATTTATTATAAACTTTAAATGGTATTCTTACTTCACACGTAGATGTAACAGAAGACAAATCTATATCAGATCTTAATGGATTTAACTCATATACTAATGTTAAATCAGATGACGAAATAATTAATTGATAATCATTATCAACTTCCATTATTAAATGCTGAGGAAAATCTTCTAAGAAATTTCTTCTAATTAAACCAGATGCTACTGTTACAGATTTATTAGATCTCATTTTTTATTGTTCTCCTATTACAACAGTATATTGTTTATTATCATCAAGTTCTTCATAATCAAGATTGTTTATTTCACAATATTCATTAATAAATTTTTTTGCGTCATCTATTGAAAAGAATGGCCCACCTATTATATTTTCAGTTATAATTTGTTCTTCATCATAAGATATTTCTAAAACTTTTATAAGTTCACTGATTTTCTCAACATAATATTGATATGTTTTAGTTTTAGTTTTCTTTTTCTGTTTAGTTTTTGGTAAAGAATCATTATTATCTTCTATATTAAATATTGATTTCAAATATTTGTTAGCTTCTTTTTTAGATAAAACTTGTCTTTCTGTTGATAATTCATGAGTAGAATATGGTAATGAAATATTTTCACCCAAGAAATCTTTTAAAATTGATTTTGCATCAACTTTACCTTTATATAGGCGAAATGTAACAGATCCTAAATTATTTAAATCATAATCGTTAAACCAAATATAAAAACGTTCTGGTGATTTTATACTAAATTTTAATATTCCTGATATTTCATCATTTAAAATTTTATTTTGAATTGCAAATGTTGCTATTTCAGGAGATGAATAATTTGCAGAAATAATATCAGAACGTGTACCATAAATGATTCCAGGTAATGTTCCATATTTACAGCAAAATGTATTAATCCACTGTTCAGATAATGGAGGTATATTTTCTGCATATGTTCTATTACTGTCTTTACATGTATAAGTTGTATATCCATAATCCATCTGATTTGTTACTTGATAAATTGATGTTGCTCCTGATAAATATACAATTGAATAATTTCCTGGAAGTAGATCATAACTCCATTCAGGATATTTATCATTATATAAATTGCTATAAGAAGATACACCATTATTATGGCTATTGGGATCTAATGTAAATTCTGCAATTAAATCATTATAATTATTTGTACGTTCTTTTATAATTTTCCAATAAGAATGTTGTGAATATCTATTGTCTAATGTATCAGCTGGAAATGCATCCATATTATAATATTCAGATACATTTTTACTAATAATGTTGCTTGAATTTTCTTTTAAACCTAATGTATTAAATCCTTTTATGTCAACTACATGTTGAACATCTATATTTCTTAAATGTGACATCCAAACACTTGCAGTAAATGGAATTGTGCCATCTATTTGTGGTGGTGGAGGTGTTCTATGATGATAAAATTCACACGTTTCATGTTCAAATGGATTTTCTACGTTCATTGTTAAAACTGTTATTCCATTAGCATAAGAATCAGTTTCTTCATAGCGATATATGTCATATGACATCGTTCCTTCAGCACATGCTGGACAATCATCTGCATAAAAAAAGTTAATTGTACTTGTTCTATTTAAAGTAAAAGATAAGATTTCTTTTTCAGCATCTACACCAGCTAATGCTGGATTATAAAATCCTCCAGATGTAAATCCAGGCAAAACACCATACATGCATTGCCATGTGTATCTTTTCTGTTCTTTAAAAAAACTTGATGTATAATTTCCAAATGTTAACCCACTTGGAACATATTCATACTTATTATATCTAGGATCATCAATTTCAGAAGAATAAGATATAACTCCTCCACTATTATATCTTATTTGATATTGTCCTGCTGGAAATTTATAGGTATCACCAAATCCATTGAATGTAGACGCTCCAATTGCATTTGTTCCATTAACAGAAAGATTTATTGTTAAATATTTAGACCATCCCATTCTTACTCAGTTGCTCCTGTATCTTCAGATGCTGTTTCTGATTCACTACTTTCACTCATATCAAAATCTGAATCTGATCCACCAAAATCATCTGATCCACCGAAATCTGAATCCGATCCGCCAAATTCATCTTCTCCACCACTAGAATCAGATCCACTATCTGAAGGTGCTGTTTCCGCTCCAGTATCAGAATATTCAATATCTTTTAATAATATATTCTTTAATGTATCATCACCTTCTTCCATTTTACCTGTTTTTTCAATATTAGAAAGAAGAAGAGCTTGACGTTTTTGTTCAATTGATTCTAAGAATTGTTGTTTTTTATTGTCAGAAATCTGATTTTGATTCCATCCCATGAAATTAGTCAAAACATATTCATCAGAAAACAATTTAGTTGCTCTTTCTTCACCAACTGCAGCTTTTATCATTGTAAGTTTAGATTCAAGTAGTTTTTGTCTTCTATATTGCTGATATTCTATTGGAGGCGTAAAAATAATATCAAGCTTGTTTCTATTTAAACCATAGAGATCCCATAAACCTTTGAATTTTAAATGTGTGGTTAAACCATTTAGTAAACCTAAAGCAAAACGTTTTTGTAAAGACATAATGAATTTTGCAAAATTTAATTCTTCTGCAGAAATTCCACCTTCAGCATTTCCAGTTTTAACTTCGACATTTGCTTCAAAATATCTTGCAATTGGAACACACATTGCTCTGCATACTTTCTTTAAGAAATATTCAAGATCATCGAGATTTCCAAAATTATGCGAAGAAGTCATAGGATTAACTGTAATGCCTTCTGAATCTGCAGATTTTACAAACCAAAAACTTTCCATCATTTGCATTGGATCATATGCTTTTCCAACAGTTCCAGTAGCAGGATCATATGTTTTCTTTGTTGCAAATTGCTTCATTAATTGCGCAACTTTCTGTTGTCCTTTTGCTGCTCCCATTCTTCCAATATCAACATTAAATACATATTTTTCTGGAGATCTTACCATACGATAAATTAAAACAGCGTCTTCTATCATAGTAAGCTGATTAACTGCACGTCTAGCTCTTTCAATTGGAGCATATACAATTTTATTATCAGAACTATATACACCAGAATCAATATATGTAAGCTGTTCAAATGGCAGAACTAATACTTTTTCATCTCCTAACTCGTTAAAATATCCTACTGGAAGACCTGCAACATTAACTGGACCTGCATTTGGAATATTTGTAATTCCATTTGCTAATGCAATATTATACGTATCAACAGCAGTATTGGTGATCATTATTCCAATTTTACGTCTAGCTTTCATATCAAACGCAAATTCATATGCTTCTGGAGGAATAAAATTAATACCAATAATACCTTGATCTAATTCATCTTTTGCAACAATATTTTCCCAACACAACTGTCCTTCAACAACAAACTTTCTTATATATTCAATAATATTATTGTCAAAATCAAATAAATCAAAATATTCTTGTGCAGCTTCTGTAATTGCTTCTACATCTTGCGGCTCTAAATTTGAATCTTTTACTTTAAGATGCACAATTGTATTATCTTCATCTGGAACATCTGCTGCATAACAAATCATATCAATAGCCTGTGCAATTTCTGGAATAACAGCCATTGATCTACAATCTTGCAACCTAACAAATTTATTTGTCTGTTCTGCTGCATAAACACCTTCAATACTTTGACTAACCTGAAAAGAATCAAAATTTGAGCCTAAATATGCATCAGTATTATACAGCTTATTAAAATATTTCTTAACTGCAGAAAATCCTATTACTTCATTACTTTGATCTACAGTATCAAAAATGTCATATTTATAATTATTTTCTTCTGCAGTATCATGCTTAATGATCCAGCCATTTAACATACCCATATGATATTCTCACCACTTCTTACTATTATAATGTAAACTTATTATACAATTAATTTCATTCTTTTTCTTATTTATCTAGATTTCATTCTACATATATCTGGTTGCCCTATATATGTGTCTAGATTTCTTTATTTTGATATTATTTTAAACAAATAACTTTTGTTTACAATTATATAATTTGTGCTATTTTTAATTACAAACAACAATTAATGAATAAAAGAGGTAAAATTATGGGTAAAATGAAGTATTCTACGATTGTGAAAATTCTTGATGCTTTGTATCGTGAGCAGACTATGTACATTGGTAAAGCTCGTGAAACCGAAGATTATTTTTGTTTGCTTGATGAGATTGCATATTATGAAAAACTTCGTGAGAAAGCTGCTGTGAAATGTTAAATAAGCAAGATAAATATGTCAAGATTTCAGAAATAGTTTTTGAAAAAGGAAAAACATATGGTCAAACATTAAGTGCATTAGCAAAATATTCAATTGATCATAATGAATGGGACGACGTATATCATATTATTCAAAATGATCCCAAATCATATTTGTATACAATGACATTATGTCTGAAGTATGGATATTTATCAAAATTTTATTATCTATTCAAACATATTTCTTTTAAAAACACAACTGGATATGTAGAAACACTTCTGATTTCTTGTATCAAATATAAAAGATTAAAACAATTTAAATTTATTTTTAATCATTATAAAAATCAGGTTGATTTTACGTATAATAATTATACAATATTTAAAATAGCTAACAAATATTATTCTCCAAATTCTAAAATAAGCAAATTTATGGATCAGCTATTTTGTGAAAATGCTAAAAAAGAAATTGTAGAGTTATATCACAAATATTTTACGTCAAATGTAAATGATCCATTTATGATAGCACTGCTATTTGATAATTATAAAGAAATGTATTCTTTTCTTACCATGCTACGCTCATTATATGAACGAATTTTATTTTCTATAAATAACAAAAATTGTAAAAGGAATTGTACAAATGATTTATAATCAAGAAATTCAAAAGATTTTTAATAAAATTTCTCATATTGAAAAGTCTTATCAAATTAATGAAAATATCTTAAATGAATTAAGTACAATTAAAAATTATTTGAAATCACTTGATACTCAATTGTTGTACATGATTGATGACGGAAGATAAATTATATGGGGTGTTTCAGATTCGATTGCAAAGAAGTTGAATGTATGCGGTTAGAGGATGATGGTTGGCCTCTTTAATCATCCATTAAAGAAATAATCGTCGAAGATTACGCACTCGCTGCTTAATAGAAAAGCAGCATACTGAAAGAATGACTCAGATAGTTCTGGAAGTATCATTTATCTGATAGTTACAAATAGCTAAGAGTTGCTGGTTAAGCTGATGAATATTTGAACGAAAAAGACCGTGACCAGACATGTTAACTATGTTTAAGTGTTTAAAAGTTAACATGAATTTAAACACTTAGATCTGACAATAATCTTTAAAAATTGTCTATAACCGTGAATGAATACATTTTAATTTGTTTGTAAGACGCGGGTGCAATTCCCGCCACTTCCACCAACGCGATATCCGCAGGGTTCGGCAGCTCGTTTCATAAGCGAGACTGTGTGAGTTCAATTCTCACTATCGCGATTTTTTATATCTTTTTCTTTAACTAAATTTATTTTTCTGCTATTTTTATTAAGTAAAAATAAATTTTAAAATAAGAGGTGAATTATGGCTATCAGTGATGAATATCGTAAAAAAATGAAAGAACATTATACTCGAATTGTTTATCAGATGAGTAAAAATAAGTTGTTTATTGCTGTTGGTCTGGAGCTTATTTCTATTGATGTCATTCTTGATGATAATGATTCATTTAATCTTAAAGATGTTACATTTGCATATTATAATCCAATTACAAATACTATACACATTAATATTGAAGATCCTTTCTTTACGAAAGCCATTTCTGAACAAGACAGAATTGGCAGAATGTTTTTTATTGTATTTCATGAAGCATGTCATAAACTTCTAATGCATACTACTCGTATTAACGGGCGTGATCCTAATTTGTGGAATATTGCTGCTGATTATGAAGTCCATAATATGTTGTATTTGAATTCAGAACTTGTTAATTCAGATACTAATTCTACTGGTGTTATCAGTGGATATATTAATACTGCGGTTAAAATTATTACAAATAATCATAAAAGAAAGAAAATCAATCGCGATAGCGGTGAAGTTGAAGTGCTTTTTTCTGAAAAAATGCTTGATAAAATTGCTGAAGAAATTTATCAGCTTATTCAGAATTCAAAAGTGGAAGAACAAAACACTTTTTATATGCCAATAGGAAACGATAATTCTAATAATGGAATTGGAAATACAAACGATAATAAATCCAATTCTAATAACGAATCTAATAACAGTAGCAATGATGACAACAATGATAACAGCAATGACAATTCTAACAACAAAAATAACGAAAATAGTGGAAGTGGAAATGTAAAAATTACTAAAACTACTTATACACTTCCTGATGGTTCTAAACATTCTGTTGTCTCAATTGATTGGCCTGATCCTAAGAAATTTGATGGAAAAAGTGATGAAGAACGTCAGAATGATATTAATAATCAAGAACTTAGAAAACAGCTTTGGGAAAATAGCATTTCTACAGCTGCAGAAAAAGGTAAGGGCAGTCTTTCGTCTTCTGTTAAACATTTTTTGAAAAAATTGTTTAGAGTAAAACTTGATTGGGAAAAAATTCTTAAAAATAGTCTTAACACTATTTTGCAGAAAGCTGATGAATTTTCTTGGGCAAAAACCAGAATGTCTACATTTGCTCTGGATCTTCCTACACTTCCTGGAATTGATGATAGTGAATCCGGAAAAGGAACACTTATTGTTGCTCGTGATGAATCAGGATCAATGTCCGATCAAGATATTGCAGCAGCAGCATCTATTATTCTTGATGCAAAAGAACATTATAAAAAAATCATTGTTATTAAACATGATGTTGAAATTGCAGAAACAAGAGAATTTGAAGAAGCTTCTGATGAAGTGAAAAATATGCTTCTTACACGTTCTGCTTGTGGAGGAACTTCGCATCAATATGTGTTTAGTTTTTTGATTGACTATTACAAAAAACATCTGTATGATGAAGATAAAATTTCATGCTTCATCTCTATTACAGATGGATGTTCTGACATTCAACAATATCAAGATGATGTTCCAGGAGATATTCCAATGGTTTATCTTGTTCCAGCAAACTGTCTTGAATGGGTGAAGGGTGTTCGTGGACAAATTATTCCAATCGAAATCTAACTATTTTAAGGAGAAACATTTGTTTCTCCTTTATTTCTTTATAAATAAGAAAAAGAAAATTACAACATTATTTTATGTGATTTTCTAATTAAAGGATTTTCTTAATCTAATTATAGAAAATCAATAAATAACGTTACTTATTAATAAGGAAATATAAATTATGTTTGGTAAATTTGAAGAAGCTTATTTAAAAGTTCTTAAAGAATGCGATGAAACTTCTGGTGCACCAGCTACAGAATGTAATAATAAAAAGCCTGTTACTGAATGTGGTGATGGCGAGCAAGTTGCTACAGAAGCAGCTGAAAATAAACGTAAAGTGGTAACATTTTTCACCGAGGATCCATCATTAATTGATGCTCTTAATAATGGATTTGAAGAAGTTGTATTTTTTGTAAAATCAGTTGATGATGATGGTGAAGAAACAGTTGAAGAAGTTAAATTTGGACCAGAAGTATTTGAAGAAATTACAGTTGAAGATGCTCCAGTTGATCCATCAGAAGATGGTGACGAAGAATTTAATGAAGGTCTTGCTGGTGCTGCTGGTGGTGCAATTGGCGGTGCAATGCTTGGTGGTCCACTTGGCGCAATTGCCGGAGGTCTCCTCGGTTCTGAGCTTTAATATTTTTCAAATAAATTCATATATTTTTAAGAGAACTACAATTAATTGTAGTTCTCTTTTTCTTTTTAAGTTATTTTAAAATAAGAAAAGATATGTAAACTTTAATCTTTTATATAAAGGAAAAACAAAAATGACTTTAAAAGAAACCTATGCATATGATGACGTAACCCTTATTCCAGCTTATAGTGAATTAAAATCAAGATCAGAAGCAAATCCATCTATGCATGGATATAAATTACCAATTATTGCTTCATGTATGGATGTATTTGGAAAAGATATGATGGAATGTATTACAAAAAATAATATTCCATTTATTGCACATAGAGCTTTTAAGTCAGCAGAAGATCAATTTAAAGCGTTTATTCCATCAACATATGATCCAAATTTAAATTATCAAAACATTTGGTTTGCAGTTGGTTCTGTTCAAAAATATAAAGATTGGATTAATACTCTTATTACATTTGGTGTAAGAAAATTTTGTGTAGATATGGCGCATGGAGATTCTCTTTCATGCATTGATACAATTAAATTTCTTCGTAGACGTTTAGCTGATCAACCTGAAACAATATTTGGTAAACCTCACATTATTGCAGGAAATGTTGCAACTCCAGAAGGATTTAAAAGATTACAAAAAGCTGGAGCAGATGGAATTCGTGTAGGTATTGCGTCAGGCCAGATTTGTTTTACTCCTAATACTAAAGTATGGTATATTAGTTCTTCTGGAAAAATGTATCAAAAAGAAATTCAACATATTCAAGTCGGTGATAAAGTTGTTACAGCTTCAGGAAAAACTAGAAAAGTTATAAACAAATTTATCAACGATTATTCTGGCGAAATTTATAAAATAGTTGGTGATAACATTGCAGCTACTCCAACACATAAATTTAACACGTTCAATAGCATTACTCATCATAAAGAATATGTTGAAATTTCAAATATTGATGATCGATTTATGAGTTTCATCAATGCTGAAGGAAAAACTTTAGAAAAACAAATCGACATTGATGAATATACAGGAAAAGTATACAATATTGAAGTAGAAGATGAACATACTTATGCTGTAGGAAATTCAATACTAGGTGTTTCTAATTGTAGCACTGGACTTCAAACTGGGTTTGGTGTACCTATTCTTACAAATATTATTGACTGCGCAAAAATTAAAAAGAATACCTGGCTCATTGCTGATGGCGGATGCCGTTATTCAGGTGATATCGCTAAAGCAATTTATTTTGGCGCAGATTTTGTAATGATGGGAAAAATGCTAGCAGCTACCGATTTAGCAACCGGAGCCTGTTACAACTCATTATATGAAGAACTTGAGTCTAATATTAGACTTGATCATGATGAACCCAGTTTCTCCCTAATTTATCCAGATGAATTTGACAGAGTATATAAATTAGCAGAAGAAATTGATTGGCATAAACATGATTCTAATTGTACAAGAAAAAATATGTGTAAACGAAACATAGTTGCATATAAAGAATATCATGGTATGGCATCTAGAGCAGCTCGAGCAGGTATACTTAGTTATGCTTCTGTCGAAGGTTGTCAAGGTTTAATTAAATATACAGGTAGAACTAAAGATTTTATTCAAGATACATATCTTCATCTACAAGCCTCATTAAGCTATGGCGGAGCAAAAAATTGGAATGAATTTCGCAAAAAAGTAAAAGCAGCAAAACGTTCAGAAGCTGGAATTATTGCAGCAGATGTTCATATGGATAAAGTAACAAATATTTAAAATATAAAAAGAATCAATGAAAATAACATTTCATTGATTCTTTTATTTTTAATAAATTTAATTATTTTACATTTATTATATACATTTTATAGAATTATTAAATAAATTAAATTATTTCCAAGTATCAGGAATTTCATTATAATTAGTTAAATTTGTACAATTATAAAAACATTTAAAAGAATTAAAGGTTTTATTTGAATTCCATAATTTATTATCTGGAGCAGTTCCGATTATATTTTGACAATCATAAAACATACCAGAAATATTTATTTCATTATTATATGTAAATTCATCTGGAAATATAGTTTCAATATTTGCACTTAAGTTTTTACAATTTGCAAATGTTTTATTACAATTTTGAATATTATTTGGTATAGTAAATGTTGAATAAATTATTTGTAGATTATTACAATCATGAAATATAGAAGAACAATCAATTACTGAATTTGGTAAAATAAATGTCGATGGTATTTCTTGTATTGCAGTGCCATAAAACATGCCAAAACAATTAATAACAGAATTTGGTAAAATAAATGTTGATGGTATTTCAGATAAATTTATACATCCATAAAATAAATTTGAACAATCAGTAAGTAAATTATTTAAAGTAAATGTTTCGAAAATTTTAGTTAAAGATTTACATTGAAAAAACATATTGTTACATGTAGTAACAGATTTTGGTAAAATAAATGTAGAAGGTATTTCAGTTATATTTGAACAACCATCAAACATATTTGAACAATTAGTAACAGATTCTGGTAAAGTAAATGTTGATGGTATTTCTATAAGATTAGAACAACTTCTAAACATATATGAACAATTAGTAACAGATTCTGGTAAAATAAATGTAGAAGGTATTTCTGTTAAACGTATGCATTCATTAAATAATTGTGAGCAATTAGTAACAGATTCTGGTAAAGTAAATGTTGATGGTATTTCAGTTATATTTAAACAGCTATAAAATAATCTACTACAATCAGTAACAGAACTTGGTAAAATAAATGTTTCAGGTATTTCAGATATATTTTTACATCTACCAAACATACATGCACAATTTGTAATAGAATTTGGTAAAATAAATGTTGATGGTATTTCAATTATATTTGTTCCATAAAATATATATGAACAATCTGTAACAGAATTTGACAAAGTAAATGTATATGGTATTTCTGTTATATTTGAACAATCTCTAAATAGTTCTCTACAAGTTGTTAATGTTGTTGGTAAAATAAATGTAGAAGGTATTTCAGTAATGTTTATACAATTTCTAAATAATGCTTCACATGTTTTTAAATTATTTGGTAAAATAAATGTTTCAGGTATTTCATTTATAGCTGTTCCATAAAACATCCATGAGCAATCAGTAACAGAACTTGGTAAAATAAATGTTTCAGGTATTTCAGATATAATTGGACATTCATAAAACATATATGAACAATTAGTTATTGAGTTACCTAATGTAAATGTAGACGGTATTTCTTGTAAAGAATGACAATATCTAAACATTGAATTACAATCAACAACATTATCTGGAATTGTTAATGTTGGTGCAATAGATTGTAAATTTTGACAATTATAAAACATATATTTACAATCCATTACAGTTTCTGGAATTGTTAAATTATTAGGCATATTTTCTAATAAATGACACCCACCAAATACATATGAACAATTTGTAGTTGCTGATGGAATATTAAAATTATTATGTATAGTTTTTAAATTTTTACATCCATAAAATAAATTCCTACAATTTATAATAGAATTTGGTAAAATAAATGTTGATGGTATTTTTGTTAAATTAGAACATTGTTGAAACATATACGCACAATGTGTTAATTTATTTGGTAAAATAAACGTTGATGGTATTTCAATTAAATTTGTACATCCATTAAACATTTGAGAACAATTTGTAACAGAATCTGATAAAATAAAAGTAGATGGTATTTCTTGCAATGATGAACAATTGCGAAACATCGCAAAACATGTAATACTAGCTTTATTATCATTTATATTACATTTATTTGAAATAGATAATAAATTTGTACAATTATCAAACATTACATAATATGAAGTAATTGTATCAGATAGTTGAATAGCTTCAATGGTATTTTTAGAAGCTTGGAAAGTTGAATGATTACCAATTATTTTTATTGTATATTCACCTTCAATATCATACGTATGTTCAACTAATGTAGATGTTTTTATACCGTCTAAAATTTGTTTAGTTCCATCGCCAAAATCGATAACACAGTTTTTAACTGGTGTTATATACATTTCTTCTAAAGAACTTCCAGATATTTTAAAAATAGATATATCAGTTCTTTTAAAACTTAATGGATTAATTTTAGTCGGTATATTCATATAAACACAAATAATTTTTAAATATTTATTTAATCTGTTAATAATGGACAATTAGAAAACACTGAATCCGCTCCAATTAAATTTGGATTAGTACATTTAGATAAGAATGCAGATTTAGAACCTGTTATTTTTAAACAATTTCTAAACATATTTGTTATATTAGTTAAATTACTCCATCCTTCATTTGGAGCATTATTGGCTAATTCAGTTATATCAAATTCAGCATTATCACAATTAGAAAACATTGAAATTGCAGAGCTTAAATTATTTGATAAAGAAGATAGAGGTAATTCTGCATTTTTACAACTTGCAAACATATTATCGCCGTTTTCTAAAGTATTAGGTAAAGAAGATAATGGTAATTTTGTATTTTCACATCCATAGAACATACCATTACCGTTTTCTAATGTATCAGGTAAAGAAGATAAAGGTAATTTAGCATTTTTACAATTATGAAACATTTGTGTACAATTATTTAAACCAGATGGTAAAGAAGATAATGGCAATATAGCATTTGTACAATTATAAAACATATTATTACCATCAATTAATGAATCAGGTAAAGAAGATAAAGATAGTTGTGCATTTTCACATCCAGAAAACATATAATTGGCATTTGTTAAAGAATCAGGTAAAGAAGATAATGGCAATATAGCATTTGTACAATTATTAAACATTGCATCAGCATTAATTAAATTTTTTGATAATTTAATATTTTTTAATAATAAATTTGAGCAATTATTAAACATATATTTTGAATATATAATAGAATCAGGAATTGTAAAAGTTTCTGGAATTGTAGTTAAACTTGAACAAGCGTAAAACATGTTTGAGCAATCAGTAACTGAATCTGGAATTTTTAAAGTTTCTGGAATTTCAGTTAAACTTGAACAACCGGAAAACATGGATGAGCAATTAGTAACTGAATTTCCAAGTGTAAATGTTTCTGGAATTGTAGTTAAATTTGAACAATTCCTAAACATGGATGAGCAATTAGTAACTGAATTTCCAAGTGTAAATCCTTCTTGAATTGTAGTTAACCTTAAACAATAGTAAAACATGTATGAGCAATTAGTAACTGAATTTCCAATTGTTAAAGTTTCTGGAATTGTAGTTAAACTTGAACAATTTTGAAATATACTTGAGCAATCAGTAACTGTGTTAGGAATTGTTAAAGATGAAGGAATTTCAGTTAAACTTGAACAATTTCTAAACATTTCTGAGCAATCAGTAACTGAATCTGGAATTTTTAAAGTTTCTGGAATTTCAGTTAAACTTGAACAACCGGAAAACATACTTGAGCAATTAGTAACTGAATCAGGAATTATTAAAGTTTCTGGAATTTCAGTTAAACTTGAACAACCGGAAAACATGAGTGAGCAATTAGTAACTGAGTTAGGAATTGTAAAAGTTGAAGGAATTTCAGTTAAACTTCTACAATTGGAAAACATATAAGAACAATTTGTTATATAGTTTCCTAATATAAATTCTGAAATTGTAATTAAATTTGAACAATTTGCAAACATTCCAGAACAATTAATTACAGAATTAGGAATAGAAAACTTATTAGGAATATTTTTTAAATTTGTACAAGTATTAAACATATTCACACAATTTTGTAATAATTTAGGTAATACAAAATTATTAGGTAATTCTAATAAATTTGTACAGTCATAAAATAAATTATAGCATGACGTCACTAAATCAGGTAATATAAAATTTTCAGGTAATTTTTCTAAATTAATACAATGCGAAAACATATTTGAACAATTTGTAACATTTTTAGGAATATAAAAAACATTAGAAATTATTTTTAAATTTGTACAATTATAAAACATTGAATAACATGAAGTAATAGTATTAGATAATTGAATAGCTTCAATAGTATTTTTAGAAGCTTGAAAAGTAGAATGATTACCTATTATTTTTATAACATATTCATCTTCAACTTCATAATTATGATTAATTAAAGTAAATGTATTTGTTCCTTCTAAAATTTGTTTATTTCCATCCCCAAAATCGACAACACAGTTTTTAACTGGTGTTATATACATTTCTTCTAAAGAATTGCCAGATATTTTAAAGATAGAAATATCAGTTCTTTCAAAACTTAATGGATTTATTTTAGTTGGGATCTTCATTTAAGTACAAATAATTTTTTAAATATTTATTTAAATAGAAAAATTAAAGATAATGTAAATTAATTTTATTTCCAATCAGCTGGAATTTCATTATAATTTGTTAATTTTGTGCAATTATAAAAACATTCAAATGAGTTAAATGTTTTATTTGAATTCCATAATTTGTTATCTGGAGCAGTTCCATTAATAGAAATACAATTATAAAACATACCAGAAATATTTATTTCATTATTATATGTAAATTCATCTGGAAATATAGTTTCAATATTTGATGATAAATTAGTACAGTTTTTAAACATTTCATTACAAGTTTGTATAGAATTTGGTAAAATAAATGTAGATGGTATTTCATTTAGTCTTAAACCATAAAACATATATGAACAATTTTGTACAGAATTTCCTAATATAAATGTAGATGGTATTTTTAATGATGAACAATGCTGAAACATGCGTGAACAATTTGTTACAGAGTTAGGAATAGTAAATTTATTTGATATTTTAGATAAATTTGTGCAATTATAAAACATAGATGCACAATTTGTAACAGAATCTGGCAAAATAAAATTATCATGCATTTTTTCTAATTTAGTATCGCCATAAAACATATGATTACAGCGTGTTACATTTGATGGTAAAATAAATGTTGATGGAATATTTAATAATTCAAAACATTGTTGAAACATTGCAGCACAAGTAGTTATAGAATTTGGTAATACAAATGTTTCAGGTATTTCGTATAAATTTGAACAATATGAAAACATATTTGCACAATTTGTAACTAAATTAGGAATAATTAATGTTGATGGTATTTTTGTTAAATTTAAACAACTTGAAAATAAAGATTGACAATTAGTTATAGTATCTGGCAAAATAAATGTCGATGGTATTTCAGTTATATTTGAACATCCTGCAAACATAGATGAACAATTTTCTATAGAATTTCCTAATATAAATGTCGATGGTATTTCAGTTATATTTGAACACCCATAAAACATTTGTGAACAATTTGTTACAGTGTTTGATATATAAAGTGATAATGGAATATTTAATAACGATTTACACTCATAAAACATTCCAACACAATGTGTAATGTTATTACTTAATTTAAAATTATCATATATTTTATTTAATTTTTCACAATAACTAAACATCCAATCGCAATTAGTTATAGTATCTGGCAAAATAAATGTCGATGGTATTTCTAATAACTCACGATTTTCTCTAAACATTGCATTACAATTAGTAACAGAATTTGGTAAAATAAACGTTGATGGTATTTCACTTATATTAGTTTTAAAAAACATAGATGAACAATCAGTTACATTATTTGGTAAAATAAATGTAGATGGTATTTTTGTTAAGTTTGTGCAAGTTGAAAATAGACCTGAACATTTAATTATTGAATCTGGCAAAATAAATGTCGATGGTATTTCAGTTATATTTGAACATCCTGCAAACATAGATGAACAATCAGTAGTTTTATTTGAAATTTGTAATGTTATTGGTATATTAGATAATGATTCACAATATGAAAACATATATGAACATAACATAATATTATTTGATAATTTAAATATTTCTGGAATATTAATTAATGATTTACAATTATAAAACATATACCTACAATCTGTAACATTTTTAGGAATACAAAATGTAGTTAAAATAGATAATAAATTTGTACAATTATAAAACATTGAATAACATGAAGTAATTGTATTAGATAATTGAATAGCTTCAATAGTATTTTTAGAAGCTTGAAAAGTAGAATGATTACCAATTATTTTTATGGTATATTCATCTTCAATATCATACGTATGATTAATTAATGTAGGTGTATTTGTACCGTCTAAAATTTGTTTATTTCCATCTCCAAAATCGATAACACAGTTTTTAACAGGTGTTACATACATTTCTTGTAAAGAATTGCCTTGAATTTTAAAGATAGAAATATCAGTTCTTTCAAAACTTAATGGATTTATTTTAGTTGGGATCATAATATTAATTTAATTTATTCTATTTTAACTACGCTTACACTAGCAGCTGGCTGATAAAATTCTAATTGAAATCTCCAAAATAATATTGGTTAAAATTAATTTATTATATATTTATAAAAAGGAGTATATATGATTAATAATAATAATGAAGAAATTGAATTTGAAATTAAATGTAAAATGAAGCGTTCATGGATGAATACATTTTGTTCATTTTTAAAAACTATGGAAAAATTTGGTAAGAATGGATGTTCGAGAGACATGATATTTTATTGTGATGGAGATGGAGATTTTCGTCCTAAATTTGAATTACCAGAATATCAAGTTAAACAAGGATTAGAGTATAGAATTCATATTAATGGAAAAAATGAAAATGCATATTTTTACGATGTTGAAAATAGATATGTTACAGATAAAGATAAAGAATTACTTCCAGTAACAGATAATATTTTTGCTCAGCAATTTTTTGAAAATGATGATGAATATAGCAAGCGAATTACTAATTTATTTTATGAATTAGATATATGTAAATCTGAAAAAGAATTTAATGAAGTTAAAAATAAACATTTACAAAAATTACATAAAATAATTGAAAATAAATTAAGATAATTATTATGAATAAATTTGATATTAATTAACTTTTCTAAATTATGGGAAATTTCAGTTTCTCATATTAATACTACAAAATGTATTCTTATGAAAACATTTCATAATAGATTGTTGTGTCTATCATATGATATGAATGAACTTGAAATTAAACTTAAAGAACTTAAAAAAGAAGTTAAACACTTGTAACTTTTATAATACATTATAAAAATAATTAAATGTGCTAAATAAAATTTATTTAGCACATTTTTTATTTTAAAATAAAAGTTAAATTAAATATAATATTATTTAAATGAGGTTAATATGCGTGGAATTATTTTAGCTGGTGGAACTGGTAGTAGATTATATCCGTTAACAAAAGTCATTAATAAACATTTGATTCCTGTTGGAAATGTTCCGATGATTTATCATGCTATTAATAAATTAGTAGAAGCTGATATTACTGATATTTTGATTATAACCGGAATTGAGCATTGTGGAACAATTATTTCTCAATGTGGAGATGGATCAGAATTTAATTGTAAATTAACATATAAAGTGCAAGTACATGCTGGAGGAATTGCCCAAGCACTGTTATTGGCAGAGGATTTTGTACATCAAGATAAATGTTGTGTTATTCTTGGTGATAATATTTTTAATAGAAATCTTAAAAAAGATGTACAAGAATTTGATAGTCATGGTGAAGGAGCTAAAATTTTTCTTAAAAAGGTAAAGGATCCTTCTCGTTTTGGTGTTGCTTATGGATATAGAAAGATGTCAATGTCATCTAATCAATTATGTGTAGAAAACATTGAAGAAAAGCCAACAAATCCTAAGTCTGATTTAGCAGTTACTGGAATTTATTTTTATGATTCAACTGTTTTTCAGAAAATAAAGAGCATACAACCAAGTGCTCGAGGCGAATTGGAAATTACTGATGTCAATAATTTATATATTAAAGATAATCAAATGACAGCTATTGTAATGGATGAATCAGAATGGTGGACTGACGCTGGAACATTTGAGTCATTAACTACAGCAAACAAATTAATTCAGCAGTAAAGTATAACTTAATATTGTTTAATTACATATAAATATATAATTTGTAAATAAAATTTATTGAATTAAATTTTATAAATATGTAAAATTAGTTTATTTTAAATAAAAAAATCTATGAATTGACACTTAGATTTCTTAGTTTATTACTAAGTTTAAGCTAACATACATTTAAAATTTTGATTAACTTATATCAAAATTTTATATCATTTTATGTTAGTATGTTAATATAAAGTTGAATGAAAACAATTAATTTATGAATTTTTATGATATACAACGAATAGCAGTGCTTCGGTAATGGTATGCTTGGGAAGTATTGTTATCAACGTTTAAAAGAATCTACAAAATTTAAAATTAATATGTATGATCATTCAACATTTGATATTACAAATCAAGATGACGTTTATGCAATGATATGTAATAATGACTGCATTATTAATTGTGTTGCTTATACTGATGTAGATAAAGCTGAATCTAATTCGTTATTATGTAAAAATGTTAATGGAATTTCTCTAGATTATTTAGCATATGAAATAAATAAACAGAAAAAATTTTTAATTCATATATCTTCTGATTTTGTTTATGGGGATATTAAAGATGATTCACTTACACCATTATATGAAGATGATATAGTACATCCTATTAATGTTTATGGTGAATCTAAATTAGAAGGTGATAATAACATTCTTATGTGGATGTCATCTAGATATTTAATTCTACGTGTATCTTGGTTATTTGGACCTTATGGAAACAACTTTATTGATAAAATATATAATCAGTTATTAGATAAAAATATTGATGAAATAAAGGTTGTTAATGATCAGTATGGTAGATTAACATCCACAAAATTAGTTGTAGATGTTATTATGAATTGGATAGTATTCGGATTTAAATCAGGATTTTATAATTTATCATGTAATGGTGATATAACAACAAAGTATGATATTGCTTGTGAAATAAAACAACTTTTAAATGTAGATAAAAAAATTATTCCAGTTTCATCTGGATTTTTTAAAACTGTAGCAGTGCGACAAAAGAATTCAATTTTATCTTGTGAAAAACTTGATAAACAAGTATTACTTACAAGGTCATATTGGCAAAATGATCTTGCGAATTATATTAAATATAAGAAAATAACAAAATATGGATCATGTTGGACAAAAATCTATAATTTGTTTACAAAAATATTTTAAAAATAAAAATTAATAAAGGTATTAAAACTTATGGATAATTTAATTACAGCATTCTCTAAAATGGTTGATGCATCTAATTCATTAACTGATAAGGTTTTATCAACAAACATTAAGAGTAATTCTATTTTAGATCGTCTTATTACTCTTGAAAATCAAGTTGAATCTTTAAAATATGCTAATGCAGAGGTAATCAGTTCACCTGAAAATCTTGTTCAGCCAGATAAAGATTTAATTATTAGTATTTCTGAACCTGTAAGTGGAACAACAGAAATTTCTGCTAAAGATTTAAGTGTTAAAGAATTTGAAGCTACTGATGGATTAGTAAAATTTACAGCAACAGAAAACGTTACAATTAAAAATCTTTCTACAGCTGGAGATCTTCCAAAGACAACTGCTAATGCACAAGTTCAGATTAATGCTTCAGAATACGTTAAAATTACTCAATCTTCTATTGATCAAACTGGATATAATGCTATTGAAGTTGGTTTAAAAACGGTTCCAAAATCAGTTATTATTGATGGAGTTTCATTTAATTCAACATTAACAAATAATGCTATTTCAATTTTTGGAACTCAAAATGGCGGAACAATTACAATTCAAAATTGTAAATTTGCAAAATGTTCTAATCCACTTCGTTTATCAAACAATACAGGCGGAAAAGTAACAGTTAATATTATTGATTGTGAGTTTAATGATTGGGATACTAATCCTACGTGGGCTGGAATGATTATTTGTCAAGATTATACTTCAAAACAAGCAGACTTGGCACAAGAAAATAATTTGTTTAGTCCTGACAAAATGACAATTAATATCATAAATTGTACAAAAAATGGAAAGAAAATTACAATGACCACACCAGAAAGTGTTTGTGGTACAAATAATGCAGATACACAGCTTTTATATGTATGGAATGAGTATGAAAATTCTGTTCCATATAGTATAGAACGTTATCCAACACTTGTAATTAAGTAAAATTAAATAAAAAATAAATGGGAAGATTTAAAAATCTTCCCATTTTTTTTATAAATTAAGAAAAAATTAAACTGTTGGAGGAAGATTATCTCTTCCATCTTCCCATGAATATTTTACTTCAAAATGATTAACATCAATTAAATCAATAACATCTTGAAGATTATTTGTATATTTAACTTGAAATGATACATCTTTATAACACGACATTCTAGTAAGATATTGAAGATCTGCGGATTTTTCTAAAGAATGATAATATGCATTATCAAATTCAGAAATTAAATCAAATAACGCATCTAATGAATGTCTTCTAAAAATCATTGCTAATCCTCTTGGTCTTGGACACTGATGTTCAGGAAGAGGTGGAAGAGGAAGTTGTGGCTTTCCGCCAAGATCAAAATTAGGTTGTGATCTGATAACAAGTTTATATACTTGATTAAACTGTGGTTTATTAATTCTTGTAAAATAAATAATTAAACTTCCACCAGATTCTACGGCAATATCTCCCATTGTAATATTATCTACATCTTGTGCAAGAATTGGACAATATAAAATTGGACGATTTTCATGATCCCACATTTCAACACTTACTGGAAGAGGCAAATTATGTCTAACTAAAAGTTTATTAGCATCTAACCATTTTAAATTAAGTGTATTAACATCTTCTGTAATATCAAACATTTTTGTAATTGGTTGACATGCTGGATCATTTGGTTTTTGTGGATAATAATTATCTAAAAATAAAACTGTATAAAAATAAGATTTTCTATGCACATCATGATTCATTGGAGGACGACAAGGAGCTCTCATACCAAGATTTGGACCAGCTACACCATTTACTCGTTCCCATGGATATGCAGGATATTGTACTTCATGTGCCATTGTTAAATTCCTAAAAAGCTTTTCTTTTTCTTATTTATCATTTTTACTGATGTCATTTGTTAAAGCTTTTTCTTTTAAATGTTCATTTAACACTTGTCCACAAATATCCATATAAAATGAAAGAAAATATGCCCAATGCTCTGTTGTTTCATCTGTCATTTCTGCATCAACTGAACTGGAAATATGAGTCATAACATGATATATTTCATGTGCAAGATTTGAATAACATTTGGTTGAGCCATCAAATTTATTTAAAATAATAACAATCTTAAATGTTTCATCATTAGCAATTGTGCACGGTGCTGTTAATGTATCATCTTTTTTAAAATCAATTCCCTCTTGCCAACCAAACTCATATTTGTCATTTAGTAATGTCACAATATCATAAAATGATTCATCTGATAATACAAGATAAATATCTCGTTCATATTGATTTGGAATTAAAGTCCATACAGTAGTGCTCATAACAAATTTCCTTCCATATCAATTTTTTGAATAATAATTCCATTCATTTTACAATATTCATCAACTAATTTAGAATTTGTATATCTGTCATATTCTTCAGCATAATACACTTCTTTAATTCCAGCAGCACATATCATTTTTAAACAATGCTTGCAGGGATGAAGTGTAACATATAAAACTGATCCTTCAATTGAAATTCCATTTCTAGCTGCAAATAAAATTGCATTTAATTCACCATGAATCTCAGCTTCTTCTGAAAATTTAGCATGTTCTTCTCTAGATGGTTTTCCACTACTAAAATATTCATTACAATTTATAAATCCAGGCGAAGTTCCATTGTATCCAGTTGAAAGAATTCTTCCATCTTTTACTAAAATTGCACCAACTTTATATTGTACACAAGATGAAAGTTCAGAAATATTTTTAGCAATATTAATAAATGTTTTTCTTAAAAGAACTTTATCTTTCATAAATTACTGCTCCATTGCAATAATACCACGAACATTTGTAATATCATATGTCATTTGATAAATCAACTTCTTAATTTCAGCAACACACCTTAAAACTTCTTCTTGATCTTCAATATCTTTCATAATTTTTTGATATTCTGGAGATTTTCTAGCAATAGTTAATGCTTTAGTCTTCATCAATGTATCATTTGCACTTCCATCTAATATTGCTTGACCTTTTGCTTCATACAACTTCTTCTTAACTGCTTCAACAAAATCTTCAGCATCTTGTTTAAGCTTTTTCATATACTTTTCTTCTTCTAATTCATAGCGCAGATATTTAGCGCCATATGACGACTTCATAATGGTTTTATCATGAATATTTGCATCAGTAATTCTTAAATCAGCTGCAGCTTCTTGAAGATATTCTTCAACATGTTTATTTAAAATACCATTTACATAAGATCTATCCATTTCAACTCCTTTCAATTTTAAGTTTAAATTAAACTTAGAAATATAAATTGTAAAGAAAAAGTAAAATGATAAAAAAGTATATTAAAGAATATTTTAGAAAATATGAAAGAGTAAATGATAGATGTGTAAATAGATTTCTTAGAAATAATCCAAAAATAGATAAAGTACTAGCAAGAATTTTAGAAAAACAACCTCTATGGGAAAGAAAATTTAATATAGTTAAAGCGATATTAGAAGATATTAATTTAGCAAGGTGTAAAGTTTGTAATAAACTTTTACCATTTAGTAAACATACACAATCTTGCTGTTCATATGAATGTATGGGAAATAATTTAGAGCTTATTGATAAAAGAAGAAAAACAAATTTAGAAAAATATGGAGTTACCTGTACATTTCAGTTGGACGAAATAAAAGAAAGAATTAAAAAATCAAATTTAGAAAAATATGGTGTTGAATACGCACAACAATCTGAAATAGTAAAGGAAAAATCAAGAAAAACTTGTTTAAATCGTTATGGTGTTGAGCACCCTGCACAAACTAAAGAAGTAAAAGAAAAAATTAAAAAATCAAATTTAGAAAGATATGGAGTTGAATATCCATTTGCTTCTAGTGAAACAAGAGAAAAAATAAAGAAATCAAATTTAAAAAAGTATGGCGTTGAAAATCCTTTTCAAATTAAAGAAGTAAAAGAAAAGATTAAAGTAACTAATCTAGAAAGATATGGTGTAGAGAATCCTGCTCAATCTGTGTTTATTCAAGAAAAAATGAAAAAGACTATGAAAGAAAAGTATGGCGTTGAAAGTCCATTACAATCTCCAGATATACAAGAAAAATTTAAAGAAACATGTATAGAACATCATGGTGTAGAATATCCTTTGATGTCCAAAGAAATACAAGAAAAATCTAAAGAAACCTGTATAAAAAGATATGGCGTAGAATATTCATTGATGTCTAAGCAAATACGAGAAAAAATAAGAAACACCAGATACGATAAATTTTATGATTATCTATGTGAAAAAGCAGATGAATGGAATTTAAAACTTTTATTTAGCAGAGATGAATATGAAGGCATTCAAGATTATGATAAAAAATACAAATGGAAATGTTTAAAATGTGGAAGTGTGTTTGAAGATCATTTGTGTTCTCATATTCCAAGATGTTTAAAATGTTATCCGCTTCTTTCTGGAAAGTCTAAAAAAGAACAAGAACTTATCGATTTTTGTAAACAGTTTTATCCAGATCTTATTCAACACGATAGAAAATTGATTGCTCCATTAGAACTTGATATCGTAATTCCTGAACTTAAACTAGCGATAGAATTTAATCGGCAATTATTGGCACTCTATACAAAATAAATTTCCCAATTATCATTTGCTTAAAACTGAAATGTGTGAAAGTTTTAATTACAGACTTATTCATATCTGGGAAGATGAATGGAATGAAGAAACAAAAGAAAAACTAAAATTGATATTTGAAAGTAAAGAAGTTATACCAAATAAAAGTATTCTCGATAGAAGCTGGTATAGCATATTTCAAGTACAAAATAAAAATATTGAAATTTTACTTCCAGAAATAATTGAAAGAGGAAATTATAAAGTTGAAAACTGTGGATATCTAAAATTATTAGATTAAATATCTTTAAATTTAAATTTCTTAACTAGAGTTAGTTCCGGATCTTCAACAACTTCATTTACTAGCTTCCATCCATTTATATATTCTTGCTCTAGAATAAATTTGGATCGATAAAGAGATGATGTTAGTTCTTTAACGTTTTCAGAACTAATATCAACATCTTCTTTAATAAGTTCTTTATAAAGCTTTTTCAAATCATCAAAATTCATTCTTTTGAATCTTTCTTTACAATTAAACAATCAGATTCTTTAATATCTTCTGGTCTAACTTCTATTACATTTCCATTTCTATACACCATTATAGAATGATCGCAAGTAGTATAAATTGTTTTATCTCCTACTGAAACTTTCCACTTATCTTTAGTAACTTTATGTCTAGAAATATTCTTAATATTAGTTAAACCATTTATGGAATCACATTTAATATTTTTGTCATTTAACAATAAAATCTCAGTTCCATTTTCTAAAATATCAATACTGGTACTTGCATCATTTGATAAAAGTTCATACAACTCTTCTACACTAATTTTATTAACCTGCTCAATTTGCAAATTTTTAACTGGAATAAACATATATTATAAATTCTCCTTTATGATAGTATTTTCATCAACATATAATGATTCTTCATCTTTTTTACTTAAAGTATAATATGGAATATAAACAATTTCATCATTTAAATAGCATGGAACGCATTCCTTATCAGAAATAATATATGTTTTATCATTAAAATTAATTTTTGAACCTATTTCAAATTTATAATTTGAAAAAACTTTAATAGCATTCTTAATATTTGCTATAAATTCTTTTCTGTCGTTTTCATTAATATGTTTTATTAGTTTATATTGTTCAAGTTCATATTCAAACAACTCTTCCATTTCATATTCTTTTATAAGAACAACATATTTGGCTTTAGAATGACTTTCAAATCTATCTAATACTTCAACTGTTTTTCCATTACTATCTTCAAATAAATCTCCAATATTAAATTTGTACTCAGTTAAATCAATAGGAATTGGAAAGTCTTATTCAGAGTTATTCATAAATCCACCTTAAACAATCATTTAAAACATTTTTACTTTTAGAATCAAATTCCCATACAATTCTAACATTTAAATTAAATTTTTCCTTTAAAAGATTTATTCGTTCTTTATCATGTTTCCATATTTCTTTAGCAGTAAGTCCATTTCTTACAACGTCATTTTCTTTATAGATAAATGGATTTGCATGCCAAAAATCACCATAAAATTCTATAACTTTATGTGTTGTTTCATTATAAAGATCAACTAAAACATAAGTGAATCTATCTTTAAAGATATCAAATTTCTTTTCATTTTCACCATAAAACAACTTATGATTTTCTTTATTTGCTTTAACAATTTGTTTAATAAAATTTAAAGCAACCTTTGAATATCCGCGACTAATTCCATCTAAATATGATTTCCATTTAAGTAATCCAACATCTTCACCATACTTTCTAATGAAATTTTCTTTAGTTAAAAGTTTTTCACCACAAATTCTTTTATATTCTTCTAAACCTTTTTCTTTACCATACTTTTCAATAAGATAGTCTAAAGTTTTAGTGTAATGTTGTTTCTGCAGATATTCATTCCACTTTTGAATGCCAATATCTTCACCGTATTTTTTAACTAAATTTTCTTTAGTTATTGCACGAGACTTATTGTAAGTGTCAAATGTTTGTCTATCCCAACCATACACTTTCTGCTTATAAGCAAATGTGTTTACTTCTCCGCTGACGTTTACAATATTTGTTCCAACGAATTAAGCCCTCTTGTTCACCATGCTTTTTAATAAATGATTCTTTTGTTCTAGCGCAAGATTTACGATATTCAGCCCATTTTTGTTTGCCTAACTCTTCACCGTACTTTTTTATATACTGAGCTTCAGTACACATAAATTTAGTTTTATCTTTAAATTCTTGATATTTAATTGGACCTAATTCTAAACCATATTTTTCTATATAGTATTCTTGCGTCATACAGTATCTTTTTTTTTCAAGATACTGATCATATCGTTGTTTACCTTCAACTTCACCGATATTTCAATATCATTCTATCTAAGATTACACCCATAGCTGGTCACTTTCTCGTAATTCATCTACAGTACAGAAACATTCTTTTCCATTTCTTAAAATTCTTAATTTTTCATTTTTAGCTGTAAGTTTAACAATTTTATCATTATAACAAATTTTATATAAATTATTAACAGAAATTAATGAATCTTTAAAAATGGAGTCAGTATCTCCGAGCTATAACAAAATTTATAATGTTTGTGTCTGCAAATGATTTTAATTTTTCATTTACATAGCGTAACATTTCTTTGATTGCAGTTTGTCCACTTTTTGTAATTGACATTGCATTATCAACATCATAGCATGAATAATATTTAGAGCCTAAAGCTCCGATATGCGCTGTTGCGTACATATTATACTTTATAATAAGAGTCATATAATATGCTTCGACTATACCTTTACCGTCAAAAATGCAATTTTGATACGGTAGCTACCGCCTAGTCTGTCCACATTCCCAAATTATAAATTTGGTTAGCTCGGCGATTGGATCTAAGTTGTTTAATTCTTAGTCGTCCCCCGAATTCGATAGCTGTTCATCTAAAAATTTCTTTTTAGAGTCCCCATACATCTTATAAAGCCCTCTTGCAATATAAGTTAGGCAAGGAAAATTTTATATGCATGTTGTTGAGTATCTTGAAATTGTTCTATTGTTTCTAATTGTCTTTTCTTTTCTTTTAATTGTTCTAATTGTTTTAGAAGTTTTTGTTTATTCATATATTTTATTCCTTAGTTATGCTTGTTTTTAATAAGTAACCTAAATTTAAAGTAAACTAAATAAGAAAAATAAAGTTTCAAATTGAAATTATGAAAACTGAAATTTTAGATAATTGGACAGCTTATCATTACTAATTCAGATTTAATTTGCTCTTAGAAAGATTTAATTTTTAAAACTTCTTTAAGGGCATTTTTTGTATATGATGAATATAGATTTAACAAAATATGATTTAATTCCCGTTTCATCTTCTGAAGTTAGCATTAAAAAGTGTAATGATAGATTTGAAGATGAATATGTGTATGACATTGAAGTAGAAGATAACAGTCATACATTTTTTGCTAATGATATTTTATTACATAATTCTATCTATATTAGAATGGATAGTGTTTTACTAAAATTATTTGGAACTACTGATATTGATTGGAATTCAGATGAAACTATTCAAAAAATTAAAGATTATGTTGATCATGAATTTCAAGATGATATTAATAAACATTGTGCAGATTTTTTATGCGATACATTTTTTACAGACCAACGAAGAGTTGAATTTAAACGTGAAAAGATTTCTGCACAAGGTGATTTTTTAGCAAAGAAGCATTATGTATGTCATGTTGTTGATAATGAAGGATTTAGATGCGATAAATTCACATATACTGGTGTAGATGTTAAGAAAAACGAATTACCTGACTCAATTAAAACTCTTCTTAAAGCTGCAATTGAAGGATTTATGATTGAAGATTGGAGTAACAATAAATTTCAAATAAAAATTAGAGAAATTTATAATCAGTTTTGTGAACTTCCGATTGAAAAAATGTCATATATCAAAAATTATTCAACTAAAAAAAGTGCAGAATATTTTGATTTGGAAAAAGGTGCAAATGCACATGCCAAGGCAGCAGAATATTACAATCAAGTTTTAAGAGAAACGGGTTTATCATCTAAATATGAGTTTATTAATATGGGTGATAGATTTCATTATTTTTATTGCCATACTGATAATCCATATGGAATTGCAGAAATTGGTTATAAAGATAAATGGCCAAAAGAATTTAATAAGTTATTTAAACCTGATATTAATCTAATGTTTCAAAAAACATGTATGGCTCCGTTACGCGGATTTATGGAAAATCATGCGTTTGCTAAATTTGAACCTGAACTTGAAATGGATTCTGGTGCAATTCCTCTATTTGATCTTTAAAGGATTTTATAAAAATGAAATATAATTTTGTAGAAACTCAAAATAAAAAAATATTGATCTTTACTGATCAACATTTTGGTCATTCAAAAGACAATCCATTTAAGTTAAAGCAAACTGAAAAATGCATGGATTGGATTATTTCAACAGGAAAGAAAAACAATGTTGATTATGTAATTTTTATGGGTGATTTATGGGAACAACGTTTTGCACTAAGTGTAAAAACAATGAATGTTGCAATAAAATGTGTAGAAGAATTAGCAGTAAGTTTTGAGAAAGTTTTTCTTATTGTTGGAAATCATGACACATATTATAAAAATACAAATGAAATTAATTCAATAGATTTTCTTAAGATGATTTCTAGAAATGAAAATATTGAAATCATTAATATAGATCCATATTATATGACAATAAATGGAAAGACACTTGGACTATTTCCATGGGGATCTAAAATCAAAGAAATTTATTCAGATCCTAATTTTGAAAAGTGTGATTATGCGTTTGGTCATTTTGCTCTAAATGGAATTGAAATGACTGGTGGGTTAAGTGTAGGTGAAAAATATGAATTTGAAGATATTTTTCATTTATCAGATATAGTATTTTCTGGTCATTATCATAAAAATAAACTTTATAAATCATTAAAAAATTCAGATGCCCGGTCTATTAATGGTTGGTTCACCTATGCAATTAAACTGGGGTGAATATAACCAAGATAAGTTCATTTATATTTTAGACCCTGATAAAAATGATATAAAAGAAATAAAAAATACAATAAACTCGAGATATGAAAAAATTTATTATTCTTTATTATCAAATAATCGTTATACAGAAAATGAACTTAAAAAACTTTGTAAAGATAATTATGTAAAACTTGTAGTAGATGCAAAATATCAACTTAATCAAATTCTTACATTGATTGAATTTTTAAGAAGATTCAACCCTGTTACTATTGAAACAGAATATCTAATTAGCATTACAAGTGATACAATATTAGAATCTGCAGATGAAATTGTAAAATCTGGTTCTAAAGATAATAAAGAATATTTAATGGAATATTTAAATGTAACTTATAATGAAATATCAAAAATTGATGAGTCAATTGATAAAACATTGTTATTTCAGTTAGCAGAATCTTATTATGAAAAGTCACAATCATCTGAAAAAGATATAGAAGAAGATAAATAGTTTCATTATGAAATGAGTTTATTTATTATGTTAACTGTAAAAACATTTAAAGAAGATTTTCCAATAATACAGAATAGAAAAAAAGTTAAAGTATTAATATGTGCAGGTGGTGGTTTATTTGGTTACATTATTACTTATTTAATGAGTCATTTAGATTTTGATTTATATTCAAAAGTAGACGTAGTTTCTGGTTCTTCTATCGGAGGCATTTTAACGCTTGCATATTCTGTTAATTCAGACTATAAATGGATTAATACACTTTTTGAAAGAGGCGCAAATAAAATTTTTAAGAAAAGATTTTTAGGTCGGAGTATTTGGTCCTAAATATGATAATAAAGAATTAGAAAATTTTATAGAAAATATTGTAGGTGATTATAAGCTATCAGATATTAATAAGATTTGTAATAAAGATTTAAAATTAATTATACCAACATTAGATTATACATTAACTCAACCTAGAATTTTTACAAATATCGATCTTGAATATGCAAAGGAATATGATTATCCTTTAAAGAAAATTGGTATTGCTACTGCAGCAGCACCAACATATTTTCCAGCTGTTGAATATATTTGGAATGAAATTGAAAAGAATTATGAAAAAATGAAAGAACTTTCAATTCCATCTCAGATTTATTATCTTACACAACAAGCTATGAAGTTTAGAACAGACAAATCTGTTCTTATTGATAGTGGTGTAATTGAAAATATTCCTGTTATAACAACATATACAACTTTAAAATCAAGATATGGTATTAATGTTGAAGATATTGATATGTTTATTATAGGTACAGGAGATGATTGTGGTCATCCTACAGAAACAGCTAAAGAAGTTACAAACTGGACAGCAGTAGATTGGCTTATTAAATTTATTATACCATATGTAACAGAATCTAATGAACTTGCAAGCGTTAATTTTGGAGCACAAATGGGATTTAATTCATTTGAATATTATAATCCATTAACAACATGCGGCGCAATGGATGATCCTGATATTCTTCCAACATTAAAAGATCAATGTGATACAATTGTAGATGATTTCAAAAAAGAAATAAATGCATTTTTAGAAAGATAAAAAGTTTACTTTTTCATTTCTTTTGCTATCTTAAAATAAAGATTCTAACAGCAATTTAATGATCTTTTGAGGATAAGAATAATAGAATCTTGTTTTTTTATAAATAGTAATAATGAATGGAAATTAAAAAAATGAGTATTAAAAATAACAATCTTCTTTATAGCAGCTATTATTACCTCTTATATGATGAGAGAGGCTGCTAATTGATGTTATTTTGAATATATTAAAATAAAATTTATTAGAGCTTCTCAAATAAAAGAGAAGCTCTAATTTTTTATAATGTTGTTTGAAAAATATGGTGTCGTATACTGCTAAGGACGCAGTTCGGTCTGTAAAACCGACGTCTATGACTGGCTGAGATCGTTACTCAGAGGCACCACCAATTTAATAGGGTCGATAACGCCAAGTGACTGTAAATCACTCCTCTTACAAATAGGCGTATAGTTGAGTAAGTAGGTGCAAATCCTTCTCGGCCCACCATTTTTGTCCGTGTAGTCCAATTGGCAGAGACACTTGATTCAGGGTCAAGATGTTAAGAGTTCAAATCTCTTCACGGATATATATCCTCGTAGCCGAATTGGCATAGGCACATGGCTAAGGACCATGTTTTTGTGAGTTCGACTCTCACCGAGGATACCAGAAAATATCTAATTTTTAATAAAAATTAGTTAACAAATATATAAGTATTCGCTATTTTATAAAATATTAAATGCTAAACATTATACTATTATACGGTTAATGTTGAAAAACTGTTAAAGTTGGCAGTTTTAAAATGTGTGTATGCATTTATACATATTTTGCAAAAAACAACTCATAGTTAAACTAAGCATTAGATCGTCCACATCTAATGCTGAAATGAAAACGTTGGAGTTGGCGGTTTTGTGGAGCGTGGATATAAAAAGCTCTGTTATACAACCAGGTGCAGTGCTTAGCCGGTTCGATAGGCGAAGCTGAACCTATAATTTGTTATCGAACGGATTGGTGATAACCGGGAACGCGATGGTGAAGGTCTGTCGTTAATGTTCACTAACCTTCAATTTTTAATTTATGGCTCAGTAGCAGAATTGGCATATGCAGTGGTTTCAAAAACCATGTTATTTATGGGTTCGACTCTATCTGAGCTACCACTATCATCGAATGCCTTTGTAACAGAATTAGCATAGGTACATTGCTAAAAACCATGGTTTTGTGGGTTCAACTTCAAACGAAGGCACCATTTTAGTTTATTTTGAAAAATAAAAATGAATTATTTTAATCCAAATCATCCCATTATTCGTGGTCAAACACTTCAAATTAAATTTGAAAAATCTAGTATCAAGTTCAATGAATGTTTTAATCTTATTATGGAACATGCTACTGGATTATTCACTCCTGGAAGTCTTCTTTACCATATCAAACAACATTTACATGATAAACAATTTCTTGAAATTTCTTACAAAGAATTATGCGAACACTTATCTGTAAATTCCCATAAAAATTTTAAAAATGCTGTTGAAAAATTACCGATAAACTATAAAATTTATATTTTATATTTTGATCCAGTTAATGAAATAAAATACCTTTATGATTGTCCGGAGAAAAAGATTATAAAACAATATTTTGAAAATAATTCAAGTATTCCTGCAGCTAGATTTGAATTTATTACAAAATCAATAATTGTAATAAACTCAAGAATTATAAAAAATGATAAACGTTTAGAGCAATCATTAGATCATGAGCTGAATCACGTATTTGAGCCGTTTTTAAATGATTGTAAAAATGAAATAGAAGACTTGCCATCTGATAAAATTCAAATATATATCGAAAGATATTTTATAGATGAGCTTGGAATTAAAATTTCAAATATGAATGAATTTAAAGATTATGCGGAGCATATGTTTGGAAAATCTGAATTTTATGAAATGACCGCTGATTTGTGTAACGTTCTTTCTTTATATTTCAAAGAAAAAGATTCTGCTAAACTTTTTAGAAAACTTGAATCTATGCTTACAGATTCATTTATCAACTCAGAAGAATTTAAAAAGTTAGAAGAACCAATAAGAGGATCAATTCTATTTGCATATACATGTAAGCGATTTTCTCCACGTAAATGGAAAATCGTGCTAGCAAAAGTGAAAGAACAACTAAATTTAACTGGAATTTCTGGTTCAATTAAAATTTTTGCAAATAAAATTAAAGAAAATCTAAAAGGATTATTAAAAAATGTTATGTGAGTATGGATGTGGACAGGAAGCTAAGTATCAATTGAAGAGCCGGTAAATGGTGCTGTTCTAAAAACTACCAATCATGCCCAGAACTAAGAAAGAAATATTCAATTCGGATTAAAAATTTGTTACGCTGAAGATAGAATTCATCATGATCTGTTACGAAAATAGATGTTTTAAAAGAAAATTCAATAAATACCGTTAACAAATTTTGATTATTTGCTATTATATACATATGAAAATTAAATGATGTTGAGTACAACACTCAAACATTTAATTAAACATCAAAATGCCCGGATGGCGGAATGGGCAGACGCAGCAGACTTAAAATCTGCTTCCACATTTTGGAGTATGGGTTCAAGTCCCATTCCGGGTACCATTAATTTTTACTTATTTTATGAAAAACATTTCTCACATTGATAAAGATCAATTCATTTCTATTTGTAATCAATCGCTTACTATGGCCGAAGCAGCTAGAGCCTTAAACATAAGTTATAAAATTTTGATTAGATACGCAAAATTGTTTGGATGTTATCATCCTAATCAGGGACGGCAAGGGGACAACTAGAAATACTAGCAATACTAATAAGAAAACAAATGATATTTTAAGTGGAAAATTTCCAAATTTTCAAACATATAAATTAAAACAAAAATTAATTAAACTTGGAATAAAACAAAATAAATGTGAAATATGTGGATGTAAAGATTGGCAAGGAAAACCATTGCAAATGCAACTTCATCATATAGATGGAAATCCAAAAAATCATTTATTAAGTAATCTTCAAATGTTGTGTCCAAATTGTCATTCACAAACTGAAAATTTTACAGCTAAAAACAAACGTCATTAATATAAAGGAGATAATTTTATGAGTACTCGTGGTGCAATTGGTTTAATCTTTAATAATGAAGAAAAAATTGGATATAATCATTTTGATTCTTATCCTGAAGGTTTAGGAAATGAAATTATTACATTTTTAAAAGGCAAAACAATTGACGAGTTAAAGTCTATTTTTTCTAAAATTACAATTATAAAAAATAGTGACAATGACGTATGGAATTGGCAAAAGCACACGTTTAATACTGAATTTCTTGATGAACATAATTTTCTTAATGATTCATTATTTTGTGAATTTGCTTATATTATTAATCTTGATACAAATAAATTAGAATATTATGAAGGTTTTAACTTAGATCCAAATGCACCAGGACGTTATGCAAAAAATACTTTATACAAAAATGATGAGAAAATCTATTATGGTGTAAAACTTGTAAAAGAAATAGAATTAACTGATTTGTTTGCCGGAAAATATTCTATTGTTGATGGTAACTTTGTTTTAGCTTAACTTTTACAAACTTTTCTATGACAAGATTTGAAGAAATATATTTAAGAATTATCAATGAGATGAATTCTATTTCAAATGCTGAACCTGAATTTATAGACTATAATGATGTAGAAGATACATATAATATAATTACTGAAGATACTATATCTATCATAAACGAATATGTAAAAGATCCAGAATTAACACCAATTCCTAAAGATTTTTTAAATGTTATTTGTAGTAGAGTAAAGTATAGACGAGATAATGTTACTGTTATTTCTATGAAAGAATTATATGAATTATTAAGAGAGTATGAATATCCATTTTATAATGATTTTAAAGATTCATTGAAAACATTTTCCGGAAATCTTTATATTGTTATGTTATTCAATAGAGATTTCAATTTTTATTCTTCACCGTATTTTAATAAAACATTTTCATTTATAAATCATTATGTTAAAGATACAAATGTTTGTACAAAAATATGTAATGAGTTGCTTAAAAGTAAACATAAAAATGTTGATGCATTTTGTTCAAAAACAGATAATGATTTGAAAAATAATGAATTTTTTCAAAACAATGGTTTAATATTCATTTCGCTTAAAGGTGAATTCATAAAAGATAGTCTAGAACATGAATTAACACATTTTGTTCAAAAAACAGTAGGTTTCAACAAAACTGAACAACAAATTAAACAATCTAATAAATTTAATAATTTTATTAATTGTGATAACAAATCTGCAGAACAATTAATAAAATGGCTTAAAGAATATATTACTGAAAATGATTTTCAACTTTCTAGATTAATGCAATTCTTTGGTGTAAAATTTAACTCGAATGAATTACACCAAAGTATAAAAGCTGTTTTAAATGGTATTCAACGAATTTATGAATATGGAAAACTAAGTTATATTTCTGAATTAGATTTCTCAAAAAATGAAATTAACAAAGAAGAAAGCAATAAAAATTTACAATTTAGATTAAACTGGCTAAATTCATTCTTATTAGTAATTAATTCTAATAAATTTATTGAAAATAATCTTAAACCCGTTATTTTGAACTTGTTTAATGAAGAAGAACAACAAGAATATTTGATTAAAAATAGGCCTTATTTTATCATTTTACTTTATTTTGGATTTAAAATTATGTTTAAAGATTTAAATATAGATGAAAAACTTAAAACACATTTTAACTCATTTAAGTTTAAAGACAACTAACACTAAAATGGTATAAACAATGTTTATACCATTTTAATATTATAAAAAAAATTAAGTAAAAGTACTTTAATAAAACTTATATAAATAAAATTTGTAAAAATAAAAATATTTTATTATGTCAATCTTTTATATAATAAACAATAATGAACCCGCCGCAGAACCAAGAAACAATGAATTGCTTGGAGGATTCGTTTTGTAATAAAAGATTAAAAAATATTGAAAAATATGTCAAGCGAATCTTCTAAAAATTAGAGATTCGCTTTTAACTTTTATAAATAGTGGTGCTATCATAATCATATGAAAGTTAAAGATGCTGTTTGACAATTAACAATAATTAATGATGTTTATTAAGTGTCTCCTTCGTCTAGAGGCCTAGGACACCGGGTTTTCATCCCGGCAACACGGGTTCAAATCCCGTAGGAGATGCCATTTATAAAATTTTAATAAGTTATTAGTTACTTTTTATTATTTTTTTGCTATTTAGATAATATATAAAAAAATAAATTCATAAAAGAGATTTAAAAATGAACAAATTTAATATTAAAGTTGGTGATTGGTGTTACGTGTTTGGTGATGACGTTTTTGTTCAAATCTCTAAGATTGAATATGATTCCAACAATAATATTAAAAATGTTTATGCGGCTGATGATTATAACGTCATTTATGTCAATTCTTCTCTTACGTGGATTTGTCATGAAAATAAAGATCCTGAAAAGATCTTTCACAAACTTTCTTATGAAGAACTTGAAGAACGTAATATTAACATTAAACACTAATTTTTTATAAGACGCGTTAATAAGTTAATTTCGGTGTGTAGTTCCGTAAATGGAAGCGGGTCGCGTTTGGGGCGCGGAGCGAAAGCCTTGCCAGTTCGAGTCTGGCCACACCGACCAATATGTTCCTCGGTAGATCAATAGGTAGATCAACTGGCTGTTAACCAGTGAGTTATAGGTTCGAGTCCTATCCGAGGAGCCAATTTAACTTTATATGGGGTTTTTTAAAAATTGATTTGAAAAAATAGTTCAAAAAGTATTAGAACGGATTTTGGCTAAGCAAAATCAGAGCTGTAATGAGCAATTGAATCTCCATTTTTAGCTGAGATGGCTAAAACATTGTATCTTAGATGATGTTAGGGGATAATAAAAGTAAAATCAATTTTTTAATTTTATATATGTGGGGCATTAGCTCAATTGGCTAGAGCGATAGCTTTGCAAGCTATAGGTTGCGGGTTCAATTCCCGCATGTTCCACCATTTTATAATGACATTGCATAGTTAAAAAGTTTAATTTGTTTAATTTTAATTGAAAGGGTATTAAAAATATGTTTGCCATTGTAGCGATATTAATATTTTGTATTTTTGTTTTTATTTTATATTTACGCGAATATAGTACACCTAATTCACGTGGCTATTATTTAGGAGGTTATAGCGAAAAATATCCTAGAGGAAAACCAATAATTGGAAAACCATATTATACAGAAGAAGATGTTAAAAAATGGAATGAATATTATTCTAAAGAAAAAAAGCATAAACATAAAAAGCATAAACATAAAAAATGATTAAATTTGTAAATTATATTTATGAGCCAACAAGCTTATGTTGTGGTATTCTTACTGTTATGATTAATGATAAAGAATATAGATTTGGTCATGATTATAATAGTAATTGTTATGATTATAAAACCAATAGATATATTGATGGAAATTTTAATGAGTTTTGGAAATCTGGCGGATGTGTAAGTCTCGAATATGGCTCTACAGAAGGACCTTGGGAACTTTCTTATACTGAAAATGATTATCCCGATTGGATTGTTGAATTAATGCCAGAATTGATAAAAGTATTTAACGAAAATGTTATGTATGGATGTTGCGGAGGATGTCGTTAAACAATTTACAAATTGTTAAAAAATGCTATTTTATTAACTATAAAGGTATATCTCTATAAAGAGCTCAAATACGAGTGTTCAAGATAGGGTTTAACTGGTTCGAATCCAGGCGGTGCATGTAACAATGCATCGTATAGTTAATTACGATGGATGTAAACATATATCTTTTTATATGTTATTTAAAAATATTGATTAAAAATGCCTCCATAGCTTAACGGATAAAGTGGAAGACTTCTAATCTTCTGATGTTGGTTCGATTCCAACTGGGGGTACCATTTTAATACTGATTAAAATTTAAAAAATAAATTTTAAATTTTGTTTACTTTTTTATTCTTTTTGTTATTATTATAATATAAAAATAAAAACTTTATAAAAGCAGGTACTTGAATGTAACTATTCAAGTTCATTAAAAGTTAAGCCTGTTTGCTCTGCTAACGGATGTATGATAAGAGGCCTATAAAGTTTTAATGCTGATTGAAAATTGTTTGTTTTGTTTCGTCTGGTGAAACATCTTAATGTTCGCCAGCGGCGCATAAATTTGAAAGTTGTTTTTCTTAAGATTGTAGCTATAGCTTAATGGTAGAGCAGCTGCCCGTAGAAGCGGCGTGTTTTGGTTCGATTCCAAATGGCTTTTGTTGAAGAAATGACTACTCTATCAACCTTTTAAGAGAAAAATAATTTAAACTCAAACTAGTCATTTTAGTTTATAGAATTTGTAACCACTGGCGGAAGTTAAGCAATGTTCATCAGACGAAACAAAACAAATAAAATTATAAAAAATATTGTTATATTATAAATATGAATAAATAAAAATTGTGTATTCTGTTGGCGAGTGTCAGATCGGTAATTATGAACCTGTCTTATAAACAGTTACAAGTGGGTTCAACTCCCACCTCGCCAACAGAATACATAAATTATATAATGTTAATTTATGAAAAATATATGTACATATTGTGGTAGAGAAGCTATATATCAATTAAAAAATGGTAAGTGGTGTTGCGAAAAAAATGTTGGTGCATGCCCTGAAATGAAAAGAAAAAATAGTGAAGCACGTAAAAAACAAATTGCAGCACAAAAATTAAACGGAACATTTAAATGTAATTTTAATAGCACATCTAATCCAAATCGTGTTGTTTGGAATAAAGGTCTAACAAAAGAAACAGATGATCGAATTAAAAATGCTGCTAATAACTATAGCATTAATTACAAAAATGGAAAATTTAAATTAGGCGGTTATCATCATACATTAGAAGCTAGAAATAAAATTTCAAAAGGTAGATGTAAATATTTAGATTCTTGCAAAGCTGGTTTTTCTGATGTTGGTTGGTATAAAATTACAAATTTAAATGGTGAAGAATTTACAGTAAGAGGTACTTGGGAAAGAGATTTTGGGAATTATTTAACTAATAATAAAATATTATGGGTTAGAAATAAGCAAATAAAATATATACAAACGGATAATTCTGTTCATAGATATAATCCAGATTTTTATTTACCTGATAAAGATTTATATATTGAAGTTAAGGGTTATTTTAGTAATAAAGATCAAGAAAAGATTAAGTTAGTTTTAACACAACATAAAATTAATTTAAAATTTATTAGAGAAAATGAAATAAAAAAGATAAAGGATAATCCAAATATATTATTAGAAAATATAGTTGATTGAAAATTTATTAAACACCCAGTGGACTAGCAAACTACTGAACAGGTCAACGAATTGGTTTAATGCAGAAATGAATTGCAGTAAATGCTACTTTACGTTAATATGAAATAAAGCTAGCTAAACATATTAACTATAACCATTTCCGATCGTAGCTGCGACAGAATTGCTTTTTTAGGCCGGAATCCTTTTTAACAATTTATTGTTGAAAAGTTATACGAGCAAAATAATTTGAAAGTTTGATGGTTTATTCAAATTATGGAGTTGTTCTGAAAGAGACAACAATTATGTTAATTAAAATCATTTCGTATTGATGAATGCGATAATAGTTTTACAAGCGTGGTTAAACTATTTAAAGTAGACTGCAGAACTACATCATTTTTTTTTGTTCCTCGGTAGCTCAATTGGTAGAGCAAGTGGCTGTTAACCACTCGGTTATAGGTTCGAGTCCTATCCGAGGAGCCAATTTTAAAAATATTAAAAAATAAACCTCAAATAAATTTATTTGAGGTTTAATTGTTTATTCATTTATTATTTCCAACCAGCAGGAATTTCATCATAATTAGTTAAAGATGTACAATATCCAAAACAACTGCTTGAATTAAATGTTTTTCCAGAATTCCATAATTTATCAGCAGGTACAGTTCCAACAACTTTTGAACAATTATAAAACATAGAACTTATATCAATTTTACCAGTAGAATTCCAAGTACTTGGCCATATATTACTTATGTTAGATGTTAAACTTGAACAATAGTAAAACATGGCTGAGCAATCAGTAACTGAGTTAGGAATTGTAAAAGTTGAAGGAATTTCAGTTAAACTTGAACAATAGTAAAACATGTATGAGCAATCAGTAACTGAGTTAGGAATTGTTAAAGTTTCTGGAATTGCAGTTAAACTTGAACAACTCCTAAACATGTATGAGCAATCAGTAACTGAGTTAGGAATTGTTAAAGTTGAAGGAATTTCAGTTAAACTTGAACAATTGTAAAATATTGCTGCGCAATTAGTAACTGAGTTTCCAAGTGTAAAAGTTGAAGGAATTTTAGTTAAACTTGAACAATTTTGAAACATGTATGAGCAATCAGTAACTGAATTAGGAATTGTTAAAGTTTCTGGAATTGCGGTTAAACGTGAACAATGGTAAAACATTTCTGAGCAATCAGTAACTGAGTTTCCAAGTGTAAAAGTCGAAGGAATTGCAGTTAAACTTCTACAATTGTAAAACATTCTTGAACAATTAGTAACTGAATTTGGAATTGTTAAAGTTTCTAAAATTTTAGTTAAACTTGAACAATTGGAAAACATTTGTGAGCAATTAGTAACTGAGTTTCCAAGTGTAAAAGTTGAAGGAATTTCAGTTAAACTTGAACAATTGTAAAACATTTGTGAGCAACTAGTAACTGAATTAGGAATTGTAAAAGTTGAAGGAATTTCAGTTATTTTTTCACAATAGTGAAACATGTTTGAGCAATTAGTAACTGAGTTTCCAAGTGTAAAAGTTGAAGGAATTGCAGTTAAATTTGAACTCTCTCTAAACATGCTTGAACAATCAGTAACTGAATTAGGAATTGTTAAAGTTGAAGGAATTTCAGTTAAATTTAAACAACCGTAAAACATTTTTGAACAATTGGTGATTGAGTTTGAGATTTGTATGATTTCAATTATATTTTTGGATGCTTGGAAGTTTGAGTGATTACCTATGATTTTAATTGTATAAATATTTGATTCTGAATAAGAGTGAGTTACTTGTGTTGATGAATTATTACCTGTATATGTTTGTTTAGTTCCATCACCAAAATCCACTACACAATCTTCAACTGGTGTTATACGCATTGAAGTTAAAGAATTACCTTGAATTTTAAATGATGATATATATGAAGGTTTTTTATATGCTAATATATACATTTGTTATTTCCTTTTAATATTATTAAGCTATTTAAATTTAGTTTAATTTATTTATAATTGTATATAAAGGAGAATTAATAAATGGAAATAAAAACAAAAGATAAAACAAATACTGACATTAAAGTTGAATTACCACCAGAAGTTTATTATTCTTAATTTATAAAAATTATATAATATGTTATTAGCTACAATTTTTGTAGATTTTAATTTAGTGTTTTTGTTTGATATTCTAGGAACAATCATTTTTGCGTTAACAGGTGCTATTAGTGGAATTAAACTAAAATTAGATTGGCTTGGAATAATTGTTTTTAGCTGTATTGTAGGAATTGGTGGAGGAATGTTAAGGGATACGATTATTGGTTGTGTCCCTGTTTTAGCATTACAAAACGAAGTATATTTGTTATCTTGCATTTTTGTTGGAATTCTTTCAATTTTATTTGGTTCTTTTATTAAAAATCATGAACAATTAATTCTTTATTTAGACGCATTTGGATTAGGTGTATTTACAGCAATTGGTTGCGAAAAAGGATTATTGTTTGGATTAGGAAATGTTGGTATAATTCTTTGTGGAATTTTGACAGCAACCGGTGGCGGAATACTTAGAGACGTTTTATCTAAAAAAATACCTAACGTTTTAACTCATGATTTTTATGCAACAGCCTCATTAATAGGAGGAATATTTTTTATTTTTTGTTTAGAAATTTTATGTTTATCTATGTTTAATAGATTTTTATTTGTAACAATTTTAGTAACCGGCATTCGCATTTTAGCAATGAAATTTAAATTTAAATTACCACAGGTAAAATGAAAAATACTTTATTATTTGATGTCTCAACCGAATTTTCTAATTTAACATTTTCAGATCTGCAAACAAAATATAATAATCATGAATGGTTATGTGTATATTTTCATTGGAATGATTCTAATATTATTTCTGATTTAAATTTTGTAAAAGCATTTGAAGAAAAATTTAATATAAATGTAAATTGGATTAATATTAGTAAAATATATAATGAAATTATAAAATTAGATTCATCTTTATATAATAAATCTAACGATGATATATTAACTTCATTATATCAAATGAATGTGATTAATATTATTAAAAAACATGTAATAGATTTTTTATGTGAAAAATATAATGCACAAAATATATTGAATTAAAAGAAAATTATAAACATCAAGAGTGTAAACCTGAATTAGGTATTTAAAATAATTTACTTTTATATAAAAAATACTATCTAGTAAATATATAGGTTCGTTAGTTCATCGGCTAGAATACAAGCTTGTCACGCTTGAGAGATGGGTTCGATTCCCATACGGACCGCCACTCTTGTGGGTCTGTAGTTTACGATAGTAAAAACATTTAAATTAAACGATAAACACAATCCGGATGTGCGTTTAATTTAAAAGAAATTAGTGTAAGACCAATCGGGCACACCATTATATAAAATATGTGTTAAAACATGAAAACAAATCTTAATAATACTATTTTAATTTCAGATTTTATAGAATCACTTATAATTAATTCAACTTCTGATTCTTATATTATAATATAAAGTCATAAAATTATTTTTTAAATTTTATAACGGATATTATGCATTTTTATTATTTATTTAATTTAGAATTATAAAGGAGAAATTATTAAAATGTGTACAAGTATATCTGATATAAAATCTAATTATGAAGATCTTACAAAAGAAGAATTAAATTTAAGAAAATATGAATTATCTGAGTTAAAAAAGGTTAAAGCTATTATAGATAGTGACAAATGGAATGAAGTTGATTTTACATTAAGTTTAAAAAATCCAGCTGAATGGGGAATTTCAAAATATAATTTTAATGATTGCATTGATAAAAATATTATTATTGCTTTAAAAAAGTTAGTTAAAATTGGATTTGAAAGAGCTATTGAAAAAAGAGAAAATATTATATCGCAGCTTGAACAAATAAAATAAGATGGAGTATTAATTATGAAAGATGAATTTATTGAATATGGAAAAGATATTCATCCAGTTGAAGCAGAATTTTTTAAAGAATTAATGTTATTATGTGCTAAATATGGTGTTAAACTTAAACCTGATGTATTTACCACTAATAGTGCTACTTTAGGTTGTAAAAACGAACCTACAGAATATGCAGCTATTGAATTTGAATTTAGAGATTCAAGCTTTATTAATGATAGTTTTTATATTGATGCGGCTTGTTATAATAATTTTCAAAATTTAGATGATGATAGAGATCATATTTGTATTAAGAAAATTCCAGTTGATGAACGTAAAATTTGGTATAGTGGTGTTACTAGCGAATTAGCATCTGGTGCATATGAAGTTATAAAACATTTTAACGATGGAACTTTAGAAGAATATTATAAATCTAAGCAGAATTAAATTAATAAATATAGTTCCATGGTGTAACGGTAGCACAGCTGGTTTTGGTCCAGCTAGTTTAGGTTCGAATCCTGATGGAACTGCCATTTTATATAAATAATTATAAATATATACGAAAAAAAAATGAAAAATTCAAAATTTGACATTATATATAAAAAAATAATAGCTGAAGCAATGCTAGATGAAAAGTCTAATTGGAAAAGTAAATATCCTAATACATTTTTTGGCGAAGATTATGATACATATAATCCAGAAGAAGATCCGCATGCTAATGATATTTATATAATAACAATGGATTGGGTAGACGATGATGATGAAGAATCATTTAAATATATACCACAAAAATATAATTTAAAATTAAAAAATTATCATGAATCATTTGTTGGATATGAAGTATCTTTAAAAGGAACTAAAAAAGATATTATTCGTTTTGTATTTGAAGAATATGATCCTGATCATCAAGGTGAAATTAATTGGGAAGAGAATGGCACAGCATATTACGCGAATTAAAATATAAGGAACTACAAATGTAGTTCCTTACAAAATTTAAAATGCTTTAAGCAAATCTTATTATAAATTTTTTATCATGTTAATGACAGCAACCATGAAACTGATAAAAAACCCTATCATAGAGATACTTGCCAAAATAATAATAAAATTCCAAGAAAGTGTAAGAATGGCAAAAATTTTAAGAATAACCAAAACTGTAGCTACAGCAAGAATAAAACTAAACAACAGTTGATAAATCATGCAAATACCATGAACTTTAAACATATTGTTATTCATTTTTACCTTCTTTCTTTATTAAAATTAACGAATAATAGCAATAAAAAGTGCAATAAGAACGATAAGAATAAATGGAATCCACAGGGGAGCAAGAACCCACCACCAACTCCAACTAATTACTCCGCACAGCTTCAATGTAATAAACACAAGTGCAAGCAAACCAGTAAAACCGATTCCACCACTTTCTTTCATTTTAATTACCTTTCATTTAAAAGTTGAAATTTATATTCTATAATAACAACATACTTAATTTTGTTAACATAATTTCAAAATAAATTTAATATCCATATATTTGTTTAGCTTCTTGGTCTGTGATTGATCTTCCATAAATTAAGATTGTTGATAAGTAGCATTCTATATTATTTGCAAAAATGCTTATAAATTTTGGAACGGCTTGTCCTAAGTAAAATCCGCTTGAGGAAATAGTTTGTGAATATTTTATTCCATCGAACCATATAGATATATTTCTGTCATTATTTGTAGCAATTATATTATGCCACTCATTAGCAGTTATTAGCTTATCTAAATTTAATGGACCAGGATTGTTATCATAATTTCTTTCATATGAAATATATTGAAAAGTATTATAACCAACTTTAAATGTATAAAACTTGTTATATCCGTCATAATTTCTATTAGTAGCTAGAATATATTGATTTGGATCATTTAATTCATTTTTTAAGTAAAACCAATAAGATATTGTGACATCTCTCGATCCTGGCATATTTTCATTATTAAAGTATGGAGTTATAGCAGTACTTGAAGTTTGATGATTATTAATGTTAAATTCTGAACCGAAATAATGTAATGCAGGAAATCCATTAATATTTGAAAATTCATATAAATCAGATTCAGGATAACTTATTGGAATTCCTGTTTCTGAATTAGGTAAAGCTTCTCTTAGTAAAGCATAAGTTCCTGTGTATTCGTCACCTAATACAGGTAAATTTTTTTGATTTGGTATTTTATTTTTATAAACATGCGCAAGTGTAAACATTTTATTACCTTTTATTTTAATTTTTTATCTTAAAACGTATATTTTGCAAAAAATTGTGTTATTTTATATTATGTGAATTTATTTACTGTAATTTTATAGAAAGGAAGAATTATGTCAAAATTTGAAGCAGCTGAAGTTTTTAAGATTGGATCTGTTGTATATGACAATGTCAGTAAGCAATATGGCATTGTGACAGGTATTGAAATTGAACAATGCTTAGCTGATGATAACGATGATTGCGACTATCTTATTATGCTTAAGATTAAGCTAGACAATAATGAAGAAATTTTCACAAATTTGCATTGTGAAATGACTCTTGCTGAAAAATTTGAAATTATAGCAAAGTAAATATATCATGCATATAAAAATTTCAGACATAAATGCTGCGATAATTATGGATGAATATGTTCAACAATTCGAAGAAATTCCTTATCCGCATGATTCCTTTAAATTAATTATTCGTTTAAAAAATGAAGGCATATATAAAGATTTTTTAAAAGCTTTATATATTCATGGCTATTCAGAAAAACTTTCTAAAGCAATCATTCGTCAATTAACATTATATTATAATGATTTATCTTTTAAAGATTTTATAGGTCTTTTTGATCCTAATGCATTGTTTAATTGTTTTGCTGAAAGCTATTATTTTTCTTCAATTCATAAAAAAATAAAAATAACACGAATTTTAATTAATCTTCTTAAGCATTTTGATATTAAATTAGATTATATAGTGCTAATGATTTATCATACATATAGTTATCTTTCCATGAGAGTTTTAATTGATAATTTTATCAGAAAAGAAACTAATAATAATGTTAATAAGCTGTTAGATGCTATTCAAAAATATAGAAAGGATTTTCAATATGAAAGATGAATTTATTGAATATGGAAAAGATATTCATCCAGTTGAAGCAGAATTTTTTAAAGAATTAATGTTATTATGTGCTAAATATGGCGTGAAACTTAAACCTGACGTATTTACCACTAATAGTGCTACTTTAGGTTGTAATGAACCTACTGAATATGCAGCTATTGAATTTGAATTTAGAGATTCAAGTTTTATTAATGATAGTTTTGATATTAATGCAGAATATTTTAATAGTTTTCAAAATTTAGATGACGACAGAGATCGTATTGGAATTAATGGGATTCCGGTAGATGAACGTAAAATTTGGTATAGCAAAATTAATTCTGAATTAGCAGATGAAGCTTTTGAAGTTATAAAGCATTTTAACGATGGAACTTTAGAAGAATATTATAAAGAAAAAGTAAAACTTAATAAATAAAAACAAATATATGGAATTTTACTATGAAAAAATCAAAATTTGATATAGTTTATGAAAGTATTATGAATGAACTTATTTGTGAAGATGGTGAACTTTTTACTGTAGATTTAGATTGGGCAGATGAAAAAAAACCAGATTCATATAAAGATAAAGCAAAAGAATTTGGTGTTGAGGTTGTAAATGTCGCTGAAGGAAGTCAAGGTGGTGGTTGGCCAACAGTTACATTTAAAGGTACTAAAGAAAATCTTAAAAAATTGATAAAAGATTGGGATCCAACTAAAGCAGCTGAAGTAGAATTTAAACAGGTATAATATATTATGTTAGAAATAGAAAGAGCAATGCTTAATATTTTATGTGAAGCTAAGGAAGGTATTCCAGCAATTATCACCATTAAAAATACTGAAACTGGAGAAATAAAAAAAGGTCAAATTACTCTTAATGGTGATAAAGCAAATATATCAAAATCCATTTCTTCACAAATTTATGATAAATTTAAACGTGCGGCAAATAAACAGGCAAAAGCTTCTGGACAGCAGTCACAGCAAAATGCTCCTTCTAAAGATAATAAAAAAGAACAAATAGCTAAAGTTATGAGTAAGCTTTCTCCAGAAGAACAAAAAGCATTTAAATTATTTTATGGAGAAAAACTAAATGGATAAATTAACTGAAGCATATTATCAAATTATTACAGAAGAAATAAAGATTCCTGATATCATTGCAGGTCTTCCTAAAGATTTTGTAATGGATAAAATGGATCAATTAAAAACAAGAGAAGAAAGAGTTGCTGCTGTTAAAGCATTAGTTTCAGGATGGAAAAAATTAACTCCAGAAGAAAGAAAATTATTTGCAAAATAAATATTTTAAAATATAAAAACTAATTAATCAAAATATTATTTTATACTAGTATGATATTAAAACATGTATTAGAATCTAAAATTCTAATGCATGTTTTATTTTATCTATATAAAATATAAATAAAATTACTAACAATATTTAGGAAAAATCATAAATTATGTCTGATTCATCTTTATTATTTTTTACTGCTGTAAATTCTAAATATCATCAATTTGTTTTACCATTTATATATTTTGCAGCACAATTTAATCATGATTCAGCTTTTGAAATTTTATTTACAGATGAAATACCAAGTGAAATTAAAAATGGTGTTAAATATTTAAAAGAATATTTGCCTATTTCTGATATTTTATTACGTAAAATTAATACAAATATTGTTCCACAAAAATTACGTTTTCTTGAAACACCCACGTATAATTCAACTTATACTTATATCTCTGATATTGACATCTTGATTTGTGAATCAATTTTAGATTTTCATAAAAATAATTTAATTGATAATTGTTATCACAATATAGTAAGAGGATATTGTAATAAACAAACATTAATGTCTCGGACTACATTTTTGTAAAACAAAAGAATGGTTTGCTAGAACAGAAAAAGAACGATTAGAATTTAAGAAAAATATTAATTCTTTAGTTGATGAAAATATGTTGTTTTTAATAACAAAAAATTCAAAAATTTTTATAGATGAATCATTAGGAGAAACTATAGAATCTTTTATAAAAAACAGACCCGTACATGGAATTCATATAAGTTTAAATCGAAAACCATTTAAAGATAGTGCAAAAATGCATAACACAATTCCAGAAAACTTTAAATCTCAATTTTTACAAAATATTCATTCTCAACAATTTCAATACTTAATAAACAATTTTGATTTAGATTTTAAATTGACTTTAAATCAACTTTTAAGTTTCTGTAAACTAAATAAATAGTGATAATGAAACGAGATTTTATTATAAAAATGAAAAAATTTTCTGAAATTCTTACAGAAACAGTACTTGAAAAAGAGTCAAAGCAAGAAGTAGATTCTATTATAAATGAAGGTATTGTTGATGGTTTTAAAAAATTAGCAACAGCTAGTAAAGAAAAATTATCAAATTTTAAAAATGCATTTGTATCAAAGACGAAAGATATTTTGTCTAAAACATTAGGATCTTTGGTAAAATCTTTAATAGAAAGTATTCAAACAAAGAAAACAGCAGATGTTAAATCTCAAATGGAAGAGAATCCATTATTTAAAGAATTTTTATCAGAAACTAATGCGATTAATGAAATTTCATCCGATTTTGATAAAAATGCTGTTAAATCTGTTATTGGAAAAAAAGGTGAAGTTGCAGCAGAATCAATTCAAAGTCCTTCCAATAAGAATATTATTTCTGAAGATATAGCAGATTCAGTTGATACAATTACAACTAAAATTTTTAGTTCAGTATATAATGTTATTTCTAAAGTTTTAGAAAAAATTGGATATGTAATTAAGCCTGAATTTAGAAATTGGTATGATCGTCTTGTTAGAAAAGTCCAAAAGAAATTTTATTCAACAAAATTAGGTCAATCAATTAAAGATTTACCACCAGAAGTTGAACAAGATGTTATGCAAAAGTTTCAAGCAATTATTGGAATTGTTGTAATTATTGTTATGATTTGGATAATTACTTCAGTATTAAATGGAGATAGTAATGAGATTTCAACAGCTGCAACAGGAGGAGCTGCAGCAGAAGAATTAGATAATGCAGCAGACGCAGCTGATGCGGCTGATACTGCTGACGCCGCTGAAGCAGGAAGTGCCGCCGCTGATACATTAGAAGCAGGAAATGCTGGTTCAGTGCATTTTTATAAATTACCTGGTGGAAAAGATCTTAGTGATACAAAAATATCATATTCAGATGAGCCGCCTGAAATTTTTGATATGAAACAAAAATATATTGAAGAACGTTTAGATGCAATTGAAGAAGCTAATCCAAATCTTTCTTCTAGTGCATTACGTGCAGCTAAATCAAAAATAGGAATGGAATATGATTATGCATTTGCTAATGGTAAAATTCTTTCTATTAAAGATGGTAATATATCAGCAATGGATGCAAACACATTTAGTGATTCATTAGGCGATCCAAAAACATTTTTAGAAAACACTGGAGCATTAGATGGTAAAGTTGCAAATCTTGATGCATTAAACGGATTAGATGATAAATTTACGGTTGAACAATTGGCAGATGCTGGTGTTGAGACAGTTACATTTGAATCTTATGGAGTTCCAGTAAAAATCGACATTTCAAAAATTTCTGATGCTGATAAATCATTGAATCCTACACAATTGGCACAAAAATATGTAAAAGAAGTTGCTGAAAGAGCTGCAAAAGCTAAAGCTGAAGAAGAGGAACTTGGAATTTAATTATGAAAAATACTAATTATAAAATTATATGTGAAGAAATTGAAAGTAATAACATTATCTTAGAAGATGTTATTACAGAAGGTCTTATTGATAATCTTAAAAACATGGGCAAAAGCGCCTTAAATGGAATTGCTAATGCTGCAAATTCTATGGCTGAAAAATTTATTTCGGGCATTGCGTCTATATTTGGAAAGCCAAAACAAGATGGTTCTATTAATAAAATCAATTCAGATGCTTTAGCTAATAAATTGGGCAGTAATAACATTATTAAAAAGCTATTTGGTGATAAAATTAATGAAATCATAAATGGTTGCAAATCAATTTCAAAAGATGATCTTATGTCTGTAATGGACAATACAAAAATTGAAAAAGAACTTGAAAATCTTCCTGATAAAAATAAGGCAAGTCAACCTGTAGCAGAATCAGTATTTCATAATTTAGATAAGTTGTTTATTATATGTGAAGCAGATGAAAATCAACAGCAAATTGATATTTCAAATTATGAAATAGAAATTGTTCCAGGGGATCAAAATCCTGTAAAAATTAAAGATAAATCTGGTAAAGAAATTACAGATCAAAAACAAATTCAGCAAATTACAAAACAGCTTTTAAGCAATTCATCTGATACATTGAATACACCAAAATCTGTAAAAGATGCGGATGAAAAACAAGCAGATACTGTTGATGCTAATAGTCAATCTGCCGCGCAATGGGTTGTTGACAGAGGAACAAAGGTTCTTGATATTATTCAATTTCCATATAATTCAGAAAAACTTAAAAGTTATATTGCAAAGAAAATTGATTCATTTAGTTTTATAAAAGATGGTAAAATGAAATCAAATGGAGCATTATTTGGTGTAATGCTTCGTTGGATTGGTTTGATTATTCTTATTTTTATAATTGCAAATTATGCGGCCGTTGGTGGTTTAGTTGCAGTTGGTGCATACATGGCAGCAAGATTAGGAAGAAAAGCAGTTACTAAGATTGCAATGTATGGCGGTAAAAAATATGCAGAAGGTATTGTGAGTAATGCAGATAAAGAAGCAAAAGCACGGATATGAAAATATGCATAAACTTTCGAAAGAAGATTATATAAAACGATTTGCATATGCTCGGTATAAAAGATAACTTAAAAAATGTTTTATTACGTTATACACCAGTTTTAGTTAATAATAAATTAATATTCGTTGATTCTCAAAAGAAAGAAAATATTGATCAAAGTAAATTCAAGCAATTTAGTATTTTATTAGATGGATATCTGCTTTTATATAGAAATATGTCAGGATATCAAGGAAAATATTTTAATCCAAATGCAGATTCTGATAAAAGGTTTGAAAAATTATATCAAAAATTAAAACAAATTGATGATAGCATTTAATAAAGGAGACTAAATAATGGCAGATAATTTTGTATTTACATCAGCAAGTGATATTAATAGAGAATTTTTTGGAGGAAGTTCTTCTGAAAAAGTAAACATCGAAGAAGTAAAAAAAGAAGTTGAACAACAAAAAACTCAAACAAATCAAAATACTAATAACAAACAAGAAAACAAACAAACTGAAAATAAACAAAATCAAACTTCTAAAGATAAAGAAAATAAAACTAAAGAAAATTCTCAACAACAAAACAATAAACAAGATCAAAAACAAGAAAATTCTCAACAGCAAAATCCATTTAGAGAAAATTCTGTAAAATCGTTAAAAGATCTTGGATTTGATACAAAAGACAATAAAAAGTTTTTTAGAAAAATAAAGCAATTTGAAGTTCAAATAGAACTTCCATAAGTTAAAAAGCTTGTTTCGAGTTATTTTAAATATTAGAAACAAGCTTTTTTAGTGTTAATTACAAAAAGGAGTTAATATTATGGATATTGCTGTTATGAAAATTGGTGCAAGAATACATGAAAACGATAAAATCGGGAATTCTACAAATGAAGTTCTTGCAACTATTAAGTTATTACAAGGTGGTGGAGCAAATGTGACAGCGTTCACCCAGGTGTTACAGAGTGACAACAAAAACACCTCATTTCTTATTAAAAATTATGAAGAATTTTATGATATAAAAGATTCTTTTGATGCATTAGTTATTGTTAATGGCAATCTTAATTTTTATGGCGGTCAAAAAGATCAATCTGTAGAAGTTTATAAATGTATAAACTCGTTCCAAGGTCCATGTTTTTATTTTATGTATGATCCATATCTTGGTTTAAAACAATGTGTAAAGAGTGTAATTAATCGCGAATGGAATACATATACAGAAAATGACCTGTTTATTACTAATAAACTTCATTATATTACACAATGCAGAGCAACTGATCTAATCAACGAAGAAGCTCAAAAAACTTGCACATATTATCCTCTTGAAAAGTTTCCACTATTTATGGAGCCGTCATTTGAACAAGTTGATTTTGATAAAGCTGAATATGACTTAAATTACGCTGGAACATTCAGAGGTGGAAGACGTGAAGTTGATATGGTAAAATTTTTCTTTGGATTACCAGATGATATTAGAGTACAAATGTTTGGCAACCTTAACCTTTCTCAATTTAAAAAGAATGGTGATCTTCGTCCACCTGAATTTGGAAAAAGTGTTACACACGATCTTGTAAAAGAAAATATTCAAAAAGGACTCTCGACTGTTATAATCGGAGACAAAAAATATAAAGAATTAGATGATATTGCTCAACGTGCTTGGGAATCAATAATTTATGGACAAGTTACATTTGTAGACTCTGATTATGATAGAAAAAATAGAATGTATGATAAAGAGCTTTCAGAATTTCTTAGAATTGATAATAGAGAACAATTAGTAGATAGACTAAGAAAGATTAAAAATGATAAAAATTTGTTTTATGAAATTCTTGAAAAGCAAAAAAATCATGTTTTAAAAAATTTTAATAAAGATGAATATGCTAAAGGATTAATTAAGCATTTGGAAAGTTTAATGTAAATTACAGACGATGATATTAGAAATATAAATATAATAAAATTTTGGAAAAAAATATGTATACATTAGCATATAAAAAACCTTCATATATATCATCATTTAAAATTAAAGGCACTTATTTAACAATGTCTATAACACCAGTTGAAGATTGTGTAGTGGATTTTGGTGATGGAACTAAACAAACTTATACTGGTAATAATTCATCAACAGGAGTAAACCACTATTATTCAGAATCAAACATCTATACAATTAAAATCATAGGTAATCACTCAAACTTTAGAGCATCCACAAATATGATAGAACTCATACAAATCTCAAACTCAATCACTAATTGCTCACACATGTTTTACGGTTGTTCAAGTTTAACTGAAATTCCTTCAACTTTTGCAATTCCTAACTCAGTTACTGATTGCACATACATGTTTTCCAATTGTTCAGGTTTAACTGCAATTCCTTCAACTTTAACAATTCCTAATTCAGTTACTAATTGTTCATACATGTTTAACTATTGTAGAAGTTTAACTACAATTCAAGAAGGATTTACACTTGGAAATTCAGTTACTGATTGCTCAGCCATGTTTTACTATTGTACAAGTTTAACTGCAATTCCAGAAACTTTAATAATTCCTAACTCAGTTACTAATTGCTCAAGCATGTTTGCCAGTTGTTCAAATTTAACTGCAATTCCTTCAACTTTTACACTTGGAAATTCAGTTACTGATTGCTCATGGATGTTTGCCGATTGTCCAAGTTTAACTACAATTCCTTCAACTTTAATAATTTCTGATTCAGTTACTGATTGCTCACACATGTTTTACTTTTGTTCAAGTTTAACATCTGATATAAGTAATATATGGCCAAGTACTTGGAATTATACTGGAACAATTGATATAAATTTTATGTTTCATAAATGTTCAAAAATTGTTGGAGATGTACCTGCGGATAAATTATGGAATTCTGGAAAAACATTTAATTCAGGTTCTTGTTTTACTGGCTGTACATCATTAACTAATTATGATGAAATTCCTGCTGGTTGGAAATAATATAAGTGGAGCCGTGAGTGGGATTTGAACTGACGAATAATGGTTTTGCAGACCGTCCCCTTAGACCAGGCTTGAGTATCACGGCATGTTTAATAAATAGCATTTTTTATAATTTTAGTAAGTTTCTTGCTAAAATGAAAAGGAGATTTGTAAAATGAAAAGAGCATTGATCATTGGTGCAGGCATCGCAGGAGCAACCGCAGCTAGATTATTAGTTGATTATGGTGGATATGATGTAACTGTTCTTGAAAAGACATCATTTATAGGTGGAGCATGTCATGACTTTTATGATGTAGAACATAAATGTTATATTCACGAGTTTGGTCCACATATTTTTCATACAAAGGATTCTGCAATATGGAATTTTGTTAATAAATTTTCTGAATTTAAAGAATATCAGCATAAAGTGTTTACAGAAGTTGATGGAAAATATTATAGTTTTCCTATTAATTTAAATGTTCTTTCTGAGTTATTCAATACTAAAATTTATAGTAAAGAACATGCATTAGCGTTAATTAATCCTGCTCATTTTGAAAATCCAAGTAATTTTGAAGAAGCTGCATTAAATGCTGTTGGTGAAGTAATTTATGAAAAATTTGTTAAAAATTATACTGAAAAACAGTGGAAAACATCTTGTAAAAATCTTCCAGCAGAAATATTTAAGCGTGTTGATATTAGATTTAATTATAATGACGGGTATTTTGAAAATCAATTTCAAGGAATGCCAAAATATGGTTATACAAATATGATTTCAAATATGTTAACTCATGACAAAATTCATATAAAATTTAATTCAACTATTACTGATTTTAATGAAATTCCTCATGACATTTTAATTTATACAGCAGGATTTGATAATCTTCCATATAGAAGTACCAAATTTACATTTAAAATTAAAAAAGCAGGACAATATGCCGTTGTAAATACACCGCAACATCCTACTCAAACACGATATACAAATTTTAATGTTCTTCATCCATTAAATGATTATTCAATAGAAGAAAAAAATGTATATTGCTATGAAACACCGGCAGAAATCAATCAATATAATAAACTTTATCCTATTTCTAATAAAGAAAATCTTACAATATATGAAAATGAAAAAGATAAGTTTTTATCAAAATATCCAAAAGCTGTGTTACTGGGTAGATTAGCAACATATCAATATTTTGATATGGATAAAGTTATTGAACAAGTTATGGTTACAATTTAAAACATTTTTATAAATAAAATTTTATAGAATGTGACTTAAATGAATAATTTTATTGCTGAATATATGAAAATCATTCTAGAGCATGTACAGCATGTTCAATATGATAAATTAATTTCTTATTTTTCAAATATCAAAAACTTTAAAAAATTGATTAAAGGTAAAAAAGAAAATAATGATATTGCGTTAGAACATTTACAATTATTTGAAACAAATAAAAGTTCTGTTATTAAACATAAACTATATAAAGCTATAAACAACAGTTATTAAAATAAATAAAAATATAATTGTTTAAAAACTTTTTCAAAATGATAAACTTTTTTAAGATACTTTTATAAATAGTATTAGAAATCAAAAATTACTTGCCCTAATTTAAAGATTTCAAAAATTAATTATTTTAAATTTAATCGTGAATAACGATTTTTCATAGATCTTTAATTTTATGGGCAAGATAAAATTAAAGGTCTTTTTATTTTGTAATGAAAACGATTAAATTAAAAATTAAAAATGAAATAAACATAACTAAAGAATTAAAAGAATTTAATTCAATAGTTAGATATTCATTCAATCGTTTTCAGGAAGGTTTAAAGGAAAAAGAAGTTAGAAATAAAGTAAATTCTTTATTTAAGAATAATTGTTGGTTTAATCAATGTGCTATTAAAGTTGGTCAACAGTTATACAAGAAACATAAAGATAAACACATTATCTTTGGTGGTAAAAAATTACTAATAAATTACTTAAAAAAATTGATCACTAAAGATGAATATCAATCAAAGAAGTTATTGCCTTTAAATATTCAAGGTGAAGCTTGTAAAAAAGGAAACAGGCTATTTAATTTTGATCTAACGAATTCAAAATTAGAATTAAAATTATCAAAGAAAAATCATCAAGAAATTGAATTTTATAAACCTTCTAAAAATCAATTTAGAGAATTAAGTAAAATTCAAGAATTAGTTGAAAATAAACAACTTACATTAACCGTTTCATTAAACAATGAATATATTTGGTTGACTTTTGATGAATCTCTTTTAAACATTCAAGAAAAATTCCAGAATCTTAAATCTAATAGAGTTCTTGGAACTGATTTAAATCCAAATTACATTGGTTTAAGCGTTTTAGAATTCAATAAAAAAGATGAATTTAAAGTAATTCATAAACAAGTTTTTGATTTATCAGCTTTAAATGTAACTTCAAAGAAATCTTCAAATGATAGAACTTCAAAGTATTTAACCAATAAACGTAAATTTGAATTAATTCAAGTTTGTTACGAAATCAATAAATTGATGAATTACTGGAAATGTTCAAAACTTTGTATTGAAGATTTGAAGATTAAATCAAGTGATAAAAAACAAGGAAGAACTTTCAATAGACTTTGTAACAATGTCTGGAATAGAAATTTAGTTGTAAACAAGTTAAAAATGCTGTCAGTAATTTACGGTTATGAATTAGTTGAAGTAAATCCTGTTTATTCTTCATTCATAGGTAATTTACTTTATGGCTCTGAAAATACTCCTGACATGATAGCTTCTTCAATAGAGATTGGAAGAAGAGGTTTTAAAAAATATTCTAAAGGTTGGTTTTATCCAATCTTCAGTATTGAACACTTAAATGAGCAATGGAAGCAAACATTAAGCGGAATTGAAGATTGGAAATCAGCTTTTAACAAAATCAAAAAATCTAAATTAAAATATAGATTTCAGCTATTAAAATATATTCAAAATGCTGTTTTTAGTAAAATCTATAAACAAAAACATATTAATTTATATTGTTTTATATAATTGTTTATAGTTTTTATATTTTAAAAGCGCTTTAGAATGGAAAAAATTAGAAAAAGATAATCATGCTAAAATATTATTTTATGCAGAACAACGAAAATATAATAGAGCAGAATTTTATTGGTATTCTGTAGATTCTGGAAAAATTTATTCTGAATATCGTAATTATAATGGACAAACTGCAATAATTGCTAATAAAATGTTTTCTAATAATGAACCATATGAAAAAATTTATAATACAATTATTAAATATGGTTCATGGTTATGATTTTTTATCTGGATCAATTCCTGCTATAACTTTAGCGGCATATGAAAGAATTGATCCATTATAATCAGCAACGTCTCCTAATGAGGATTGTTTTGTATCGTCTAACAATTCTCGCTTGATTCTTTTTCTAAATTCACTTCTAGCTTTTTCAGTATCACAATTAATATCTTGTAAAACAGATTTTACTTTATCAAATCCTAAGTTTAATTTCATTTTAAAAAGTTTCTCCTGAAATATGTTTACCAAATAGTTTTATTAGAAAATCATTATCAAGAGTTATACTAAATTTTGAAAATTTAAATTCAGCACTTGCAACAACTTCGGTATCAGATGTCTTTTTATAATCTAATGGAATAGATTTAATCGAAGCCAACCATGTATTAGAAAATAAAATTGTTACAATTCTATTATTAAAATTATCCATCAAATATAAATGGGCAGGAACCTGAGGACCTTGAGTAGACCAATATGGATCTTTTCCAAGTTCATAATCTGATCTAAATCCATGATTATCAATTTTGACACCAGATTTATTATATTCAGCTTGTTCGTCAACTGATTCTTTTGTATATGGAGTATAATCTTCTAATTCAAACCATTTTAACAATGCTAAATATTGAATCCAATTTGAATTAATCAAAAAATTAATTGTTAATCCTTTATCTGTTAAATTTTGTCTTGTTGATAAATCAATTCCATAACCCATAAATCCAACTTGAGTAGTTCCAATTTTAAAATCTGGAAAATTTACACTTTGGCAGCCAAGTGGTATTTCTAGATTTTCTCTATTTTCAGTTTCACCCATAAATAAAAATCCATAAGGAATATGAAATATCCATTTGGTATCATTAGCCATATTATATGAAGCTGCTGGAATTTGTTGAATTTGCTTCATAATGCCTGATAATGACATGTTATTATTGTTGTTTAAGCCACTTAATGCTTCATTAATTTTATCCTGATCTAATGGTTCAGTATTAATATTTTCATTAAGACCTAAACTATCTGGATATAATTGTTTATTTGTAGGTAAAACGTCCATTTTTATTTTCTCATTTTTAATGTTTTTACTGAAACTTTATTTGTAGGATTAAAATCAATTGTTTTTTCAGCTAAAGATTTATTTTGATATTCAGGATCTTTTACAACTGGCATTTTACATTGTAAGCTTTCATTAAGCTGATTATCTAAAACATCTTTTACTGCTTCTTCTCCAGACCAATAAAATGAATCTTCTTCCCATACATAATTTGGAAGATGTTTAGAATTTATTGTAAACTCAACAATAGCAATTGTATTAGAAGCATAATTTTGAGCAAGTACTTTAGCTAATTCAGCTGGTTTAACTTCTTTTAATTCATATTCTAAATTATCTTCTTCATTTCCTGATATCACCTTTAACATATTCCATCTTCCAATAGCTTCTCTATGAAGAATATTAACTAAATCTTCTCTAGTTGGAATATAATTTCCAGCAGTACAATATTTTTCATTACCAGGATCATTCATTTGATGATAAAAGAAATCATGATTAACTAAACATACCATAGGTTTAAATATAACAAACTCTGATGGTTTTGTTTTATCTGCATACTTTAATGGATTATAAATTGCTTCAGCATTTTCAAGCTGGCCTGCAAATTCATTATCAAAATAGTTATTATCAACTTTAAAATCTTTAAAAAACTTGATAATATTATCCATTACACCATATACTCTGAATGTATCAAATCTGGCTTTTACCACAACAACACCAGATTTAAGTGCTAATTCTGAAAGATAATTATTATAAAATTGATTATTATCTAATACTGTAGCAGTAAAATCATCTTCAATAACTCCCACTGCAGTTGATTCATAAATCAATTTTTTATATATTTCATCAAATTTTGACATATTAATCTACTCCAATATATTAACAATAAAGGTCAACTTTCTTTTTCTTATTTATCTACTTTTCTTACGTAAATATTTTTAAAATAAAAGATGGGATAAAATTATAAATGTTTACTATATTTTCATGTTTCAATTCAGAACTTATTAACGGAAAAGCATTAGAAATACTTCAATATATGATAGAAAAGTACAAATGTACAGAAAATGGAAAATGGATGACTAACATTGATACATCAAAATTAAAATTTTATTGGTGTAAAAGCATGGCAGATGAAAATGAAATATTAGGATCATGGACCATGCTTTTTTATAATAAAATTTTTATAAAAGCACTTGATAAATCAGTATTAACTGGAAATGAACAAATTGATAAATTAACATATGAAGGACATTTTAATTTAATAATTCCAACAGTGTTTCACGAAATTTATCATAGATATCAGTGTCAAAAATTAACTCCATTTTTATATATAGTTGCAGCATTTCCATATATAAGAGAATTTACAATAGAACCTCCTGCATATAAAATATCTGATAATGCATATGATTGGCTTCAACAATTAGAACAAGAACGTTTTGAAAAAACAAAATTTGAGCTTCATACGTATTTTTATGGAAATAATTTTAATAATGATACATTAACATTTATTGAAAATTATGATAAAGAATATTGTGAATCACAATATAATTTATATAAACAGATAAGAAAAGAAAATAAAGTTCCAATTACACCAATGTTAACAATACCACCGCATATGATTTAAACAAAATGGAGAAGATTTAGAATCTTCTCCATTTTTAATTTATTCGTTTTTATTTGTTTCGTTTTCAGATTGATTTTCTATTTTTTGTGAATCTTCTTTTTTCTTTTCTTGTTTTTGAATTTTTCTTGCAGATGATCTTACGGGTTTATTTGGAATAACATCCGGTGAATCATTATAAACACTAAATACAGCAGTTTGCGGTACACCTATACCTTTATTTTGATTATCTTCTGGATGTGTTATTCTATCTTTTAAAGATGTTTGTACTTCATCTGGAATAATATTAGGAGCAGATTCAAATTCTCTTTTTAAAATTTCTAAAGAAGAAACAAAATTTGTATTTTTATTTTTTGTTAATTCTAATTCACCATCATATGGATAAGAAATTCTAAGAAGATTTAAAATATTTCGTTTATATCCTGAGATTTTCTTATCTTTAAGAAGATGTGTAATTGCTTGACCAATCGTAGCATCCTCTTTTTTTACTAATGATTCTATCATTGAAATTACTGATAAACCAGATTTATCTCGTGTAGATAACATTTGTCTTTTTATATCTTCAATTGTATTTTTCATTTTATTAGATTCCTTATAAATCAAAGTTTACAAGTTTTATTTTTAATAACAGATTTTCTAACACTTGTAAAAAATTTATGATACCAAAAGTCATGAATTGTTTTACATTCACTTAAATCTACAAAATTTGTTGTAAAAAATTCGCATGGAGAAATTTTACCATTTTTTACATATGCAGAATATGTTCCTGCAAAACACTTCTGACATAAAATGAATGTATTATTTTTTCTTTTATTAAACTGTGAAATATGACATGAAGATACAGCAACGTTAGTTAATCCTTTATCTAAACAAATTTGCTGTATATCTCTATATTCAGCTCTATTCACATATGGATCAGCAAATGATAATACAACTGATACGTCATTTTTAAAATTTGTTAAAAAGTTTTTAACAAGCTCTTTATTATCATTATTAACTAAAATTTTAATTGTATAAAACAAACTTAAAAAATTAAATGATTTTGTTACATCTTCTACCTGTTTTTCATCAAATTCTGTTAAAACTATAATTACTGAAATAGATTTGCTTAATTCTTTAATAATAAATGCAGATTGTTCATGTAAAAGATTGATATTAATCATTAACACTGGTTGAAGTTTAAATAACTGAACATAATCTAAAAATTCTTTAAATTTTTTATCAGTTAATAAATTAGAATCAGTAATTTTAAAAATTACATTAGAAATCGTTGACATTGAAACAAGTTTATCTTTATTAGATGATTCCGTATAATTTGTTAAAGTTCCATCTTCTTTAACTTCTTTTACTACAGCAAACATATTAAACATGTTTTTAAATTTTTCTAATTCAAAATCGTCTGTTTCTATTACATATTCCTGTGGTCCAATGGGATCATAAGCTGGTGTATCACCTGCAGTTTCTCCGTAGGTAACAGCAGCTCCAGTTTCATTATCATAGATAAAATTAAATTTTTTAGAAACAACTGCTCTACCAGCAGAAGTATTATGGAATATTGCATTAGCAACTTCTATCATATCATTGTTCTTTTTGTGTGTTGTCATATTTTCTCCTTTATTTTCCAGAATACATAATTTTCCATAAATTTGTATGAACTGGCATATATCTTTTTACTGATGTTCTTATTGCTTCTTCAATAATTTGTCTTAATTCTTCTCTTGTTGCATTTAGTTTATTTGATTTTTCAGTATCAAAAACAAAAATTTTTGCATTTTGATTAAGTTGAATACTCATATGTAATTCAAAATCATCTTTATTGTTAATACCAATAGAATTATTATTAACAATACATGTTATAAGTTCATTTATCCATGCATTATGATATAATTTAATATCATTCCAATAATAAGAAGTATACAATGATCTTTCTGTACTACTAAGTTTATAAAAATCATCTTCTAAAAGATATTTAAATGGTGTATAAACATCTTCTGAAATATCATTTGCTGGATTTAAACCAGAATTTGTTAAACGCAATGAATATATATTTGATTTTTTAATATCATTTTGCTGATATTTAAATAAACCCTTTACACGTTCTACATGATCAAAATTAGAAATAGTATTAAACAATTTTAGAAATAATGGATTATCTTTATAAGTTTCAATTGTAATTGGATCTTTTTGTCTTATTTTCATTTGTCCTGAACAATATGCAGTATTTGACCACCAGTTTTTAATACGCATTACAACCATGTCATTCTTTGTCAAGCAATCCATTTTATTTTCAGAAATCTTTTTTATCTCTCCATTTGAACCTGTAATTTTATATGCACTGATTACACTGCCATTTGGAATGGTATGTGGACCATTAAATGGTGATGTTTCACTTATTACAAAATTGTTATACAGTAAATTTTTATTAAAAATTTGATCTTTTAAAGGATATGCTGAAATTTGATCAATAATGAATTCACCGATATTTGCAGTATAAATATCTGCTAATGTTGATAAAACAACATTCTCATCTATTATTGCCGATACAATGGTATTTCCTTCATTTTCAAATTCAGATATTGTATGAAATAAAAATGAGCTTAATTCTTTATTTTTAGAATAATTTAATAATACATCTGAATATGTTAAATTTTTCAACATTGTAGTAAATGCTTTTACATTGTTTTTTGTGAATTCATCATCATAAACAAAATCACCAGACGTCATATCTAAATAAGAAGATAAAAGATCACTTAAATATGCTGCTGATAAAAATTCAGCCATATTAGTATTATTTGTTTTATCCTTCATTTTTATAACATATTGTTTTAATGAAGTAAAATAACTAGATGCAGGTCTTAATTCAGACATAACATGTGCTGATACCAAATCAGATTTTGTTAGAATATATTCAGGATATGTAACATATCCATTATCAATATAACCGCCAAACCCTTGATATAAGGATTTAAATCTCAATGCTGTATAAGCACTTAATTCATCTTTAAAATGTTGTAAAGTTTCTTCAATACTTTCATCTGAATTACCAAAGTCTTTATTTACAAAATAAATTTCAATATCATCAGCAACATCAATATCTGTTGTAGTTTCTAATACAAGTTCTTCACTCAAGTTTGTTGGTGCTTGCATAACAAACCATTCATTATTTATTTTGTCAAATCCGGATAATGAATCTTCAATAATATCCTTTGCTTCTTTATATTCAGAAAATGTCCATGTTACTCCTTCTGGATAATATTCATTTGCATATTGTTTATTTCCATATACACCACATTGACCATATGTTGGAAATGGACAGTATCCTTTACAACTAGAACTAACAGGAAGACTACAGCCAACCATTTGTTGAAAATCTTCACCAGTAACTCTATATGGACATTGTAATCCTGCTTGTTTCATATATTTTATATTAGATTCACCTTCATATTGTACCATACCTGGAATAAGTTGTTCCATATGATTTTCATATCTTTGTAAATTATACACCTTAAATGGAGGTATATATGTTTCTGCAAATGAATCCATAAATAATTGATCATATGTTACTGCATATTTGTACGATAACCATATTTTTCCAGTTCCAGTAATTTGTCCAGTATGTATATAATTTCTTAATCCAAGAACTTCTCCAACATTATAAATTTTATTTGTAGAAATGTGTCTATGTGTAAACACAGACATATAATCTGGAATTTTTCTTTTTAAACGTACTTGATAATTTTCAGCATATGAAAAATCAGATTTTGCACATTCTTCATCTTTTTCACTTCCATATTGAAGAATATCATTAGTACGTGCTTTATTAGTTACAATATTATACTTAGAATCAGAATTAAACTGAATACTTGTAGTTCCATCAAAATCATATTTTTCATTAAATTCATCTGATTGATCATTATCATATGGTTTTACATAAGAACTCATAGGATTATCTAATGTATCATTAACATATCCTTTTGTATCAGTATAAATTTTAAATGTATCTAATGAAATTTCAGGCATATCAACATTTAAATCATAATCGTAATGTGGATTCTGATTATTCTTTAAATACATAAAGTCTAAATATGCGCTTGGAGGATTTTCTGCAGCAAGTGCATCTGATAACTTTGATTTTATACTATTATCGGCTGTTCTATAAAAATTTAATTGTTCAGATGTATTTGTAATAAAAATCGCGTTGTGCGGTAAAGAATTTGTTAAAAATGTATTTTCTTGTTTTTCATTAAAAGCTCTATCAATAAATTCTTGTTGAATTTTAAAATCACTTGATAACACTTTATTTGTTAAATAATCTGACACAACATTATCTCTTACTTTAGTAATTGAACCAAATGGTTGTATCATTCTTAAAATAGAATTTACATCTATTCTAGCAAATAAATCATAAAGTATATCACGTATGGTAGAAGAACTATATAGATAATTAAATTCTCCAAATTCTAATTGTTCTAGTAATTCTTGTACTAATATTGAATTATATGAATCTTTAGCATTTATTCCAGATATATTAGTTTCAGAATCAAATATAATTTGAGATGAAATTTCATCTCTAGTAAGATTCCATTTTTCTAACCATTCTATTGCATTTTCATGATTTCCAAGATTAATTGTTTGAAATGTAGAAAAACTCATATCATAAATTGGTACAGCATTATCTTCTGCATAATAAAATGATTTTGACATGAATTCTGAAAAACTATTAGCATAATTTGGTTTATATGTAGCTTTCATTCCATATGTTTTATATACAATATTTGCAGAACATTGAACAAGATTTGTATATCTCTCAGTATTCAATGGACTAAGCATATATGCTCTGCCTTCAGACAATGATATATCAATTGGCATATCAAGATGTTTTGGAAAATATGTTACTCTCTCATCTTTCATCTTTTCTTCATCTTTTTGATAATCAATTGTTCTGATTTTAAACCAATTTGGAAATGATGTATTATAAATAGACACATCTAATAAAGATGATGTTGTATATCTTTCTTCTGGTCTATTTGTGATATAATCAGAATTTACTTCATTAAAATGTAACAAATTTCCATCATAAATAGAATTGCCATTAATCTTTGATGTAGTTTTTAATTCACTTGAATATTCACCATAAAACACTGTATTAAATTCATGATATTTAACTTGATCTGAAACATCATGCACAATACCTACATTAATTTCTCCAGACGTTGTTTGATCTACTTCAGAATCAGGAATATTAAGAATTTTTGTTTTAAAAATACGTTGCTCAGTTCCAGCAACAATTTTATCAAGTTTAATGTGTTTATATGACATAAATAAGTGAAATCTTGTTTTTTCTATTTATCTAGTTTTAATTTAATTTAAAATAAGAAGATTTTTTAGGAGAATTTTTATATGAAATTAAAAGACGCAATGGAGATCTTAAAAAAGAATGATGGAAATCATATTAATCAGGTATATATTCCATCATTAGGTAGAAAAGTGATGTTTAGCCAGCTTACAACTGCAGATGTAAAAACATTAACAAGAAATAATGTATTTGATGAGTTTGATTTAAATGTAGAATTATTAAAACTTAGCTTATTTGATAAGCTTTGTCATGAAGATTTAAAAGATGAACATATTAGTTCTCATACAATTACACAATTAGATTATCTTTCATTTCTAATTGGTATTAGACAATTGTTAAATAATACACTTTCATATACATTTACATGTAGAAAATGTGATCATAAATTCAAACATACAATTGATTTAGCTGTACAGTTTGATGATGATATTACAAATTTTAAACCACAATATGAAACACTAGAACTTGTTGATGAAAATGGTCATGTTTATAAATTTGAACTTACAAATTTTACAATGGAAGAATATTTGTATTATCGTTATGTTATGACTAGACTTCAATCACAAGATTCTGAAAATCCAGATGTAATTAATGAAAGTAAATTTACTAGACCAATTTTATATATTAAAAGAATTTTTATTGATGATGAAGAAATAGAAGATTGGACATCATCATTATTTCCAACAAAACTTGATTTAATTAATAGACTTCCTCCACAAATTACATTTGGCGAACCTAAAGATAATGATACGAATTTGACTAATTTTATTGCAGATACATTTGCAGAAGAAATTCTTGATAGAAAAATTAGAAATATGGAAGTTGTATGTCCTGAATGCAAACATGCATACAGAGGTATTTTTAATTTTGATGGTTTTTTTACATTCTAGGATTTGCAAAAGACAATCAGAGAATATTTCAAGATATTTTCAATATGGAAATCCATCTTTTAATGAAACATTATTTTTCATATACTGAAATTCAAAATATGAGTTATTTCGATTTTAAGTTATATGTTGAAGCTATAAGTAATCAAGAAACTGAACAAATAAAACAACAAGAAGAAGCTTCAGCAAAACTTAGAGAAGGAATTCTTTAAAAATTTAGAAGGACTGATAAACATCAGTCCTTATTCATTCATTTTTGTTTTAAAAATTTTAAATTAGATGAGCAAGCATTAAATTTTGAGAATATACAATTATCTGCCCTAATAAGAGTAATATAAACATTTTGAACTGTAAAATATGCTAATTTCCAATCACCATAAATTTTACACATTTTAACATTTTCAGTACTAGTAAAATATACATTAGGTGATAAAATTTTACTATAATTAGTATTTCCAATTTTCATAATACCGTCATAAAATTCATCAAAAAATATATGTATATTACCTATTTCAGACATGTTTTTACTTGTCGGTGAAAATGTAAAAATACATGTGTTCATTTTGAAAAATCCCAATGACCATCTATAAATGATCCAACCGTACCATTAAGGACAATAGAATCTTTTAACAATTCTGCTTCAGAATTCTTAATTAAAATATTAGAATACACAGGTTTTACATTAGATTCAGTTGCAAATGTAATATGAGGATATTTGTTTTCACAATATCTCGCTACTTCTGTATCATCAATTTCAACTTTAGCTGCATATCCAAACTGATCTTTATGCAAAGACATAATTCTAACAGAAGTTTTCCTTCCATTAAATGATGGTTTAGAAACAGGTCTAAACCTAAGAGTTACATGATGATAATACTTATCAGGAAACTCCGATGGAAACATCTTTTTCAATATATCTGGATTATCTAAAACAATTGCTGTATAAACTATTCTACCCATACTTCTCCACTTATTTTATTTTTTTTTTACACATATTTCAAAATAGCAAAAATTATTAATTTGTTTACAGTGTTTACATTAAAGTTTACTAATAGAAAACTATCAAAGAAATCTAGACACATATATAGGGCAACCAGATATAGATAAATATGAAAAAGAATGAATGAAAAAGAAAATATGAAAATGAAATCAAAATTTTTAACAATATACAATCAAATAATGGAAGAAATATCAACATATCTTGAAAAAGATGCTAAATTGACGCATGGTGAGAAATCATCATTTGGTACATCTGGGTCATCATTTGGTACATCAGGATCAAGTATGTATAAAATATCACATGATGACGGAAGCGACACCCAGACATCATCTGGATCAACTGATAATGCTTCTGCACCACCTCCATCTGATGTTCAAAGTGAAGATGCAGGAATGACTGCTATGAGTGTAATGGGACCTTCTTCACCAAGTCAATCGTTGGCAAATACTGCATCAGCTGGAAGTAGTTTGAATGTTCCACATGAAGAAGCTGGACTAACAACCGCAGATTTAAAACCAATATATTGTCCTGCAATTCCTTATGGATATAAGAAGAGAAAGAAACCTATGGTAATTAAAAGAAAATCACTTTCACTAAAATGACTACATCAAAATTTCATAAAACAAATGCAGGAAATAAAATGATATTATTTCCTGCATTCTATTCATAGTGGCAAATGAGAAGACAGCAAAATACAAATGATCATTTATTTTAACTGTAACCACTCATGCTTATTTTAATAATAGCATAACTAAATAAAAAGTTAAAAAGGAATTATTTAAAATGATTTTAACTAATAAAACAGGAGAAGCAGCTCGTATATTTAAAGATTCGCGAAATCCTAGGCGAGATTTAATTAATATTGGTAAATTATGTATTAATAATGTAATTGATTTATTAATTCCATATAATGAGTTTCAATATGATCATCAATATGATTTTCATAAAGATGAAGAAAGTTTAACTAAAAATTATGATGTTATGTATTTTTTCAATCTTTATTATGATTTAAAATCTAACAAATTTTCATATATTGATGCAGCTTCATTATTTTCAGAATCAGTACGGATATTATATTGTTACGAGAGATGCTGTGCAAGCATACTGTAAAACCTATGGATATACATACTTAGATGAAGATAGAAGACTAGAATTATTCTATGTTATGAAAAATGAATGTTTAACTTTTCAACATTTTTTAGAAAATGATTTATATGCTGTTGACATTACAGATAAATTAGGTAATACACTTCAATCATCAGGTTTAATACCTGGAAAAAATAAAGCTATTGAAATTGCTAAAGAATCATTACAACGATGTGAAAACTTTTCACCTACATTTAATTCAGAAATCTTTTAATTATTTACATATTTTACTTAAATAAAGAAATCTAGACACATATATAGGGCAACCAGATATAGATAAATTATATAAAAATGAAAATATAAAAAAATGAAAGAAGTTTAAGTTAAAAATAAAAGCATAAAAATGAGAAGGTTTAGAAGTTATGTATAGAAATTTAGCAAGTTATACTAAGAGAGATCCTGCTAGTGGAAAGAGACAAACATATGTATGGGAAGCAACATGGGATGAAGATGGTAATAGAATTGAAATTGAAACACCAGTAGATCCATATTTTTATGTTGAAGATATTGGTAATGAAGCCGATGCTGTTGTAAGTAGACTTGCAATTGTTGATTCTGATGAAAATACAGATTCATGCAAAATTGATCAGTATTGTGCTAAATCTATGTTTAGAACACCATTAACTAAATTTACATTTAGCACTACTGCTGAAAGGTCTATTGCACTTTCTAAAATCTATGAAGTTCCAGTATATGAAAAATTATCTCCAACTAAGCAATATTTGCTTGACAAATATTTTGGTCAGGAATCGTCACCAGAATTTTCTAAATTTCCATTACGTATTTTTTATCTTGACTTAGAAGTTAAGATTGAAAATGAATTTCCTAATCCAGATCAGGCTAAATATCCTATTAATGTAATTTCATTATATGATTCAATGACTAATATAATGCATGTGTGGACATGTCATAGTGATAATTTTACATTGATGAATAAGGAAGCTATAGAAAAGATTAAAAATGATGTAAAAGAATATAACAAGGATAATGCAGAAATTAAAGTTTATACATTTGTAAAAGAAAAACAGATGTTAGAAGACTTTATGTATTTTTGGACTAATAATTATCCAGATGTTGTTACCGGATGGAATATTGATGGATTCGACATACCATATTTAATTGGACGTTTAAATAGAATTGATTCTAAAGGAAATTCATATGCTAATTTTTTATCTCCAGTAAATGGATATGTATATAATCCTATTTCAAAAGCATCTAATTCTAAAGATGAAATTACATCATATTTTATAAATGGTGTGACAATTCTCGATTATATTAGAATTTATAAAAAATTTGCTGGAACCTCAAAACAGAGTTTTAAACTTGATTATATTAGTAAACTTGAATTAGATGTTGGTAAACTAGATTATGATGAAATGGGTTACGAATCAATTAAAGAATTTATGACAAAAGATTTTATAACATTTACATCATATAACGTAATTGACGTATTTCTTGTTAGATTACTAGATAAAAAACTTCGATATATTACTTTAGCTAGAATTATTTGTAATATTGGTTTATGTGAATATGAAAACATTTTGAAATCAATTCCATATATTACTGGGGCTCTTACACTTCAAGCACGATATAAAGGTCTTAAATTTATTACTGATGCAAATCATAAACCTGAACCAAGCGAAAGAGAAAAACTTGATAAAATGACGTTAATGGAGCGAATGGAATATGAACGTCAAAAAAAGAAAGAAATGAAGAAAGCTAAAGAAGAATCTACATATGAAGGTGCATTTGTAGTTCCAACTGAAAAAGGTTATTACAAAAATGGTATATTTGCATTTGACTTTAACAGCCTATATCCAAACATGATGATGGAAATCAATATTTCACCAGAAACAAAAGTTGGAACTTTAGTTGGAATAGAAAAGGAACAAGATCCATTTAGTCTACCGACATTAACGCTTAAAACGGCAAGAGGACACTTAAAAGAACTTACTCATGATGATTTAGTAAATCTTGTTAATACAAAATGCACACTATCAAGTAATAATGTACTTTATGTAAAACCGGCTATTCAATTTGGTATTATTCCTACATTTCTTGAAAAAATGTATAAAGAACGTGTAAGAGTTAAAAAATTAATGAAAGAATCAAAACGAAAAATTGAAGTTGTTGATAAAGCTATTAAACAATTAGAAGAAAAACTGCAAACATTATAAACGATTTTTCATAAATAAAAAGAAAAAAATCTTAATAATGGAGTAGCATATAAAATGACAGTAGATCAATTTGCTAATCAGATATATGAATTGGTAGTTAATACCAATTCAGGAAAACTTATATTGTTTAACAATGAAATTTTAAGTTCTCTTTTTAATAAAAAGACTTCTAGTTGTTTATTTGTTTTAAAAGCAGCTAGACCAAATACTATTCTAAAAGCTGATGATAATGCTTATGAAATTACACTAGATGAACAAAAACTTTCTATAAGAGCAATTAAACAATTAATTGAGAAAATGATAAAGTTAGAATCATAAATGGTTTATTTTAGATTTATAGAAAAATAGAAAATACAAAAAGATTTTTTAAGGAGAATTATAGTTTATGGCTAAGAATTTGAAGAATTTTTTAAAGAAATTATCAGAAGAAACAGGCGCAGTATCATTTACAGAATCAAAATATGGTGACATTAATAATTGGATTTCGACTGGTTCATATGCTCTTAATAGAATTATTTCTGGTTCAATTTATAAAGGAATTCCATCTGGACGAGTTATTATTCTGGGACGGAGAATCTAGTACAGGTAAATCGAAAATTGCTGCTACAATTGCTGCAAATGCTCTTAATGAATGCGATTATGATGCAATTTTTTATTTTGACTCTGAAGGTGGTGGTTTAAAAGAATTCTTTGAAAACTGTGGTTGTGATACTGATAAAGTTTTTCAAATTCTTGTGAGTTCTGTAGAAGACGCTCAACTTCAAATTCTTAAAACATATTCTCAGATTGAAGAATTTAAGAAAGAAGATCCTGATGTTAAATTTCTGTGTATTCTTGACTCATTAGGCGCACTAGTACCCGAAAAACTTCTTCGTGATGCAAATAATGATAAAGTTGCATCGGAAATGGGGGGTCGTTCTAAATTAATTAACAATATGATGAAAGCTATTACGATTCCAGCATTAAAAACTGATACTTCAATGATTGTATTAAATCATATTTATCAAAATCCTGGAGCTATGTTTGCTTCTAAAATTCAAAATCAAGGAGGTGGACTTGGACTTCAATACATGGGTACTGTTAATATTCAATGTACACGTGTTCTTGAAAAAGATGATGCTAAGGATAAAGATGCATTTTATTCTGGAACAAATCTTAATTTCTTTACTGTAAAAAATCGTATTTGTCGACCTTCATTAGAAACTCGTATTTATCTTGATTTCAAAAAAGGTTTTACCAATCCATACGATGGATTATTTGATGAAGCGGTAAGATATGGATTTATTACATGTCCTTCACAAGGTTATTTCTGCGTTCCATCTTGTAATGATCCAGAAAAGAAATGGAGACGTGCACAGCTCGAATCAAATAAAGAAATCTGGGATACTTTTATTAAAGAATTTGATGAAAAATCTCAAGAAGACTTGAAATATTCTAAAGCAGCTAAAGATGCTATTAAGAATCAAGATTCTATTGATGAAGCTGCAGAAAAAGCAGTTGAAAATGAAATTTCTGATATCGAAGTAGATCAGAATTAAATCATAAATTAAAATTTACTAAAAAATAAGGATCTACCATCAGTAGATCCTTTAAAGTTTAAAAATGAATGACAAATTTGATATTTTATATGAGTCTTTTATGACTGAAATGCTATTTAAAAATAGATGGAAACCATATCATTTAGTAGTAGAATCTATTAAAGATAAGCCGTTGCCAAATCCTGTTTGGATTTATGATAGTAAAAGCTCAAACATTTTAACAGAAGATAGAAAGGTCTTTTCATCAATTGCAAAAAATATTTTTAATGCTAAGAATGGAACAATTTTTTCTGCAAAACATATTTTAGAACATACACCTAATTTTGATATAAACGATGGTGAATATGCAAATATTCCTATAGTAAAATATGCTATAAGTTTTAAATCAAATGAACAACTGAAAACTGTTTTATCAAAACATAAAAAGGATATTCCACAGCAATATAGAAATTTTGTTTTAAACACATTTGATACGAATAGCAATTCAAACGGTTTATTTTTAGCAAGCTATACTATGTGTATTATTGTTTTAAATAAAGAAAAATCAGATATTTTAACTGTTCAACATGAACTTTATCATTATTGTCAATTTTTAAGCGGTTTAAATGTAATTGAATCTATTTCTAAATTTGATACAAATAAAATAAAAAATTTACAGCTTAGCAATTCTGAGTTAGCATATTTATTAGCACCTCATGAATTTTTAGCACATATAGATATAGATTTAAAGCATCAATGTAAAGCTATTCATAAGAAATATTATTATAATATTTCTTATAATGAATTTATTGATAAATTAATAAACGAAATAAAAGTCAGTAAAGATAAATTTATGATGTCCGATATTGGAATTAAATTTACTCGTATTTTTTCATTTTATACAAGTGCGATTAGATTATTTGTTGCTGCTTTCTGTTTAGAATTAATGGATTTATGGAATGATGCATGCAAAAGACTAAAGGAGACTGAAATTGAAGCAAAAACCACATAAGATTAAAAAAGTAATTAAGTCATTAAAGCTAACTAATTTTCGTTCATATGGCAACGATATAGCCAAAGTAGAGCCTGTATTAGATTCAGATAAGAATGGAAAACTTATTCTTGTTTCAGCAATTAATCCAACACCTTATGGTGAAGGAAAAACTACAATTGCTATTGGGTTAGCCGATGCATTAAATCAAAAATACAAAACAACACTGGCGTTGAGAGAGCCGTCAATGGGGCCAGTATTTGGAAGAAAAGGTGGAGCCACCGGAAGTGGAAAAACTCAAATAATTCCAGCTGAAGATATTAATCTTCATTTTACTAGTGATATGCATGCATTAACATATGTTGTTAATTATATTGCTGCTTATATTGATAATCACATTTATAGAAATAATGAATTACACATTGCTAAAGTTACATTTAATAGATGTTTAGATATTAATGATAGAAGTTTAAGAGAAGTTAAAACTACAAATAAAGTTGATTCTAATAGTTCTTTTGTTATTACAGCTGCACATGAAATCATGGCATGTTTATGTTTAGCAAAAGACGAAAATGATTTTTATGAACGAATTGGTAATATTAAAATTGGATATGATTACAATGTAAATACATTATTTGTAAAAGATTTAGGTGAAGAACTTTTAACAAATTTAAAAAAGATTTTGTCAAATGTTGTAAAGCCAAATCTTGTTCAAACATTGTATGGAACACTTGCATTTATTCATGGCGGTCCATTTGCAAATATCGCTCATGGGTGTAGCTCAATTATTGCAACTAAGACAGCATTATCAGTATCTGATTATGTTATTACTGAAGCTGGATTTGGTGTTGATTTAGGAGCAGAAAAATTCTTAGATATTAAATGTCGTGAAGGAAATATTAAACCATCAGCTGTTGTTATTGTTGTAACAAAACGCGCAATTGAACATCATGGATACGGAAATGGACTGCAGTTAACTGTAAATTATTGTAAAATGTTGCAGAAAGTATATGGTGTTCCAGTAGTTGTTGCAATTAATAAATTTGCAAACGATACTTTAAAAGATTTATATAAAATTAAAGATGTATTTACACTTTATAATATTAGCTCTGAAATTTGTTCATCATGGGAAGATGGACCAATTGGTGCAAAGAAATTAGCAAAAGCAGTGATAGAACAATCAAATAAAGATTATACACTTAATTTTGCTTATGATATGGATATGACAACACTTGAAAAAGTCGAATCAATTATTCATAAGGTTTATGGAATTCATGAAATTGAATTTCAAGATGAATATTTAAAATCACAAATTGAAACAATTAATATTAATGATTTTTATGTTTGCATAGCAAAAACACCATTTTCAGTTTCATCTGATCCTAATAAACTTGGTAATGTTACTGATGATTTTAAAATAAAAATAACTGATATAGATATTCTATATGGAGCTAAAATGATAAGAATTCATTGTGGAAATACTTATCTTATGCCTGGTCTTCCATAAATAATTTTAAAATGAATGAAAAAAGGTGATAAAATGAAATATTTATTATATTTGTTTACGTTGTGTGTTTGTTTAATGTTTTTAGTTGGTTGTGGTCATAATGGATTTGTTTATCAAAATGCTGATGTATGGAATATTGGATATAATCAAAATACACAGCAGATTGGTATTCAGAGATTTAATGGCGAATTACTTACTGGTGGTTCTAGAGAAAATACAACAATTTCAGCTGAGCTTTCTAAAGAAGCTGATGCAAAAAATGGATACAGAAGTGGTAGAATAAACAATATTAAGTATTCTACTGGTATTCAAATTAACGGATATACTGTTGATTTAGCAAAAGCTAATCCAGATTTTGCAGCAAAAGTTTTAGCAGAAATGCAAAAAGCTGGTAAAACAACAAAATATTTTTTAATTAAAGACAATAAGCTTTTAGAAGTTACAAAAGAAGAATTTAATGCAGAAAAAACAGAAAAACTTAAAATTGATGGTGAAAATCAGACTGTTACAGCAGAATAAAAGTTTATTTTAAAAAATAAAAAGGATCATATATGTCAAATAATCTGAAAAATGAAACACATATTATCTTAGTTAGAGGAATTGATACTAATCCTGCTGTATTAGATAATCCTAATTTTTCATGTAGATCTTATGTTATAGAAGATGGACGGAATATTTTATTCAAAAGATAAAATCATAAACAAATTTGAATATTGGCAAAAATATGATCCTTTTAAGAGACTTTATGAAGATGTGTTTTTTAAAACATGTCTTAAAAAAGGACAAAAAACGTATTTACAACCAATTTCTCCTTCTAAAGATTTTATTGAAAGTACAGAACTTTTTGAAAATACGGAACTTGTTATATGTAAATTACGAGTTAAAAAAATATTATCAGATAATACAAAAACAAATAAAGTTAAAGCAAATGAAATAATAGAATTATTAACAAGTTATCCCTTAGCATCAATTTTAGTAGATATGGAAGAACATTTTAATAATATGAGTTCTAATACATATTTGACATCAGAATTTATTGATGATATGAAAGCTATTATTAAAGGTTTAGATAAACCTCTACATGATGTTATTTTTACAGAAGATGATGCTACTATGTCTTTATTGAAATATTATGATGAAAAACATAAAGGAGAAATAAACGATGTCATTTGAAGGTCATTATTTAAAGAAATGCAAAAATAATCACATTTTTGAATATGATGTTTATGGCTCTGAAGAAACAACATGTCCAACATGTAAAGAACCTTTTTATAAAACCCGTCTTGTAGATTATACAAATGGTCTTACTCAAAAACAATCAAGAAAAATTCATTCTAAATTTGAAAAAGCTTAATTTTTAAGCTTTTTTTATTTTCTCAAGTAGTTAACTTTTGTGATATATCATCTATTTTAAAATAAACAAAATTAAATAAAAGAGGTGATAATATGACTGCTGATGTAAGATTTTGGTTGTATTTGGGATTTTTCTTGTATACTGTTTATTGTCTTTTCACTATTGATCCCGATGAAAGTGATGATGGTGGTTCTGTTGGATATGATCCGATTAAAGACGCAGAAATGATGCCCAGTGGTTATAAATCTCCTGAAAAAAATGTTAAACAGCGTATTAAACTCAATGATCATTGTCAAAAAATGTTGAGAAAACATTAAAAAATGTATTCAAAATTTACGGTTGATACAGTTGCTAATTCAGTTATTATAATTAAGGTTTATGCTGAAAATATTGCTGGCGAAATTCATTGTTATATAGATCAAGTAGAAATTGAACAATTTAGATATAGTTATATAGATGATCATTTTGATTTAGTCATTAGTTTTCATAAATCAAAACAGCATATCATTGAAATCATCGGAATATACACAAATATTAAGTTTAATTCCGTATATGGAATTCGTTCATGCTTTATTGATAAACTTGACGAAGATCTAGAAACATGTAAAGAAATGTTTCGTGATTTTCCTAGAGTTTATTTTAATCATGACGTTCTTCCTAAAAATGTTAAAATACTAGATGCAATGTTTTATTGTGCAGGATTAACAAAAAATGTAGTTATTGACATTCCTGATTCAGTAATAAGTTGGCATGGTATATTTAACTCTACGAAATATGTAGAAAAAATTACTCTTAATTGTAACAAATTTCCATCTCAAGGAACATATGTTTTTCCAGATAAAAAAGTATCAATTAGCTCTGATACAGCTATTCCTACAAAAACACTTAAAGGATTAATTGTAGACAAAATCAATTTTAAAATTTTAAAAGAAAATGAAAAAATAAATGAATTTATTCCATCGTTTAACTGTATCAGAACTCTTTAGATAAAAGTTTATTTTAAATCTAAATTGAAAAATTTGGGTTTAAACAAATGACAGTAGAAGATATTTCTAAGCTTATTAAAGTAAAGCTTATTTCTAAAGATGTAACTGAAAATAACACAGAAGTAATAAATGGTGATTTTGCTGGTGTATTAGAACTTGTAGCAAAAGCGCATTTTGATGATGTAAACCTTCCTCAAGATATTCCTCTTCTTGAACGTGAATTTGCTAAAATGATTTATGAAGTTCTATATCAAAAAGATGAAGAATCTGAAATTGAAAAATTAAAAAAAGAACTTCAACAAGCACTAATTCAAAGAAATGATTTTGAAGCATTATACATAAGATACAAACAAAAATATGAAAAACTTACAAAATCATTAAACAAATAACTTAATCATGCTATTTTATTAACATAACAAACAACAAACAATAAAGAGGTAATTATATGTTTGAGATTACGAAAGACATGATTGAAGTTTTTACTTTTAATGCTTTCACGGAAATTGCTCATGAAGCTCCTTCGCATTGCATTCATGTATATTTTGATAAAAGTGTGAAAAAGTTTAAATATACGATTACCGATGCTTTTAATGATGAAGTTTGTTATGATAGTGGCAATCGTACGTATGGATTTAATGATTTGATTCTTGATGTGAATCATACTATCGAATATTATTTTATTTTTAAAAATAAATTTGAATTTATTAAGAATTTTATTAGAAGCTTCAGTTTTTATTATAAAACTCCGTATGTAATTCCTTTTCATAATGAAATTGAAAATTTTTGCAGAGAATTTGACATTAATAAAGTTACTAATCGAGTTGGTGAAATGATTGCGATTTTTGTAAATGAATGTGATGTTTTTAACATCTATGATGATAATATTAGTAAGAATTATTTCACTGCAAAAGAACTTAGTAAAAATTATTTGTAAGATAATAAAAAAAAGCAGAAGATTAAATCTTCTGCTTTTTTGTTTTAAGTTTTAGTATGTTTAAATTGCTTGTGATCCAAGAAGTGTGATTTTTGAACCATCAGATTTTACAAAACCTGTAGCAATAAAACTTGTAGTATCTTTTGGATCTGCACCAGCATCACCAGAAGCAGCTTCTACTGCAACATATACAATACTATCACCGCCAGAAGTATGTTCAATTTCTGTAATAAGTGTTTTATTATCAGCAGTTGATACTTCAAAAACATATGCTGGAACAGTTTTTCTAATTACCATATAAGGTGTATTTGTATATTTTTCTAATGATGGATCAGATTTTTCCATTGAAGTTGAATCAAAAGTAAATGGCTTAATTGCCAATGCAGAATTAGCAACGCCACCAGCATTTTCTTCAATTTCAGTTAATCTCTGACTTACAGATTTACCAACATATGCAACAGCAGTTAAGTAAATACCAGCTGTTCCCCATCCCTTTGTTGGTGTGTCATCACTTCTAAATTGTACACGACCATTAACTGGGTCAAATGTCCAAAGGTGAACTGTATTTGCGATAGGTGTTCCTGATGCATCAGTTAATACTGCTTTATATCCATCTGCAGAATTGCCTTCATCATCCCAAACGTCAGTTGGGTCAACAAAATTCTGTAATGGAGCTCCCTCATAGATAAGTTCATATGTTTGGTCATTACTTGCAGGACGTTGTGTTAATTTTACTTTATTAAAGAAACGTAATGTTCCTGCAGCATTAAGACCAGATGTTCCTTCGCCAACACTTGGAAATTCTGCATCTCTAGCATCTGTATCAGCTAAAAATGGAACTTCTTGTCCTCTTACATTATCAGCATGAACATTGTGTCCAGCTTTTATTGGTGCTTGGTCAACGAAGGTTTGTCCTTCTGCAGTAAATGCACGAGAGAAAGTGTGGAAGTAACTTCTAAGATCTGTACCCTGGAAATATTCAGTAGCCATAATTTATTACCTCCTTACTTCAATGTTACAGTCATTTTTGAAATTTTGACTGAACTTAATGCTTCTGTCCAGCCGATTTTAACTAATACACCATTTGCAGCTTCAGATGAAGTTGTTCCTGGATATGAAAAACTTACAGTACTACCAGAATAACCTGTATTAATACCGTTTGGATTTGCTCCACCACGAGCATCTTTTAAACTATACCAAGTTCCACCACCATCAATACTTAATTCTGCTGTAAATGCTGCATTATTGAAATTAGCTCCAAGACCTGTCATTTCGAGTGTTCCACCAAAAACCGTACCAGAACCAGCAATAAACTTACGATAGAAGTATTTTGCGCCTGACATTCCAGAATAATTTGGATTACCAGCTGGTGTAGCAATTGCACTATAATCAGTTGTTGGATATACAAGACCTTCGCCAGGAATAACCTGAAGATCAGTTCCACCTACTAATGTAGCAGTTGAATCCCAAGCAGTTGTTAAATCAGATTTTAAACGTTTACCTTCGGTTAAGAAAGTTTCAGTTGAATCTGTTGAAGCAGTTTCTGCATAAGTGTTAATATTAACATTACTTAATGCTTTTGAAACCTGTGTTCCTTTTGCAAATGCATTTTCAGGAGTTACATTTACACTTACTGTAGTACCTTTAAAATTACCGGCTAATGAACGAGTTGCAGATAAAGTTGAAACATTATCCCATGCTGTTGTATATCCAGTAAGACCACTAGATGTTACAGGAGTTGCAACACTAACACCAGTACCAGTAACAGCAAGCTTATTAGTAACGCCGGCTTGATTGTTAAGATTTGTAATATCGCCAGTTGTGTAAGTTACAGTTGAAGATGCTGCAACATATTTAACACCAGAAATCTGTTTTTCATTTGTATCAGTTAATTCAAGATCAACACTTGCAACTGCTGGCGTTTCACCGTTAATGTAGAACATATCTGGTGATGTAAATGTTCCACCACATCCAGTAATCTGAACTTTAAATCTTCCACCATCTGGAAGAATATTAGCAAGATTAAATGTGAAAGTAGGAATTGCCATACCGCCAACTGCTGATGGATAATTGGTTTCATTTGCTTTTCCAGCTAGTGAATATGTTACATTAGTTGCACCCGTTCCAGATGGTGTTCCATCTGTCCAACCGGTAACCATGCTGTCACCATCACCAGTAACAACTGTGGTAATTGTTGCATCAACTAATTTCGTAGAACCATCTGCATCAAATACAACAACCTGCCATTCATTGTCACCAATATTAAAGTGGATATTTCCTGCAGATTTGAAGCTAATTGAATTAGATTTTGTACATGGCTTGGTTTGACCGGCTGTCCAATCACCAATCTTAAATGCTGCTCCAGCTGCATCTGACATGATGTAATTTGTTGTTGCAATATTTGCAACACTTCCATCTGTCACTCCATCATTTGAGTTCCAACTTGAAGAATTTTGATTTTCACCAATCTGGACTTTAACTGAACCATCATCGTTTCTAGTAAGCTCAACCGTACCAGCAAAATTAATGTCAGTTACTCCAGATGCGACACCCTGGTTGTTGAAATAAAGATCAACACCCATCTGAGGAAGAAATTCTTTTGGAACCTTCTGATCTTCTCCTAATGGAGCATAACCGAACAGAGAGAGAGAACCGCTTGGACCTGTAAGAGTGGATTCAATTTCACTTTTCAAAGCAGCAATTCTCTCATCAGTTTCAGCGACAGTAATAAGTTTTCCACCGCCAAAAACTTGTGGATTACTAATTCTCATATAGTGAATTTCCTTTAATTTATTTGTATTTTAAGTTAAAATAACTTTCTTTTTCTTATTTATGTAATAGCTATCGTTTAACTTTCATTTATAAATTTGCTATTTTATATTAAAAAGATGAAAGGTTTATAATAATGAATCAAATCTGTAATGAAATGCTGTTGTTTGAAACTTTGTCTGGATCTAAGCTTTATGGCACAAACAGCGAAAAATCTGATACAGATATTAAAGGTGTTTTTCTTCCCAAATTGAATGACCTTATTCTTGGAAAAGCTTCAAAAACTATTTCGTTCAGTTCTGGATCAAAATACGAAAAGAATTCTTCTGATGATATCGATAAGACATATTATTCTCTTCAGTATTTTCTAGAACTTGCTGCAAAAGGTGAAACCAATTGCATTGATATTCTGTTTGCATATACAAATGAAAATGCTGTTCAGTATATGAGTTCTGAATGGAAAGAACTCATTCAAAATATTGATAAAATTATCACTAAAAATATGAATGCATATCTCGGATACTGTAAATCCCAATGCCAGAAGTACAGTATCAAAGGTGATAAGCTTAATAATTACACATCGTTTCTTAAGATGTGTGAGTTTTATTATAATGATAAAAATGAACATGGTGCACCGGAAACTTTATATAATATTCTTTGCAAAGCATTTCATCTAGATTCTCTTAAGCATCTTATTCCTAATGTTGGAGAAGATCGTGTAAAAATTGAATTTGCTAAAAATGCTGTAAATTATAATTTTGGTGATCATTGTTATTTTGTAACTGCAAATAATAAAGAATCATATATTTCAATTTCTGATGTTAAATTCACGTTGTCTGATTCTGTGAAAGCTGCTTATCATAAATGCCAACGAGTTATTAGCGGTTATGGACAGAGAGCACAAGCTGCAGCAAATGAAGATGGAACTGATCTAAAGGCAATCAGTCATTGTGTACGAGTGCTTTTTCAGGTAGAAGAACTTCTTGAAACCGGAAAAATTGAATTTCCTCTTAAACATGCAGATTTTGTCAAAAGTATTAAATACAATACCAGTCATTTAACTCGTGATGAAATTATGGATTGGATTGAAAAGAAAATTGAATATATTAATACTCAGTTGGAAAAATCTACACTTAGAGAAAAAGCAGACTATAAGTGGATTGAAAAGTTTATTCTAAAATGTTATAAAATTGAGGAATAGAAAATGATAATTAATTTTATCACCGGAATAATTTGGACTGTTGTTATTACAATTGACATTTTAGAAAAAGCTAAACAAGAAAATTGTACATTTAAAAATATCTTTGAATGTGGATTAGTCGTTTTTCTTTTTTCTGAATGTACACTTATAGTATTGACTACAATATTCGCTTTAATTTTGAGTCTATTTAATTCAATTATTCCAGCTATACCACTGTTTATTCTTACAGCAATTTTTCTTATAATTGTATGTTTTATGCTTGTATATAAAGGAATTCCAGAACTTATTCGTATTATAAAAAAATTACATTTAAAACTTTTAGATGGAGTTGAGATTTAACATATGATTTCATTTGATAAATTTAAAGGATGTTTATATGGAGTAGCTGTAGGAGATGCTTTAGGATATCCTAATGAATTTAAAAAACATACATCCATTGTAACAGATATGATTCAACGAGAAGGAAAATCATATCTACCTGGTACATGGACTGATGATACATCAATGACAATTTGTTTAGCTGAATCAATTCTTGAGAAAGGAAAATTAGATCCAAATGATCAATTAAACAAATATTCAAATTGGCTTAACAATGGTTGGATGTCATGTGTAGATGATTTAAGCTTTGGCTCAGGAAAAGCTACGCGCATTGCAATTGATGCATATAATCAAACGGGTTCAATTGAAAATGGTGATGATACAACATTAGGTAATGGTTCAGTAATGAGAATTGCTCCAGTTCCTATGTTGTTTATTAATGAATCGCCAAAAACAGTTGGTTATTTGTGTAGCGATTCATCAAAAACTACACATAACAATAAAGAATGTTGTTATGAGTGTGCAAGACTTGGAATTGTTTTATATTATTTGTTAAAAGAATCAAAATGTAAAATTTCTCATGTAAGTAATTTTTTACCTGGAATGAAATATCCAGTTCCAACAGAAAAAGATGGAAAAGCAACGACCACTGTAAATAATGCATTTTGGTCAATCATGACAAATCATGATTTTGAATCATCATTAATTGCTGCAGTAAACTTAGAAGGTGATGCAGATAGTGTTGGTGCAGTTACTGGAGCAATTGCTGGAGCAATGTATGGTTATTCAGCAATTCCTGATAGATGGTTAGATCAACTTCAAAAGAAAGAAATTATTGAAAATTTAATTATTAGAATGTGGAATTTTGTAAGCGAAAGGATTAATCAGTGAGAAAGTATATATATGCAGATACAATAAAAGAATCACTATTATTCGCATGTGAACATCATAAATTAAAGTGTTTTTGCCGGACATGAGTATACAAAAGAAGAAGTCAATTCACTTGATAGTAGAACTTTAACAAAAATAGATTTTTTTAATTTTTCTGTACCATATTACTTTTTTGGTGAACACACTGAATGTAAGAAAAAATATCAATTTGCTCTTAAACACAAGCGTTGTGAGATTTGTGGTAAATTAACACTTCCAATTAAATCAAATCGTTCTATTTGTAAAAAATGTGAAGATAAGCAAAAACTTGAAAATAGAACAACAATATGTCAAGCATGTGGTCAATCATTTATTAAACATTCATCTACAACATTATCTGTTTATTGTAATGAATGTAAAGAAAATGGAAAAGCAAAGATCGCCGAAGTAGAGAATCAATATAAATTAACTGAAATTTTACACAAATATATTAATCTTCAAGATCTTTCTACAGTGATGTTTGATATTTACTTCAACAAAACAAAAGTTGATCGGACGAAAGATTTCTTATGTAAAAAATACAGCAGATTATTATAAATTTGAATATGAGAATCTTAATAAATCTATTCAGTTTGCAAAAAGTTTTATATCAAAATTAGCTTCGTTTTTATATAATGATTTTGCAAATAGAAAGATTTCAGAAGAGGAAATAAAACAACTTATTAATGAAATTAAAAAAATTGAAAATACAAATTATTGGTATTATTTTACAGAACCTACTAATTCACCAGATTTTAATGTTTATTTAAAATGTCACAATATTCATTTTAATATTAATAATAATATTGAAGAAAAAGCTTATAATTTTCTTTTCAATTTTATACCTGATTGTGGTAAACAATATGGAAAAGGCGAATTTTTAAGATGTTATGCTGGTCATCTTCCACCAAATCTTATGGAAAAAGGTGATTGTATGATTAGAACAAATGCAGTTGCAGAACTTAAAAATGCAAACAAAAAAGAACATGGAAGTCTAATGTTCAATAGACACAATTATTATACTGCAAATGGCCAGTCACATGATTCATTATTAACATATTTTAAAAATAAAGTGTTTGATATAATTGTAACTACAATTTCAGATGATATTATAAAACATGAAATTATCAAACTTATAGATAAATGCAATAATTTATCAGATTTTGTATGGAAATATAATGATTCAAATGCTTTATATAATAAAATTGCTAATATGCTGTGTTATGATCCTAGAAAGAAAAGCGAATTTATATATAAAGCTATGTTGATAAATTTAACTAATACCAGATTCATTCGGAGCATACACAGATGAGATTTTAAATAATGATTTAGATATTAATGCATTTTTAATTGCAAATTATTGCAAATATTATTTTGAAGTAGATGCAGTATCTGAAGATTGTTTAGAGCAAATCGAATTTGTAACTGATAAAGGATCATTAATTATAACGAAGGATGTAATTAATAATGTAACATTTCAACAATTTAAACAATTAATTGGAGAACATTATAAAGTTCTTTATCCATGCATTAAATTAAGTAACGATGTGCTTGCTGATAGAAATAAAGATTTTTCTCCAGCAGTTGTTTACGTCAACTAATTTTCTGCTATCTTATAGCTTATAAAACAATATGTTATAAGGATATTAGAAAATGAATCTTGATGAACTTATTAAAAAAAGAGATGAACTTAGAGAACAAGTGGCAATTCTTAATTTAAAATATGTACTTGGTTATCTCAATGCTGAAGAATTTCAAAATCTTTCAATTCAAAAAGATTCATTGAAAGATCTCGAATCTGAAATTCTTAAAGCAGAACAATCTCAAAAATAACTTTCATTTGAAACCCTTTCTTGTTTAAAATAAGAAAAAGAGTGAAGATTTTGTTGGTGGATCTTCACTCTTTTTCTATTTGTATATTTTAGGATTTATTTGTATTCTTTATACAGTTAATACTTTAGTAAGAGTTGGCAAAGGTTCTTTGCCTGAACTTCTAGACCATGTTCCAGTAGTTGGATCATTTAAATCAGATGTATCATCCCATGTTGAATATAATAAATTCCAATTTGCATTACTTGGATGATCATTTTTAATTTCGCAAATAACCCAGCGAGTATTAACTGGACTACCAAATGCTGAGTTATCACAGAATAACCAATAACCACTCTTAGTAGAATAATCAGTATATTTTACATATTTTGGTCTGCCTTGAACTAAAGTGTCATCAAATTCTGACATATGATAATAAACACCATTTACTTCTGTTGTTCCAGCATTTGATATAATAACATAATTTGTTCCAACATCAGGCTTCTTAAAAATTATAACATCGCTATTTGAAGTGCTTTGATGATTCCATTCACCCCAAACAAGTGATTGACCATTTTCTAAATATGGATCTGTTAATCCAATAGAAGCATTAGTAGACATTGCTGGTGTGCCACTTAATGGTCCATCGTGTTTATTTTCTCCAATAACAATCCATCCATCATTTTGACTATACCAAAGGTATAAATCATCATATGACGTGCTGCCTTTTTTATACCAAACACGATCTTGACCTGTTGCATTTTGATCTAATAATTTCCATTCACCACCATATACAGTATTTCTAGTTTCATCTGGTGAATAAACTAGGATTGTATCTTTTGAAGTAGATGGAGTATCAGATGACACATCCTTAACTTTTGTAACACTTACACCTGCTGCTTCTTGATAATTGTCTGATCCAAATCTCCAAGATGCAGATGATCCATCAACTAAAAATGGTATTTTAGAAATTTCTGTAGCTTCAGATGTAACAAATCCTGTTCCAGTTGCAATACCATCTGTAAAAAAACTACCATCATTAATTTCTAATTTATTAATACGCCACCAACTAAAACCGAAATTTATATTTTCATCACCATTTAATGTTCTTGAAATAGAATATTTTCCATTTGTGTGAATATAATCTTGTGTTCCATCTTCTTTATCACTGTTGGCAATATAAATGCCATTTGCTCCAGTATAATCTGCACTATGACTCTGTGCATATTCTTCAACACCAGAGACTTGTAATTTTATCTGTTTCTTTTTCTTATAAGCAATAATAAAACGTGCCATGCAATAATCCTTATAAATAGATGCTCTGACCTATTTATAAAGAAAATTAATATTTTCTAAAAATAAAGTTAACTTTGGCAATATTTCATCTATTATTATAACATAACAAACAAATTAATTTTTAAAAGAAAGGTTATGTTATTATGAGTAAGATCGAAGCTGCTGGGTGGATGAAGGTTACTGATATCGAGAATCTGAAGAATATCGAGCATACTCCTCAGGGTCCTCGTCATGTTCCTGTTCCTCATTATGATGCAATTATTTCGTTTCGTGATCAGCTTGCGGAACATAACATTCAGGTATTGAATGAAACGATCGTGTTGAGTCCTGATACTTTTCGTCTAATGTATCTTGCTGATATCGCGGCAAAAGATACTGATGAATATGTCTATCAGGTTGGATTTATTAATAACAATGACCGTAGTAAGGCTTTCACTGGTCTTGCTGGAACCAAGGTTTTTATTAATAATGCACAGATGCATTATTCTGATGGTTCTTATAAGACTCGTCATACCACCAATGTTCGTGAAATGCTATACGAACGTAATGCACATATTATTAGGTGGTTTGAAGAATTTTATGCAGAACAGACTGGTCGAATTGAAGCTATGAAGAACACTGAAGTTACTGATGAAATTCTTGGTGCAGTTGTTCTTTCTTATATTCGTAATCGTTATACTCTTTCTAGCACAAACATCAAGAATATTGTAAAAGAATATGATGATCCAAAGTATGATGAGTTCAAAGCTCGCAATCTTTGGAGTCTTCAGAATACTACTGCAGAAGTATTTAAAAAAGTTAAAAGTCCTCTTCTGAAGCTTGAAGTTATGGAAATTTTCGGTGAAACTATTGACAAGTTTATTAAAAAGTAACACACAAAAATGTTTAAAGGAGAACACAATTTAGTGTTCTCCTTTTTTATATTAGTAATATTTTTTATTGTATTATTTTTATGAAAGATAATCTTTCCATTTGATATCTACTTTTACATTTTTTATAACAGCAGAATTTTGATAAGTTGATATATAAAATTTCATTTCAGAATCTCCAGTAGGATTAACTTGGGAATTACCGTTAATTGTTTTAGTACCTATTTGTTTATCATCAACAAAATATGTTACTGAGCCGGCTTTATATCTATCAGCTAAATCTAATGAAGCTTCTATTTTACATTTATAAAATTTATTAGATTCAATTTCATAACTAACACCATCGTCGTTATTACTTCTTTTAAATATAATTTGATTAGGTGTTGAAAAATGAGAAGATAGTCTTAATGAACCAAAATCTTCTAATGATATTGTTGGCCTAGAAAAAAAAGAATCATTTGTTAATGCCCACTCCCATTCAATTGTAATTAATTCAGGATTTACAATTGAAGTTGGTTCATTTACTGTTCTATTCCAAACAAACTCAATCATACCTGATGTTAAACCAGTTAATCCCATATATTCATCTACAGTTGCTGGACCTTCAAGTGTATTATAACTTGAAGTATCTAAATAATATTCTTTTACAACTGGTTCTGAAAAATAATTTCCATTCTCAATTATACAATCATATGATTTATCAGAACTTAATGGCACATTTAATGTTAAATGTTCAAAAAATATTTCTTTTTGACGTATAAATGCTAATATATAACTCATTACTAGTTTTCCTTATAAATAGGTGCTCTAGCACCTATTTATAAGAATTCTTTATTCTTTCTTTTTTCACTTTATTTTTCAATTATTTTAAACAATTTAAATTTTCATGCTATCTTTTAAAATAAAAAGAAAGGTGATTTAAAATGCATGAATATCAGATTGGTGATATTGTAAAAATTGTTAAATGTAAAACATGTCCATGGCTTGTTGGAAAAACAGCAAGATTGATTAAATCTGATGATCCTGAAAAATATAAAGTTGAGTTTGATCATGTTTGGGTGGGATATTTTACATATACGCAGATTGAGCCTGTTACTGAAAAGGATAACTAAAATATGTTTAGAGCAATTATATGGTGTTTTATGATATATGCCATTTTTATGTGTGGCAAATCGATTTTTGATCAAATTAAATTTGGCAGTGATGAACGGTTTGAATATGAATTTGCTAGAGTAAGTTTTCAACTTGATAAAACAGATGATGTAGATGAAGCAAGTGAAATATTGTACAAATATATTACTCTTGGTCATTTTAATGATGACCTTAATAAAATGAAAGAAGCTGGAAGAAGTAAAAAAGATATTATTAAAACTTCTAGAATGATTCTTCATGTAATTAATACACAAATTGATATTGCTAAACTTTCTGATAAAGAAGATAGTAAATGGACTTATAAATTGATTAGACTTAGAGATAATGATTTCTTTAAATATGCGCCCGTAAGTGAAAGATCAATTGCAGATTAAAGGAGAAATAAAAATGCTTGATGTTGTAAACACAAAAGAAGTTATCGATGAATTTTCTACAATTATCCCTAAATCTTCTGCTACTAATATTGTTGATCTTGCTGTAAATAAAGCAATTTCAAAACGTCAAGGAAATGAAATTGTTACTAAAGTTACAGTAAAACAACAATGTATCGATTTACTAGTTCAATGTGATCTGTGTCTAAATCATAAAACAATGTGTATCACATATGCAAATATCAAAATTATTTTTAAAGAAGTTACATATAGAAAATAAATTATCAAACACCTACATTTAAGTAGGTGTTTTTATTTTTTTATAAATATGTTAAAATAAGGTTTTATATAAATTTTATTATGTATGTTTTAGGATTTTTTTAAACCAGAAATACCTTCAAATATGTATCTATTTCGTGCTGAATATAATAATACTAATCCATTATATGTTAAATTGATGGAAAATATTAAATCTAAAAAAATTATTTTTCCTCAAAATTTAAATGGTATAGAATATGGTACATATGAATATTTTATATATGATGGCAATTTATATTGTAACGTATTCTCTAGTAACTGTAAGACGTAAATCAATATTTGTTAAACCATACCATTCCCCAGCTACTTCTTTTTGACCTCCTTCATATGTACCACTAATAGAAGCAGTACCTTCTGGTAACACTTGTTCAGAATTTTCCAAAGTAGTTTGATAAGAATAAGTTACACCATATGTATTAAGATTTGTTTGTTTAATATTTCCACCGTTATTTTGTGGAATTGGATAATTATTCATGCTTATTTCAAACTTATTGTTATTATATGCAATATTAACATCAACTGTTCCGCTTGTCATTTCATATGAATAATCTTGTACGGGTTCTTCTACATCAAGATATGGTCTTCCGTTATAATGTCCAGACATCATTACATTTTCAAATGATATTGGATTTGTTGTAAAAACAGGTATTGAACTATCAGTAAGAGGAAATGTTAATTCTGTAACTCCACTTACTTTATACGTGTTAGTTCCTCCGTACCAAGATCTATTATCATTTTCATAATTTGATCCATAACTAATATATATGTCAATTATATCATATTCTAAGTTAAAAGTATATTTTACATGAGTATTATTTCCAGGATTATTTGGATCTTCTGGTAATTGAATATAAGCTAACGTATACATTTTTAATTCCATAAGTATATCTATCATATATTTATAAATGTAACCGGTACAACTTCTGACGGTGAAGCTGGTTCTTATGGAAAGCATGCATACGCATTAACAAATAAAAATGAAATTATTGCTATAGGTGATAATATTGAATTAAAATTTATAAGTGGAGCATCTTTTACATAATCAAATGTCATAAATTATTTTGGAGATATGCATTATTATGAAGCAACTCCATATATTGTTGTAGATAATAAATTATATTTGTTAGATAAAGAAAAATTAGTATTTCGCGATGAATCTAGAAAATATGTAAAAGTGTTTGGAGTGTATTTAGAATATACTGGAAGTGTATGTTATCAATTTGCAATTGATGAATCGAATAATTTATATAAATTATATACTTCTGGCATTCCAACACCGTCTCAAATTATCTTAGGAAATGAAGAAGATAATACTAAATGGGAATATGTTGCCGGTGTAAGATATCGTAGCCACTCATCTATCCCTGCAATTGCAAATAAACATTTATACTTGTTTATTCCAGGAATAACACAAGATGAAATGTATAATGAAAGTGATACTGATCCACAAAAAGCATATTTATTAGATGATACTAGAAATTATGATTGGGTAAGCGATAATATTGATCGCCGTAATGATCCAACTTATATTGCATTATCTGAAAATAAACTTTATCATATCAAAGTTACACAAAATTTTGATAGCGAAGATGAACAGATTTCATATAATCCAATAATTACAGAACTTCCACTGCCAGAAGGACATACAAAATGTATAAGCTGTAATTATTATGGATTAGATAATGCTATGATTATTCCTATTTTTCAGTAAATATCCACAATTTTCAACATGAAATCCATTTCTTAAAATAAATTTTGGATTTAATTGGATCATTCCGAGGTTCTTTCTTAAACCAAGAATGATCCAATTTACATTCTGCATTTATTTCTTCTTTTTGTTCTAGAACGGCTTTTAATTTTAATTTCAGACTGTCAGACCACTCATCTTCCCAAATATGAATAAGTCTATAATTTTGTTGTTCACATAGCTCTGTTTTCATCAGGTGATAACCAGGAATAACACCAGCTTCTACTGAATGCCAATATGAACCATTAAACTCTATAGCTAAATGCAATTCAGGAATTACAATATCTAATTCATAAGGTTTAATTAGTTGTCTATTTCTTCTTTGTAAATTAGGATAAAATTGACTACAAAAATCTACAACTTCTTGTTCTTTTTTAGAAGAAATTTTTGGATTACATTTAAAACATCTTTGAACTAAATTAGTTGATAAATTAAGTGTAGCGAATGTATGACCGACATTTTACACATTTCCATGTATATTCTTGGAGTTTTCCTGCTTCTTCTATAGAAAATAATGGTAAAACTAAACCGATTAGAAACTATTAAATCATAGCTTTTCTTTGACCAAGTTTCATGCAACTGTTGTTTGCCTAAATCACTTAAAATATAGTAAGGATTTCCATATTTGTTTAAAACAATACTTCTTGTTCTTTCTTCATTTATCCCATGTAAAGAACATTCATGACCATATCTTTTCTTGTTTGTTTCTTTTATTTTATTTTTTACATATTCAGATTTTTGAATTCCTTCTACACCATATTTTTCTAAACAAGTTTTTTTAGATTTCTTTATAAATTCTTCTGTTTTAAAATTACTTGTTTCTCCATATCTTTCTAAATTAGTTTGTTTAGTTTTCTCCATCCAAAAATCTTTATCTTCATTTTTACATTTAACTGAGCAATATGTTCTATTTTCTATAGTTTGATTTAAACTCAGTTCTTTATCACAAACTTTGCATCTTTTTAATTCTTTATTTCCTAAAAGGATAAAACGAATAAATTGCTTTATTAAATCATTTTTATCTAAATAATCAATTGACCAAGATTCCTTCTTTGCTTCATTTAAAAGATATTCAAACTCATTGCATGTCAATAACTTATGTATTTCTTTAGCACTAATAAGCTTTCGACAATTTTGATAGTTACTAAATTTATTCTTTACAAAATCTACGGTAGAATCATTAATCATTTTTACTTAAACTTGCAATAAACTAAAAGAGGAAGATTTTAAATCTTCCTCTTTAACTTTCTTATATATTAAGATGCAATTGGACCATCTTGATAGCAGAATCTATTTGGAAAATCCTTAGTTCTTCTGATTTTATTATAAGCTCTTCTAGGGGTTTTAAAGCCTACAACTCTCATCCATTGCGTAATATTTTTTGAATGACAGCATTTTGATTCAGTATCTTTTGGTGATCCTGTATAAACTTTGCCACAGTTATTGCATTGAATTTGACAATCATCAATTGCTCCATAAATAACACCTGCTTTTGCAAATGCATTAAGAATATTTTTGATTTGATCTTTAGTAAGATCTGCATCAAAATCTGCATGAAGAATTGCGCCGCCTGAAGTGTCGCTATCAAATTCTCCCTGAAGTCTAATTCTATCTGATAACAATGCTTCTTTAATAAGTGGAAGATATTGATTTGCATAAAGATCATATTGACCAGCATTTGCAAATTGAAGTTTATCTTTCATTGCAAAAGTTACTGCAGCAGATTCACCAGGAATTTGTTCAAGATTACGAATTCTTCCATCTTTTGCTGTTCTTTCAGTATTGAGTCTATTGAAGACTCCAAGAATCTTTTTACCCATGTCAAGACCTTCTTGAGTACGAATATCATATCCAAGAATTTCAAGAGCTTCATAAAGACCAATAAATCCAAGAGTAGAATATTGTTTATTAAGATTCATAACTCCATAGGTGTACATTGGAAGATTACCGTTCTTAATTAGACGTTCTAACAATTCTTTATGAATATCAAGAATATCCTGTGAAATCTTAATTCTAGATTCAAGAATACTAAAGAAAGAATTAATGGTATCTTTCTCAGAATATTTAGCAATATATGCAATTTGTGGGAGTGATAGAGAAACCACTCTATGACTACCAATCGAAATACCACCGACTCCAAAGCTATTCACATATTCTTGTTTACCATCTTTACCAACTGTGGAAAGTTCATTCTTCAGTCTACAACAACTAGAAATTGAAGATGTACTGTCGTCCTGGAAAAAATTTAAGCATTTGTTCTTTACAGATACTTCTGAAAGCCAATCTAGCCATTCTTGATCTTTAAATTCTCTTGTTTCTGGATCAAGAAGAGATGCAGCTGTCATAACAGGGAATGTAAATGGATTATCTTGAAGTTGATTCATTAATTCATCAACAAATAATTTTTGAACTCGCATTGCATTTTCAAGATCAGGATGTGTAAAATCAGGATTCATATGATCCTTAAATAATGCTTCAAGCCAGTATTTATCATATACACTTACATTAGTAAATGGACTCTGATTACCTCTAAATGAATTGTTTACAGAATAGATAAAATGTTGAAATGCTTCTCTAATAAAAATTTCAGTCTTTTCATCTTCGTACCATTTATCACCAAAATCTTTTCTAATGAAATATTCAGCATAAATCAAGAAATCAGGTAATGCAACAGCACCCATACATTGAGTAGAAAGTGTACAAACTAATTGGAATGTATTATTAATAAATGAATAAAAATGTTTAATTGGTCCAATCTTAATTCTTTTTACCCACGGCATACCTTCATTTACGATTGTTGAAAGAGATGTTCCCCAACAGTATGGCTTGATCCACCCGGTGAAGATCATGCACGCGAATTCCACCTGCAATTTCAAGCTCTACCATCTTATTAGCGCGTTTAATTCCAAATTTTTTAAGAGCGTCTTTCCATAGCATATAGATGCCATTAAGTTTCATAATAGGTTTTGGTGCTTCATATTCAAGACCAAGTACATCATTGGAATCTACATTTGCATTAGCATCAACTGATGTATCTGCTACAACATCTGTATTGAGATATTTTTCTGTGAACTTTGCAATATCAAGATTTTTTCTATCAATACCTTCAAGTTCAAACATTTCTTCACCGTATTTTTTCTCAAGACGATCAAGAAGTTCTACAAAATGATGATCAAAAGAATGTTGAATATTAAACATATTTTATAACTTTCCTTTATTTTATTACAATTAGTTTTCCACAATCTTCAACATGATATCTATCACGTAAAACCAATTGCGGAGTTGTTTCTTCAATTTTGCTTTTATTAAAAATAACTCTCAAATCATTGATAGATGTATTGCATCTATCAAAAATTATTTGTTTTTCATCTTCAAATAAAATCAGATTTTTATCATTAAAAATCTTTGAAAGATCGTTTTTAACTTTTTCATTATTGTTATTCCATTCATCTTCCCAAATATGTATGAGTCTATAATTTTTAGATTCACACATTTTAGTTTTCATTAAATGATAACCAAGTGATGTTCCGTGCTTCTATAGAATGATAGTAAATTCCATTAAACTCTATGGTCAAATTTAAATCTGGAATTACAATATCTAATTCATAAGGTTTAATTAAAGTTCTATCATATTCTATCAAATTATTGAAAAATTGTTTACAAAAATTAATCAATTCTTGTTCTGCAACTGAATGATACTTTGGATAACAATATGGACATCTTGGAATTTTATCATAATTTGAATCAGCGAAAATATGTCCAGTTGTATACCAATATTGTTTAAAAACTTTATTACATTTCTTACAAGTAAAACTTAATAATCTTTTATTATTAAAATCTTCCTGTGTATCATTAAATATAACATATGGTTCAATTTCTTTTATAAACAATTGATAACTTTTATTAAACTTATCTTGTTTAATTTTCTCTCTTACTTTATTTAGCTCAACATTTGATTTTACTCCAATCTTTGTTAAAAATGTTTTATAAATTTTATTTCTGATTTCTGGAACTTGTAAAATTTGTTCATATCCATATTTGTGTAAACATGTTTCTTTTCTTTTATTATGTTCATCTATTAAATTTCTGTGTTCAAATGATTTCTTTACGCTATCACTTATCTTTTTTCTTATACTTTCATTCTTATTAATATTTTGAATAAATTCTTCTGTTTTTGAATAGCTATCAACTCCATATCTTTTTAAACATGTTTCTTTTCGTTTTTGAATAACATTTTTATCATTAGCTTTAATTTTAGCTGCACACTTATAAGAACATGCAATATGATTTTGTTTAGAAATACTTTTGCTAAAATTTATACATTTGTTACAATTTTTACATCTTTTAAAATAAAATTTATCAAATTTATAAACACATTTAAGAACATTTAATGGAGTTTCCCATAATTCTTCATTCTTATTATAGACATATTCACAATACGATTTGATATCATTATGTTTATTCATAAAAATTCGTAAACTATTTGGTGAATATTTTATATGTTCATTATGTAAAATTTCTTTTATGAGTTTTCTATTCATAATTAAAATTTTATATTCTTATATTGTTCATATGTTAATTGAATAAATTTATTATTTTGACTTTTCCAAAATCTTTGATTTGTTAAAGGATCCGAGATCGGATGACCGTTCCATTGACCGTCTATAATAAGATCAAAGTATTTTGGTATATCTGAATTTTTTTCTAAAAGATTTTCTATAGTATATCCTGTATAAGCTGTAACAGGTATATTTGGTAAAAGTTGTTTTAATCTCTTTGAAATTTTTATACATTCATCAAATTGAAAAAATGGTTCTCCTCCTAACCAACAAATTCCTTGAATTATACCAAAACTTTCATTAACTGCTCTAACTATTTCTTTAATATCTAATTCTTTTCTTTCTTTATGATTAATATCTTGTAATTCAGGATTCTGACATCCAATACAATGAAATGGACAACCTACTGTATAAATGTTCAATGTGGAATTTAAACTTGGAATTTCAACATATCCAATAGAAAATGAATGATAAAACATAACAACTTCAAACTTTCTTTTTCTTATTTATAACTGATTTCAGATGTATAAGTAGTTAATTTTAGCCACTTAACTGTAAATTAAATCACAATCTGATATATTTATATAAGATAACAAAAATGGTTGTGAATAACTATCCACAACCACTTACATTCTTTTGTATATTTATATTAATTGCCTGGAAATCCGTCGTTTTTTGTTGTTAAAGGAGGAAACATAGCTGATATATTCATAGCATTTCTAGTAATTTCTTCAACATAGTTTCCAGGAACAGTTAATGCTTTTATATGTTCACAACGTATTAAATCTCGTACATTTTGAAAGATGTCGTTTGTATAAGCAATTCCAATTTGTACCTGAGAGCCTGGATCTATTTCAGTTTTACAATCTGTTAATTGTTGATAGATTGTTTGATATTCAGAAAAAGCTCTGCAATCAAATTTAGTTCTATCATAAATTTGAATAGGTTCTGTATGAGTTAATACATATAACATATTATCAAATACTGATGGAAATTTAGCTCTAATTCTATTAATCATTTCTAAAGCATATTTAGCAGCTTCATTTGCTTGTTTGCTATATATTAAATACCATACAATAGCTTCATATGGACTTCCATCTAATATAACAACAGTTTTTTTATCAATAGCCAGTGCTGTTTCAGCAGCAGAAATATTTTGATAATATAATGCAAACATTGATTGCAAGATAAATTCGGCACACCCTGATAAATCTTTTACTCCAGCTGTAGCACAACTCATACCAGAATTTATCTTTTTAAACAGCACATCCAAATAATGATTAATAGGCATTCTGAAAAAACAATCTTTATACATATTAGGACCTGTATAATGATTTCTAACAGAAATACAATAATCTCTCATAGAATTTGGATGAACCGGTGGTGGAGGTGGAGGTGGCAATCCGGGTCCAGGAGGGCATGGTGGCGGTGGTGGAATTGGAACTGTATCTTTTCCAAGATATAAATCACATAAATTAAAAAACGAATTGGAAGATTCAATTACAACTGGATGATAACCTTTAGCTTTTAAACATACAATAATTCTTTTTGCCAATTCTGTTTTTCCAGCTTTTGGACTTCCATCTAAAGCAATAACACGATATTTGTCCATAATAAAAATAGAATTCCATTTTTCAATTATTTAAACTATCTTTCACATAAAAACAGAAAGATACTTAAAACTAGATTTTAATCTAGAAACTCACTAAAATAATTAGAGTTTTAAATTTAAAATTTCTTCAAATAATTCTTTCCATCTTTCATTATGTTGTTCTTCAAATGGCCTTTTTCCATTTTCCAATATATCTAAAACATGAGCATATTCATGTTCTAATATATTATTCTTATTATACTCATTTATACATTGTTCAGCTGTCATATCTTCATCAATATAATTGCCAAGCCAGTATAAATTAATTAAAATTTTTAATGGTTCGTTTTCATTTACATGAGCAAAATTTCCACCTTCATCGAGATCTTCTTGATCATAAGGTTCAAATAACTCATATTCAATTTTTGCATTTAAACCATAATGCTTATTTAATTTTTGTAATTTTCTTTGAAAGAAACGGTCAAATGTTTTTATAATTTCTTTATTAGCAGGATGATCAACAATATATTGTGCTTCTTCAGCATTAAGATATCCTGGAATATCTCCTTCACAGATCAATAAGCGATATAATTGTTTAAATTTTTCAAAATCAGTATTCATTTTCATAATCAAAAAGTTCTAAAGTTTCATTTAAATGAATATTGTCTGTTATAAATGAAATGAGCAAATCACCCGTTTCTTTATCAGTTATTTCTACTTTTTTATAAACACCATCTTCTAAATTATGTTCTTCACATTGTTCTAAATCATATGTTAACTCTTTTAAAATTTCAAATTTATCTTGTGTTACATTTTTAAATTTAAAGTTTATTTCTTCACTATATAAATCTGAAAATGATTGAGTAGATTCATTCCAATTAAATATACGAACAATTGAATTATGAACACCATTAATTTCATTTACAATTGATTCAAATAAAATGTCAAATTTACTTTCTTTCATTTATAAATCAACTCCCATTAAACGTTTTATTGCAAGATATAATCTAAAGTTCCATCTCGCGTCTGCTAATGCATCATGCTCATTTACCTGTTCATTTTTCAATAATTTGTCTTTATTAATTCCAAAATAATCAAGATATTGTTTAAGATCTCTTGTATACATTGGCATTCCTTCTGGCAAATCCATCATTGTTCCAAATGTTTTAGATAATACAACATGATCATATGCAGAATAATATCCATAAAGATTTGTATTAATCAATAAACTTGGCTTTATAAATTCAATAATCTTTTTTCCAATTTCATTATAAGAAACTTTATAATAATCAGGAGCATTTACCACATAAGGCTTAACATTATCAATTAGCCATTGACTTGTACACAAATTCCAGTTGTAATCTTTATTAATCAAATAAAGTTCTCTTCCATCTTCTGAAACAATACCAATAGAAATTAGCTTAATATCTGTGTTTGTTTCATCAAACTCACAATCATAGAAAAATCTTTGTGTTTCTTTTTTGATAAGACGTTCTAATTGAATCTCAACTACAGGAATATCATCGCCAGATTGATTTATAAATTCCATCATTTCAGTTTCACTTAATGACTGAAATGATGGACAGTCTGAAACATCTGAAAACTGATTAACAGAAACAACGACATAAACCTTATTCCATTCTGGTTTTACATAATCACCAACAAAAATATCTGATATTTCAGATTTTCTTCTAATAACATTAATTCTATCTTTATTATTAAATTTTGCAATTTCTTTGGCAGAAAAATGCAAATATTTTAAATCTGGAATAAGAACAGATTCAGATAAAATATCATTTATAAGTGGAATAAGATTTCGTTGTTTCATAATTATGTTATATTGTTTATCCTATTTTTTGTAATTTTTCAATATTTTTCTCTATAGTATCTATATACATGTCAACTCTTCCAGATTCATAACTTGCATTAATATATTTTTTTAATGATTTATATGCATTTATAATTTCTATAGATTCTTCAGTTTCAAATTCTGGATCATATTTTTTAACAGCTTCTTTTGCATCAGTTAAAACTTGCATAATTTTATTTTGTTGTGCATCACGCCTTTCTTTATCAATTTTATCTTGTTTTATTCTACGATAACGACGCTGATTTTCATACTTTTCTTCTTCATATGTTTTAGATTTAATATATTTTCGATTAGAATCTCGTTCAATTTTTTTGTCAATTGCACTAGATTTTCTTTTTACTGCAATAAAATGATTACATCTTCTAGAAAGTTCTGCCATAGTTATTGGTTTATAAAAATTATAAGTATTCACGGTCTGAACAAAATCTTTTGTGCCGTCATCATTAAAATATACAATACCAATTAATGTAGAATTATTAAAACCAGCAATAATTGAATACTTACCTTTTGCTTTTCTTGAAAGTTCGTTAATATTAGAAACTTCAATCACATCATCATCTGTTATATTAGCTGCATCAATTTGTTTAAAAAAATAATCTAATAATTTTTTATTAATATTTGATTTTTCATGATAATCTTGTCTATAAGAATCTGAAAAATATTCAGATAATTCATCAATAATCTTATCACTAATTTCAGAAGTAATATTTACACCATATTCTTCTTCAACAGATGGAAGAATTATCTTAGTAAATGCTTCTTTTTCTGTAAGTTTTTCATTTACTAAATTTGCTTTTTCTTCTGCGGTTTTATATAAAGATTCACTAAAATCTTTTAATGCATATAATACAAGTTTATCTTTTTTAGAAAATTGAAATTTATCAAAATTATCTTCCATATATTCTGAAGCAATTTTTGAAACTTTTTTACATAATCTTTTAAGAATTTGTACGCGAGCATTATTTGATTCTTCTTTATATTGGTTTTTAATTGCATCAATTACTTTTTGTAAAGCAGTTGATTGAACAGCTTCAGAAATAATATTTAAAAATGATCTGTTAAAATTCATAATTATTCTTCTCCATTATTTGTTGTTTCAAGTAATTCCATTAATCTAAAATATATTGCTTTAAGTTCTTTTATATTATAAATGACAGTATTATCTGAAGCATAAGAAGTTTTACTATTTAGATAGATATCTAATGATTTTTTAACTTTATTAATTTGTTGTTTAAGAGAAATAAATGTTTTAACAATATCCCTATCATCTTCAAATATATCAATATTCATTAATTCTTCTTTATAAGGAATAAGATCAGTTTTAATTGCATCAATTAATTCTTCAACTTGATTTTTTAAATTTTCTTTATTACGATTTAATTTTCTTTCTTGAAGAGTTTTACGATATCTTTCTTTATTTTCTCTTCTTACATCATTATCTGTTTTTTCTTCATATTGATCTCTGTGTTTAATGTTTTTGCGATATTCATTAGAAATTGCAATAATCTTATCACTATTCATAAGAAGTGTCTTAAGATTTGTATCTGACAAACGTGCAGCAGATTTTTTCCAATAAGCAATTTGACGAACATATAAGATTTTACCGTCTTCATCAAAATATACAACACCCATTATTTGATCATTATTTAAAAATAAAGCATAAGAAAATTCTGCTTTAACTTTTCTTGTATATTCTTTAAATGTTTCTGGAGTAAATACCTTAATATCTGCGTCAGTTATATTTGAAGCATCAATTTCATGTAAAATTTGTTGTAAAAGATATTCTTTCTTTATTTGTGGTTCTTGAAATTCATTATATCCAAATACGTCATTAGCGACTTCTTTTAAAACTTTTAGTAAATTAATTTTTAAAGATTCATCTGCATTATAATTTTTAATTAGTGCATCAGCTAATTTTGGAACAATAGATTTATTGACAAGCTCTTTATTTGATAATGATTCAATAAATTCTTCAATAAAAGAATCATCTCTTGATGCATCACTTATCAAACGTGTAATTTCTTTAAGTTTTAATTCAGCAGCAAGATCATAAGCTTCACGAAACAATATTTTAATATAATTATGTGATATAGTTCTTCTATTATCAAATGTAGTTTTATCCATATTTTTAATCATATTACGAATATCATCTACATGAACTGCTTCAGTTACAATTTCCTGATTTTCAGAACATTCCAATATAATTTTATTAACTAAATTTTTAAATTTAAGCATAATTTATACCATATAAGTTTTAAGTTAATTAAATCTATTTATTTAGTTTATTTTTCCCATTTTTCAATGATTTTTTCAGTAATTCTATATCTAGCTCTATATGGTTCTATAGCTCTACGTTCTGCATCAGTTGGATTTTCTTTAAAAGAAGTTTCAATATAGTTATTTGAATAAATTACATATTCTTTTATCCAATATGCATCATCTTTTGATAATTCTATTGTGGAAGAACAACCTACAAAACATAACATAGTTATTACTAACATTATAATTAAAATGATTTTATTCATTTAATGTTAATTTCCTTATTTTATTTTCAAGTTTTTGAATTTCAATTCTTAGTTTATTCCATTCAGGAATATTAGAAGAATCTGTTTGAAAATTTATTCTTTGAATTCTAATTTTATTTGCAAGTTCAATAATATCAACTTGATAACCATGAGGTAAATCAGTAAAATCATTTCCACCTATTAATTCACAGCTTGCTTGATCTAAATTACCTAATGAATCCCAGTATAAACAATATGCTTCTTCTATATCTTTATTTGCTTCAGTAAATTCATTAAAACACAAAGTTCCATGATCTGGATATTTCATATTAAATTCTTCCCAAAGAATTTTAGCTCTACTTAAATGTTTTTTACTGCATTCAAAGCAATGAGTTAACCCTTCAATTATATCTGTTCCTAAACCTACAATAATGTCAGGTTTAATCCATGATATATCAAAATCATTTACTGTTTCTATTGTATGAGATCCATTTTCTGGAAAATATCTTTCAAGAATTCGTGTAATAAACTCTTTATCGTTTTCTGAATATTCTCTACCATCATTAAAATGTTCATGAACAATATTAGCTAGTGCAACTACATATCTGTTTTTAGTGCAAGGCTTACAAACAGCGTTCTCAAGTTTTGACATGAACTCTTTAATTAATACTTTTGATTCAGGAAAATTATAATCAATTATTGATAATCCACGTATAATTTCATCTACTGAAATTAATTGTTTTTGTTTTTCAATAGAAACATCATTTGATATAAGATTCTTTTTTCCATCTTTCCATTCATTTAAAAAATTAGTTACAGAATCTTTAGCAACAATTGCAGGACCTACTAATGTATATGGATCATTTTTATCTATTAAATTTATAAGTTGTTGATATGTAATAATCCCTTTTCTATATAAATTTAATTTTCTATCATTTTTATATTTTTCTACAGATTTATGTAGCATTTTAATTCTCCTTTTTAATTAAAATACATATGACAATTTAAAATTCATAATCTTAACAAGATACTCAATATCAGTAGAACTCTTTGTTTTTAATTCTAATTTAATTTCTGAAACGGGTCCATTTGTATTAAATGTTTCTTCGTGAAATTCTTTATTTGTTGGTATATATTTATGGCTAAATTTTATATTTTTATTATCATCATATCCATACATATTAATTTGTTGTGGTGCAGAACCTAATATTTTATTTCCGTCTTCATCATAATTATATTCAAATTCATATGACACATAATTGATCATACACTTTCTTTGTGTAAACTCAATATCAATGCTTATCATATTATCTTTAACTACGGCACCACTTAAAATATAAAATCCATCATACGTACAAATGTTTTGCAATGATTCAGCTCCATATTTATTCAATTCTGTATTTTGCAAAGTAAATGTTATAGAATTGTATTCATCTTTATAAACATTTGTTTCATATTGAATTAATTCATTAGAATCAATTACTGAATTTTCGTTAGACGAATTATTCTTGCAAAACACACTTCCATCTTTAAATATAAAAATACCATGATCGTTAGCTTCTGCTGTATATATGCCATTATCATAGTCACCACTTAATGTAGATGATTTCCACAATAATTCTGGTAATGTATAATTTGAATTAGCATTTTGCATAAATTGTTCAATATTAATTGTTTTTGATTCGCTATAAGAATCTAATTGATAATATTTTCCATATGATACTGTTTGAGTTAAAAAAGTTCTTTTAGATTCATTTGGTATAAAAGGAATTATTATTTTTCCAGTATCTAATAATAATGTTTCATTATTACAATATGAACAATTAGTATTAGCAAATGCACTAATTTCTCCTGTTAAAGCTTCATATTGTTCATTTATGTTTTTAAATAAAACGTTAGATGATGTAACTTCACAGGATAATGAATCCCCTAATATATGAAAATCAATATTTGAACTTAAACCAAATGTTGTTTCAGACAAATCAAAAATGTCATCCTTTGTCCATGAACTTACGACTGATGATGGGTCATTAATTCCACTTAATTCATTTAATACTAAATAATCATTTCCAAATTTATAGTCAAATAACAATATATTAGCTATATTTTCTTGTGATAGCAACAATGAACTAGCATTATTAAACACGTCATATACATTTAATGTTATTTTGTATTCAGGAAGTATATTCTCTTTAGAAAGTATTTCAGAATTTATTAAACCATTATTATTAATTGTTAATCCATCTGGTATATTTGTAAATTCACAAATTTCATCAGATTTTCCTGTATATGAACTTAAATATGCATAATCAAATGTTAATGCAATTGTTTTATCATCAACTGTCATTAAATATGGCAATGATTGTTCTTTTTGTAGTTCATTAATTACATCAATATTTGTAATTTTACCTTTTAATATTCCACTGTCATCAATATATAATCCAGGAAAAGTTGAAACTAACTCTTCCCAACTCAATGTGTTTGTTGGTAATTTAAAATTACTAATGTCAACAATACCACTAATATTTTTTACAGTTGTTTGAATATTAACTTCATCATTTATAACAATTTTTTCATCAAAATCTTTTATTTCATTTTTATATCCAAATAAAGATATATCAGATGAAATTACATCATTAATATTAAAAATTAATGTTGGTCTAATTGAATTTAAAAATATTGGTGAACCATAATCAACAATATTAAATTCTTTAATTGGTTTTACAATAAAAGAATCATCATTAATTGTTAAAAATGCACTAGCAATTGTAATTTTATTATCAATATGTTGTGTATATTCAGATGTATTTTCAATTACATCTTTTCCATTGACAAGATCAACCGTTGTTATCCAAGAATCAGATTGAAAATTAAAATCTACAATATTAAAAATACTTGTTGGAGAATATTCATATTTAAATGTATTTTCAATAACAAATGATGATGGAATTCCATTACGTGTTTCTAAAATGTCAGGTGTATTATAAATTCCATTTTCATTTATAATATCAATATTACTTGAACATATAACTATATCTACATTTTTCTGATCAGCTGCAGCAGACATTTCTTGAGTAATAGGATCATATAATTTTGCTTCTATAGCTGTGTTAAATACATCAGATATGGGAATAACTGATTCTAACACCGAAGACGGGCTGCTGTTGATTTCTGAATTTTGAAAACTTATTTCATAATAATTTAAAATTTCAGAATTTTCAGATGGCTCAATAATTTTAATATATTGATCACTGTTAAAATCCCATGAATCATTATCACAAACTAATTTTACAATATCAAAATTTTCATTTGCATTAATATAAATCGTATCAGTATTAACCCAATTTACAGGATTTATAATTGTAAATGATATTGATTCAGATCTAATATTAAATGTTGTCATGTCAATTGGACTATAACATCCAAGTGTAAATGAAACATCTATTGTTTCATCATTTAATAAAGATGATGTTGAAAAACTAATATCCGTAACAAATTTCAATGAATCTGAATCAAAATTTATCCAATTGATATATGAAGATCCTTTAAGATTTCTTTCAATTACTTCTCTAAATTTTGCTTCATCTTGACTTCTAACAATAAAATTTAATGACGTATTTTTTAATTGAGCATCGACAATATGAATATACACATTATCTTTTGTATCAATTGTAGAAATACGGTTATTTGATCTAAATCCTGCACTAACAGGAAGATTTACAGAATCATAATCAATTAATTCATCTGTTGTTAATTGCTTTACAGATCCACTTAAAATATTATCATTATATGTTAATACACCAGATATACTAGAATCATTAATATATAATCCAGTTTCTATATCTTCTGCATTCCATTTTTTTACTAATAAAGAATTTAAGTTATATTCTTTTGATGATAATGAATTTCCATTTGGAAAATATAAATGAATATTTTCATTTGTATTCCATTCTACAGATATATTTTTTAATATGCATGAAACTGATGTTTCTGACATATAATTATTTTTAGAAATTTCATTAAAATATGCTGAAACATTAAATGTTAAATCATTTAAATCTGTTGTAAAACAACTTACAGGAATTATATCTGTATTTTGATTAATATCAAAAACATTATCATGTGTTTTTAACTGTAAGTACTTTTCCTGATCATATACATTAAATGACCAGTTAAAAATTGAAATCAATTCAGCAGGATGTACAAATCCACCACTTACTAAAGAAATTGAATTTGCATTAATGCCAGCTGAAACAGCACGAAATTCAGCAGAAACACTCAAAATAGAATCATTATTTGCATTAACTATTTGCACATGTTTAATCTGTGTTTCTGCACTATTTAAAGAAACATTTTCTATTTGATTATTCATATTTGGTCTCACTACTTACAGTTAAATTAAATTCAGATAACAATGTTTTATCATTTAATGTATTACTTTCTACCATTCCATCATATGTTATTGTATCTGTTACGGTTTCATTATCTCGTAAAATATAAGCAAATGACGTATCATTAAGTTTAATTGCATTATTTGCTTTAATATTAATTGAACCTGATACCTCTCTGTTATAAATTATACAACAACTTGGAAATGTTCCTATAATGTTTGTTGGATCTTCCTCAAAATATACTGATGCATCAAATGAATAACTTTTTTCATTATTAGTTGTAGATATTCCTGTTATCATTTTTGTTGCAGTATTATAACTAAAATCACTTACAATACTTTGATCATCCGATGGAACTACATTTAATACAATACCATTATCAAAAAGCTGTTCACATACCTTATCACTGATATTTGCAGAAACATTTGTTCCAATAACAGTTTCAAATGTTAATGGTGTTAAATCTGTCCATGGATTATTATAAAATTTAAATATCTGTGAATCGGACTTTAAAATAATTTCATCAAATTTTCGTACATAAAATAATGTTACAAGTAAATGTATATTTTTTATGCAATCATCATTTGTTTCAGTATATGAATAATCATTTTTGATATTTGCTTCATTATATTTTTTTAAATCAATAGTTTTATTGCCTTCTATACATCTATATCTAACATAATATTTAATATTATCATCTTTATAAAAACCTTTATCGTCATCATTTGCAATAATATTAATACAATTTGATGCAAAAATATCAATATTTCCAGATATGATTTTATCTTCTGGAAGTGATGTTAAATCATATTTTTGAGTAAATGGAACTTCAAATATAGAATCTATATCTGAATAAATTCCTTTTTCTGTTGAAAAAGAAGCTGGAAACATATCTGATTTCTTAAAGCTAAATAACTTCGATTGTCTTTTAGCATCAGATTCCATGTATGAAAAACTATCATAATTTGACATAATTGAATTATCATATTCATCATATTCTGTTACTAGTGATCCACCAACAAATGGAGATATATATGTAGAAGGTGAAACTTCTAATTTAAACGTATCAATTAACATACTTAATGTATTAAGAGATATTTCATTTAAATTATTAGTATCAAGTGTTCTATTATTTAAAACACCACCAATATCATATAAAAACCAAGTTGTTTGTATATATTTTTTACTATTTGATGTATAAGTTTCAACCGAATTACAATAACCATTATAATTATTGAAATATATGATTTCATTTCTATGAGCTGTTCCCGATTCTAATCTTACTTTTGCATTATTAATATCATAATTTCTCATTCTATAATATGCAATTGCAGAAGAAATAATATCTGTATTTTCTTCTTCTAAAATTGTTACTACTGGACAAATTGTTTCAGATGATTCACCAAAATAAATTGCTGAATTTGTTAAATCAACATTAATTGTAATTTTATTTGAATTTTTACAACATTTGTTATTTTTTACCATTTGAGCTTTTGGAATAACGTATTCATTGTAATAGCCTTTCCATGCAACATCAACTTTAGGCATTGATGAAATTAACATACTTTCAGAATGCCAACAAACATTTACATCTATTTTTACATTTTTCAAATAATCATTTGCCTGAACTTTATCATTTTTAAATTTACTTAAAATATGATTTTTATATTTTTGTAAATCAACTAAAACTATTTCAGGACCGTTTATTGTAACATCATCAGTTATCCAATCAACATAATCGGTTTTCTTATATCCACAATGCCAACCAACAGGTTTATTAATTTCAATATTTTCAAATTCAGAATCATTGATATAAACAGATATATCTAAATCAAATGATTCTTTTCCCACAATAAAATCTTTAACAGAATCTGGCAGATCACCAAAATTACATACAATTTTTAGTGGTTCTACTAAGCAATCTGTTGTGCATGGAACCCACAATGATGTTTGTGCAAGCATTCCAAGTTTATCAAGTGATTCTTTTGTTATTTCGTTGTATAATGTTCCAAATAAAGTGCCATTCTGTAAAGAATCTGATAATTTTATAATTTCAAAATTATTTGTAGAAGTTATAATAGAATCTGCATATTCTTTTGGAGTTATGCATTCGTTTTCATATATAAGGTCATTAATAATTGTTTGAACTTCTGCTGCTGCTCTTGTGTTTTCAGATGTAAGAAAATCATTTGTAACATATGATAAAATATTAAGATATGGTTCTGGAAGTTGACCATCGCTTTCAACAGCAACACTGATATCTGATTCTGAATCAATTATTTTTGAAAAATCATCAGATATTGTTGACATTAGCATCTTCTTAGCACTTTCTGTTTCAATATCAACATCTTTATCTCCACCAAGTCTTGTAACAATTGTTCTAACTACCAATTTGTTATCACTTGTAATATTACAATATGGATATGAATTATGAATTGCAGCAAGATCTGATGAAGAATTTGCTAACGCTTTTCTACTTTCTACTGGAATAGATATTTTATCTTTCAATTTTTCATATTTGTAATTTTTAAACACGGTCATATATACAGAACCTTGTTTAATTACTGAAATATCAAACGTAAGCTGTAAAACATCAACATAATAAGATTTTGTTGGTTCTAATAATTTATCATAAAAATGTCTATTTCCAAGATATTCATCTACATTAATAGATTCATATGCAATATTAACTCTGCTTAGATCATTATTAATACGCCATACATTAGTATCACTAGTCATATAACCACTAAGAAGATCATTAGCTTTAGCAGATAAAGAATCATCTAATGTTGTAAGTTGTGGTTGATGAATATCAATAATTCTAATACCACCACTCATAACTTCACCATTATATAAAACTTTATATGACGTTGGAACCGGTTTAAATTCATTTAATACCCAAATTCCACTTAAAAGATTGTCATACTCTAATGCAGTACTTGCAACTTCTGGCTCTAACATATAAGTTCCATCTAATTTTACATTAGTTGGAAATGCGTTAGAAGACAATAATCTAGTATCAAAATTATCTGTTGTTAGTGATGTTACTACCATATTTTTTGGTATGCTCAGAGCATCAAAGTATATACCTAAAATATTAGTTGATGGATTAATATTAATCCATCCTGTAAGTGACTGGGTGCTTCCTGACAATTCTACAGCATAACCAACAAATTGCTCTAATAAACCAGATGTTGAAAATATAACAGGTGCATTTTCAGCTGTTGATGGTAATGTTATATATTGATCATAAAATGAATATCTTTTTGAATCTACTATTTGTTTTTCTTCAAACATTCCTGCAATTGGTAATGATGCATTTAAAAATGTTTGTTGTACTGAAGAAGAATAAGTAGGTGATGATATATCATATGTCATTAATGTTAATGGCAATGACAAATTAGATAAATCCATCAATGAATCTACGTTAGATGCATTATATGTTGTAATATTATTAATAAACGTAGTTTTATCATATAAAATAGCTTCAAATGATTTTTTATAACGATTATAATATACACCAACAAATTCATTAATGTCGTTTATAAAATCATAGCTCTGACTTAATGAAAAGAATTTACATGTAGCTAAATCAAATTTAAATGTTCCAGTTTTTATCGAATAATTAAATTGTATAAAACAAAGTTTATTATATAATTGCGTTGGAACATATTGCAATCCTTGACCATAATTGATGTAATTTGATTTGCCAAATATCCAAATTGTATTACCTAAAACACCAAATTGCATTGCATTATTAAATAATTGACGTAGCATATTTGAATATGTAACTTGTTCATCACATTGCATCACATCATTTACATCATTTTCATATACACCATATTGCTCTTCAACAATTGTATAATGCATTGCAGGTAAAGCTAAACCATGATCTTTTATTCTTAACCAAATTTCACCACAATCTTCATATTTGTCAAAATCAGTATGTTTATATAACACAAATTGTGTTTCTTGATCATCTGTTTGAAAATCATAAACACGATAATATTGACGTTTTATAATTTCGTGTTGAAATACAAAAACTTTCTTTGCATAATTTTCTTTAATTTGATTATTAATAATAGTTGGATAATATTGATCAACAAAATTAAAAATCTTATTATAAGGTATTTGATAATGTCCTGGAACAATTTCATTATCATAATATAATTTAACGAATTGTTGAAGTGTTGAATATACCCATGGACCATCAACATCAATTATTTTAGATGGTGTTTGACTATTATCTGTCGTATGTTCAGCTTGTTCATAAATAGAATTATATCCATAATATTCATTTCTAATTTGTTCCCAACCATCATATGGTGTTCCAAGACCGGTTTCTTGATTAATTTTATGCATATCAAGAATTTGTCTAGCGACTAAATTAATGTAATAAACCATTTCATCATAATATGGTTTAATCAAATACAATAAACTATTATTATAAATTTGACTTTCTGTAACTAAATTTTCTATATTTTGAACGGGAGCAATTGTTGGAAATTCAGGATTTCCTATATTTTCAGTTAAAAATAATCCTGGATATTTTCCAGCATATTTCAATTGCATTCCGGATAATTCAGAATTATCTAAAAATCCAGATGTTGCATATGTTTCCCATATTTTACATAAAAATGGATAAACTTCGTTATTAAAAACTTTCTTTTTGTTTTTAACAGTATTTGTCGTTTGAAGAACAGAGAAAAACGGTGTCCAAAATTCTATTTCATCTAATAATTTTTCTTCTGAAATCGTTGATGTATCTCTAGTCCAAAATCTAGAATTATACTCAGAAACAAAATCTGAACATGGAACAATATTTGGAATTTGCTCAAAATATGTAGATAATGTTTGAAGATTTACAGTAACAGTACTAGGAACAATCTTATATACGAGAGTTCCTGACGGAATTAAATACTGATATGTTCCTTCTATAAAACCTGAAATATTTTCAGAATCAACTAATGATGATAAATTACTAGATGTAACATTTGTTGATAATGGAGAAAAATATTTTGGTGTCAAAAATGTTGCAGATGTAAGAGGATCCGTAAGAGAATCCAAGTATTTTTGATTAAAATATTCTCTTTCATCACTTGTTAATAAATCAACTTTAGATGTCGTAAAATCCTCAAACACAGTACTTGGAGGATCTACTGAAACATTTACACTCTTATTACTAATATATGTTGATAGATAACCACTTGTAATTTCAGAACTAGTTGATATGACAGATGTATATGAAAAATTAAACGCACTAATAGGATTTATTTGTTGACCAGAAACAATATGAAATCCAAGATCTTCTGATCCAGATACTGTATCTTCGTCTAATTTCCATGTTACCATAACACTACTAAGTTGTACAGTAGATGTTTCATCTATATAGGTGCTTAATTCGTCTCCATCTGTATAACCATCAATAAAATTAGGTAATTCAGCCTGAATATTAAGATAATTTGTTGTATCATAATATTCAATTAAATCTACTTTAAAATAATCTGAACTTGTGTCTAGTGCCATTTTTTCAATGTTATTAAACATTCCATAAGATGAATACAAGTCACTAGATTCGTTTCCAACAGATTTTTCTGAATACAATCCCCAATCATTTCTATTACTCATTTGCTTCAAGAAAAATTCTGCTGTAGCATCTTCTATAATTTTATTTGTACCAATTCTTGCGTATTGCTGAATTACCGCTTTAACGTTATCTCTAGCTATTGAAATTTGAATGCAATAATCTGCAAATGATCTGGCAAGATCTAATAATGGTGATACTCCATAAGCAGCACCAGTTTCAGTTAAACTTAATAATCTTCTATATTCAGCATTATAAGAATGATCAATTGGAAGATCATTATTAAATTTAGTAATAATGTATGGAAATCTTACATTTGAAGAATTTACTAAATTTTTGTTTATTGTTTCAGTATTTTCACAAACTAAGAAATTATTCAATAAGCTAAGATATTGGATAAAATCAACATGATAATGTTGAAATCTGTTTATTCCAGTATTAGTAAATTCAGAAAATTCAGAAAATGAAATATAATGATTAACTTTATTCCAAAGTTCTTCTTCAGTAAGTTCAGAAACAATACCTTCAAATGTTGTATTAACAACTTCATTTGATTCTGAAAATGACCACTGATTTTTTAAATAGTCATTTACAATCATATCATAGAATAATCCATAAAAGTGAAATGACAAATAATATTCATGAAATGATTTTGTATCATTTTGAATGGTTTCTACCATTCTATACACCAAAGATGAAATATTAACTTTAGAATTTGTAATTGGATCTGTATAACTTAATTTTAATGCAGTATTATTACTAAAATCAACAATTTTATTTTTAAATACACTGATTAAAATCATAAATGGATTTACAATTCTATCATTAATTGTAATATTAACAGTTGGATTACTTCTTGGACTGTCTATTGTATAAATGTCATAATTATTTCCATCTATAAATTCATATGTATCTGGTAATTCTGAATAATAATATTCTGATTCTAATGTGGAAGAAGATTCATTTCTAGAATAAATTTGAACAATACTATTAGATGTCATACCATCTGGAAGATTATTGCCATCTTCACCACCAAGATAAAATTTAATATTTTTACTAAAAGTATTTCCATTAAAATTATTAAGAGATTTTCTTAAAATTTTAGTTTGCTCATAATATAATGTTGAAATATGATTATAATAACTTGGATCATTTAATACTTCTTTTGGAAAAAGATTATATGCATACACATACTTATTTGAGCTAATTTCACTGTCTTTTTGCATAAAATTAGCTTCTCGCATAACTTGAGTGCATTTTTTAAGCATAAAATATTTAGTTACATCTTCAGTAACATATTCACCTAAAAACTTTCCATCAATATTTTCTTGATATGATACACCACCATATATACCATTTTTTGTATCATTACTATTATTTGAAACGTTTACTAAAGATTTATAATACTCAAGCTCTTCAAATACTTTATTTAAAGATGGATTTCTATATGTTTTTCCATCACAATGAAAATAATAATCAACATCAAGTTTAACATTATTAGTATCAATATTATTCCAATATGCTAGATTAAAATCGATACCATTCAAAGTTTCAAGAGTATAACGAATTTCATCAAGATTATCTAAAATATCATACATCAATGATATTTTATATTCATCTGGATAAATTTCTTTATTTCTAATATTAATCATGCCATACTTGTGTGCAATTGCATTCTCATGCAACTTATTATATTGGCGCAGTAAATTTGATCTAGAAATTGAAAAAATATCAATTAATCTTTGTAATTGTGGAGGATAATCAGTTTTAATAAAATCAGTTAAATATGAAGCATTTACAGATTCTGCCATTGATTTTAGTGCTTTTGAAGTGCACATGTCAATATCAGCTATGTTTTCTACAAATTCTCTGATTTTTTCATAAAATTCTCTTCCAGCATCATTGCATGCACCAGATATCAGAGTCCATAAAGCACGTTTCTCTTTCCAATGTTCAGCTTGTGAAATTTCTCTTAAATTTTGAGCAAAGTTAAAATCAGAATAAACAGACGCTGTCTCGGTTTGTCTAAGATTTTCAAATTGTTTTTTGTTTGGCATACTTTATTAAAACTCCGTATTGGTAATATTGTAGGTATTATCAACTATTTCAATCATACCTAAAATATCTGTAGCATATAATTCTGGAAATTGAAATTCCTCTAAAACATAATTAGTAGTAAATGTTGTAAAATCTTCTGAACTTACAATACCAGGTGTAAATGCTGCAAATGATAATCCATTTACATATTCAACATTGTTTTTATCTTCTTCTGGTATATGAACTGTTCTAATATTTCTAATGTAACCTAAATTAAGAATTTCATTTACTAAATCATTCAAATTAATGATATTTCCAAATGTTTGATTTTCTTTATCAAAATATGATACAATGATATTATTGACTTTTTCTTGTAATTGTTCATTTGTTATCATTGCCGTTTGATTTTTAGTTATTCTAATTTTAATTCTTGGAATAAAATCATCAATATTATCTCTTCCTTGAACATATTCATATTCTGAATTAGAATGGTTAATAAACGGAATAAATTTTGTAATTATTGCTTGATATGGAATAAGTTCTGCTGTTGCACATTTTATTCTAGAACAATCAACAATAATTGAATTCAAATTTGCATCAGATATTTGAGAATCACTTGTAGATTTCATCCATATATAAACATTATTAAAATCACAAGTATCTGCATATCTATAATAATATTTTCTAATATCAATATTTAATTTATCATATTTAGCAAGCCATTTATAAAATGTACTAATATATTCATTATTATTAAATACTGTAACATCATGCACAATTGAACCATAATTTTGTTTAATGTAAGTCTTAAAATCATCAGCAATAACCAATCTCTGTCCAACTCTAAATGCACTTGGAGCATTCTGCTTAATTGAATCTATTGATTCAGCCGAAACAGGTGTTGAAGATTTTTCAATATTCATAAATGTCAACTTTTCACATGTTTCAGAAAATAACGAATTATTCATAAATAGCTTGCCATAATTCTGTTTAAACGAATCCATACCTCCAAAACACATATTAAACATTGTAAATGAATCAGAAAAACCATCAATACTTAAAGTAAGAGATGATGTATCAATTGTACTAGGATCTACTACACCATCTTCACCATTAGATTGAAGATATATGACATGAACTTTTGCTCCAGCTGGTAAAACTTTACCATGAATATTATCACCAAATTTTAACGTATAAACTTTATTTTCATTTAATCTAAGTTCATAATGTGTATCAGATGATCCAGAATTTAATACAAGATTTTCAACCTGCGTCCATTCTTCATATTTTTTATTTCCAGTTGATTCGTCAATAATTTCTACATAAACAATAAAAGAATTATGATCCACATAAATATTCGTTGTAGTTGATGTCAAATTTGTTAATTCAAATGATTCATATGGTATTTCGTTTGATGTAAATTCTTCATTATACTTTTTAAATTTTCCATTATATAAAGTTGGCCATACTCTAGGTGTAACAACTCTTGCAACAATTTCTCCATCATCATTTGTATATGAATAAGAATTAAGAGTAAATGAATTTTTAAAACTAAAACAAATATCATTACCATCTCTATCAGTTAATCCTGAATTGACATATGCAAACTTTGGAATGTTTATTGTCTCAGGCAATGTAGAACTCGTCGTAATTTGCTCATCATTTGGAGAAATTCTAAACTCACACTGAGAAGTTCTATATCCTAATGGATTATAAGATAATAATTTAACAAGTCTATTAACGTTTTCATATAAATGACTATCTGAAAATAACGTATCCGATGCAGCATTATTAAGAATATATGTCAATACATCATAAGTCCAAGCAAATAAATCAATTATAATTGATGTATCTGACCCAGGATACAACTGATCCGTCAATACACCAGATTCTGTCAACTTTCTTCTCAATAACTCTTGTATAGATTCTGCATCCCATTTCAAATAATCAGTATTCATAATTTATAAACTAAAACCACATTTATTTCATTTATGCTATTTATCTAGTTTTAAGAAAATAAGAAAGCCTTGAAGAGGATCTTCAGTCAATTTATCCATTCTTCAAGGCTTTGAGATTTAACTTAACTTTTAACGATCAATCTCTTATGAATAAAACAAATTTTCAGATAAAGAAGAGTACTCCTGTTTTATTCATAACTGCATTTCTGCATCGTTTTAACATTTCCAAAAAATAGGTGCTATTTTGAAAATAAAGAAAAAATTTCTAAAAAAAAGTATTCAAAACATTAATTATTCTATTGATTCGGACCATCTCTAATCATTTATAATTTCTCTTATCTTAAATTGTTAAAAGTTAAATTTTAGCTCCAACATATCAATCTACACTAATTATTTTGTTAAGTTCGATCTCTAATTTTATTCATTTTTAGTAGTTTCTCAATTAAATTTTAGCTCTAACATATCAATCTACACTAATTGATTTATTCTACTTGAATTTATTTTCCTCACTTTCTTTTATTTTGCTGATATGTTATAATAGCTAGAAAAAATTAAAAGTAACTAAAAAATATGAAAAAAGTTTTAATTTATTTCTAAAAAGAAAGAAATTTATAAAATGTATCTTGAAATTTCAATGCGTCAAAGTGGAAAAACTACCAGATTAGTTAATCAAATTTGTGCAGATAAGGATAGATTTGATATTCAAATTTTATTTTCATTTTCAAATTATCATTTTTATAATTCTAGATACCTTATCACAAATGATAACTTAAAGGTCTGTACATTATATGAAACTCTTCTTAATTTACTAAAAACATATTATAAAAATGAAAGCGTGAAACTATATGTAGATGAATTTGCATATATTCCAGAATTTTATAATAATTTTAGTGATTTATTAAAAAATTATAAAGATATCATATATGACGGATATTTTACATCTACAATGTCTGCAGATATAAATGGAGCACAAATTATATCAAAATTAATAAAACTTAATAAAAATAAATTTTATACCTTTAATGTAGTTTATAATTATGATCAGTAATTAAGTTTATGAGAAATTAAGTATTTTATGTTTATTCTTGCTGCAATTAGATGTTGATTATATAAATTATCACATTATGAATATTCATATAGTTCTTCTATAAAATACAATAAGTTATCACATTATGTTTACAACTATGAGGATATAAATAAAAAAATAAAAGGTTGGAAAATTATTTCCAACCTTTTTGATTTTTATTATTCTTGATTATTTGTTTCATTGATTTTAGCTTTAATAGCTCGTATAGTTCTAAGAAGAATTAGATAACCTATAATATCAAGAATTACATCTTCATCATCATCACATTGACCGCTTTGAAGTCTTGAAAGTTTATCGTCTAGACGAACCATAATTTGTTCTTCATCAGAAGCTTTAGAAAAAATTCTTGTAGGTTGGATTGCAGAATTTCCGTATTTTCTATTTTTATCAATTAGAAATTTTCCAATTTCTTTTACTTGATTTAAAATTTCTTCTTTTACTGCTTCTTGTGAAAATGCTTCATTTGTGTATCTCATGATTTCTCCTTTATTTTTTATATCCTATATTATCTAAAATAAACTAGATATATGCAAATAAGACATCAATTTCTGAAGTATAATCAATTAGAATTTCAATTACATCATATATACTTGTAATGCCATCTGGATTTTCTCCATAGGAAGCTGCAACTTTTTTAAGTGAATCATAAGCTGAATCATCTTCACATACTTCACTAAGAGTTGAAACTAACATATTAACAGCATTTGCTCTAACTTTAGCACGATTTTCATCGTCTTTAACATATGGATAAATAAGCCACATACCTCCATCAACTTCAATAATGTTATATTCATTTGATGGTGTTTCTTTTTTATATGCATAAACAAGATCTTGAAAATTTACATTTTTAGAAACAGCTTTAATAACATTTGTAATATTTGTTCCTAAAACAACACCAGCATACCCAGCTAAAGATGTATATTTTGTATCATCAACGCTTTCTGAAATAATCTGTCTATATATTTTATCAAATTTACTCATTATAAATCTCCATTTATTTTAGAATTTATTTATAAAGATATTTTAAATTTTATTCTACATTTAACTCATTTTGATTTACTTCTTTTTCGAACATTGATATCGCATTTCTTAAATCATCATAAACATCTGGATATTTTGTTTTAAGATCAGAAGCTGTAATTGTTTCTATTGTTTCGTTATTTGTAGGATTATTTAATTTTATTTGTGTAATAACAGAATTTTTTCCTGCTAATTTTATAACGGCTGTTGCATCATATTTTGTTAATTCACTATCATTATCAGGATTTGAATTAATTAAAATAAAATTTGCAAATGCTAAATTTTTATATTTTTCGTCATTTGCCTTTTTAAATGTAAATACAGCATTTTCTGTTTTTATTTCTGTTCCATCATTATTTGGATCTGCATCAGCTTGTTTTAAAATTTCATTAAAAGATTTAACTTCTGGAACTGGTTTATTTGATTTATCAATGATTTGTGTTGTATTTTCTTTAGTTTCAGCTCGTCCAATTTCATTTTTATATTTTTCAATGGCTTTTTTAAAATTTTTATAAGTTTTCTGATAATTCATCATAAACTGTTTTTCGTCCATTGCTTTTTCATCTTCTTCCTGTTCTTGCACGTTAAAAGTTGTAGTTTTTCCATTATCTATTGCTTTTATTGCTGTGACATTTCCATCATTATCAACTTCACTAAATGAAGAAGTGATTTCTCCTTTATCATTTACACCAAATTTAAATGCAATTGGAGAATCTTTAACTTCAATCAATTGTTCCATTACTTCTTCATATATTAACATAAATTTACTATTTTTAATCATTTTGAAATTCCTTATTATGCTTTAAATCCACCGATAAAAGTTTCATAATCATCATCGTTATTATCAGTAGTTTTATTATTATTTAATTGTGAATTAGAAGATTGCAACAGAAATTTTTTCATTAGTTCTGATTGAGATTCTGTTACTGACATTTCTAATTGATTTAAACTGATTTCTTGTTTATTAGATATTGCTGTAAATTTATTATCAATATAATCCATCATATTTTTTACAGCAGCATTAATATCTTGTTGTGATTCAGTTGTTATTACAAATACAGGTATGCTATTTCCAAGTCTATCTGTAACATATTTTTTAACATCATAATATTGTTCAATATAATCATTTTTAATTATATAGAATGCCCAAATTGCAGATGTCATTAAATCATCATGTCCAGTTGTATTTCCAAATTGAGGAGCTCTTCCCGGTCTAGAAGTGCGTTCATATTGTTCCATTTCTTCAATTAATCTGCCATCATATATTAAAACATCTCTAAATGGACTTTCACAAATTTCTTTAAAATTCAAACAAGCTTCTAATTTTCTATCACTATTGGAATTAATTCCTATTGATGTTTTAGGATTACCACCAATATGACAAATATTTTCATATTCAAATATATCCATTAAAGGTGAAAGAGTTGCATAAGAAATTCCATTAGATTCCATAGCAACATACGCTTTATTATATAAAGTTGCAGATTTAGCAATAATATAGGAAAACAATTTTGGAGGTACATCATTCTCATAAAAAGATGCAACTAATTCTATTTTTAATGGATTAGTAATATCCCATATACTCATAGCTTGATAATCCAAATTAGCTCCAGATGATGGATCTGCACCACATATATAAGCATGATTTGGCTGTGGCGGTTTATACATATGAATAGTCGTTTTAGGATAATCTTTATGAAGCTGAATCATATATGGTTTTAAAATAAAATTCTTATCTTGAAAACGATTCTTAAATTCATCAATTTTAACATGATTGACTAATGTTTCAACAGAACCACTAAATGAACAGCCATATTCCTGTGAAAATTTAGCCATATCATTATTAAATGTAATTAGCTGTTCCTGCTTCCATTTTTCATCTCTACCTGGAACATCATACCAATCAATTCTAACAGGTGTCCATTTCAATCCATCACTATCAGAATCTAAATCTAATTGTGCTCTATTCCATATACGATAATATTCATTATTCATTCCATGCGGAGTAGATACAATAATAATCTGTGACGTTTTAGATGAAGATACAACAGGCATAACAGAAGCTAAAAAACCTTCTTCACAATTATGTAAACAAATTCCATTTTTAGATAAAAAACTATTTGTATCTTTTATATCAAGAATATCATAAACTTTAAGCTTCTTTCTTATTCTTCTCTTATTCTCAACAACACATGTATCAGATAACATTGTACCAACTTTAATATATGCTGCCTTCTTAAAAACATTATTAACTTTAATTTTATGATTTCCAGTAACTTTTAATTCAAACTCTTCTAATGTTATCACATTTTTGCATATAAGCACATAATAAGAATTAGCAACTTTTTCATTTATTCTTGAAAAAGGTTTAAATCCATTTTCAGTTAAAATCTCATATTTTGTATTCATCTAAACATATATCCATAGTAAAACATTTAATTACATATTTCATAAATTAATTTTCTTTTAAAACTTCAATCAAATACCAATAACGTTTATCTTCATTGTTATTTTTAGATGATAAATAACATAATTCTGCAAATAAAAATAGTTCAAGAATACTATCATTATGTCTAATTTTAGCAATATTTTTTTCAAATAAATCTTTGTTTTCTATGATTGATTTAAACTCTTGTAATGAATATTTAGATATTTCAAAGTTTTCAACACAATTGGCAAGCCATGCCTCAAATTCTAAAGAATTTTTTTGTAATTCTTTTATTAGGTTTAGCATTTGATAATCAATTGAAATATTATTAAGCCAATGGCGATCTTTATCTGTTAATGTAAAATTAAGCGGATAAAAGATTCCGATAATTTTTCTCAGTTTCAGAATTTAATGTAACTTGCATCCAATGAATTAGTTCATGTTGAATACATTTATTGATATTAAATCGTGTTATATTTTTAAATGTTTTGATTAATAAACAAGTATTAAAATGTTCATCATATGAATATATCATAGCATGAGTATTAAAAATTTCATCAATTGGTGCTGAATTAGGAAATTTATTTAAAATAATTTGTAACTCTTCTTTAGTTGAATATGTGCATAAAGTAATTGAACCATAGTAATCACTTTCAATCATTAATTCAAGATTCTTTTTAAATTGTTGATAATATTTCCAATTAATAGTATATTTTTCTAATATATCTGCATAATTATATTCTTTAAAATTGCTTTTTGTTTTATTTTTTAAACAAAAATCAATCATGTCATCTAGCAAAAGTTTAGGTACTGGAAATACACGATATTCTTCACATATTAAACCTTTATATATGTTTAAATAATTTTCTAGCCATTCTGAACTATTTAATACACCAAAAGATTGACAATCTAAATTATATAAATTATTCATTTTCTTCTATTAATGCTTTTGCTTTTTCAACAGTAGTTTCTATAATTTCACCCGTTTCTGCATTTCTAAGAGTAATTGGAGTATCTCCATCAAAACATGAAGGCTCCAAGAACGCAAATTCGTCTAGGACTAAACAGTTAATGGATCCACCTCTTCCTGAATTTTCAGATGTTGCTTCAGCTGTAATTTTACATCCATTATCAAATGAAATTTCTGATGCACTCCAAGTAACAATACCAGGCTTCAACCAATTCGGTAACTTCATATATGCTAAACGAATTCTTGAAAGAATATCCTTTGCCGTTTTAAATTTGTTAGCACAAATAAGTATATTTTTTTGTTTATGAGTAATAACATACCAAAGACAATAAACAGTATAAGATGTTGAATTATGACTTAAAATTCCATTTGAATAAAATCTATGTCCTTCTGAATTAACAGTAATATCATACATGTGTTCTTTTTTATTGTCATTATTCACATATATTACTTCTTCATCTCCATCTTCTGTTAAAATTCTATCACCGATACTGTAAATCTTTTAAAAATATTTCATTGCCTTTTTCATCAAATACAATATGATTATCTGCTCCAGATAATTTTTTACCCGATTCAGTTTTAATAGACCAGCAATCATATGGAATTGTTTTATGTATAGAATCAATATCTTCCCACCCGGTATCTGTCCATATTTCATAATCAGATACTTCATATGATTCAATAAATTTTCTTTCTATATCATCTGATTTACTCATTTTTCTAATTCACTCCACCATTACCATTCTTTACAAATTTATATATCTTATTTCAAATGTTATTCTATATATTTTATTCGTTCTCTTGATTCATCAAATATCATCATATTTAACTCAACACAAACAACTTTAAAAATAGTACTAGACATAATTAAATTCTCCTTTATATATTAGATTTCTTTTATATCTAATAAACCTTTTCTAAAAATGTCTAGAATAAAGAGCTCTAGTTGGTAGGCAAGTCAGAAAGACTGTTTATTCTATTAAAGAATTCACCAATGGTTATTTCCTCTATTTCATGTGTTTTCTTGTTTCTGATTTTGATATAAGTCATTGGTAAAACGCACTTTCCACTTTGTCTACACGAGAGGGCAATTACTCTTCTTTTATCTTTCATTGCGTTTATGAGTTCAGCTTGTTTTGGGTATGGATCTATGAGACATTCACCTTTGTCGGTGGATACAATTGTGAAGTAATTTTTAGCAAAATATATAATATCATTATATATTTTATTTAATTCATTCATTCTATGAGTAAATTCTTCTGGTGTTACTTTTTCAGTAGTACCAGCCATCTTCAGATTAGGATTTCCTCTAAATCCACTATTCTTTTCATTCATTTTTATTTCACTCCGTTTTTTCTCTTTATTCTTTACATATTTATCTATATCTGGTTGCCCTATATATGTGTCTAGATTTCTTTTTATTTGTTTACTTATTTACTTTTTATGTTATTTTTAAAATAAAAAAAGATAATTTATGAAATATATTGAAAATATTGAAAATTGTGTTTATAATTCTGACTTATTAGAATTGTTGGATCAGAATACTAAATATAGTATAAATCAAGCTGCTAAAATTGCACTTCATATTACTGATGAAGATTTTTTAAAATTTTTATTTGAATCTAAAGATTATCATGATCAAATGATTAAGATTCTTATAATTAATGACAATAAAATCGACACTCATACAAAGGATGCTTTTCATTTTTATAAAATTGCTTGTCAATATATTGATTATGTTCAAATTTCTTATGTATTAACTAATATCTTTTTTGTTATATTTTATAAAAATAAAGAACAATACTTAGATTTTAAACAAATAAATGATATTATGTTGTATGCTAATGCTAGTTCAGATGATATCTATGATTTTGCAGAAGATATTTACAATACATATTTTAATTCTGGACTTGCAATGTATGTGTATGAAATGAACCTTATAGAGAATAAAAGTTTATTTATAGAAACACTTATAAAAATGTGTGAAAATAAAACTAATTAATAAAGCCAAATATGAAATCTTTTGATCATATTGAAAACATGATATATTATAATGATATAATAGAAAACATATCATTATCTAATCATGCCAGTGTTGATGTAGTATCTTCTATTATAGAATTGAATGATGAAAAGTTTTTTAATTTTTTGTTTAGTGACCAACAACGTTTAATAACAGTTAAGCTTATTGCAGATATGAATTTTCATTATTATCAGCGTAAGCATATAACATATTTAAAGCAATTGATTAATTATTTAGATAAAGATTCAATTGTTAGGCTTATTTCTAAAATTTTTAATAGTTATTTTTATGATGTTAAAACAAAACAAAAAATAAGATTAAAAGATGTTAATGATATTTTGTTAAAATTGCAACTTGGTGAAAATGACATTATGAATTTAGTTGACATGTTGTTTGATGCAAATTATTTTTGTTCTAAAATTTTTATAGAAAAAATAAGTAAATTAAAAAATAAAAGTTTATTTATCCAATTTATAGAAAAAAAATATGAAATATATTGAAAATATTGAAAATTGTGTTTATAATTCTGAATTATTAGAATTATTAAATCAAAATACCAAATATAGTATAAATAAAGCTTCTAAAATTGTGCTTTATATTAAAGATGAAGATTTTTTAAAATTTTTATTTGAATCTGATCATTATCATAATAAAATAGTTGATTTAACATTAACATGTGATATTTTTGATATTACATCATATAGCTTTTTATTTTTTAAAATTGCATGTCAATATGTTGTTAATAAACAGCAGTATTTAACTGCTTTATTATATAGAATAGTTTTATCATTTATATATGATTGCCCTGGTCATTTTACACTTAATCAAATAAATGAAATTACATTTTTAATAAAAGATTATACTTTAGCAATAAATATTGCAAAACAAATTTATGATGAAGTTTATCTTAGAATAAGTGTAAAAACACATAACAATTTTAAATTACAGTTAAAAGATTTTAAAAATAAATGTATATTTTTACGTGCTATGGAAAAGGTAATAAATGATGAATATTAACGAATTAGAGCAAAATGTATATTATGATGAAATTTTAAATAAAATAGATAACGTATATTATAATTTTGTCTATTGCATCAGTAATATAACTGATTTAGATGTTTTATATAAATTTTATAAAATTAAAGATTATAAATTTGTAAAAAGTATAGTTGATAAATATCCAAAATTATTTGATAGTATTGCAAACAGTATAACTATAGTTTTGTTATCTGATTTTGTATTTTTTAGAACGTTGATTCCATTTTATGCACTTAATAGTAAAAATGCAATAGCTCTTTTCTTTTCAATATTTGAAACATATAACTCATTCACAGAAGATAATTTTAAAGATAATTCTGAGTTTTATTTAACACAAATAAATTATTTTATATTTGATTTTATTTCATTTTATAATTATTTTAATTATAATTATAGTGAAAATTTAAAAATTTCACCATTATTTAAAGAAATTATTAAACAAGATTTAACTAATTTTCCATATGTAAAAGAATTGGTAATGCAAAATATATGAACATTAATAGATTAACTAGAAATGTATTATATCATGAAATTTTTGAAACGTTTGGAACTAATTGGTTTCAGATTTCTCAATATCCAAATCTTCCAGAAGGATTTATTGATGCGTATTTTCCAAAATTGCAAAAGTTTCATATAGAGCAAACACAGACAATAAGTAGAAGGTTGCAATTAAAATATAAAGATTATTGGAACTGGATTTTAATGTCTAAATATCAAACTTTAGATGAAGATATAATAGAGTTAATGAAATCCAAAGTAAATTGGATTTATATAGCAAAATATCAAAAATTAAGTGAAGAATTCATTAAATCACATATAAGTTATCTTAATTTTAATCTTTTAAGATATAATAAAAACATTCCGCTAGATATTATTTGTCAGGTAAAGAAGTATTTTGATGTTGCTGAGTCTCAATGACTTGCTCAATAGCGTACGGTGGAATCATATTTTCAAAATATTGTTCAGTAATATGAGTTACGGTATTACAAATACAATAAGTAATAAAACATACCGTAAATGCCATTAAAAATGCAATAGCAATCCAAAAACTGGAGGTTTTACACTCCAGTTTTCCTAATTTAAAATTAATTGGATGTTCTTTGTTATCTTCCTGCATTTTCAAAATCAATATCAGTTGGAAGACCGAATGCTTCTAATTTTGCCAATTGTTCAGGATCGCCTGAATTTACGATATCTTCATATGTTGTATATGCAATAGAAATACCTTTATTATTGCCTTTAGCATTAGGAAGCCATAATACAGTTGTCATCCATGGAAGTTTTTCTCCAGTAATTGCGTCAACTGTATTTTTTCTATCAGTTGGACCAATCATCCAACTAGATTCTTCACCTTTATAATTTGTACCCATAACAAATTCGCCATTTGCTCTACGAGCATTATAATAACTTGTAAATCCAGCAGCTTCTGCTAAAATTTTAAAATATACTTGATCAAATGCATTCATTTTTGTTTTATTTCCTTTATTTTCCTTTTATATGATGTCCCCATATAATATATTTTTCTACAGTTGTCCATGGAATTCTTGTTGTTTTAGTTTTAGTTTTCCAGCAAACATAATCAAATGATAATTGATCTCTTTTACTAAAATTTTGAATCATATTCCACCAAGATTCCATAAGATCAATACATTCTTTTTTATTATGATATCTAACTATTATATTAGATTGTACTAATCCATTATCTTTTGGATAAGATTCTTTTTTTAAAAAATCAATTTCTTTATCGATATTTTCTTTAGTGTCCTTTTTCATCGCAATACATGCTAATGCTTCTTGATATATGCATATACGTTTTGGATGTTTAGGAATAAGTAATATATCAAATTTATTATCTGTAATATATTTATTAGGATCTTTTGTAAATTTTATATTTCCATCAATCCAAATTGACATTTTATAATTTCTAAAAAATAAATGTGGATGTGTTTTAAACCATCTGGCAATTTTTACTTGATCGGTTGTTGGAATAATATGCATTAATGGCTCTATTGCAATTGCTTTCCACGGTTTTTTAATGTTCATTATATTATCTGTTGTTGTAAAACAAACATAATCATAATCTTTTAAATTATATACAGAATGCTCTGGTAATGAATCATACTTTCCAGTAATTGCTGTATAAATTACACCTTTCTTCTCTTCATATGGATTTAATACATTTACAATGTTACAACATTGATATAGCCTTGCACTAATTGTATTTTTAATTTGTTCAACACTCATAACTGATGAAAATGTAGTTCTATGATTATGCAAAACATATGCAGCTGGAATAAATGCAAGATTTATTCCTCTTTGCATTATTCTATAACAATAGTCAACATCATCTGCATATCCATTACCGATAACATTCATCTATCATATAAAGTTTAAATATATCAGCTCTAAACATTGTACAAAAAAATGCAGGAGTAAATGGTCTTGACTGCCATGTTATTGGAATAATTTTACCTTTATATAATGTTTGTAATTTGTTTGTTATTTCTTCTGTTGAATATTTCTCTATATCTCTTGGCAAATCTTTTAATACTTTTTTTAATTTATTAAATCCTTGCACGGCAATAGGAGAATTAGTAGTAGGTCCTGATCCAACAGTTTGATCTTTAATTGGTGAAATCAATAATGACATCCAATTTTTAGTAACCTCTGTATCATTGTTTTGTAAACAAATATATTCAGCTTTATTATCTAATGCATATTTAATACCAGCATTCGTTGCTTTTACATATCCAAGAGGCTTATCAAATTCTAATAACTTTATTGAAATATTTGAAATGTTATTAATACACTTATTAACTTTATCTTTATTTTCTTTATTTGAACCATTATCTACAATTACACAAGTAATTTCATATTTTTCTTCTGCATACTTTGAAATTGAATTTAAACATTTTACTGTAAAATCTGCTTGATTATATACAGGAATTATAATAAATACCTTTGGTTTTTCTGATACCGTCAGTGGTTTCATTTTTATTATTCTAGCACTAGTATTCACAACATTATTTGAAATAATTGTACTTGGTAAAATTACTGAAGAATTTTTAACAAACCAATTACCTTGATACTTAATTCGATTTAATTTATAACCAGGTATAGAGCACTTATTTGAACAATATACGTATTTTGCATCAGTATATTTTAATGCATTAATAATAAAGTCAAGATTGTGTGAAATTATTACATCAAATTGTGTATTTTTAAGACTAGAAAAAGATAAAAATGGTATAGCATTTTTTCTATAATTTTTAACAATAAACACTTCTGAATTAGTTTGACAATATATGCCAATTCTATATAAATTTGAACTCGAATCAAATAGACCAAGCATACTTATATCAGATACAAGTATTGTTATCTTTTGCTTACGTTCAATATCAGAAATAATATTTAAACTGTTTTGCAACATCATAAATAGACAATCTCCTTTGCTCTATTTATTTAATTTTCAACGTTTTTAAAAAAGGAAAATATTTATGGAAATTCATTCAAAAACACTTTATTTTGATAAAATATCTAAATGTTCTCATTGTGGAAAAGATTTACATTTCAAACTTTATCCTATATTTAATCTGCAGAACTTAAATGAAGAAGAATTCAATGACCTGTTTGAACTTAAACTATTTAAAGTTGAATGTGAACACTGTAAAAAAACAACAGTAGTACAATATGATACGATTGTCGTTGATATGTTTAAAAAATATATTGTATATGTATATACATCTGATGATGTTCATTCATTTAAAGAAACTACATCAGAAATTATTGATAAAATTTTTAAATCGACAGTAAATTCTGCAGAAACATTCAAAGAAATTAAAAATTTTAGAATTGTAACAAATCTTAATGATATGTTAGAAAAATTGTTGATATTTGATTATGATTTAGATGATAGAGTCATTGAATGTGTCAAATATCAAGCAATTAAAACTTATTTAGATAAAACTTCAAAATTATCTTACAAACTTTATTTTAATAAAATTGACAAAACTGATCTTATTTTTACTGCAATTCAAAATGAATCAATTAAAGATTCTCCAATTATTTTAAGTGCTCCATTAGAATGTTATAATTTTTTCATTGATAATACAAATATTAAATCCTTAGACAATTCAGAATTTACTTTAATTAATACAGAATGGATGTTAAAGAATGTAAAAATTGAAGTAGAAATGAAAAATGTATAACTTTCCTAATCAATTATCTGAACATGATACACTTGATCTTTTTGACATTCTTTATAACAAAGATATGTCAAATAATTCATTATATTTTCACTTTAATATAGGAGAACTTTCAACTATTTCTAAACAAAAATGCTTAGATAGATTTAAACAAAATATAACACAATATAACACAATTATAGATAAAATTCAAAAAGAAGACATTATTAATAAGTATCATGATAGAAAAATTATTAAAAACTTATTAATCGATTATGAAGAAATCTTAAACAGTATTAATGTTTATAAAGCAAATCGGTAAACAAGTTCCATATGTTTATGAATATTTGTTGAAAAAACTTACACGTCAAATTGTATATGATAATATATCTGCAAACGCTATAACTAACATAAACGTTCAAAATAATGAACTTGAAGTAACAATTGATAAAATTGAAAAACATTATAAACTTATTAAATTTGTACAAAAATTTCAAACATTATATCCATACAAATATAAAAAATGTAAAGTTTCTCTTATTATTAGCTCTAATTGGAAAGATATATTATTTCAATCTACATTTAAACAATGGACATCATGCACTAATATTTTGAATTCTACTGTTGACACATTTTTGCCATATACACCATATGAAGAAATTTTAAATAAAGATCTTATTGCATATCTTGTTATTGATAATGACAAATATAATATAGATCAAATTATGGATGATATTGGACCTCGGAAGTTTAAGTGAGCAATACTGTATATGGAGAACAATGATTCACCGTTATTCAAATGAAGACCGGTCAATATTTATACAATGCTGAAAATACTGAATATGGCATTCCAGTATCCGCCCGGTTTATCATACAAATATAATTTGTTTTCAATTTTAAATAATTATGTATATGATATTAATAAAAAGTTAAATTTTATTATAGATAAAAAAAGTATAACCTTATCAACACGATTCTTTTTTTCTGATATTCATTTTTCTAAAACAAAAACTAATAAAATTAGATTATTTAATTTAAATTATAAGTGTAAACATAACTTGTTACCAAAATTATATTTTGATTTGTTTACACATAATATTGTAATGCTTTATAATGTGTTTCATGTTGACATAACGCCTCAAGATGTATTCAATAAAGTGTTTAATAAAAAACATATTTTATTAGAAAATTGGATAAATGCTTATGAAAACTAATTTAGATGAACTTGATATAGCGATAAATTTAGATGCTTATTGCACTGATGAATTTTTTGAAAAAATTCAAAACAGTGTAGAAAAAACATTTCAATTTCTATATGTAGTACTCGTACTACATGACAGAAAAGACCTTATAGAAAAGCATAAATCAAAAATTAATTTTAAAAATATCGATAAAATGTCATACGCAATGTGGCAAGCATTTGGAGATTATTTTGATTTTTTATGTCAATTAAAAGAAGAGTACTATTTTAACTTTATATAAAATAGTGCTATTTTCTTTTTAAATCACTAATGAACAAAAAGGCTAAACAATTATGAAGAATCTTATTAAAGAATATTTTGAATCTAGAAAAAATCTTGAAGATTTGAAAAATGAACTTGGAATTTCTTCTAATTCATTTGATGATCTTATTATTTTGAATTATTCTCAAATTGATTCTCCTAAAACTGATCCTCTTGTTCGTATGTGTCGTGGTATTGTTATTGAAAAAGACACGTGGAATATTGTGCATTATCCTTTTTATCGTTTCTATAACTTTGAAGAAGTTGTGGAAGAACGTAAAAAATTTAATTGGGATAACGCTGTCGCAACCACAAAAATTGATGGAAGTGTTTTTGGCATTTTCTGTCATAATGATATTTGGTATGTTTCTAGCCGTTCTCAAATTGGTGGAAATAATCAGTCTTCTATTCCTGGAGTTACTTACTTTGATATTTTTAAAGAAGCAATTCATCCACTTGATGAAAACGAATTCTTTTCTATTCTAGATAAAAATCTAGATTATACATTTGAATTGGTTTCGCCATATAATCAGATTGTTACTCCTTATTCAGAATCAAATATTTATTTGATCTGTGTTCGTGATAAAACTAATGATTTTAAAGAAATTTCTTTGAAAGATGCTTTTAAAATTGAACATATTAAAGCTCTTATCAAAAAAGAAATTATTAAAACTCCTGAAATCATTCCACTAATTAATGAGCATGGAAAATTTCGCGGTTTTAATGAAATGCGAAATCTTGCTGAAGCAGGATCTCCTACTGATGAGGGATTTGTTGTGGTCGATTGGTCTTCTTATGATACCAATAATGAAGCATTTCCTCGTGTGAAAGTGAAAAATTCTGCATATGTCGCGCTTCATCATCTGAACTGTGGAGCAACAAATGATTCATCAAACATGAATAGCATTTTGAAAATCTTTTTCGACAATGAACAAGACGAAGTTCTTGCTACACTTCCTATTATGAAAAATATTTTTGATGAAGTTGAACCTAAGTGGAATTCTTGGTTCAATGGACTTAAAAATGAAGAAAAACGACTTGAAAAGTTTTTCAATCTTCCAAAAGAAGAACGCATGAATTATAAGAAAGAATTTGCACAAGAAATCGATAAAAAATATGCAACATTCTTGTTTTATATGTTCAATAATAACTGTAATTCTGTTCATGAAACACTAGAACAAATGGCTAACAACAAAGAAAATTTTTGGAAAAACTTATGGAAAAATTATGTTTCATCTGAAAAATCCATTTAAGAAAAAAGAAAGAAAAATACTAAAGGTAAACTTTAGCAATATTGTGACACTTGATTATAATATTCCAAATTCGATATACACAATAAATCCAACTACATATAAATCATTTGATGTATTTGACTCAAATGTTGTTACAACTGATACGTATGATAAACAAAAACGAATTATTTTTATTATTATTTTCATTATTGCTTCAATAATATTTTGTTTTTGTTTTATAATTTGTAGTAATTTTAAACTTCAAAATGAAATAAACACGTTAAAAGAACAACAAAATTTATACTTAAAGGAGGATCATAAAAATGAGTGAAAATCATAAACTCGGGCTTGGCGTTAATGTAGATCACTTTGCAACAATTCGTCAAGCACGTCTCGTAACACATCCAGATCCAGTTAATATTGCTAATATGATTTATGACTTAAAAGGTGTGTCATGTATTACTGCGCATCTAAGAGAAGATCGTCGTCATATTCAAGATGATGATATGATTAGACTTATTAAATTGTCTAAAGAAAAGAATTTTCGTGTAAACATGGAAATGGCTCCAGTTGAAGAAATGGTGAAATTTGCATGTAAATATAAGCCTGCTCAGGTCACAATGTGTCCAGAAAAACGTCAAGAATTAAGTACAGAATCTGGTCTTAATGTAAAAGAATATTTTGATAAACTTACAGAATATATTAAACGTTTACATAAGGCTGAAATTAATGTAAGTTTATTTGTAGATACTGATAGAAGTCAAATTGATGCAGCATCACACGTTGGAACTGATATTATTGAACTTCATACAGGTCCTTATGCTAATGCTGAAAACGAATATACCAAATCTTTAAAATTAACTGAATTAATTGGTGCTGCAATGTATGCGCATGGTGTTCATAATCTTAAAGTAAATGCTGGTCATGGACTTGATTATAAAAATGTTTATGGAATGTTTATGGTTCCATATCTTAATGAACTTAATATTGGTCATGCAATTGTTGCTCAATCAGCATATACTGGAGTATTTGATGCTGTAACAAATATGCTTGCCATTCTAGAGAATTATTCTCGCAAATATTGTACAGAATTTAGTTTATAAATTACGAAATTATGCTATCTTAATTAAAAATAGAAACAATTTTTAATTAAGATAGATTTTTGTATGTTTAGTTTGAAAAAAGTTGAACACGAAATTATGCCGCGGATTATGAAAAAAGCTACTCAGAGTCCTAATAACTTTTTTGTGGCTGCAGCAGCTTTTTCTAAAAAAGGAAACTTGCTTGGAGTGAGATCTAATTCTCATAATAATTATATGGCAATTAGACGCGGTATGTCTAAACATGCTGAAGCATCTCTTATTGCCGAATTTGGTCGTAAAATTGATACAATCTATCTTGTAAGAATTGGAAGAGATTTTTCACGTCTTCCAATTCATCCATGCGAAAATTGTCAGAAAATTGCCGACAAATTTGGAATTAAAATTATTCCAGTTCATATTGAATTTGGATATAAATCTACTAATGTTTATCCTTAAATTAAGTTTACTTTTAAACTTATTTTGCTATTATAAGAATATAAAGATTCTAACAGCAACTTAAAAATAAATTTGCATGGTAGCAAACCTTATTAATAGAATCTTGTTTTTGATATAAATAAAAACGAATAGGAAAAAATTAAAAATGAATACGATTTTTACAACTACATCAAGTTTATCTAATAGTTCATGTATATCATGTGCTTGTGGTTGATCGTACTTCATTTTTAGATTATAAATTTATAAGGCTGAAGTCGATCAAAAGATTTCAGCCTTATTTGTTGATTGAAAATAATTTTTGCCAGCTTAGCTCAGTGGTAGAGCAATGGTTTTGTAAACCATCGGTCGTCGGTTCAAATCCGACAGCTGGCTCCATTTAAAAATATGCCGTGATACTCAAGCTTGGTCTAAGGGGACGGTCTGCAAAACCGTTATTCGTGGGTTCAAATCCCACTCACGGCTTAATATAATTTTAGGAGAGATGACTGAGTGGCTGAAGGTGGCTGTCTTGAAAACAGCTGATCGTCTAAACAACGGTCCGTGGGTTCAAATCCCACTCTCTCCGCCATAAAGGTAGGTTAGGGAAGAGGTCATAACCCGTAGAATTCGAAATTCTATCTACTCGAGAAATCGGTACATCCGTTCGAATCGGATACCTACCGCCAATTTTAATATAGGAGTTAAAAATATGAACAGAAATGCAAGTTACCGTAGATTTCAAGAAAGAAAGCATAAAAAACATGCGCATGACATTTTAAAAAATGTTTTTCTAGATAAAGAAAGTGCAAATGATGTAAAGAAAATTGGTATTTTTGCTCATTCTCCTGTAGGTTGTTCATGTCCAATGTGTGGAAATCCACGCAATCAACGTTTTAAATTAAAAGAAAAACTCACACTAGCAGAACAAAAAGCTAACATTGATTTTAAAGAAGAAAAAATTGGAGAGTTGCCAGAGTTGGTCTAATGGTCCCCGTTGGAAGCGGGTGAGTCTTAACGGGCACAGAGGTTCGAATCCTCTACTCTCCGCCATTATATGAGGAGGAGTGGCTGAGTGGTCAAAAGCGCCTCTCTGCTAAAGAGGTAGTCGTCTAATAAGCGGCTCACGAGTTCGAATCTCGTCTCCTCCGCCATTTATAACGTAATAAATATAAACAACTTTTTGTTTAATTGTATTATTTTATGTTATGATATTATATAAATACAATTATTATGATAAAAGGTTATAAATATGAATAATTTTGAAAAAAAATATTTACAAGTAATTTCTGAAATGAATCATTCACATATAAAACCTATTGTTTGGGATGAAGATTTTCTAAAAAAATTAATTAATAAAACTCCACTTCCATATAGTTCAAATTATAATTTAAATTTACAAAGACAAAAATTAGCATTTATAAATGCATATCCATTTTTATATAAAAATCCTAATTTTGAGATAAAGTGGCTTAAAAAAGAATTAATTAAAAATGGTATAACTGAAGAAACAATTGCAAAAGATTTAGCTACAGATATTCCAGAAAATATTAAAGCATTAGTTCAAGAATTAGAAAATTCATCAAAAACATTTATGATAACTGATAGAGATGTTGAAAAAATGATTAATTATATTGATAAAGGAACATCTCCAGAAAGATTAGCTAATAGTATAAAAACTGCAAATAAAGCAGTTTCTCGTTATGTTATTGCAACATTATTAGGATATAATAATTATGCATATTATTTAAAGCAAAAAGCTCTTGAACTTGGTGTTGAACCTATTGAATTAAAAAAATCATTAGAAAACACGACTATTCCTGAAAAATATAAAGAATTAATTAAATCAAAAGAAACTGGTGTTGGATTTTTTAATAAAGAAAATACTGTTAATATTGATTTACCACAAAAACTTCGTAAATGGTTTTATGATAATAATGTTATTCTTAATGTTTCAAGAATAACAAATCAATCTATTTTAGGCGATCGTAGACAATCAGATAATGGCAGATTATGGGTTCTTGGTTATGATTTAAAAGGACATGCTTCATGGTGTAAAAATTTTACTGGACAATTTTTCGATCATAGTAATGAAGGTGGCGGTTCATATGGTTATGAAATTCTTTTAAATGATAAAGAACATAATAAATTTTATAGTATAATTGGACCACATTCACTTAATAAAATAATAGAAAAATTAGAAGAATGGAAATCTGAATTTACTATATGATCTGTAATAATTTTATTTTTCCTAAGAATTTGCTATTTTTAAAAAGAAAAGATTACTATTGCAGAACAAAAAGAATAAAGAAATTATGAAAACTATTGGCTTTTCTGAGCAAGTTAAAGATGTCGAAAATAATAAATGTCCATTTTGTAAAAAAGAAATTAATTTAAGTGATTTTAAAAATAATTTATCCATTAAAGAATATAAAATTAGCGGATTGTGTCAAAAGTGTCAAGATGAAATATTTGGATAAATGTTGTATCAATTGCAAACATCATACTAAAAAATGGTATTGTCATTTTTTCATTATTTTCTGTAAAATTTTAGAAAAAGACGTTCAACACGCTTATTATTGTGAAAAATATGAAGAGGAATAAATGCTCTGTTAGTTTAACGGTAAAACAATGGTTTCGTAATCCATTAATATCAGTTCAATTCTGATACAGAGCTTGAATTAAAAATGAATATTGATCATATTTATAAAAAAATAGTAAAACCTGAATTTACAGATGCTGTTATAGTATGTTCAATTTCATATTCATCTTTAGAAGAAAAATCATTTGTTGCGTGTTTATGTACAAATATAAACATTAATGATATTATTGAATATTTTTTAAAAATTGGGTTAACTGTTCTTAAAGTAATGCAAACACGTTTTAATGTTAAAGATAATTTAAATTCTTATATTTTTTTAATAAATTATTCTAATTATGAGGAACCATATAAATTTGAAAATAATTATAAATGTATAGATCTTGATGCAACACGAATTCATCTCCAAGAACTTCTTTCAATATGATATCTATTCCAAAATTGATTTAATAATTTTGAAGAATTTTCTCCTCTATACGAAATAATTTTACAATCATTCTTTTTTTCAACATATACTATTTTTTCAACTTCAACAATTTTTTCAATTTCTACTTTTTTCTCTATTGGAATTTCTTTTATAGTTTCAATAGTTATTGTTTTTGATTTTGGTGCACGCTGAATGATAATATAATTATAATGAATAGTTATAGGTGGAATTTTAATATACACACCAGAAATTAACCAGAATATAACAGATTTTATTTTAAATAAAATGATATTTAACATATTAGAGATAAAAACTTCTTTTTAATTAAATTAAACAAAAGGATAGAAATCTTAAAATGATTTCTATCCTAATTTTATAAAATTATTTTTAATGATTTAAGTGGTTTCTATCTTTTCTTGTAATTCAGCAATTTGTGTAAGTACTGATTCAAGTTTTGTATTGATTTCAGCTAATTTTGTATCAATTGCATTATTAATAGCTGTATCAAACATGCCTTTAAGACATTTTACATGAAATTTTCCCATGCCTATTAGACCAGATGGAAGAGCAGCATCTTCAGCAGTTTTTGTACAAAATACAAGATATGGTCCATTTTCTGCAGTCATGCCACTTACTGGATTTGTTTCAGCATTCCAATTAAATCCATTATATGTATCTGGTGTAAGACCCAACTGATCAAAAAATGTTGCAACTTCATTATCAATAAATGTTGTTGTTGCATTTACAGTTTCAGCTGCTGCAAAAAATTTTGATACAACTTCCCCATTTGCTACAAGAGAAACCGAATCTATTGTATTAAGTTCTTGTTTACCATCATTTGTAAGTCTTTTTGCTTCTAATGATGTAAAAGCACCGCTTGTGGATGCTTTTACATCGCTTACTTTAGATGCAAGAACACTAACACTATCGATAATTCCACTTAACGTAGTATTTAAATTATCCATAGATATGTTCCTATTTTAGATTGATTAGATTGCTTCAATTTTTGCCTGAAGCTCTGCAATTTTTTCAGAAAATGAGATAAATTCTGTATCAAATGCGTCAAGAGTTGTATCTGTATAAGCTTTAGCTTCTGCAACACCTGCAGCAACTTTACCATCAGCATATGATTTTGCTTCTGTTAACTGTGTATCTGCATAAGCTTTAGCTTCAGCAACACCAGCTGTAACTTCTGTTTTGTCAGCTTTACCACTTGTTGCAGCATTTACATATTCTTCAGTTGCATAACCTGTTAAATCAACATTTGCAGTTGTTCCAAGTTTTTCCCATCCTTGTTCTTCAGTGAAAACATATTCAGCTGTTTCACCATCTTCATCAATAAGATAGATATTTCCTGGTACAGCTGAAGATGGAAGAGCATCAACAGAATCAACTTTTCCAACGATTTTAAACGCATTTCCAAGTTCTGCTACTTTGTCATCAACATAAGTTTTCTTAGCATAATCTTCCATTCCAGCAACGGTTTGATAATCTTCAAGAGTTGCTTCAATATCTGCAATGGTTACTGCTTCTTCTGGAAGAGCTCTTGCAGCAATTTTTCCATCAACAGTAATTACTCTGTGATTTTCAATAAATGCTAACTGTGCTGATGGCTCCATTCCCATAAGTGAAGCAACTAATGCTGATGGAGATGCATATTCACTCGTTGGAATGTAAACTAAACCGTTTGCGGCATTAATTGCAATTCCACCATTTGAAGCATGTAATACAATATTATCAAGTGTTTGATTATTATTTGGTCCAAGATTATTATAATCTGCACCAATAAAAATACCATCAAGAAGAATTTCGAGATCTGGAAGTAAATCTGATGCAATTTTTGCATTATTATTAAGATATACAAAATCACCAGCTGCAGGAGTATAATCACTTACAGAATACATTCCTGGGAATTTTTCTTGACTAAATCTAATTTTTCCATCTACATCTTGAACACCAAGATAATCAACAACAGCTCCAGATGCTTCTGCAACAATTCCATCAACATCTACTTCTGGAATTTCAGGAATTTCTGGAATCTGATCTACTGTTGCAACAATTTTCTTATCATTACCATTTTGAATAGTAACAACACCAGAAACAGAATTTAATGTTAATGGAAGATTTGATGTACCAACATCAACAACATTCCATTTATTAACCATAATTAAATTATGATTATCAGCACCACCTTCTACAACAAATCCACCAGAAGCTGGAGTATCGGTAGAAGAACCAAGAATCATCTCATTATTCTTTAAAAGAATACTCTGAGTTCTTCCACTTGCATCAGAAACATAAGAAACTTTGTTATTAAGTTCTCCTTTAACTTCTACAACTTTAGAAGCTAAAGCATCAACGTTTGTAATAATTCCACTTAATGCGGCATTAAGATTACTCATATTATACTAATATCCTTAAATTGTTTCAATTTTTAAACTTAAAGCGTTAATTGCTTCAAGTGTTTTTGTTAAATCATCTTCAGTACCAATAGCTTTTTCTACAGCAGCATTAGCAGCAGTAGTAGCTGCTTCTGTTGCTACCGCAGATATATCATCTAATGTTGCAACAACTTTATCATCATTGATGGTGACTTTACCATCTTTAGCATTTAAGTTAAGTTCAATTGAACCTGAACCAAAATCTGCTTTATTCCATCTGGAAATCATTGCTACATTATATTGAGTTCCGTTAGTACCTGTTCCAAATATTGCATTATCATTAGAAAGAAGAATTGATTGATTTTTATATTCACCAAGATTCTGATATCTTACAACATCAGAAATATCTTCATCTTTTACATAATCTGTTGGAATCTGATCTGTAGTAGCTAAAACCTTGTCATCATTGATTGTAACTTTTCCATCTTTAGCATTAAGGTTTAATTCAATAGCAGATGAACCAAAGTCTGCTTTGTTCCATCTTGAAACCATAGCTAAATTGTAAAGACCGCCACTTAAATCAGTTCCAAAAACAGCTTGATCATTCTTCAGAACAATTGATTCTGTTTTCTTATCATTATCTAAATTTTGATATCTAACAACATCAGTTAAATCACTTGAAACAACATAATCAACAGGAATCTGATCAGTAGTAGCAACCACTTTATCATCATTGATTGTAACAACACCAGATACTGAATTTAAATTCATTGGAATAGAAGCTGAACCAAAATCTGCTTTATTCCATCTGGAAACCATAGCTAAATTGTACATGGAACCATTTGTATCTGTGCCAAGTAAATTCTGATCATTCTTTAATACAATGGATTCAGTTTTCTTTCCAATAGCTTGATATTCAACAAGATTTGGTTTATTCTGAATAGCATCCCATACAATTTCAGATGAAGCAGTTCCAAAATCATTCCAAACAGAACCATCATAATACCATTCTCGTTGTGATCCATCAACAATAACATAACCAACATTTACTGCACCTTTAAACTGCATTGCAGCTTGTGTAAGTTCTTCTTGTGTTGGATTTGTACTGTCAATCTTTCCAATATAAACATATGAACCAGATAATCCATTAATTTGATTTTGCAAATTAAGAACTTCTTGTTCGATTTTTGTGTTTAAATATGCAACATTTTTATTAATTTCAGCAAACGTTGCATCCTTTGTAAGATAATATGTGAGAGTATGAGTATCTTTAGTGATAAATCCACTATCATTTACAAGTTGTGAAGTTTTTGTTGGAACTTCAACAATGGAACCATTATCAAGATATTCTTGCTTAATTTTTCCATTTTCATCAAGTAAATGTGCTGTCATTAAATCACTGAGAAGAACTTTGCACTCACTTGTTACCATATAAAGTTTTTTATCATCAAAATCTAAAGCTAAACAAACAGTATTAGCAGGAGGATTTGATGTTAAAAACTGTGCTGTACCAAATTTAATTGCACTTAACATATTTTAATACTTCCTAGTTATTTTAATTTTATGCATTAATTTTAATAAGAAAAAGAAAACACTTCTTCTCTTTTCTATTTATATATTCTACAACTTAGAAAAAACGTTCTTCAATTTCTTCTACAATTTTATCATAAAACCAATTTTTCTTTGGAATATCTTCTATATTATTCTCAGCTCTTTTTCTCGCTACTTCAATAACTGATTGAGAAAACTGAAGAACCGCATCTTTTCCATTTGTCCATGTAACTCTTACAATATACTTTGGATAAGTTAAAACCTTTCCATAAGTATAAAGTTTACCATATTTAAGATTATTTCCTAACGTTCCACCTAATAACTTTGCTTTATTAATTTCTCCCGCAGTAAATAACAAACATGTTTCATCATTAGACGCTTCATCAATAGTCCATAATGCATAATATTCTTTTGACTCAAGCTTATTCTTTACTTTATCATTTTGAACCTTAATAAATTGTCCATTAACAACCTTCTGATCTTTAGTTAAAACAATTGCCATAATTATCACACATCTTCCATTTTAAAATTATTTACTTCTATTTTTCTTATGCTATTTTAATTACATAAACAGAAAGGTACAACTAAAATGAATTTCGATAAATTTAAGAAGACTTGTGTTGAACATTATGAAGAAATTGTAAATGCGTTTTGTGAATCTGCATCTTCTTATAATATTGTTTTTCCCAAAAATGAAGTAGAATATACTTATTATTTTGAGAATAATGATGATAAAAAGTACATTTTTTATATTTCTGGAGAAACATTTTACAATGATTTAACTGGTACTGCTTCATTAGTTATTATAATGGATAATGAAGAAAAAGAAGTTAGGTGTCGTCTTAATATTCAATATGATTATTATGGTGAAAATGTACACGGCAAAGGACCAAAATTTGCTGAACACTTTAAAATTGAAAATAGTTATTCAAATTTTGAAACTAATGAATTTTGGCAACCGTTAACAGATAATATTTCTTTGATTACTTATTAAATTTTTAGTACAAAAAGATATACTTTTTGGAAAGAACTTACAGAAAAACTAAAAATTATACATTTTTCAATTAAAAAATTAAATGGAGAAGATGTTCAATATCTTCTCCCATTTAATTTATTTTAATCTTTCTAAAAGAGCCTGTAATTTCTTTTCATCTTCATGATTGTTAAAAATAAAATCTAACAATTTAATCGAATTTTGAACAACTCTATATTGTAATAAATCATTTATTAACTTATTTGATTTCCATTCACTACCATTAAAAAAGATAATTCCAGTATCTTCTTCTCCAACTAAATTTATCTTTAAAACATCTCCACAATAAAGATTAATATTAGGCCCATAAATATACACTAACTTAGCACAGGCAGATAAATCTAATTCTATTAATGTATGATTATTTTTTAGCCATTCTTTAACATCCATGTGAAACTTATTATATAACATTCTCATTAAACGTACTGTAAATTGACCGGCTTCACCAGCACATAAATCACATGTCTGTAATTCAGGTGTCAATTCTTTATATTTTAAAGCAATCATTGCATCAACAAGAAATATCGGAGTTGTAATATATCCACGCTCCTTTGCTGCTTCTTTAGATGTCTTTTGCTGCTGGCTATCATAATCACCCTTCTTAATAGGATATTTAGATAAATTAATATCTGCTAATTGTGTAACTTCTTTAAATCTCTTTTCTATTTCAGTAATCATATTTTCTAGAACCCGCTTTTATAATCCGGATAATAATCGGGAATAAAGTTGTTGATATAATTCCATAACTCTTCAGAAATATTAAATTCTTTACACAATTTTTTATCATTCCATTCTTGTGTAAAATCAAGCCAGGGAATACAAAATAATAGTTCACTTCTAGCTAAGTTACTATTTGATTTGAAATTACTTAATAAAAATCTTACAAATTTTGATTTACAGTAATTTAAGAAGTTTTCGCGTTCTTTTTCATTATTAAAAGACCAAATAAGACGTTCACCATCTACATTACTTTTACATCTATAAGTATGATCACATTTATTTTTATCGCTATCTTGGCAAAGTAGTGTAAAAAAATCATCATTATATCCATCTAATTCGCGGGCATTCCCTCGAATCAATGCAAAACGCACTGAATAATCAGTCATATCAGAATAATCTGCTTTAACTCTCTTTTCCAAAATATTAATATTATTTTTAATAATAGAATTAATAAAATTTTTAAATTTTAAATACATTTTTCCATGAACAGAAATATCATTAATTTCTATTGAAAAATGATGTCCATGAGTGTCAGTTACAGAGCATTTATTTGAAGTTTTTTCAGTATTCCAAATTGAAATACAGCATGGCACAAACAGTTTAATATTAAACAATTTATTAGCCCAAAACATATAAACATATTCTAAATAATTTGTATCTCTAATATAATTTTTAAGTTTAACACGAAAACGTTTATCTAGCAAAAATTCAGCAGGATGAACAAAGATAATTTTCTTTGAATTTTTATATTCAAACAAAGATTTCAAAATTTTTAAGTCTAAACCGTCATTATAAGGTGGGTTAGAGAAGATTATATCGAATTGTTTCACATTAAAACCTTTAATATATTCAATTAAGTTATTTAGATTATGATTTTCAAGTAAAATGACATTAATATACAGAATAATTGTCATCAGAAATGTTACTTGCAATTTCTTGAGCATAACCATTAGATTCTTTTAAAAATTCATCGAATCCTATAAACTGCTCATTCGTAAATGAAACAAAATTAGCAAGATATGATAATAGCCGGCTGTAATTATGGCTGTTTAATCAAATTATATATTTTTAACCTCTTTTAGCCTTTTTTATAAAATAGCAAAAACTAATTAAAAAGTTTGATTAATATATAAAAAATATAACATAAACACTAAATTTTATTTTTACATTTTTGATTGATATCCATATAAATGATTTTTAATCGTATTTAATCCTAATTTCAAATAACTAGAAATCAATAATAAAACTACTGGATAATCATCATTATTAATAACATTATTAAAATTTTTATTAAAAACGTGATCATCTTCTACTTTAATTTTATTGAAAAAGTCTTTAAATGAATTAGATGTTATGCTCAATTTATAAAACATATAATCAAGAAATAACTTCATTTGCTGTTTATCATTACCAATTTCTGTTTTTAAAATAGAAAACAAGTCTCTTGTATAAGCTAAAAATTCTTCTGAATCAAACAATTCTAAAATTTCATTCTCATCTATTTTAAGAAGATCTTTAATATTTTCTTTATCTTTTTCATTTAATTCAAATATTTTTTCTTTATTAATTTTAGTTTTAGACCTTCCACTAATATCTTGAAATAAATGAACTAATTCATGATTAAGTGTATCACGAATAACACTGTATGATTCTGAATTATCTAAAAAAATAAACACATCATTTTCTGAATAATTTTGAAGTCCAGTTGAAAAGAAACCAGATGAATTATCAAATGATGTCATTAAATATACTTTCTCAAACGCAGCAAACTTCATTCTATCAAACAACTCATTAATTTTATCTTCAGATGAAAAATCAAAACATATAAAAGTAAGATTAATCCTCTTTTTAAGATACTTTTTACCTGACCAATAATCAGGCAACAAATTCATCAATTCTTCAAAACTTAATTCATTAATTACAATTTTAGTTTTATCAATTTTCTTAATTACATTTTTAATTATTTTTGCAAATATATCATCATAATAAACATCTTCAAAGATAAGATATTTTTTATCAGTATATGATGGAAATAAACGAGTTGGATGTTTAAATAATTTCATATTTTGTTGTCTTTGTTTTATGTATTTTTTCTTTTACACTTTCAGCTTGAAATGCATGTTCTACACCATATTTTTTTAAATTTGTATTTTTAATTTTTTCTTTAATTTCATCAGCTTTTGCTGGATTATCTACACCATATTTTTCAAGATTTGTTTGTTTTGATTTTTCTCTATTGTTATATGTAGCACTTCCGTATTTTTGAAGTTTCGTTATTGCGTTTTTATCATAATGTGTATGATCTTTATACATGCATTCTCTTGAGCAAAAATCAGCACGTCTTTTAGTAAACGGTATAAAATTATTACAAATTTTACAATGTTTTAATTCAATATTATTAACAATTGCATTTATATAATTGGTTTTACTTTCCCATTCAGGTTGTTTTGAAACAATTCTATCTAGTACTTTACTAATTTTTTCATTGCTTTTTAAAAATTTATTAACTCCACTATAATTTATTTTCTTATCTTTAAAATATTCTTTAATCTGTTGTTTAATCATTTTATTTTATTTCCTTTTCTTTCAATAATATTCTACAAATCCTGAATTCCAACAACCATTTTCTAGAAGTTCCGGTGTATAAAAAATAGCATTTTCTGTTAATGGAAACCAATCTCTTGATAATTTTATACCTTTTTCTGCAATTAATTTATCTTCAAACAATAATTTTAATTTTTCTTTAATTTCATTTTTCTTTTCTCTCCATTCGTCTTCCCAAATGTGAATTAGTCTATAACCAATTTTTTCACATCTAGTTGATTTCATATTATGATATCCTTTTTTATTTTTATGCCAATATATTCCATTAAATTCGATTGCAATTTTCTTTTCAGGAATTACAATATCTAATTCTAATGGATATATTAATGTTTTATCATTTTCTAAAATATTTGAATAAAATTGTTTACAATATTCAGTTAATTCTATTTCTTCTTGAGATTTAATAATTTGTTTTCGAGGTTCACAATTAAAACATCTAGAAATAATACGACCGTTATTATACATTGATTTAAAAATATTACCACATTTGCAACATTTCCAATAATAATATTCATGCACACCAATATATTCTTCTTCCGAAAACATGGGCTCATACTTTCCAGCATACGTCTTTTTAATTCTATTATAAGCTCCACTAAGCTTAGATTTAATCATTTTTTCTTTAATTTCTTCATTTTGCGAATTATGATCGACTCCATAACGTTCTTGAAAAGTATTTTTAATTTTTTCTTTTGTCTTACTTAACTGAAATGTATTAACAACACCATAATTTTTTAATAATGTTTCTTTAATTTTATTTTGTACTTCTTTAGATTTTGCTGGATTATCTACACCATATTTTTTAATATAAGACTCTTTAACTTTATCTTTATGCTTACTAAATGGATTATTACTTCCACTTAACGCGCAATTTCTAGAACAAAATTTTCCAGTTCCAACTGAAGCACCATATGTTAAAAAATTTCCACAATTTTCACATTTTCTAAGTTTAACATCTTTTATAATAGAAATTAAATATTGATTAAATGAAGTATAATATTGTTTAACATTTTCATACTTTGGATAATAATATTCTTTAATCCAAGAATTTTCTTTAAACACTTTATTAAAATGCTGATAACTAAATCTTTTAACGTTAAATGCTGAAAATAACTTTCTTAACTCATCATCTTTATTCATAATATTTTTTACTTTTTATTTTTAAATTAAACCTATAACTGTTGCAAGTAAAAAAAAAAAATAAAAAAAAAAGACTCAGATTTTTCTGAGTCTTTTTTAAAATATTTAATCAGTTATTACTGAACAAATACCTTTGTTGCATCTTCAGTAAGAGCAGCATTAAGACCTTCGAAACCAATAAACTGATAAAATTGTCCCGCGCCAAACAAGTTAGTTGTAACACCGTAGCGCGTGCGAGCTGCCGTGATAGGATTCATTGTGAATGGATCGAGGGCAGTCATGAGTTCGAGTGGGATGTAAGGCATGTAGAAGATACCGCTATCATAGATGTTACGACCCTTGAATCCAAGGAGTGCGTATTCACCACCAGCAAGAACGTCACGATAAAGTTTAATAGTTCCGTTACGGAGAGTACCAACTTCAGCTACGCCGATACCATCATCAATGGATTTGCCAAAGGCAGTTGCGCTAGTTGAGAGACCACCACCAACAGAGAGTGGATTACTGATATGAGCTTCGAGAAGAGCAGTAACTGCTGGTGAAGCAACACACCAGTTAGCAGCACCACGACGAGACTTAGCAGCGATTGCGGTACTACGATTAAGAATTGTGGTGTAAAGAGCGTTTACACGTTCATTCTGATTACGGCCATCTGCTTGGGCTGGATTCCAGATTGAGCAGTTATGAGCACGAATTGCAGCTTGGATCATTTCGCCAATGAGCTGACGGTCAATTTCCTGAGCAATTTCGTAGCTAAGGATGTTTGCAACTTCTTGCTGTGCGTTAACACCCTGCATAACTCTCATATCTTCTTCAGCTTCACGAGTGATCTGAACACCAAGCTTACGAGATTTAGCAGTAACTGTTGCTTTAAGGAATTCAAAGCTAGCTTCAGGCATATCTCTTCCAACTGCCCAGTTTTCAGCATCAGAAGTATCAGCACCATCACCAATCATTCCATAAGTGTTAGCACCATATTTGGAAACATTATTTTGTCCAAAGAAATACTTCATGTAATCGCCGGTTTGAGGATCTGGATCAACAGGATTTGGTCCAAGATAGTTACCCATACCAACACCAAACTTACCAGAGATAAGTCCGCTAGCATCTGGATTACCATCAAGAGCACCTTGATCTTGTGCTCCAGCGATTGAACCTTCACCAATTGGATATGGTTCATTGTTGAATTTATTTCCAACTTGTGGTTTACCAGTATGAGCTGCATTTACTCCAAGGTAACCAATTTCCTGACCTTCCATATCTCCGCCACGACCAAAACGTCCATAACGAGCACGATAAGCAAATGCCATACCGATAGGTCCTTGCATTGGCTGAACACCGACGAGTTTATGGGCAAGAAGTTGTGGGAAAATACGACGAATCATTGGAATTACAACAGATGGAATACGTGCATCACCCATTGTATTAGCATAAGACTGATCTGGTGAAGATGGACCCATGGCATGAAGAGTACCCATACCAGCAGCTTCTAAAAGAAGTCCACGACCACGAGTTTTAGCAGCCTGAGAGTCAATTTCAGTCTGAGCGTTTTCGAGAACGATTGCAGTGGAAAGACGAATATCATCATTCTGAATATCTTTCTCTGCATCGAGAAGTTTAGACCAGTTTCTCATAATCTGATCTTGGTTTTTAATATTCATTAGTTGCATATGTAAAAATTCCTATATGTTTAATTAATTAGAGAAGAACTTTATTATTTCTTATTCCCTCTTAAAAAGCTAGCATATTTTTCTGCATAGATATCTACTAGCTCGCGTTGACCTGATACTGATTCGGTAACGACTTTATTTGTTTGAGGAACTCTAGCTGATTCATTAATAACTTTTTTCTGAGTCTGCTCTTTTGCTTCAACTTTATTTGTAACAACTGTTGATGGAGTGCTTACAGCTCCATTCTTTGCAGATTCTGTTACAAGACGCTGACGATGTTCACTCTGCATTTTTTTGTAAGCTTGCTTAGCTTCTTCAATAGACTCCTCGATAATTTTTGGAGATGCTGCATTTTTAAAATGAGCTCTTAAAAATTTAGCTTCACCAGGAGTGCACTTTTGTGCTTCTGACTCAAGTAAAAGTTGTGCCTGTAAACGATTGTTTTTTGACATCAACTCTATATTTTCATTGATAGTCTTCTGCTGATCTTCTTTCACTTTATTAAGTTTAGATTCATATTCAGACATGAAGTTATCTTTTGATTCTTGAACAATTTTATTAACACTAAGTATATCAACAATACGATCTAATGCTTTAGCATTAGCACGATATTTTTGTTCACAGATAAGTTGTTTTGTTGGAAGACGCTCTTCGAGAGCATAATTAAGATATTTTTCAATTGATTCTGCAATAATATTAAGCTTACGATCTTTTTCATCTTTAAGCTCTTTCTGTAATCCAGAAATTGTTTCTGCTGATTCGGATTTAATATTTTCAATTTCTTTCTTATATTTTGCAGAAATTTCTTCAGTAACAATTTTAACTTTATTATTATGACGCTGCTTAAGAATATCAGCTGTTTCTTGAAGAATTTTAGCATTCTTATTATCAACAGCTTTTACAGCTTCTTCAAGTAATTTTGTGTGTTCTTCATCAAGCTTTTCAAGTTCTTTCTTATATTTCTTAGAAATACTTTCTTTAACAACTTTAACAGCTTCATCTAATTGATTAGTTCTTACTTCATCAATTTTTTCTAATGCTTCATTAAATTTACAAGCACAATCTTCATCTTGAGCAGCAAGTGCGTCATCCATTTCTTGACGAGGTACATAATTTTGCTTTAGCATATCATAAACTTTTTCAAGTTTTTCTGCATGCTGTTCATTCAACATATCAATAACTTGAGAAAGCTTTTTAGCATATTCTTCATCATGAGATTCAAGAGCACTCTCTAATGAAGCTTTTGCCTGATCTGAAGCAACCTTCTTACCTTCTTCATATCCTTCACGATAACCGATAGCTTTACCGTCGTTCAATGCGTCTGCTTTAATTTGATTCATACCATCTTCAAATTCTTGCAGCATACCAACAGCCATTTCTTCTGTTATCACATCTGGACAAGATTTTCGCACAGTATCTAATAATGTTTGAAAAACTTTCATGTGTTTTAAACTCCGTAATATATTATATTAAAGATGTTAGCAGACGCTAAACAATCTTATTAACATAAAATTTCTTTCTTTTTCTTATTTATTAAAAATCATTAGGCGAACAGATCATCAAAATTTGTGTCGTCTTCTTCACCTTCAATAGATTCTCCACCTTCTGCTGGTGTTTCTTCTGTTGAAGTTTCTTCTGTATCTTCTCCTTCAGTAGTTGAAGATTCTTCTCCAGTACCTTCTGTTGAACCTTCTTCTTGATCTTCTCCGGTTGATGCAATTTGTTCAGGAGATGCAACATCCATATCATCATTAGAAGATCCACCGCCAATCTCACCTTTAAGTTGTTCCAAAGAAGTATCAATTTTATTGAGAGCTTCTTCGACTTTAGCTTGATCTACACCAGGATTTGTTTTTCCCTGTAAATCTTGAAGTTTATCAGAATAATAAGTGATACTTGTATCAAATTTGATAAACTCGCGAGAATCTTGATCAAGATTAGCATTATCTAAATCTTGTTTTAATGCTGAAACTTTATCAAATAACTTTGCAACAATTTTTGCATTTATTTGACATGCAATTTCAACAGCATCATCTACAGCCTTTGTAGCATCTTCATCAGACATTCCTTCTGGTGAAGCATCTAATTGAACATCTTCTCCGCCATCATTTGGTGTAACATCTCCACCATCTTCTGTATCAAAACCAAATTCTTCTGAAACTTCATTTTCACGATCTTCTTCAGCTTCAGAAATAAGCTTTTCTAATACAGAATTGGCTTCAAGAAAATTCTTGTTCAATATATGCTCAACCAATAATCTGGATTTTTCACGCAAATTATGTTTTTTCATTAGGATATCCCTTTGTTTGATTAATCAATTTCTTTATCTATTTAAAATTGCCTTTCATAAACCATATTAAAAAGCACTTAAACAACTAGATTTTAACACTAGAAAAACTCATTAAAATAATTTGAGTTTCATTTTTTTTTCTATTTATCTAATTTTTGCATTTACACATTTACTTTTTATAGTTATAAGCTATTTTTATTTTAGAAACTAATAAATTAATATGGAGAATGTTATGGAAGAAAACTGGAGTTCGATGTATTGTGTTCAGCTTTATGAACCCACCGAAACAGATAATGGATTTCGTCATCTAATTAAAGATGAAAATACTGGAAAAGTTTATGAAGAAAAAGTTAAGATTGTTAAAACAAAAACAATCAACGGCAATGATGAAAAATTTGAATATTATGATCGAAAACCTCTAAGTTAAAATCGTGAGTTTGTGAATTTTAATTTTGAGTATTTGTTTGCGGGAAAACAAAAAGAGCCATGATTGAAGGTACAAATAAAATCATGGCTCTTTTTGTTTCTATTTGTAAAATATTTCACCGCGTTTTTAAATCTCTACATTCTAGAAGTTTACCCATTGTAGATTCTCTCCAACATAAAATTTCAAATGAATTTTCTCCGACATTTTGAATGAATTCCTCTAGAAGATTTAGGATTATAAACACACGAATGACATCTTGCACACAATTCAACTAAATTCCATTTTGAATTAGTACCGACCACACTCTTTTGGAACTATATGATGAAAATTAATTTGTGATTTTAAATCTGTCTCAAATCCACAAATTCTACATTTATATCTCATAATTTTTTGCTATTTTAAAGATTATAAAAATAAAGTAATTTAAAAATGAAAACAAATTTAGATACAATTAATCGCAATATATTTAAACCTGAATGGACAAATCATATTTATTTGTCAAGTTTTTATAAAATACAAGATATATATTGTGCAGAATTAGTAATATCAAGTACAGTTGTGTTAAAGCATTCAGTTAAAGAATGTGATCTTAAAAATCTTTTTAAAAGTAATGAACTTTTAATAATTTATATCAAACATAATAAAATTAATCCATTCAAACTTGAAGTATATTTTGAATCAAATTTTTCATATAATGAAATTTCTATTATTTTAACAGACTACTTTAAAAATGAAAACAAATCTTGAAAAAGTCAAATGTGTTCTTTGCATTTTTGTATATATTCTGGTGAATGATAATCTCTAGACGCTAAATATATCTGGTTTAATAACACTACCTAATTTATTTTTAATTTCATCTGAATAATATCTAGCTCTATTTGCAACTACATTTCCTAATAATGTTTTCTTTTTTATTTTTACTTCTTAAAAACTCTAAAGACTCATTAATTTCATTAATTAAAAATGTTTTTATTTCTTGCTTATTCATAATCATTTATCTATCCATTGTAAAAACCAAATTACCACAATCGTAAATCTTGTTAAATCCCGCATTATTCATATTTTCCATTTCAGTTTTATTTGGGTCATACTTATCACCAAGTAATTTTGCAAGTCTAGATTTCTGTGTTTGATATCGCGATAATACTTTATTATCTTTAACCCAGCAATAATTAGGTTTTGTTATATTAATTAAGTTAAATCCTAACTTCTCATACATATTACCTCTGCTAAATCTTCTATCTGCATAAGTAATAATTGATCCAACGTATGTTCTTCTAAAATAAGCAAGTATTTTTCCTGCACCGCCAATTACATGTTTAGATGTTGCATACCTTATCAATTCCCAGCTATAATCATTATTAAATCTTGGATAACCAAATGTCATAACAGCAACTAATTCATCATTATGAAACAAGCCAATTTTCAAAACACTTTTATCTTCGCCCTGAATGTGATATTTGTTCAAAAATTCATTTTTTGTTTTAGTGTCAATTTCTTTTACAATACATTTTCTAGCATAAACATTTTCTTGTTCTACTCCTAGAATAGCTTTGAGTTTTTCTTTAATTAATTCTTGCTTATTAATCCATTCATGTTCAAATATATGAATTAACCTATATCCAGCTTGCTCACACATTTCAGTCTTCATTAAATGATATGAGCTATCTGTTCCTCCTTGTTCTGAATGCCAAAAATTTCCATTAAACTCGATTGCAATTTTCTTTTCAGGAATTATTATATCTAATTCATATGGTTTAATTAGTTGTCTATCATGCTCAATTAAATTTGGATAGAATGATTTGCAAAAGCTAACAACTTCTTTTTCTAATAAAGATGTTCCAGCTAAAATTGGATAACAATTCAAACATCTTGGACAATTGGAAAATCCTTTTATATGATGTGATGTATGAATTTTTTGAGTAAAAACATTTCCGCATTTAACACATTTCCATGTATATTCTTTGTTTAATCCAGAAAATTCTTCTCTAGAAAACATTGGAATAACATATTCTTTCATTTTTAATATTTTAGAATATACTTTATTATTTTTTGCAATAGTTGCTTTTTCATTTACTTCATCACTATAAAATAATGTTTCAACTCCATACCTTTTTAAATTTGTTTCTTTAATTTTATTAACTATATCTTGATTTCCAGTATGAATCATCTTATTTTTCTCAATTACTTCTGGCATACAAAGATTACATTTTACACCATATTTTTTAAGATTTGTTTCTTCTATTTTTTTTCTTAAATTTTTAAATTCATTTGTATCTTTTGCATATTTTATTTGATTAGTTTTTCTAGTTTTTTCTGTTTTTGCTTTTTGAAATTCTTCAATTGAACCGTACTTATTCAATATAGTTTTTTCAGTTTTTTCTTTATGATCTGACATATTAAAAGCAGATTCAACCCCATATCGCTTCATAAATGTATTTTTAGTTTTTTCTTTTACTGCTTCATTCTGCATAGGAGATACCGAACCGTATTTTGCAAGATTAGTATTTTTTGTTTTCTCTCTAACATCAGCATTCTTTTTAGCACAAGTAAGAGAACAAAAATCATGTCTAGATTTAGAATATGGTAAAAACTTTCTGCATTCTTTACATTGTTTTAAACTTTTACCAAGTTTCAACGCTCTAATAATATTATTTTCTTTTTCCCATTCTTTATAATTGTCAAATTCAGCTTTAATATACTGCTTAACATTAGGATATTTTTCATAAAACTTTTCTATCATCGCATCATTTGGAGCTTTTTTACAAAATGAAAAATAATCTAAAATAACTTTTGCTACTGCTTTATCTAACATGTTCTTATTCCTTTACCTTTGCTTTATATAATTATATATTAAATTTAACCCTGCTTTATGTAATTAACAAGAAACAAAAATAATTTTTTAGCTATGCTTTATATAATTAAAGAAATTGAAATAAGAAAAGGTGTTAGAATTAATTCTAACACCTTAACTATAATTATAACCTATTGAATATTAATAAGTTACTTCAGCCAATACTGCACCAGACTTAGTACAAACAGCATCTATGATGATATATTCTATGAGACGTCCCGGTTTAATGTAGATAATTGCTCTTAATTCGTTATTATCAATAATTTCGGGAGTATTCAATGTTTCATCACATCTAATAAGATATTCTGTAATGCCTTGACGTACTGTGTAGTCTTCAAGTTTTGGTTTGATTGTTTGGATGAATTGTTCGCGAGTAAATTGATTATTTACTTTATAGCGGAAGTTTCTTCCAACGTTTGTAACGAATCTTTCAATATCTAAGAAGAGGGTTCTTACATTGATTCTGCTGAATGCTGAGTTACGTGTGAGGGTTGTTTTTTGACCTTCAACGATGAATCCTTCAACAGGGTATTGTTTAATGTAGTTCCAGTTCTTAAGATAGATTTGGTTTTCTTCAGATCCGTTTGGATTATGAGAAATTGCATGAATTCCGTTTACTCTGCCGTACATTGTACCAGCTGGTGCAAGCCATGGAAGGTTTACACTGTTGAGGTAGACAAGGTTACCAATGATTTTGCAGGTTGGTGGAAGCCAGAATGCAATTCCAGTAAAGTCATCAATTGTTCTTACCCAGTTGTAGTAGCCAGCTGTATAAGAGCTATTAAGACCTGAAATGAATCTGAGTTTCTTACCGATTTCATCATCAAAGTTATTATCCCAAGCAGATGGACGAAGTTTTGGTGCTTGACCATCAAGAGTAAGTTGACGTGGAGCGTCGATGATTGTCATGCAATCTTTTCTTACGCTTTCTGAGATATAATTTAGTTTTTCAACGACCTTCTTCCATGTAGCCACATCGTCAAAAGAATTGATAACGTGATCTTCGATATCAGGATCGTTATCAGGATCAAACGATTGAGTAATCCATTTTTCATTTTCAGAATCCCAATTAATATTGTCAACAAATTGAGCAATTGTTGAAAGACCTGCATCTGCAACAAAGTAGATTGGAATTTCATCAACATTGTCAATAAATTTAATACAACGATCCATATCTAAGATAAAGTTAGAAGCAACTTTCTTAGATACACCATATACTGGACTATAGATACCTGTTGTATTTGCAATTACTTTTTGTGATTCTTTCTGTGAGAATGAAGTAAAGTATGCATTTTGATAAAGATTATATAAGCAGGTTGCCTTTTTATCAAAAATGTAAACATTATTTTCTGCACATGCTTGAACAAATGATTCGTATGATTTTTTCCATTCAGTAATTGGCTGCCAAAGATATGGATAGAATGGATCACTTATATTTGCACGATTTGGATCGTATACAAGTTCCTTATAAACAATCTGATCACCATATCTGAAGTAGTATTTTCCAGTTACTGGTGGAACAGCAGGATCGCCAATACGATTTCTTACATATGCTTCGGCTTCTGTAAGATCATTAAAGCACATGTTTTCTCCAGGATAGAAATCCTGATTTACATCATAATCATCTGTATTAACTCCAACAAATGCTGCTGCATCTTTAAGTTCAGCAGATCCTTTAAGGAAGAACTGATTTACAGTTGTTTTATTATAAGGTTCTCTTGATTGAGCTCCACCAAATTTTGGTTGAACATATCTGTTCTTGTAAAATTCAATGTAATTTGAGCTCTGATTGATAAGATTACCGATATAAAGTGAAGCACCAGTTGATTCATCAAATTCATCAAAAAGTGAACCGAAGAATGTTTCAACAATATTAACTGTAATTTTTCCATCAGATGGATTTACACCTGTTCTGCAAACTGCAACAACAATGTGAGTTGAGTAGCATTTATCAATACAAGATTCGTTATCACTTCCTGCAGAAGTAATAGGAATCTGTCTAAATGACTGCATAAGAATTTTACTAATTGATTCAGCTGTGTATGTTCCAGTAAGAGGAACTGACCATGAATCCATGATATTTGTTTTAGTTCCATAACCTGGTTCACCAACCCAAACACCATCAGCATTTTTAACTCTAGTAAGAGTATCTAATGTGTTAATTTGTGTATCATAAATCTTACCCCAGTTAAGATTTGAATTTACTCCCCAGTAACTCATATTAGTTACTTCTTCATAATTTTCTTGATCTGGGAATGGATTTACTAACAAACGTTGCATTTTAAGAGCATCAAATGGGTCAATAATTGTTACAAAATAACCTTCATTATTTTGAGATCCAGCTGTTACGGTTTTAAGTTTATCAACAATCATAAAGTTTGCTGTATCAATATAATCACCATAATCACCGCTTGGCTCACATTGGAAATTATTTGTTGTAACAAGATTGTCATACTGTTCATTTGTAAGTTCTACATCTTTAGAAACAAGAGTTACCATGTTTTCAAATCCAACTGCTGGATCATTTAACAATGCTGCATCAACTGATGCAATTGCTTCATCATTAAAATCATAGAACATTGGATCATTGTAAACTCTAACCATGTCAAGAATACCATATGTATCTTCACTTAACATAGCTCTCCAAAGATCTGTAGCGCCTGACTGTCCTTCAGGAATAATCATACTAGAAATTGCACTTGATAATGTAATTTCACTTGGGAATCCACCAGAAACCAACGGACCGCCAGAAACAACATTATATAATCCAGATACTGCAAGGAAGTTTACGCCTACTGCGCTTGGTGAAACGCCGTTAATTGTAAACATTGCAGAAGCTGACATATTTGGAATAATCTCTCTAGCTGCTACAACAGTACTTGCAAGACTGCTTGGTGCTGAAGTACGATCAAAGAATGCTGTAATTTCTTCAACTGATGAAGGAACTTGAGTATTACTATTTGGTGCTAAACAACTATAAAGATAATCAATAAAGTTTGGTTTTTCACCACGATAAAATGGTTGACTATCACCATAATCAATAACATCATTGAATGTTGGACAAAGATTTACAATTAAATCGCTAATTGTAAGTTTGCATAAATCAAATGATGGATAATATGTTGAAAGACTATCATTAGAATATGCTGATGGGATAAGATCAGGGCGTCTTTCTGGATGATAAACATTACCACCAGAAATTGCTGTATAATGACCCCAACCAGTTTCTACGAATCCTGGTGTTGTATAAGAAAATGCTTTATTAAACTTATCAATAGATGCTTTAACTTCTGAATTTACACTATTATCTTCTTTAATTTTAATTGCATTGTAGAAATATCCACCAGCAACTTGAGGAAGATATTCAATCTGTGAAAAATTAAAGTATAAACCAGTTTCTTGATCTTTATCATTAAATGCTTTAAGAGTTTCTCTTGGAAAGAATTTTGTAAATCCTTTATAAAGAAGCTTAAAGTCATCTACAGAATATTCTGTTGTTAAATATCTATAAACTGATTCTTGTTGGAATGTTTCAGAAATTTCTGTTCCATAATCTCCAAGTGAATATTGTCTAAAGAATGCTGGATTTGCAAGCATTTCGACATCTCTTACAGTAGCAGAAAGAATTGTCATATCCTGCCATAACAAATAACCTTTTGGTTTTTGTTCTGTAACTTCAACTGTTGAAAATTTAGGAAAGATATAAGATGAAAGACCTTCATCTTTAACATTATTTCCAATAAAAGTTTTAATCTGATTTAATGGCAATAAAGCTGATGCTGTATCATTAACTGTATTGTATACACCTAACTGTCCATCATAAGTTCCATATGTCAAAGAAAGACCTTTATATGTCTTACATTGTTTGTTATCATATGGCATTCTTGAAACAATAGCATTACCACCATTTGCAAGAATACTTTGAACAGCATAATACAGATAACGTTCAGCTTCAGTCTTTGGTTCACCATATACCGCAATAAATTCAGCCTGAGAAGTAATCCAGCTGCAATCATAAATAGGACCCTTTTGAGTAAAACCCATTACATAAGCATTATTAATGCTAGTTGCAGCAGGACTTGAGAAATATTCAGATAAATCTATCTCTCTTACTTCAACCCCAGGGTGTTGAATAGAACGAACGTTCATATGTTAAACTCCTGTTATTACTAAACTGTGTTATATCATTTGCACTTTATAATAAATGCGTTTTATAAAACTAGAAAAACTGTTTTCTAGAAAAATCTCAGTAAAACTAACCGAACTTCTTTTTCTTATTTATTCCATTTTCATCTAATTAAAACTTGAGTTACTTTAATTTATAAACATAGTTAAACTTCAACCAAAAGAGTATATCATTAATATGAACATTATATTTGAGCAATTAGAACTACAAAATTTTAAAAGTGTAGGTGAACCTATTGTTTTGGATTATCAATCGTTAAAAGGATTTAATTATATTTTTGGAACAAATGCTGATTCTGCTGATGGTGCAAGTAACCGGCAGCCGGCAAATGTGTTCACGCTAACACAGAAATTGAAATAGAAATTCCTGATGAATTAATAAATGATTTTAAAAAATTGAAAAATGATGATTTTCCAGAACCATTATAAATATATTTAAAAAATAAAGTTTATTATGAAAAAATCAATATTTAATATAGAGTATTTAATGGAAAAATTTGATATTTCCAAAGAAGAAGCAATTAAAAAGAGAAGATCATATAATCCTTTATGTATAGAATATTATTTAGCAAAAGGAATGTCAGAAGAAGAAGGAAAATTAAAAATATCAGAATTACAATCAAAAAATGCTAAAAAACATATTGCTAAATATAGAGAAAACCCAGAAAAGTATAAAATTAAAAGTAATAATACATTAGAATATTACTTAGAAAAAGGTATGAGTGAGGAAGAAGCTAAAATTGCTCTTAAGGAAAGACAGAGTACGTTTTCTTTGAAAAAGTGTATAGAGAAATATGGTGAAGAAGAAGGAACTAGAAGATTCAAAGAAAGACAAGAGAAATGGTTACATACTCTTAATTCAAAATCAGATGAAGAAAAACACATATTAAACATGTCAAAAAATGTAAAAAATCAATATGTTAAAAAATATGGTGAAGTAGACGGCATCGAAAAATTCAAAAAAATACATGAAACAATACAAAAAACATCAAAAATTAATAAACAAAGAAAAATTTCTGGTGATTATTTTTTCGAAAAATATTCTGATAAAAATATAGCATACGAAGAATGGCAAAAATGGTTAAATAGACCATCACTTCATAGTTTAGACTGGTATATATTAAAATATGGTAAAGAAATAGGTAATCAAAAATATAATGAATTTTGCGCAAATAGAAAAATTATTGCAAAATCAGTTATAAACGGATCATATTATAAAAATAAGTATGGTGATGACTGGAGAAAATTTTATACTGAGCAAAAAATAGGTAAAGCTTCAAAAGAATCTTTAAAAGTTTTTATACCAGTTTACAAAAAATTACGTAAAACATTAAATTTATATGATATTATATTTGGAATAAAAGGTTTACATGAATTATTTTTGTATGATTCTGAAAATAAGAAACGTTATCTATATGATTTTACGATTTTATCTAAAAAAATTATTATTGAATTTAATGGTGATGGAACTGATACTTATATTAAAAATGGCAAAGTAATATATGATAAAAAAGGATTATTACAATCTATTCATCCAAGTTATAAATTAACAAATGATGAATTAAAATTATGGAAACATCCATTTAAAAAAGATGTTACTGCATATGACATAATAAATTATGATAAACGTAAATGCGAATTTGCTATAAAAAATGGATATAAAATTTTAACAATATGGCAAAGTGACGGAATACAATTTAATATAGAAAAGGTATTAAAATTTATAAATGAAAATTAAATGTTCAATTATTGATGTTGTAAATTTTTATAAAAAATATCCACAGTATAAAGGAAAACTATTAGTTAATACTCAATATGGTTATAAAAATATCATTGATGCAGATCAAACTGATTATTCATCTCCAATCGAGATTACAACAGATAATAATAAAAGAATTATTTGTAGTAAAAATCATAGAATAAAAACAGAAAATAATAATTTTCAATATGCGTCAACACTAAAATTAAATGATAAAATTCAAACTAATACTGGAATAGATACAATTATTGATATTAAAAATTTTAAAAAGAAAATTCCATTATATGATATTGAAGTAGCTGAAGTACATGAATACTATTCTAACGGAATTGTATCTCATAATAGTTCTATATTTCAAGATGGTATTGTTTTTGCATTATTTGGCAAAACATTAAAAAATACTAATAATCAATATATTGCAAATAGAAATTGTGATAAAAAGTTAGAAACATATGCAAAACTTACATTTGTTGTAGATAATCAACGTTACAGAAGCGAATGTAAAGTTGTTGGTTGTTGTCAAATGACTCTTTTAAAGCAAATAAATTCTGATTTAGATGAATGGGAAGATATTACACAATCAACTGTAGTAAAAACTAGACAATATATTCAGGAACATATTTTAGGTTGTTCATTTGATATTTTTAAATCAGCTGTTATTATTTCTGCTTCAGAATGTGTTAACTTCTATGAAGGTATGAGTAAAAATGCTAAAAGAAATTATATAGAAAATATATTTAATCTTAATTGTTTTGGAAATATGTTCAATACAATTAAAATGGATATTAATGAAACCAAAAAAGAACTAAGTTATACTAATAACGAAATCATTAAAACATCTCAACAATTAGAAACAATTAAATCAAAATATGAAACATATGAAAAAAATCTTCAACAAAATCTAATTGATGCAAAGCAATCACTTATTGAAAAAGCAGAAAAAATCAAACAAATTCAATCAAATATTTCAAAAATTAATGAAATATTAAAAACATCTAATAATTCAAAAGAAGAATTAGATTCTTTTAAAAAAGAAGAAAAAGAACTTTTAAAAAACAAAGAAAAACTTGAAAGAGAAATAGACAAAGCTCAATATAAAATAGAAACAATTCAAAAAACAATTGAAGAAATTACTTCTATAAAAGAAGGATTATGTGAAAATTGCATAAAGATAGTTAATCAAAAATATGATTTTGATAAACAAGTAAAATCTATAGAAGTTTTAAATTCTCTAATTGCAAAAGATAAAAATTCTATTACAGAACTTAATTCAACACATTCTAACTTAATTAATAAAATTGAAAAGCTAGAATCAGAAGTTGATGAATTAAAGTCTAATGAAAAAGAGCTTTATAAACTAAATGTTTCATTACAAAGTTTAACAAATGAGGTAAAAAAAGAAGCTACACAATATAAATCAATGAAAGAACAGTCTAATAATCCATTTGCTGAATTATTGGATCAAACTAAAGAAACATTATCAAAATTAAAAGAAAAAGTATTTTTATATTCTAAAAATGTAAAACATCTTGATATTTTAAAGGAAGTTTGTTCTGAAAATGGAGTAAAAAGAATTATTATAAAAGATATAGTTAAAATTTTAAATTCATTAATTCAAAAATATTTAAATGAAATTGGTGCAGATTATCTTGTATATTTCGATGAATCATTTGATTTTAAGTTTATAACTGTAAATGGTGAATGTGAATACAGTTCATTCTCAACTGGAGAAAGAAAAAGAATTCAAATATCAACCATTTTAGCATTTATTGATTTAATTTTAAACGGTAAATTGAATTCAAATATTTTAATTCTAGATGAAATTTTAGATGAAGGTATTGACAGCGTAGCAATAAAAAACATTATTAATATTCTTAAAAGAAAATCTACAGAAACAAATCAAAGTATTTTTATTATTTCACATAGGTCAGAAATATCTGAAGATAACGTTTTCGATCATGTCATTGAAGTTGTTAAAGAAAAAGGCATATCAAATCTTGTTATCAATTAAACTTTTTCATAGCTCATGCTATTCTTGCTTATAGGTTAAAATATAATGAAAGCATGAGCTATGAAAATTTTTGTTGTTCCTAAAAAATTTATTATAAAACAAGATAATATGTTCTTCTTTAAGAACAACATTATTAACATTCGTAGTTCATTTGATTATTATAAACTTCCTAATTCACTTTCTCTTCTTCGGCTTGTATTTGATGATGTAACTGAGAAAGAACAGGATGAATCTTATATCAAATTTTCTGAAAAACATGCGCAAGAAATTTTTGAATTTATTTCAAATATTGATAAATCAAAATGTCTATTTATAAATTGTGATGCTGGAATTTCTCGTTCAGGCGCAGTTGGATTCTGTCTCAATGAATATTTCAAAATACGAAATCTATAAACAATTATGAAAAAGTATAAACATTTAATAATTTTTGTTTATGGAATTTGCTAAAGACTGCATAATCTAGATTTAGCAGGAATCTATATTTTAGTTTAGATTCTTTGATTTTTAGGTATAGTTCTTTCCAGGATTTAACTAAATTTAATGTTTGCTTCCATTGCTCATTTAAATTTTCAACATTAAATTCTGGATAGAACCAACCTTTAGAATACTTTTTATATCCTCTTCTTCCAATCTCGATTGAACTTGCAACCATATCTGGACAATTATTACTTCCATATAAAAGATTACCTACAAAACTTGAATATGCAGGATTTACTTCAACTAACTCAAAATTGTAGATATTTGAAAGCATTTTTAACTTATTTACTATTAATGATCTATTCCAGACATTGTTACATAATCTATTAAAAATTTTTCCATTTCCTTTATTAGAACTTTTAATATTTAAATCTTCTATGCATAATTTTGAACATTTCCAATAATCAAGTAATTTTATAATGTCATAACATACTTGAATCTTTTCAAATTTAGATTTATTCTTCAAGTATTTACTTGAAGAATCAGAAGACGATTTACCAGATTTCTTATTCAATTCTGTAAAATCAAAAACTTGCTTATATAAAACTTTGAATTCGTCATTCTTATCAAATTCTAATACTGACAAACCAATATAATTTGGATTCAAATCCAAGCCCATTATTCTATTCTTCTTTAAGTTTTTGAATTCTTCTTCAATCTTTAATAAACTTTCATCAAACGAAATCCAGACAAATTCATTATTAAAAGATATTGTAATTGTAATTTTCTTCTGTTCTGTAAATTCTTGAATTCTAATTAATTCTTTTAACTGCTTTCCTCTAGGTAAATAAATTTGAATTTCTTTATGATTATTTCTTGATAACTTGAATATTAACTTTGAATTTTGAAAATCAAAATTAAATAATCGATTACCTTTAGCTAACTTTTCACCAACAATCCAAATTGGATTCAACTTCTGTTTACAATATTCTTCTTTAGAAATTAACTTCTTCAAATATTGTTTTAGTAGACATTTTCCGACCAAAGATTATTTTCTTATCTTTATGTTTTTCAAAAATTTGTTTACCTTTTCCAATTGCACATTGCAAAAACCAAGAATTTCCAGAAAACAATTCTTTAACTTTACTTCTAACTTCTTTTTCGGTTAATTCTTCTTGAAAACGATTAAATGAATACCTAACTACAGAATTAAATAACTTTAATTCTTTAGTAAAATCTACTTTATTTTTTATCTTTAACTTAATCGTCTTCATTTTAACACCTTATAAAATAAAAAATCCTTATTTTAACTCGCACTTAAAATAAGGATTTAGAATAAAGCTTTATCAGCTTTAATATTTTTAATAATATTTTTAATATTTTTAATTTAATTCAGAAATCTTTAATTAGTGCGAGTAACTTTTCAATTTCTATTGCTATTTATACAAAAATCACAATTCTACTTTTAACTATACATTCTGAATTTATTTTAATTATAATTGTGTATAATTTTATATGGTTGTTAACTAACAAATATCTTGAAGATAATAAAGAAGATTATAAATTCTTTGAACAAGAAAACTATCAAATTTCTCCAAATCCTCTTGTAAAAAGACATCTTAATAACAAGTTATTTGGCAAACCAACATTTTTATTTCAAAATTAAAATCTAAAAAGAAACAATTAACAATTATAGACATATGTTTATTAAAAAGGTTAAGTGAAAAATGTTTAAACAGAGAAAATGTTGTTGTAATCCTAAGTATGAAACTGTAAGTAGCTTTTATACTTATAAAGAAAAAGAATACAATTCTTACGAAATCAGTAGTCCTTATGTTTATACTACAGTAACAATTCCTGACTCTATTATTAATAAAATTGTTGAAAAAGTTGATGGTGTAAACCCTAATGAAGTAAAAAACATTATTCATGATGAACTTCAGACTATTATGATTAATCTTAATAAAGAAAAAAGATCATATGTTGAAATTCAGCGATGTAAAAATTGTGGATATATTAAAAAAGTGGAGGTAAAAATCTAATGCCTGTTATCGTAATTCTTTTATTTTTTATAATTTTATTTGTTTTTGTTTTAACTATAGCAAAAATAGGATTATTTTCAAATATTGCAGAATTTTTTGTAAAAGAAGATTCTGATTTAGATATTGATAAAAAGAGAAAGGAATATATCGATGCATTAGAAGAAACAGAAGAAGAAATCTTTAAACTTGAAAGAAAAAAGAATGAACTCAAAGAAACGCTCAAAAAACATAAAAATAGAAAGTAAAAATAAAATGAATCGTTCAGTTGTAAGTTATACATCATTTATTATTGTTGTTCTTGCTATTCTTGTAGCAGCTTTTATCGGATATGGAAGCATTGGCTATAATTCATCTCAAAATTTCCAAGTAATTCAATCTGTTAACGGAAATATGAGTGTAAATGGTGTTGGTGGATATTACATGAGATTTTTTCCATCAGTATGGGAATATCCAAAGGTTAACACTGTGTTCTTTTCAAATAATAAAGCCGAAAGTACAGATAATGATGGAATTCAGGTTTATTTCAAAAATAAAGGAACTGGATCTATTAGTGCTCAAGTAATTTATCGTCTTTACAATGATGAAAAACAAATTCTGTCAATGCATGAATATGCACGAGGAGATATTGATAAAATTGATGATATTATCCTTGCACGTCTAAAAGAAATTATTAAAATTGTCGCATCAAATATGTCATCATCAGAAGCAATTGAAAGATCTGCTGACATGACAAAAGCAATCAGTGATCAGATTGTAAATGATAAAAATCTTCTTGATAAAGGCATTAAAGTAGAACAATTTGCATTTACTGAAATCACATTTGACAAAATTACAACAGAACAATTTGCAGTTCAGCAAAAAATTGAACTTGACAAGAAAAATGCTGAAGCAAATATGGTAAAATTTGAAACTGAAAAGAAAGAAACTGAAGCAAAATACGAAAAAGAAATTGCTGAAGAAAAAGGTAAAGCAGAAAAAGAAATGATGAAGCAGGTTACTGATGCTGAGCGTCAAAAGAAACTTGCAGAAATCGAAGCTCAAAAGAAAGTAGAAGTAGAACGTTTATCAGCAGAAGAAGCAAAAGTAAAGCAGCAGAAACTTATTGATGTTGCGGAACTTGAAAAGAAAGAAGCTGAAGTTAAAGCAGAACGTGAACGCGAAGTTGCAAAAATTAAAGCTGAACAGCTAAAAGAAGTTGCAAAACTTAATAAAGAAGCGGCAGAACTTGATGCTCAGAGAATTGTAACTCTTGCTGAAGCTAAGCAGAAAGAAATTCAATTGAGTGGAGCAATTACAGAAGTTCAAAAGATGACACTTGAAATCAATAAGGATATTGAAATTGGAAAAGCTGAAGCAATTGCAAATGGATTTAGTAAAATTACTCTACCTAAATTCATGATTATTGGAAATGGATCTGCTGATGGAAAAACTGATACATTAACAAATTATCTTAACATTGCAACAATTGAAAAAGCAATGGGACTTGGAGAAAAACCAATCACCGTTCCAATTACAAAAGAAAATAAGTAAACAAACTAAAAAATAGTAAGCATATTGTAAAAAAATATGCTTACTATAGATATATTACTTGTAAATGTATAATTTAATTTTTTAAAAACTTAAAAATGATTTCAAAAGCATTTATAGATAAGTTAGATCAAAATATTCTTGCTGAAGATAATGTAGATTTTTTTGAAAATTTTACAAAATTTTTAAATAAAAATTGTGTTAAGAATTCTCAAAAACGTACAGATAAACTTATTTTTAATTGGAATATTCACGCATCAAATTTTGGATTAAGTAATAATATTCTTTTTAAAAAACTAACATGGGATGATAATAACTTTTTACATATTGATTATAGATATCCATTTAATCGTATTGGAATTCATAAAATTATTGGAATGTTTGTTACTACACATGGTCCAAAAGTAGTTATTGCAGAAAAAACACCATCATATTTAGATAACATTTCATCTTTTTATGATTTTTATTTTATTTCACCAAAAATTATTAGTTCATGTATTAATTTTTCAATTATAACTTTTGAATATTAAATGCTATATTATAATAAACATATTTGTGTTATAAAACAATCTAACTGAAAGGTTAAAATTATGTCCATTAACAAAAATGTATTGACTCTTGGCGATCGTATGAAGCTTTATGAACAAGCTCTCGATACTAAACTTAATCCTTGTATGAATTACATGATTCGTCTCGACGGAAAGAATTTCTCTAAACTTACCAAACGCTGGCCTCTTGAAAAACCTTTTGATAAAAATTTTAATAAAGCTGTAAACGCTGCTACTCGTTCATTGTTTCATCTTATTCCTAATATTAAGCTTGCATGGCATGGATCTGATGAAATTTCTATTTGGTTCACTTTCCCCGATGCCGGAAATCCATTCTTTGATGGACGAATTCAAAAAATCGTAAGTCTTGCTGCTTCTCAAGCTAGTGTTGTTTTTAATATGAAGCTTCAACAGCTTCTTGGAAAAGAAATTGAGCTTGGTATTTTTGATGCTAGAATTATGCAGTTTCCTAATGAAATTGAAGCTATGAATTGTTTTATTTTTCGTCAGCGTGATTGCATTAGAAATTCTATTTCTGGCTTTGCTCAAACTTATTTTTCTCCTAAGACTCTTTTAAAGAAAAACTCTGATGAAAAAATTCAAATGCTTAACAGTGTTGGATTTAACTTTGAAAAAGCTGAATACTGGGTAAGATTTGGAACTTTTATTTATAAGAAGACTTTTGAAATTAATTGTACTCCAGATGAACCTTATATCAGAACTGGTTATATTGATGTTAGTTTCAAATTGGACAATATTGATGATTTTGAAAAATTCTTAAATGCAAATAAACAAATTGAAAAGATTACTGAATCACAGTGGCTTTCTATTAAAGAAGAAGTGAGGTAAAATATGTTGAATCTGTATGATATCACTAACAAATTTGAATATCGTCATGGCGATATTTTTGAACAAAATGATCTTGATTACATTGCACATCAATGTAATTGCTTTCATTGTATGGGTGGAGGAATCGCATATCAAGTTGCAAAACGATTTCCAAACGTTCGTCAAGCTGATATTGATCTCACTCTTTATGCAAATAAACTTAAAATGGGCACAAATCTAGTTGTAGGAGTAACACCAAATAATCCTGATAATAAGCTTAAAGGGATTATCAACATGTACTCCCAATATGAACCAGGTTGTTTTAAATCTGATGAAGAATATGATGAAAGACTTGAAGCAATTGAAAATTGTTTAGTTGGTATCAAAACAAGATTCGAAAATGATTCAGATGTTACAATCGGATTTCCTTATCTAATTGGGTGTGGAATTTCAGGTCTTAATGAAGAAGACGTAATCAAAATCTTTAACAAAGTTTTTGATGCAAATTCAAATTCAAATATCAAAATCATTTTTGTTGACTTTAATAAAACATTTGATTTATACGAACAACAGGAATTTGACTGGAATGACGAAAGAAATGACACACAAATCGAATCAAACTCAGATTTCTAAAAAAGACTGGGAAAAACTTCAAGATGAAATTCATGATCCTGAAGAAGACTATTTTGATGTAAGAAAACACGAATATTCAAAATATTCTTACAAACCACGTTACAACAAAGAAAATCCATATTAAACAGCTTAAGGAGAACAAAATGTTCTCCTTTTTCATATTTTTAATAATTTATTTTTCAAACATATTTAACAAATTAAAATAATTTGCTATTATATAATTACAAACAACAAAATAAAAGAGGTGGTTGTATGAATATGTTTCCGAGTTACAAAAATATGTTTAAGAGTCTGAACGTTAACACTAACGATGATGTTCATGAATTTGTTCGTAAACATAACAATATTATTCCTCAGGTCGGCTATGGATTGAATGACGAATGTGGTAGCGATCATTATGGTTATGAAGTTATGATCGTTAGCACTGACCGTTCCATTATTGGATTCCGCGAAATTAAAGGTTGTAATTGTATTCATTGGGCAGTTCTTTGCACTGACAAACGCCAAAAGAAAAATTATGGCAAATACGTACTTGCAGCTCCTGATAATAACAACAAACTGCATGCAATCAAAGGTAGTAAACACTTCTGGATTAGCGAAGATCTTCGTCCTACTGAACTTGATCCTAGCTTCTAAATAAAACAACAAAATAAAGAGCAAGAAAATAACAAAACTTGCTCTTTATTTGTCTAACATAATATCAAAATAAAGAAATCTAGACACATATATAGGGCAACCAGATATAGATAATTGAAAATAAATAGAAAAAATATGAAAGAGAATTTGAAAATGAAATTCAATTTAGTATATGAAAATGTAATGGAAGAGATTGCAGAATCTGAAAAGATGTTGACAGAAGGAGTAATGAAGAAGCTTGGATCTGCAATTGCTGCTGGAACACTTGCAGCTACTGCAGCAATGACTCCAGCGAATGTTGAAGCTGCACCTGTGAAGAATCAGCAAAAAGAAATTCAATCTAATGTAAATGAAGCAAATCAGCTTATTGGTTATGCAATGAGATTGTTGAAATATTTTGAAGGATCTGTAAAAGATTCTAAAGGAAATCATGTTGTATATGATGATGCAGATAATAAACACAGATGGAATGGAAAACAAGATATTAATGAATTTATTAAATCTTGTAGAGGTAAAGCAACAATTGGATATGGTGAAACCGCAAGTAATATTGTAAAGAAAGGAAAGATTTCTGATTCTGAAGCAAATCAGCTACTTCAAAAGCAAATTGTGTCATTAAATAATAAATTGATTGACAAATTTGGTAAAGCATATTCAAGATTGAGTATTGTGCAAAAATCTGTACTGATTTCTTTTTATTATAATTTAGGTATCAATTTTGAAGCACCTAAGATGGAAGCTAATCTTAGAGCTGGTAAACTTAAAGAAGCCGCACATGAATTTCTTGATTGTGATAATACCACCATTGACGGTGTTAAACAAAAATCACCAGGTCTAACTAAAAGACGAAGAATGGAACATAATTTGTTTATTCAAGGTTTGAAATAAATTCTCTTAAATGCACTCATTTTTGAGTGCATTTTTAATATAAAATGAATAAATAGGATAAAATACTAATGAGATTTATGTTAAAATGAATGATAAATTTACTGATGCATATTTAGATACTGTAAATCCTCCAAGCAGATTTGAAGAGCTTAAGAACCGTTTTGCCGTAGTTTCAGATGATCCTGAGCAAATACGTCGTGACATTATAGAAATGCTGACAATAAGTTATGTTGATGAGTGGTTAGCTGAAATGAACTATTTTGCTTCATATAATCTTTCTAAGACTGAGGGAAAAGTTGATTATGATCCAGAATTTCAACAACATGAAAAAGAAGAATATGATCATAGACATGATTTTGCAAATAGATTAAGAGAATTAGGAGCTCCAGTTCCAACTATTCCGATTGATCAGTTTGTATATGTAAATTCTAGAGGAACCAATTGGAAGCAAGAATTATCAGATATTTCTGTTGAACAATTAAAAAACAGATTCGTTGAGGAAAATGAAGCTATTGAGTGGTATACACTTTGTGTAGAATATACCAGACATACAGATGATCATACCACATATACTCTGTTTAAAAAAGTAAAGGCAGATGAAGAACAACATAGATTAGATTTAGGTGATCTTGGTGTTCAATCTGGAGTATTTAAAAAAGATATTTTATCAATGCCAGCTAATGGCGATATTGATCCTACTTTACATATTGCCAGTCAAGAATTAGATGAAGGATTATAATTTTATGAACAGTTTTGATAAAGTATATTTTAAAATTTTAATGGAAGAATCACATCTTATATCTGAAGCCGACAGAGTTACTAAAATTATTGCTAAAATTGGTGGTGGTCTTCTAGGTATGTTTGTTCGGAAGTAAAATTGGCGAATTTGCTGGAGAAAAACTTGGTGGATTAATTGGATCTAAATTTGCAACAGAAAAAGCAACAGAAAAACTTGGAGAAGAAGCAGTAAAACGTGCAGCTGGAACTTTACCGTTTGATAAAGGTATAAAATCATATGGGCAAAAACTTACAGCAAAAGCTGCAGATTTGATAATTAATACTGGAAAGACAGCTGGTTCTTCTATTGGGAAAACAATTGGGAAAACAGCTGGTATAGTTGATGGTGCTTATTTAGGTACAAAAGCTGGTGAATATATTGAAGACAAATTAGCAAATGCTATTGCTTCTAAAAATCATGACGCGTGGTTTATTACCATGAAGAAAAATGGTAAACAATATTATCTTACACTAAATTCTAAAGAATTAGTATCTGAAAATCCAAGTAAAGCTGCAATTTTATCTAAAAAAGATGGATTTGAATCAGATAAAGATATCCAAGAAAAACTTACAAAAGATGGTGTATTTGAAGCATTAAAAGAATTTGATGATATTCAAGTAGTAGGATTTGAAAAAGCTAAAGTAAACTAAATAAAAAGTTTTGCTATTTTATTTTTAAAAAGGAGGTTGACATGTTTATTAAATTTTTTCAGATTCTTCATTGGCTTTTTCTTGACGGAAGGCAAAAAGCTACAATGAGAATGCTTAAACATCGCGCTGAAAGAGAAGAACGTCATCTTAAAGAAGAAAGACTTAAAAAGTGAAGATTAGTTTTTCTGATGTTGTTGGAATTACAGCAATAGCTCTTGGAATTTTTGCAATTGTTTATAAACTTTTGCTTGCATAAGTATGATGGAAGTTGATCTCCAATAAGTTTTGATTTAATAGACGGATCACGACCGGAATTAATGATTATTGGCTACGAATGCGCACGCGTATCAACATAAGATTCTTATCTAGTAAATTTGAATCAGACATAGCGATCAGGTTGATATCTACATGTTAGGGACTCGAGAATATTTCTGGCGCCAAGAGATATACGAAATAACTACACCTCTGTCTAAAAGATATCGTGTGAATGAAAGATTCACTATTTATGCAAGCATTTTTATTTTTTAAAAATTTAAATAAATAAGAAAAAGAAAATTTATTTTTTTAAAGGATGATATAAATGAAAAGTAAATGTGAAGCTATATTTAAAAATATAATTATGGAGTCTATTGAAAATAGTCCTGTTAGATATAAAGCTTATGGATTTTGGCAATTAGCGCCCGATGATTATGAAAATGGTGAAGGTGAAATTGTTAAATCTGGTGTATTTGATGATTATTTTGGAAAAACTGCAGTAGAAGCAATAAAACGTTTAGTAACAAACGAAGGTGTAGAATTTACAGGTGGCTTTGAAGTTGTTGATATTAATGGTAAGACTGAACTTCAAGGAACTAATGAAGTAATTTTAGAAGGTGACGATTTTAAAACAATTGATATTAGTGAAAATAAAGAATTATTTGAACAATGGAAAAAAGGTGAAGCTGAAGTTTATAGCTATATCTATCAAATTGTTATTCAAAAAGTAACTTATACTAATATTAATGAAAAAGAAATTGAATCAATTAATCAAGCTTTTGCATAATAAGGAGGTTTAATCCTTATGGGAAGGTTTCTTGAAATTTATAATCAAATAATTGCCGAAGCAGAACGGAGATGAACAAGACACTTCTACCGAAAACAAAAAAATACCTGAAGTAAAACAACCAGAAAAGAAAGAAGATCCTCCAAAATCAGATATTGATTTAGATTTTTCAGTAGAATTAGCTACAGAATTTAGCAATACTGTAAATGAATTTACAGCTGTTGCAGCTCAAATGGTCAAAACAAGAAAAGTAAGCAAAATTAATTCTGATAAATGTTATGACTTAATGTCAAAAATTAAAAATCTTCTTGATGCGGCTAAACCAATTGAAAACTAAAAAAATAAATTTACAAACCTAAAAGACTAAGTGCTTTCATCCAAAGTGTTTGGTCTTTTTTCATGTGCTCTTCTTGATGTCTTCTTCTAAGTTCATCTTCATATTTTCGTTTTTCAGCAAAATATTTTGAATATTCTATAGCAATATAGTCATCTTCAATAATATCTGAATCATCTACATAATTATAATTAATAAATCTATTAAATTCTTCAGATACTACACCATTTACAAAATCGCCATAATCTCTACAATCATCAGACGCTTCTCCTATTGGTCTCATATTACTAATTCACACTCCATATAACTTTATTCTATAATCTATTTATCAAAATAAAGAAATCTAGACACATATATAGGGCAACCAGATATTATAGAATAAAAATGTTTAAATTATTTGTAAATAAAAAAGAAATTGAAAGAAATTTGAATTAGATTGAAAGTATGATACAAAAATCTAATGATAATTGTTGAAAGGATTGTTTATTGATGTATATTGTGAAATTTGTACCGCATTCTAGATTTGATTTTGATCAAATGCAGATGGATCAGAGTAAGCTGACACCTGTATGGAAACCGAGGTACGCTGGTGTGACTGGAACGTTTGATGTATTTAACTATACTGCTGAATACAAGATGCTGTCTAAACATCAGGAATTATTATCTGATATAGTAGAGCGATACGCTAACAATTATAAAACATCAAAACAATCTGAATCACAGTTTAGATCTAGATTTTGGAATGTTGTTGGATTTTTGTATACAACATTGTTTAAAGATTCTGGATTTGAGCATAATCATATTGATTCTAGAGTGTTGAAAGCTGTTAACCAGAATTATTATCAAATTTTTGATATACTTGTAGATGAACACGTACTTATGATTAACAGCAATTATTTGACATCTTCATATATTAGAAACATTAATTATAGAAGAAGTAGTATTGCTTCTGTATTTGGTGCAACGTCTGCACAATCTTTTGATAAATTACCATATTCACAGTCATACGCATTTACTTATTCATTTATCAACATGGAAAAGGAAGCGAAAATAAACAGAGAATATTGTTGGGTACCAATGACTTTTACTGTTAGCACATATGTTTATCAGTTTATTACATGTGGTAGATTTTTGTTGCCGTTATCTAGTGATAAGTCAAAAGCTGAATTGATTATTAGTAGAGAAAGGTGTTTAAAAGATAGAAAATTTTGTGATGAAATGCAGGATTTTCATGTTCAAGGTGATCCTAGAAATTGGTATGATAAGCGTATATTTTCATTAAAAGCATTTGAAAAGAGAAACGAGTGTTCATCTGAAGAAGTTCAACTTATTGCTGAAGATGAGCATGAAAGAAAGCTTAAGCTTATTAAGCAGATGGGATATGATAAGCTTGAGTTTGATGAAAAGTTATTTGAGCGAAAGTGGAAGAATATTATTAAAAGTTCTGATAACAAATATTCTGAAGTTGATAAAGCAAAGATTTTATCTGAGTTAAGAATGATTGGAAAGAGTGAACCAGAGCTTGTTTATAATAGAATTTATACACCGTTTCATAGAATTCCGTCAATATTTAGAGAGTGTGTAAGATTTAAAGGTCAGAAGATTGTTCAGGCTTATGATAGCAAATGTAATGTTATTAGAATGCTTGTGAAGGTAATCGAGCCGCTTGTTGAAAAATATATTAGATTTGAATTTTTTGAAAAGACAGATAAAAAACTTGGTTCTGAATTGGATAAAAATGAATTTATTCTTGATAGATATATTATGAAAAAATATATTGGTGAATTGTACATTTCTAAAGAAGAGTTTAATTCTTTTAAAGATTTTTGTAATATGGATGATCCATATATGTTGCCTGCAATTTCATTAACATGTGATACTCCTGATAGAATTGCTTATGCAAATCATTATCCATATTATGACCATCACACATATAATGTTACTAGAAATAAAATGAAAAAAGCGTTTCAACAGTTTATTAATTCTAAACCATGTGCTTATGCATTTTATGAAAATTACAGATTTAACTCTGCAATAAGAATTGTAACTCGATTTTTCTTTCATGCATTTCCTCATATTTCTCTTTATATTCAATACGGTTCTTATTTAGGAAGTGCTCGTAAGAAATTTTTATGGCCACATATTGAAGCAAATGAATTCAAATATATTTCATCACAGCTTCATGATTGTATTAAAGATTATGGTTATGATTCTATAACAGTTCATGATGCCGTTTATATGGGTGAAGATGATTTAAGAGAATTAACATCAAAAGGAGTGTCAATTTCAGATTTATTTGAAGCGATTATTAATAAAGATCCTAATCCAAAATATCCATCTAGAGCTTGTGCTAGAACGTGTGAAAAACTCTTTGAAAAAGATTATGTAAGACAGGAACATGATCCTTCATGCGAAAGAATTATGTTTAGAGATCCTGATGATTTATATGAAAAAGAACGTGAATATGTTTTTAATACAAAGAAAGAATTGAAGGAAAAACATCAAGATTGGATTATTGATCCATTATGGCATGATAATAATAGAAATAAAAAACGTGCAAAAGCATTTAGAAAAATTGAACAACATTTAAATCGTTATTTAAAAGAATTAATAGCTAAAGATCAAGCTGTAAACAAGTACAAAGATTTATTCACTAATTTAAAGGAATGTGAAGCGCCAAATCTTTCAAAGATTAGTAAAAAATACTCTTCAGCAGAAGAACTTGAAAGAGATTTTTATAATCCAAATGGGTTTATTGCAACATGTAAAAAACAATTTGGTGGCGTTACAAATTATGTTATTGACGATGATTTTACAGTTACCTTTGGTTCAATGCCTTCTGAAGTAGAAGACCAGAGTATGGGATATAATGCTAAAGATGTAAAAGAACGTTTGATGAGTTCTTATAGAAAGAAATTTAGTTCATTACTTGAAAAACGTAGAGAAGAATTGAAGAAACAATATTATAGCGGTTTAAAAATTACTGATTATGATAAATGGAAACAAACTCATCCAGAAGAAGCAGCAGAACGAGAATCTGCGCCAACTGAATTGTTAAATGAGAAAAATCTTGCTTCAATTTATTCATCTATGGTTAAACGTAAATGGGATCCTGAAAAAGATAAAGATAAAATTAGTATATTTGATCAAATTCGTTCAATTAAAAATCAAAATAAACAGGTATTAGTAAAAGACAATGAAATTGATTCTGGAACGAGTTTATTTGATTTATAAATTTGCTATTTTATTTTTAGAAAGGATTAATTAAAATGAAATTTCTTGCTTTAGCCGATTTACATTATCATAGAGCTGTTTGGAAAGATGGATATTTTCAATCTTTGTTGAAGGAATTTATTGAAAATAATCAGATTGATTGTGTGCTTATTGCTGGTGATGTTGTAGAATCTAGCTTTATTAAGAATGATAATCCATATAGAGTTATTAGAAAGAATATTTTTTCAAATATTAATATTCCTATCGTTTTTTGTCTTGGCAATCATGAATTTGCATATAATTCTATTGAAGCTGTTTTTAATAGGATGAATTTCTTTTCTGATGACACATATGATTGTTATTGTCTTGATATGGTTGGACATTATGATGCTAGTTCTGATATTAGAATTATAGGTAATGTCCTTTGGTATGACAATACGTTGAAGGGCATTCCTACACAGAAAGATGATTTTATTATTGATGGATGGCTTGATTCAACAATTTTCAATTTTACTCCATCGATTAATTGTGATCGTTGTAAAAAACAAATTAAAAATAATGTTAAGAATGACGCTAAAAATATTTTGCTTACTCATTGTGTTCCTCACAAAGATCTGAATAGATTTTCTATTGAAGAGCCATTTAGTAAGTATAATATATATTCTGGATGTGCTGATTTTTTGAAAGAATTAAATAACATTGAGTGGGCTATTTGTGGTCATACACATCGAAAAATGAATAAAGTTATTCATAATATTAATTGTGTAAATGTAGGAAATGATTATGTGCAGAAAAATGGTACAATTGAAAAATTTATATTTGAAGTGTAAATTTTTTGTTATGCTTCATTCATATGACCTTTTTTGGTTAATTTAAAGAAGAATATAAAGGAGTTTATTAATATGTCAGTACAGCAAGTTTATGTCTTTTCTCATGCTGGGCGGATTAGGTGATATCGTATATTCGTTGCATTTTGCTAAAACATTTTTAAAAACTGTTAATCAAAAAAATGCTAAATTTTATTTAGAGTATGGTGCACCGGGAAATCTTCATCATTCACATCCATTTGGAAATACATTGATGACAAAGGAAGCTGCAGAATGGTTTAAACCATTCTTAGAAACACAAGATTGTGTTTTATCTATAGAAATTGTTGAATATGGAAAATATGAAATTCCTGAAACAGAAAAGAAATTTGATTTAAATCTTTTTAGACGACTTCCACTTGATTTTAGATCCATGTATATTCCACGTTGGTATTATTATGTAGTTCCATGTTTTGTTAAGGATATGTCATTTAATGAGCCATGGATTACATTAGGATCTGATGACAGAACAAAAGATAAAATTGTTGTTTTTAGATCATCTAGATATCAAAATAAGTTTGTTGATTATAGTTTTTTAAATGAACATAAAGATAAATTTGTATTCATTGGTTTAGATGATGAATATAATGAATTTAAAAAAATGATTGATTGTGAACGAATTGAAATAAAAAATGCACTTGAAGCTGCAAATTTAATTGGTTCTGCAAAACTTGTTATTGGTAATCAAACATTTTTTTATTCTTTAGCTGAATCAGCTAAAAAAGATCGTTTATGCGAACTTTCAAATTTTTGTCCTAATACATATGCTCATGGAGGATTATGCAATGATATTCTTTTTACTGAGCAATTTAAAATTATGATGGACAAGTGGTTTTCAGATAACTTAAATTAAAATAAAAAGGAGTTAATAAAATATGGATATTAATGTTCCACCAACTAATCATATTAAAGTATTAGATGAACAGGGTTGGGTAGGTCTTTTAAATACAATGGGTGCTGAAGTAGATATCACAAATGCTGCTCGTGTTTCTTTTGGTAAAAGAAAAGATAAATTTGATGATAAAGATCTTAAGTTGATGAATTATTTAATTAAAAATCAGCATATGACACCATTTGAGCATATTACAATGACATTTTCTGTTCATTGTCCCTTGTTTGTTCGTTCACAATGGATGCGTCATAGAACTTTTTCTTTTAATGAAATTTCTCGTAGATATACTGATGAAGAAATTACATTTTATCTTCCAAAAGCACTTAGAATTCAATCTGAAAATAATAAACAAGCTTCTGTTGAAGGATCACATATCGATGATGAAAAGTCACTAATTTGTGATATTGATATTCAACAAATTCATGCATTTCAACTTTATAAGAAGCTTCTTGATGCCGGTGTATGCAGAGAACAAGCACGTGGTGTTCTTCCTCAAAATATGATGACAACATTTTGGGCAACAGTTGATCTTCGAAATCTTCTAGGCTTTCTAAAACTTCGTTGTGATGAACATGCTCAAGTTGAAATTAGAGAATATGCAAATGCAATTAAAGAACTAATTCGACCAATTTATCCGCATGTGATTTCTGCATTTGAGAATCAGGAATTCGTATAAATAGCTTCATATAATTAAAAATGATAAAGTATGGATAAGTTTATTGAAGCATATAAATTAGTTTTAGAAGCAATTGATGTTTCTGGTAATAATGTATATGATGGGTTATTAACTGCTTATGCTAATAACAAATATAAGTGGTTAGGTTGTAGCAGAGCTAATGCTAATGCATTAGCTCGTTTATTTGCTCCATCACCATTAGGCAGTGATGCTAAGGATGGTTTAATTTTATACTATGCTAGTCGTCCTATGGTAAGATTTCCTAAAAAGGCTGAGGAAGTTTTTTATTCAACAATAGATAAAATTGTACAGGATACTGGTAATGATAAACTTAAAACACATATGCAAGCTGGTAATAATAAAATCTATATTATCAATATGTTATCAGATGAGGAAATTGAAAAATATTTTCCAAACTTTGCAAATATATGTGCAGCAAATATGAGACCTGATACGTTAAAGAAAATGTCTGAATATATTCAAGCTCTTATGTTAAAACAAGCTAGACAGGAAGCCGGATCAGATTCGTTATATAAACCAGTACTTCCTAATAATGAATTTTATAGATCTTTAACTAAGCTATTTCCAGGTAAACGATTTGCAATTATGGAAGGAATTGATCCTAAACTACGAAGAGATCTAGATAATCCAAATAAAGTTTTACCTGAATTGAAAGAAGTTGCAGAGTCTATTCCTCTTACAAGTTCAAGATCAAATGTAAAATATGCATTTAATTATAAAAATTACTGGATTGCTGTTTATGTTATAAATAAAAAAGATTACACGACAAAAGTGTACACGATAGTTTACAATTAAAATATAATTGCTATTATAACATATCAAAAATAAAATTGATGATGCTGATTGAAAAATTTACTAAATGATTGCTTCAAAGAAGAGGGATTCACATTCTTTTAATCCTTATTGAAGGATGTCTATGAATGAGCTGGAGCAGGTTAGTCTGCGAGAATGTGAATAAAAGCTACAAAGTGGTGCTCATTTTCGTTGTAGAGGGTATCTTTGAGTTAAAGCGCATTCGGTGGGAAAAATCGCGGCAGTTGTTTAGATTAAAATAGATTTAAAGACACATGCTGCAAATTATTATATACAAAATATATTAATAATGCAAACATTAATCTTGTTAAGACGAGCTAGTTGATGTGTCTTAGCATGCGATTCAGTCGCAATATACTGAAGATCCAGTTTGTGAGACTTCTGTGATAACTCACCCATGACAATATGGTCAAATTGTTTTAAGTGTCTTGGTTATAACTAAGTGGAGTAGCAGTCCCCGGAGCATGTGACGCAACTGCAAAAGTGCTTAAACGGAAGTGATAAGGTTTAAGCACCTTTTTGTTTTAATTTAAAAACAAAAAGGAATAATTTTATGGTTATAAAAGTTTATCCTCGTACTGTGTTTGAAATTATTAAAGGAACACTTACTGAACAAAAATTACTTGATTCTAGTAAAGTTATTTCAATTAATACACCAGTTTATGAACCTAAGAATATTGTAAAAGAAGAACCACCATTTACTTTATTAAATCATCCAAACCTTTTAGTTTTATATTTTCATGATTATTACAAACCGCTTCAAGATGTTGTTTTAATGAGTGATGAAGATGCTCAAAAGATAAAACAATTTATTACTGGAAATGAAGAAACTGTTTACGTTCATTGTACTGCTGGAATTTCACGTTCTGGTGCAATTGGAACTTTTTTAAGTGAATATTTTAATGGTAAAGATTCAAAGGAACATAAACATTTTTTAAATACACATTGGCTTCAACCTAATACATGGGTATATGAAAAAATGAAAAAAGCCTATGGAGTTTAAACTTTTATTTTTTGCTTGCTATTTTTATTTAAAAGAATAGAAAGGGCTAAAATGAATAAAAAGATTTTTTATCTTGTATATGGTGTTCCTGGTTCTGGAAAATCTACTTATGTTGAAAAAGAATTGAAGACTAAATATAAAGATCTTCAGCATTTTGAAGCTGATATGTTCTTTTATAATAAAAATGGTGTTTATCAGTTTAATCCTAAAAAGCTTGGCCTTGCACATATGTGGTGTCAAACTAAATTTATTGAAGCAATGAAAAATGGATTTCCTGTATGTGTATCAAATACTTCTCTTACACCTAAAGAACGTGAAGTGTATTTTACACAGGCAACAGCGCATGATTATGAAATTCATGTTCATTACTGCACTGGTGGATTTCAAAATGTTCATGGTGTTCCTGAAGAAAAAGTTGAAAAAATGAAAAATAAACTTATTCCTATTACTGAAAAAGAAATTAGTGAATTTAAAATTCATTTTGATAATTAGTTTTGAGGTTGAATATGGTTGGTGTTTATAAGAATTTTTATTCTACAGAATCTTTTGTTAATTCTATTAAAGATCAGGTATTTCTTCCTAAATATGTTAGAAGAGAAAATTTAACTAAAGTTTATGATAAAGCAGAAATTCCTGAGCTTTATGTAACATGTTGGAATGAAGGTAAACTTGTTGGATGTTTGAAGCAAATTTGTATTCCTACATATGAGTATCAATCTTATTTTAAGAATGATTTAAATTCTTTTTATCGCACAATTATGTATGTTTCTGTAGCTGATGGATTTAAACATCAAGGAATTGGAACCAGATTATTTGAATTATATTTTAATATATATAAAGAAAATGATTTGACAGATGATGTTATTTTATCACCATTTTCGATTGATGGTTATAAATATTTGCGCAGTAAGATTTTGAGTATTGCTGTATTATCAAATGTTCCAGTTAAGGATTCATATTGTTTTGAATGAAATTAAAATTAGGTAAACCTTTTTTACGAATTAATTCATGGGTATCTGGTTATGGTTCTTATGGTGAAAAGAAATTAGCTGTTTCTGAGGATCATAAACCATATATTCGTGCTAAAAGAAACATACACAATCTTCCTGATGGTTATACAAGAACGAGATGGATTAAAAAAATAAAGAATTGGAAATATCGTTCTAAAGTAGGACATCAATGGGAAAAACATCAAGTAACATATTACGAGCAAGATAAATATGATCCAGATGAAAATGCAAAAGCTGAAATCTTATATCAATTAAGTAAATTGAAAAAAGATGAATGGCTTTATATAGATTCTGGAAGTGAGTTTCATTATTATGCTCTTAAAATGGTAATGAATAATGAAATAGAAGGTTATTTTACATGTACAAAAAATGAATTTGATAATTTTGGTATTAAAGAAGTTACATATAGAGTTATTTTAACACATATAAGAAATAAGTTATCAAATTTATGAAAACAATTGTAAATTTATTTGCTCGGTCCTCGGAATAGGAAAATCTACTGTTGCTGCTGCACTTTTTGCTAGATTAAAAGAGCTTGGTTATAATGCTGAGCTTATAACTGAATATGCAAAAGACTGTGTTTACGAGAATAGAATGAAAACTATGAAAGACCAAGTGTATGTGCTTGGCAAACAGTATCATAGAATTAAAAATGCTTTAGATGTAAATGATATTTTAGTGGTAGATAGCCCTATTCTTTTGTCATACATTTACTTTAAATTAAATGATTTAGATAAAGAAATCAATGATAAAATCTTTAAAGATTTCACATTTGAACTAGATCGTTCTTTACAGTGTAAAAATGTGAATATTCTTCTTACAAGAGATATTTCTTCTTATCAAGAAAAAGGTAGGATTCATTCAAGTGATGAGTCTAAATTTATTCAAAATTCTATTTTAAATATGTTAAATGAGAATAATGTGAGTTATTTTAAAATTAAAAATGAGTTTAAACAATTGGATAAAACTGTTGAAAGTATTTTAAATGTCATATTTTGATTTAAAACCTTACATAGTTGATTTAATTTATGAAAACATATCAGGTGTTTCTAGACAAGGAAACCAATTAAATTTTCGTTGTCCAATTTGTGGTGATGGTAAAAAAAGAAAATCAAAACGAGGCCATTTTTACTTAGATACAAATTCATATTATTGTTTTAACGGTGGTTGTGATGCCAATGAACATGGAATGTCAGGTTTAGTTTTTCTTTCAAGAATAATGGCTATGCCTGTTCAAGATGTTAAAAGAGAACTTATTAAACGTGCAGGTTCTATGAAAAAGGCAATGGAAGAATCTAAAGTACAACCACTAGTAGAAACACCAAAAAAACAAGTTTATATTCCACCAATTGAAGGTCTTGTAAAAGAACATGTATTAGATGGTGATTGGACTGATGAGCTTCCATCATTTGTAGAAGAAATAATTGAAAAAAGAAAGCTGAAAAAGGCTCCATTTCTTCCTAAAGATTTTCATTTTTATTTTGATAAAAAAGAAGAACGTTTAGTTATTCCATGGAATGAAAATTATTATCAAGAACGAGCAATTACATATGAACAAGAAAAAGAATCCAAATATAAATTTCCATCCGATATTGAAAAACCAATATTTGGATTAACAGAAATAGACAAATCTATTCCATATATTTTTCTTGTAGAAGGTGTATTTGACTCAATCTGGGTCAAAAATGGAGTTGCAGTAGGATCATTGACTATTTCAAATCATCAAAGAAAACTTCTTAAAGAAAATGCTTTTAATTTAGAATTAGTTTATTTAATGGATAATCAATGGAAAGATAAAACTTCATTAGAAAAAACTAAAAAGATTTTAAAAGAAGAACCATTTACGAAAGTGTTTATATGGCCAAAAGAACTTAGCAGATTTAAGGATATAAATGAATCAATTATATATTCTGATAAAATGATTAAATTGTGGTCAAACATCGATTTCTTAAAATCACGAATTAGTCATGGAATAAAAGGAATGTTAATGTTAAATGGAGTAAAATGATGAGTTATAAGTTAAAAGATGTCATTTGGGAATTCACATGTAAATGCAATAAGAATTGCTCTTTTTGTGGAAGTAAAGATATTATTGGAAATGAAGATGTTTCATATGAAAAAGTTGATTTAATTGTTCAAGAAATTATTCAACAAAAAGATCTTGAATTTCTCACAATTACCGGTGGAGAACCAGCAATTGATAAATCACTTCCTACTATTGTTAATCAACTTAATGTAGAAAGACCAGATTTAAGAATAAGAATTCTTACAAATGGATTATTTCTTGAAAGTAACGAATGCATGAATTTGCTTAATTATGAGAGCAATGGTCTTGGTGTAAGTGTTAATACTCAAAAAGATATTAAAGAATTAGAAGATCTTGTAAAGAATGCAAAAGAATTTAAAAATAAAATTACAATGATTACAAATTTTGGTAATCATAATATTAATGATTTTCTTTATTTAAAGACATTTTCTTCTAATTTTGGTTTATGGCAGGTTCAGCTTACAATTGATGACAAACTTCAACTAAATCAAGATAAAATTAAAAATCTTATTAATTATCTTGATATCGATACAGATATAACTACACAGATTGTTCGTGCAGATAATTTTAATTATTTACAATGTTCTGCTGGTAAAGAATCTTGCAGTATCACATATAAAGGTGAAGTTATTCCATGCCTTTCATTTAGATCGTGGAGAAAAACTTTAGATGTACAAGGAGTTATTGAAAAGTCTGGCGATTTATCCAATATTTGGAATAACAAATTTGAAAAGTATAGAACAAGTAAATGCGCATGTTGTAAAGATATTACTGGAATGAGAATTATTTGAAGAAAAAAGAAAAAATAATTTTTTTCCAATGAACGAACAATTTACAACTCCTGATAATAATCAGATGATTGTTGCAGTTTATGCAGTGAGAATTAGTGACGACTTTATACCAAAATGTTAAAAAGGAGAAAATAATGGCAAATATTGAACAAGCAAGCGATATTGACAATCAGTTACTCGAAAAAGTAATGAACAAAGAAAAGTATGAAATTTTAAAATCATATGATGTAAAAGTTGCTTTGTTTTACAAATATGGTAAACGAGATAAAGAAGGTAATTTAAAAACAACAGCATTAAGTAAAAATGGCATTCCAATTCCAGCACAAACTAAAATTGTGTCTTCTTTTAATAGAATGACAGATAATACAGATGTTAAAATTATTCTTAATAAAGAGGTCTGGGATGACCTGAATGTATCTGAACGTGAATCTATATTAGATAATTGTCTTTATTATATTGAAATTAAAGAAGATAAAATGGGTGAACCTATTATGATTTCAGAAGATTCAGATAAGGTTGATCTAAAACTTCGTAAACCTGATTTTTATATTGAAGGATTTTTAAATGTTATGAGTGAATATAAAACAAATTATTTGCCATGGCAAGACGCTCATAATATTGCACAAAAAGTAGATTAAGGAAAAAAAAAGAGCACTTAAAATTAAGTGCTCTTTTTCATATTTTATAATAAATTATGCGAGAGTTGAAGCAATATAATAAGTCCAGGTTTCTCCGGTTACTGTTCCGGAAGCTGTTTCCATTTCAACAGTAATTGTAGAACTAATTGCATCATCATCACCACTAAATTGAACTCCTGGTAATACCCATCCACTTGCGTCACAAACTTGAATTACACGTCCTGGAGTTGTCCATGTATATGTTTGTCCACTCTTTTCACCATCAGCCCACTGGTGAGTAAGAGCTGTAATTTGAATTGCTTTACTCTTAACTTCAGTAAGATCTGTTGTTGTATCAGCAACTTTATCATCGACATAAGTTTTAATTGCATCAGCTGTTGGAACAACATTAGTTCCACTAAGAGTTGCATCAGTAGAAATTGCATATCCAGAATCTTTAAGATTACCTTCAGCATCAAGTCCAGCAAGATTATTTTCTACTGCACCAGAAACTTTATCAGCTTTCTTTGGAAGTTCTGTATTAAGCTTTGTAGTTACATTTGTTTCGATGTAAGATTTAATTGCACCAATGCTTGCAATCTTTTCATCGTTTGCAGTATCTTCTGTGATTGCAGTAATAATTTCAACGCTGATATCAACCCATCCACTTGCAGAATAAATTGCACACTGACCAGCATCTGTAAGATAAAGTGTATCTTCAACTGGTGAACCTGGTTTTGGATCAAGTGAGTCAACTTTAATAAATTTCTTTACTGCAGCTAAAGCAGATACTTGTTCATCTGTGTATGTTTTTGCATTCTCTTCAGCCTGCTTAGCATAATACTGCATCGAGCCAGATGTAGCGTCATTTCCTTTAATAACAGTAAGATTTGCATCAATACCATCTAAACGGGTATTATAATCGCCTAATGTTCCTTCAACTGTTCCACTAAGATATGGAATATCACCAGCATCAATTGAAACATTACCGTCAATTGGTGCAATACCATTAATTGTTTGAACACCACCAGCTGGTGTATAAATTTTCTTATATGAAGCGGCAGTTACAGCAGAAGCTGCAACTTCTTCTGTGAAAATAAATGTTCCACAAAGTTTTTCTGCATTTTCTGCAGTAATATCATCTGCACCATAGATGATTACGATATCACCTCTTTCAACTGTTTCTACTGTATTTTCAGTAAGAGCACGTTTAATAACATCAAGAGATGTTAAAGCAGAATCAGTATTAGTAGCTTCTTCGGTATACGTTTCATTAATTGCAAGAGGTGGCATAAGTGCTGGATCTACAACACCATCTGCATTTAAATATGCATAACCATAAGAAATAGGAGCTTCTTGAGCAGATGTTCCTTTTAATGCATTTTTTATAAATGTTTCATAATTTGTAGTAAGAATACCAGATAATGCATCAATTTGAAGTTCTGTTACTAACCTACTATTAAATGTTCTTGGATCAGAAATTCTCATAAATTAAAAAATCCTTATAATTTTAATCTAAAATAATTGAGGATGCTGGAAATGCAATTGGTGAACCTCCAGATCCTAATAAACTATATGCAGTAAATGTATATGCAGATAATGGTTGTGTTGCAGACAAACTATCTGCAGCTAAACTAATGAACACATTTGTTTTTCCATCATCTGTATATTCACATTCAGTCATTACGGTTTTTCCATCTGCAACATCTTCAATTTTTAATACAAATCCTGGAATTTCTTTTTCTAATGTAATATATGAATTTCCAGAAAAATCATCAGTATAGCCAGGAGATGCTGTCATGGAAGATGTAGAAAACTCATATTTGTTAATTTGAACTGAATCATAATATTGTGAATCAATTTTATGATTTTCATTTAATGGTGCATAACCATGTTCGCTAAGAGGTATAGCATTTTCGTCCGTTAATATATCAGTAAATGCTGCACTAAGAGCATCTAGCTGTTTTTTCAATATATCTAATGTTATTAATGGACTATTATTTAATCCTCTTGGATTAGATATTTTCATTATTCAAACCCTTTAACATCTTTCTTTTTCTTATTTATAATATAAAAGGACTAGTAAAACTTTTATTTGCTAGTCCTTTTAAACTTTTAGTAATTTATTTTATAAAATTTTATATTAGAATAAAATTTCTTTTGTAAAATAAACTTTCCATGTTTTTGAAAGAACAGATTCATATCCACCACCTGGTGTGGAAGCAGCATCTGCGTTATAAGTAAATGTTGCAATAACTGAATGTTCTAATCCTGTAGAAGCAGGATAATAGGTAATTTCTGGTTGAACAACTGTTTCTAAACCAGTATTATCAACTTCATATACTGCTAAAATTTTTCCAGGAATTTCGTTATTACTACCAAATGTTAATTTAATAATTTTATCACCATCTGGATAAAGATCTGTATTAAATTCTTCTTTATCAAAACTTTCTGCTGCTTGATCTGAAGCCCAAGTAACTTGAGTTGCCATAATTTGAACTGCTTTACCGTCGAGAGCTGCACTAATTGTATCACAATGTTCACAAGCTTCTACAGTTTTTCCGCTAATTTCATCAATGGCATCTGCAATAGTTTTTGCTGAAAGAACACCACTTGTAACATCACCTATTATCGCAGAAATTGCATCGATATCTGAATTTAATCCACTAATTTCAGTCTTAATAACATTGTTAACTTCTGTATAAAGATCAGCAAGTTCTTTTAATGTAGCATAAGGAATATACTCATCACTAGCTACACCATGACGTTGTCTGTATCCAAGTCTTACACCATCTGGAAGTAATCCTGGAATTGAACTAGGATCAGTAAATTCATTATATGTAGAAGCTGGCATTGAAGAAACAGCAAGAATATCATGTGCAAGTGATTCACCGATTAGTGTACTTGTTGCTGCTCCAGTTTCATCTTCTGTATAACGATAAATATCAGCTAAACCAAGGTGAACAGAACCATCTTGACTTGCAAATTTTTCATTAACCTTTGTAATTTCACCTTGATTGAATGAAATTTTTACAAGTGATGTTTTTACTAGTGGCTCATTATTAATAACAGACCATGCACCACAGATATATCTTTTGCCGAAATATGGTCTTTTTGTTCCAGTTGTATATAGACTTTCGTCATCATCTGGATTTACAATAACCATATCACCGGTTTTAATATATGGTGAAGTATATCCTGAATCTAAGCTACTTGTTCCATCTTCACGAAGACCAGTTTTACAAACAAATTCCTGAACAATATATTTAGCTTGTTCTTCTTCTGTAAGATCCTTAATAGCATCTGATAATTCACCACCATTATCAAGACCACTACTGTTAGTAAACCAAGTAAAAATAGTTGATCTATTAACTGGAACAGGTGTAATAATTGAAAGATCTGGAAGTAATGCTGGATCAAGTTTATTATCTTTTAACCAAGCATAACCTTCTGGGTGAAATTTATCTTGATAAAATCCTAAATACTCATCTTCAGCTTTTGTAAATACTTCTTGTGCAATATCATCTGGAATATCTTGTTTTCCAGTAAGTTGTTTTGCAATAACAGCTGCAACAGCACGATCTTGAAGATTTCGTTCAGTAGCTTCTGCTTCAATTTTATTTTGTAAATTGCCAGAAACAGCTTCTATATTTTCAATGAGTTCGTCTTTTGCAATGTCAAGCTGAGTATCAACATACCAAGTAGTTGCTAAAGGAGTATTATTAACGGAACTTCTTGGGTTTACAATTCTCATATTATTCTCCGTAAATCATTTTTAATTTTTTATATTTATTGAATTGGACATATAAATTAAACAATGTCCAATTCAATCTTTTAATTATTTTATAATATTTGGTTTAAAATTTACACGATATTGTGTAGATTCCATTTTTTCTCTGTCTTCTTTAGAAATTGGAGTTGCAATATTGTTTGTATTATTTTGACCTAATGTAATAACTGGTTTAATTTTAATTTTTTCTCCACCTTCTGTCATAAATGTTGAAAATCTAAATGTAAGATGACCAACATTAAGACTTAATAATGGAAATCCATTTTTATCAGTTGTTTCTTCATAACCAATAATTGGTAAACCAGATTCCGGGTCTACTGCAACTTCTACAGTAACTTTACTGTCACCATTTTCTAAATGTTGACATTCTGCAACAATTGTTTCATTTTTATCTAAAGCAATTGCTTCAAAAACATATCCTGGAATATCATACTGAAATGAATTTGCATAAACATGTTTTCCAAATTTATCAAATGTTCCTGGAATCATATATGGTTTTTCATAAAGTTGAATCATTTTTTCTGTACTAATATCAAATGGTTGAACAACTAATGCTGCTTTTGAAATAGCAATAGAATTGTTATAAACACATTCAATAAGTTGAGTAATATCTCCAAACTTTTCTTTTATTGATTTACCAATATATCTGAAAACTTCAACACGAGGTCTTCCCCATCCCATTTTTTCTGGAGTTCTGTTAGCATCAAATTTAAATAAACCAGAATATGCTTCAAATGACCATCCTTGATGTGGAGAAATCTTTCTTCCATTTTCTGCGTACATTACAACTTTATAACCATCAGAAAGTCTTCTTCCATCAACAAGTCTATCAGTAGGATCTATAAATCCTCTAATAGGAATGTTATTTTCATCAAGTAACACCCATGCTTCACCATTCGTATTTGTTAAGCATGTTAATGGTGCTCTGTCATAAAATTTAATAATCTTTTTAAGATTTTCGTCTTTTACAGAGCGAGTTCCAGGAGCATCAGAAGTAAGTAGTTTATTATCACGTTCTGTAATACTATCACAAACTGGAACTTCTTCAGCACGAACTTCTACATAGGAAATATTATGACCAGATTTTGCAGTAGCCTGATCTTGAAATATTTGTCCTTCTGCAGTAATAGCTCTGCTAAATTTATGCATGTAAGCATCAGTTTCTCTATTCATTTTATTCTCCTTTAAAATTACCATTCATCAGTATTGCTGATATTGTTTAAAGTAATACGTTTAATTACACTCTTTACACTTGGTTCAAATGCAATTTTGAATAGTAAACCAACGTTTCCACATACACTTTCATCATTTTCAAACGCAAATTGTACATTACAACCTGTTGAAGTATCCTCAATATTTGTTAAAATACCATTTGAAATATCACCTTCACGATATGATTTTAATGTTAACCAATTTGCTCCATTGTCTTTACTAATTTCACAACTTAGACCGTTTTGCATAAACTCTTCAGATGTAATTCCTTCGAATATAAATGTTCCACCAAACTTTCTTGTTGCTTCTTCACTATAGAATCTTCTGCAGAAATATCTTGTTCCAGATAATTTACTATAATCTGGATTTGGTGTTGGAATATATGCACTATAATCAAATACAACGGTTGGATAAACTAATCCAAATCCTGGAATGACCAATAAGCCTCTTCCACCATCAACTGTAACTAATGATTGTTCAGAATACCATTTTTCAAATTGAACACCTGTTTCATCAGTAACAAAATCTACAGAACATCTATGACTCTCATCACTGAATGTTTCTACAAGTTTTGTTGGAACTTCAAGATTTCTAAGTGTGTTAATAAGAATATGTGATTCTTTTCTTAATGTTGTATTTCCACTTGCATTTTTAAGTGTTATTTCATAGTATGATGGTCCAAAGATTAAAATATCTTCTTTAATATCAAATGCATGTGTAAATCTTGCATTTGCTAAATCAACATTTAAACTATAATCACCAATATCGGAATCATTATATGTATAATTGCTTATGTCTAAGAAATCAGATGAAACTGCTGCTTTATCAGCAACAGCTGCATTTGTATTAAGATTATCAATATCATAAGCACCTACATAAACTTTTCCTCTTGTAAGAAATTTTAATCCAGATGAATACATATATACTGGTTTATATGAAGGGTCATTTGCAATTGTTTCTACAATTTTTTCATATAATCCACCAATTACTGGAGCATCACCAGTATTATATAGATAATCTTCACTTCTCCAAGTAATTGTATTTTTATCATCTTCTACTTGTGTGATTTGTAATCCAAATCTTCCACCAAAAGAACCTAAAATACCTGCAATATTAATGATCCATCTGATTTTTCCAGAATATGAAAATCCTTGTTCTCTAAAATCAGATACTTCAAATCTCATATTTTGATTTGCACCAATTAATGGAACATTATTATTTGTACCAGTTATTTCAGCAGTTTCTGAAATAGCTAATGCTCCACCATCAGGTCCATAAACAGTAAGAATAAATTTAGTAGTTAAATTTGAAAAACAAATTGATTCTTTACTTTCTGCAATAATTGTATCAAATGGTGCACAAGAATTTTTATTTTTTGCATTAAATCCTTGCACTACAGTTCCTGGAACCCAATCACCATAAACTTTTTTACGATAATCTGCTAAAGAAGCATCTGGAACAATCATGTCAATTGTATCAAAATCTAATTCAATACTTCCATCGGTAATGCCATTATTTGTTCCAAGATTTGATGCATTTTTATTTTCACCAATATAAATATTCACAATTTCTTTTGGTGAATATGCATTTCCTCCATCTTCACAATCTTCAAGAGAATTAATAAGCTCTTTTTCTACATGCACAAGATTACCATAAAAATTATATTTTGTTGCATTATCTTTAACAAGTTGGTTTTTTACATAAGTATCAACACCTAATTGTGAAAAATACTTTTCATCTATTTTACCATCTTGATTCAGAGGAGCATAACCATTATTTGTAAATTCACCATTTGGACCAATTAACCATCTTAACACTTCTCCATGTAATGCTGCCAAGTCATCAAGATATGCTAGAGGTTTTTTTCCAGCAAATACAGGATTATCACATCCGGGACCAAAGTGAGGTGGTGGCGGAGGTGGAGGTGGACATGGACATGGGCGTGGAGGAGGTTGTGGACGTCCTGGATACATAGGAACACCTGGACGAGGTGGACGATCCATTGGTTGAAAGTCCTCAGAATATTTAGTCATAATTCAAAAAATCTCCATAACGCGTTATTTGCTAATATTTAAATGCTTTCTACATACCGGTTAAAGAAAGCCTTAAAAGAACTAGAATTTGTTCTAGAGAAAAATTATAAAATAATTACATTTTTTCTTTTTCTTATTTATTTAGTTTATAAACTTTATCCTTAAATTTGCTATTATAGAAATAAGTCGTTGTTACACTAAAAGTAATGTAAAGGAGAATTAATTATGTCTTTTTGGGAAATGCTCGTACAGCAAGATAATGTTGCGTTTACTGAAAACGGTGATAGAGCGTTGAAATCATCTTTGTCTGGTTGTGGTGATCTTATGTTTTTTGGAGGAATGGGAAAGGATCCATCTACCAGTGTTTCTGAAATCGAAAATGTGTTTAGAAATGCATTGAGTGAAAATCCGCTTTATGCAATTCGTCTGCTTTTTTATAATCGTGACATTCGTGGTGGACAGGGTGCTCGTCGTTTCTTCCGTATTGCTCTTCAGTATCTTCAGAAGACTGATGAAAAGTTGTGTTCAGAAATCGTAAAATATATTCCTGAATATGGTCGATGGGATGATCTTCTTTGTATTATTAATACTGGTTCAAATGTTGTAACAGAAACAGCAATGCAACTTATTAAAAATACACTTATTGAAGACACAAAGGCTCTTAAAAATGGAAAGTTTATTTCTCTTCTTGCAAAGTGGCTTCCGTCTGAAAATGCTTCTTCTCAGGAAACAAAGAAGAAGGCAAGTTATATTCGTACATGGCTTGGAATGACTTCAAAAGAGTATAGAAAGACTCTCAGCGGTTTTCGAGCTTATTTGAAAGTTGTTGAACGTAATATTAGTGCAAAAAATTATGAAGAAATCGATTATTCTCATGTTCCTTCAAATGCAATGATGAAGTATAAGAATGCATTTGCACGCAATGATCAGGATCGTTATACCAATTATCTTGAATCAGTAAAGAATGGCGAAGCAAAAGTCAATTCTTCTACTCTATATCCATTTGATATTATTAAAAAGTATAATGGTGTATTTGATGTTGATAATTTACTAGAGGAACAGTGGAAGGCACTTCCGGACTTTTTTGAAGGAAGAAAGGATAATTCTATTGTAGTTGCAGATGTATCTGGTTCTATGTATGGAAATCCACTTAATGCATGTGTTGGACTGGCAATTTATATTGCTGAGCACAATACCGGTGAGTATCATAATAAGTTTATTACCTTTTCAAGGCATCCTGCATTGCAGACCATTAAAGGAAAAACACTAAAGGAAAAGATTGTAAATCTTGATCGTGCAGATTGGGATATGAGTACCAATCTTGATTCAGTATTCAAACTCATGTATGATACTGCTATTTCTAACAATGTTTCACAGGATGAACTTCCAAGCATGATTTATATTGTGTCTGATATGCAATTTGATCAGTGCTGCGGAAATGCAGATAAGTCCACTTATACAAAATGGAAAGAAAAATTTGAAAATGCTGGTTATAAACTTCCAATAATTGTATTCTGGAATGTTTCTGATCGTTGCAAAACTGTTCCTGTCGAATTTACTGAAAATGGAACAATGCTTGTATCTGGCTATTCTCCAGCTGTTTGTAAGTTTATCATGAGTGATGATAAGCCAACTTCTACAAATGACATTATTAGAAGTATTGTAGAATCTCCTCGTTATAACTGTATTCTTTCTGAATTTAACAAGTAAAAATAAAATCACTTGTAACATATTTTTAATAATGTGTTACAAGTTTTGATTTAATTTTTATTTAAGAAGTAATAATAGTAGTGTTCAATTAATCAGGAAAGTTTGTGTATGAAGAAGTATAAAGTATTTGATAAGGGTGTTGCAGATCAGATTACAAGTAAATTTATGGAAAAAAATGGATATATTGTGAAACTTACAACAAATACAAATCCAAGAGAAGTTATTGGATATATTGCAAGATGCGAAAGTCCTATTAAATCTGATCCAGATCTTATTACAATTTATGTTCAGTGGTGTGATAATAACAAGTTTTCAATTCATGATACAAAAATTCTTGCAATGGACAGAGCACTAAAAACAGCTGAACGATATGAAAAATCTATTGAAAACTTTGAATTTAAAGATGAATTGTTAATGCCAACAATTGAACAGGCATTTCCAGAATTTCCAGCAACATACATTAAAGAATATTTAGAAAAACATATTTCTCGTTCATACAAAGATCTAAAAGAATTTGCACAAATGTGTGAAAACAAAGTTAATTTATTTTATAAAGATAAAACAAAACATATTATTTGGGGTAATTCGGTCGATTTTAGATCAAACAATTCACTAATTAAAATGTAAAAAAAAAATCCTAAAGGAGAAACACATGGATAAATTAATTTGTACAGTTGGTTCTGTAGCAGTTCTTCGCAAAGAAGTAAAAGCTTATATTAATGCAGTAGTTAAGTCAAAGTTTTTTACAGCTGAAGACGGTTCTATTAAGATTAATGCAATTCTTGAACAATCTGAAGGAAAGAAATCAAATGATTTTCTTTCAGTTGGAGTTCAGAATGAACATACTGTTATGGAATTTTGTGTAGAACTTCCTAAGAAAGTTTCAAAGAAAGTTGATAATGCAATGTTTGAAAAAATGACTGCAGTTTATGCTAAGAGGAAGACACCTCTTACTATTACAGTTGCTCTTGAAACCGTAAGTTGTTAAAATAAATTCAATTAAAGATGAATGGAAGAAACTTAATGTTTCTTCCATTTTTATTTTAAACTAATTGCAGTTTATCGTCTTTCAACATAACTTCACCTTTCCAGTCTTCTGGAATATCATCATAGTTTGATAATGAAGTGCAATTATAAAATGATCCATTTGGCGTAACATAATGATCTGAATATGAATTATTCCAAAATACAGATGCAGGTGCTGTTCCAGTTAATTTGCTACAATTTTCAAATACTTGAGTAAAATAAAATGTTGACATAAATGAAAGCATCATAAAATTAAAATCTTCTGGAATAATGTCTTGAATATCTAAAGATAAATTACTACAATTTTGAAAAACATTAAAAATTGACATAGACATATTTGAAAAACTAAGTTTACATTTTACTGTAGATAATGAATAACAATTACAAAAAGTATAATTCCCTCCATTCATATTTGAAGCAATGACATTTTCACCTAATTCAACTAAATTATAACAATTAAAAAACGTATAATTATAACATGAAAAAGATGTTTTAATTGCTTTATAAACACATGTATCATCAATGTGTCTAAATGCAACATTATCACTAAATTTTACATAATATGTTCCTGGATTTTCATAAACATGTTTAACAGTTTGAAGAGGAGTAGATATATTATAAATGTTAGATTTACCATCTCCGCCAATCTATTCTACCTTGAAAAGCACCAGAAGAATTTGAATATACCATTACAGAGTATTCTTGATTTTCATCTGTAGTCAATAACTCTAAAATACTTGGATTTGTATAATAATTTCTTTGATATCCTAATAAAAATTTTGACATAAATAATTCCATTTAACTTTTTTAAATCATAAATTATTTATGATTAGAAATAAAAATTAAATTAATTTAGTAGATATATTAGTTAATTTAAATAAGAAAAGTGCTATTATTTAAAATAAGAAAGAAAATGACAGAGATATAACAGAGGATGATTAGAAATATGTCAGTTGTTCGTTCAGAAAAGTTTATTATGGTTGAGAGTGATAATAATCACAATAAGTGTTGGTATATTGAAGAGCACGATAATGGAATGATTCGCACTACATGGGGTCGAGTTGGTAATTCTCTTAGTACAACTGAAAAGCAGTTTGGAAGTTCTGCTTCTAAAGAATATGATAAGCTTGTTAAATCTAAGCTTAAAAAAGGTTATACAAAACTTCGTACAATTGATTCTTCTTCCACTGTTGATATTAAAAATATTCAAAAGAAAACTCTTGAAGATATTGCTCTGAAAGAAATCGTTTTTGATAAAGCTGACAATCAGATTAAATCTATGATTCAGGTTTTTTGTCAAGCAAATATTCACACGATTACTTCTTCTACTAATATTACTTTTAATTCTACGACTGGTGTTTTTCAGACTCCTTGTGGTGTTGTTACTCTTGATGCAATTAATGACGCTCGTAATATTCTTAATAAGATTTATGATCTTGTTAAAGATCGTGATTTTGGTTATGATTTTATTCATTATACTGAACAATATTGCTCTATTATTCCTCAGAAAGTTCATGGTCGTCTTATTTGCACTAAAATTTTTCGTGATCTTAAAGACGTTCAAAAACAAAACGATGTACTTGATTCTCTGAAAGATTCTATTGAAACAATTGAACAGATGAAAAATTCTGAAAATGACACAAACAGTTCTGAAGAACCGAAACTGTTTAATTGCGAAATTAAAAAAGTTACTGATAAAAATGTAATCGATAAAATTAAAAAGCTTTATCAGAAAACTCATCAGAGCATTCATGCTTGCCGCAATCTTAAAGTAAAAACTGTTTATGAAATTACAATTGACAGCATGAAAACTGCATATGAAAACACTAAAACTGAATGGGAAAAACTTGGCAAAGAACTGAATGAACAAGAACTTTGGCATGGAACTAAAAAGCAAAATATCATTTCTATTATGAAAAACGGAATGATCATTCCTCCTGCAAATGCAAGTCATTGCACTGGACGTATGTTCGGCTCTGATGGTCTTTATTTGAGTGACCAGTCAACCAAATCTCTTAATTATGCATATGGATGGTGGAGTGGAACTAAAGATACTAATTGTTATATGTTTTTGTGTGATACACTTAATGGAAAGCAGTATACGCCTAAAGGTTGGAGTGGATGTTCTCATATTCCTACTGGATATGATTCTATTTTTGCTAAAGCTGGAATTTCCGGTGTTCAAAATAATGAAATGATTATTCCTATTGCTCAAGTTAATCCACGATATCTTATTGAATTTGAAGAATAATTTTTGTTAATATATTTCCAAATATTCTTCCAGAATTATAAATAAATATAAAGGAAATAATGATGGAAGAATATATTTGTGAATATTGTAATCAAATTATTGAGATAAAAAATTGTAGAACTAAAACTAATCATTTAAAAGGTTGTATTGAATATAAAAAAATTAAAAAGATAGCGCAAGAAAAAATTACAAAAGAATGGTTAATAGAAGAAAATATTAATAAGCATAGATCAGTTAATGAATTAACAAAAGAGTTAAGATTAAAAAAAGCTACATTAATATATGAAGCTGCAAAGAAATTTGGTATTGAATTAGAAGATAGATTTAATCCTGATCAAAAAAAAGCTAAAGTTGAAAAAATAAGAAAAACATGTTTAGAAAAATATGGATATGCTAATCATTTATCATGTCCTGAAATTATTAAAAAAAGAGAACAAACATGTTTAGAAAAATATGGTGTAACAAATGTATTTGTTAATAATGATATTAAAGGAAAAATTCAAAAAACATGTTTAGAAAGATTTGGCACAAAACATGCGTCAAGTAGTGAAATAGTTCGTAAACGAGTTGAACAAACATGTTTACAAAAATATGGTGTAGATAATCCATGGAAAGCTAAAGATGTAATTAAAAAATGTCAAGAAAGTAGATTTAAAAATTCATCTCCAACCGGGCCAACTAGTAAATTAGCAAAAGAATGTTTTTTAGAAATTTATAATAAATTACCAGAAAAAATAAAAGCAGATTGTAGATTTTTACCATTAACAAAAGAATTTGGAAAATATGGTAATAATCGTTATAATTATTATGATTTTGTAATTCCATCTCTTAAATTTTGCATTGAATTTAACGGTAATTATTGGCATGCTAATCCGGAATTATATGAAGCAAATCATATTTTTTCTTATTGGGATAATAAAATGACTGCTCAAGAAGTATGGAATAAAGACAAATTAAAATATGATATTCTTATTAATGAAGGATTTACTGTTAATATTATATGGGAGAAAAATTATAGAGATAATAAAGAAAAAGTAATAAATGAATATGTTAATAAAATTATAACTTTAATTATCTAATATAATGAGTGGAACTAGAGATAATAATTGTTATATGTTTCTTAGTAAGGTATTGATGGGAAAGAGCTATACTCCTAAAGGCTGGAGTGGTTGTAATAGCATTCCTAAAGGATATGATTCTATTTTTGCAAAAGCTGGTGTATCCGGTGTTCAAAATAATGAAATGATTGTGATGCCAAATCAGGTATGTCCTGAATATCTTATTGAATTTTGTGAATAAAGCAATTACGACATATTTGAATAAATAGTTATAAATTTTAAGTCAAAAAGGAAATAAATATGTTTTCAAAATTTGAAAAGGCTTACATGAGAATCATTTCTGAAATGAATATGGTTGATCCAGTTGATACAAATAAATCTGCTGGTATGAATATTGAAATTGATGGTTTAGTAGATAACGATTATTATTCTGATGGCTATCGTGAATGTACTGATTATTCTTATATGGATAAGTTTTATGATGAGAGTGAAGTTTATGACGCTCATGATAAGCTATTTTCATATAAAGGTATTATTCTTGATGCAAACTTTGATGAACCAGATTACATGAAAATTAATGTAACTGCATCAGTTGATGGATCATCTATTAATGTTTTAGCATATACTGATTGGGAAAAAGTTGTTGATAATAGCAAAAATAGAGAAATTTTATTTAATGCTAAAGATCGTAATGCATTTGAAAAGATGTTCCGTAGACATAAAGTGACTGATTTTGTAAATCAATACAAATTTATCAAAATTGATGGTATACATGCTGTTGAGGTTGATGGCGAAGAAATTGATGTAGATGCTTTTGCAGAACAGTATCCAGAACTAAATAATCAAATAATGAATTTTAATCCAACTCAAGGAAAAAATGCTGTATTTGGATGGGATTTAGATTCAAATTATTTAACATTTAGAACGGTATAAGCTAAATTTATTAAGCATAGTTTATATAAATGAAATGAGAAGCACTTAAAAATGCTTCTCATTTTTTAATCTATATGTTGTTTAACTTTCCATATATCCAAAAGTTACATCAGCATCGACTTGATCAAAAAGAAAATCAATTATTTCAGATATATTTTTAAAGTTACTCGGATCTTCTCCATATTCTTTGAGAAGAGATTCATATTTGTTTTTTAAATTATTAGTATTTTCGACGTCTTTAATTGTTCTAATTAAATTTGTTACTGCAATGGCTCTAGCACGTTGTCTTTTAGATTCATTAACAAATGGATAAATAAGCCAAAATTCATCATCTTTAATAATTAAATTAAATGGATCTTGAACAGTTTCACGATAAGTTCCAATAATAGCTTCACGTTCATTAAAAGTAAATACGCTTAATATTTCAGTGATATTTGCTCCCAATACAAATGAATCGTAATATCCTAATTGTTCATAATGATCATCAATAGTTGTAGATTCTGAAATAATATCTGAATTTTCAGAAATAATCTTTTTATAAATTTCATCAAATTTATTCATAAGTAACACACCTTTTAAGAAAAATCAATTTATGCTATTTATATATTTCTGTGTCAATTGTAATTGAAAAGATTTAATTTAAAATAAAATGTAATTTATGGAATAAAATGTCACAATTTACAGATCTTTACAACTCATTTATGTTAGATTTTACACCGCAAAGACAGCACATATATGAACATATTTTAATAGAAGAAAATCAGTTTTTGAAAAATCCGAATGGAATATTTCAAAAGATATATAAAATTGTTTTAGATCTTTACGAAAATAAACAATATAGTAAAGAAGTAAAAATTTATATAAATGATATTATTAACTTAGCTTTTGAAGTAGAATTAAAAGATTCAGTAAAACCTTTATATGTAGAATTACAACAGTTGTTTACTAAAAATTCCACAAATTATATTTCAATTTCAATTGAAGATTCTGCAATTGCTATAAATGAAAATTCTATCAAAGGATCTTTTACAATTAATCCATTTTTTGGTTTAGATAGAAATATGTTTGACTTTAGACATGTAAAAATTTTAGATGATATAAAAAGCCCTATTATTAAATCATTAGTTAAAAAACAAATAAATGATAAAATTGATATAAAAACTAAAAATTATCAAATTTTAAAACAAAATATTCAAAGTTTTAAAAAAGACATTACATCTGTACAAGAACTTGCAAAACTTATCATTTATCCAAATGCATGTACATTAAACGATAAAAATTTGAATTTACCTACATTAGAAGAAGCAGTTGAACACGAAGTACAACATTTATGCATATTTTTACTTAGTATAGCAAAAACATGTGTATGGTTTGGAAAACACTTTAGTAATGTAAATTGGACAATTCAATATGAATTATCAGAGCATGAATTCATAACACTACTTGGTTCATATTCAAATATTCTTATAAGGATTTATAAAAACATGTTTGGAAATGACAAAAGTAAATTAAATGAATTTATTCATTGTCTATTAAATCTATCATTATTCGATAAAGATGATAACTCTAAATTTAGTGAAATTCTTAATCAATCAAAAATGTTTTCAAATATTAAAAAGTTTCTGAAGTCGATTTATGATGATAAAACATTTGTAGTGAAAAATCAAAATACAGAAGAAACATATACTCAAATATATGAAAATAAAAAGAAAGTTAAATTGCTATATAAGTGGATTTATAAAAATTTAGAAGAAGGAATTTGAAAATGAGTACAAAAGAGCAGATTGCAGAAGCATTACATATTAATGTTACAGATAATATTGATCCAGAATCACGATTAATTATTTGTGTTAAGAAGAATATTACAAAAGATAATGGTGAATCAGTTGAGTTAGATGTTGGTCATTTTGGATTAATTTGCGCACATTCAACTGGAATTGCGTTTAATGCATGGGATGGACATACTAAAGTTATGAATTGGTACCCAGAATATCCTAACTTAGTATTTACTGATAAGTTTACTGAAAATGACTTTATTAATTGGAGAATTAACTCATTCAGAAAACTTGTATTAGAAGTATCATCAGATAAAGAGTTTGAAAAAATTAAAGAAAAATTAATTAAAGATGAAATTCCTTTCAGAATATGCGGCGAAATAGCTTTTGGATCTGCTGAAGTTGCAATTGTAATTTTTCCATTAACTAAACAAAAAACACCCAAATATTTAAAATTCTTAAGTGTTTATAAATAAAAAATAAAAGATTTACAATTTTACTATGATTCCATATAAATTTAATCAATTAGGCGTTTCAAATAATAAATCAAATAATATCTCATCATTCAAAATTCAAGGCAATTCTTTAACTAGAATGTATATAACATCGGTTGAAGATTGTGTAGTGGATTTTGGTGATGGAACTAAACAAACTTTTACTGGTAACAATAGATCAACACAAGTAACACACAATTATTCAGAATCAAATATTTATACAATTAAAATCATAGGCAATCACTCAAACTTTAGAGCATCACAAAATATAATTGAAATCATACAAATCTCAAACTCAATCATCAATTGCTTAAACATGTTTTCCGGTTGTTCAAGTTTAACTGAAATTCCAGAAACTTTAAGAATTCCTGATTCAGTTACTAATTGCTTAAACATGTTTTCCGGT